ATTAAAAAATTTGATAAAGAATACAGTACTCAATACGTACCTGAGATGAAATATCTTCAATCAAAAGGTATTGAATATTCTTTTGTAAAAGATATTCAAGGAGTGACGACATATAAATATACGAAGACACCAGAGTTATTTTTGGCTTTGGTGTCTTTTTATATGGAGAATAAATAAAAATACGAAAGGATAAATAATAGGTGATAAATAATGGCAAGACAAAAATATACATATGAACAAGTTTACAATGAATTTGACAAAAGAGGTTATGATTTAGTATCAGAAGAATACCATAACGTTTCTGAACATCTGGAATATATCTGCAGAAAACATAAAGACAAAGGTATCCAGAAGATAACATTTTCAAAACTTCATTCAGTGAATAGAGGTTGTTATTATTGTGGTAGAGAACGAACTGAAAATGCGCATGTGAAAGAATTAGATCCTGAATATGACAAACAATTGTGTGAATCGAAAAATTTTACATATATTGGATCGAGAAAAGAAAATCATATTTTTGTTATTGATTTTATTTGTAATAATCATAAAGATCTTGGGATTCAGTCTATGCGTCGCAATAATATGAAAAGGCAAATTAAAGGATGTCAGTATTGTTCAGGGAAAAATTTACCAGAATGGTATATTATGAAAAAGAAAGATGAAGTAAATCCAAATATTATATTAATTGATCCATATAAAAACATGACTACAAGAATGAAATGTCTTTGCAAGAAACATAATTTTTTGCATAATAAAACCATGCAGGAAATTTTAGGTGGAAAAGGTTGCTATTATTGTGGTCTTGAAAAACTAAGTAAACAAATGTTTTTGTCAGATGATCAAGTCAATGAAAATATTCATAAGAAAAATCCACATGTTGATGTTATAAAATATAATGGCGCAGATATTATTTCTGAATGGTACTGTAATAAGCACCAAAAATCATTCAGTAAGTGCTATGTTACTTTGCTTTATTGTGATAGTGGATGCGATGAATGTTATAAAGAATTAATTAGAGATAGATATGGTTTGGGTCAGTTAGAGTTTAAGAAAAAAATAAAAGAAATTCATCCAACATTACAAGTTATAGGCAAATATATAAATAATACCACTCCAGTAGATTTATATTGTCAAAAACATGATTGTTATTTTTCAACAGATCCATCTTCTGCATACAAAAGATTATCTTGTTGTCCTAAATCTAGAGTCACTTATAAAGAAGAATATGTATGTAGTTTGTTAGAAAAATGGGGTTATTCTATTACTAGACAAAAGAAATTTGATGACTGTAAGGATAAAAACGTTCTTCCGTTTGATTGTTATTTAAATGATTTTAATGTATTGGTGGAATATGATGGAGAAGGGCATTACAAACCTGTAATGTTTGGAGAAGAATCCTATGAAGAAGCCGTAGAAAAATTTCATTATACGCAAAAACATGATCAAATGAAGAATGAATATTGTGAAGTAAATAATATTCCTCTTATTAGAATTCCTTATTATGAGTTCGATGATGTAGAATATTATCTATATGATAATTTATGTAAACTTGGTGTTATAGAAGAAAATTTTCAATAATAATTGGTATAGCTTTAAGCGAGGGCTATATTAACAAAAGAAATATGAAGTGTAACTGAGTTGATCGCCGGTAAAAATCAAGGCAATGTAATGAGCGCCCTTATGAGCCAGTACGATATTGCTCGTCAAGCGCTTAATACTGCTATGAATGATTCCGAAGGCTCCGCCGAAAGGGAATTAACTAATTACCAAAAGGGTATCGATTACAGTCTTGAAAGATTCAAGGCTACATTTCAAGAATTTTCAACTTCTGTTCTATCATCAGACACTTTCAAGGCTGTCATAGATAGCGGAACACAATTCTTAGAAATTCTTACTAAAATTACTGAAACACTTGGGCCACTTGGCACAGCTTTAACAGCACTTGGTGGTTTCAAATTTATATCAAGCATAGGTTAGCCAAAATCCTGGCTATAGTTTATCGTAAACTGGCTTATCAATGCGGAGAATATCATAGCAATGGAATGATATTTCAACGTAGGGAGATTAGTGCTTGTAAAAAATAAATAGAGGATTAATTCGTCGAATTCGCTATTCTGCAATAATGCAGTGAAATGGATGAAAATTCCGCGAGAACGCACGAGCCAACCTGACTACGTATAGTAATATGTGAAACGTTAGCAGCAATTATGGAATTAAAGATAATATCATAATGACGAGCGAAACATATGAAAGTTAGGAGGAGTAGAGAGAACACCCTTCCTCCAGCGTATATAATGCCATAGTTTATATGCGTTGAATGCATGTTCCACGGTACGCGAAAGTTGTGATGCTTTCTCATCACACGCCAGCTTCTATCCTATTTCTGGCGTTGTTGGAAAATAATAGGAAAATTATATAGATATTTATCGTCAAATTACAATAACAATGGGGGATGTGAAAGTATGGGATCTAAATCTAAATTAGTATTTGAAACATTAGAATCTGATCCAGATGGTATTATTGATGCAAGCGAGCAAATATTAAATGTTCAAGGTACTCAGTTTTTACCGTTTACCTGAAATGTGCCAGTAAACATTGCATTGAGGAGAGTATGGAAATACAACTTCCCAGCACTCTCCTCTTCCACTTCTATAACATTTTCAACAAAAATGCCACAAAGAATAACAACGCTATCGCCCACCAGGGCCATGGCTGCATACTTCTTCTGACTCTACCTTTCCATGACATATCTTTTATTTTTTCCTTTGTCTAAAAATAAGTTTTAATGAAAGCAGGTGATTATTATCAATATTCAGCAAACAGCAAACAAGATAGAAACAAGAATTGTGTCTTCAGATAAATTAAATTCACAAAATATGTCATATGTATATATTGATTCAGATAATCAAATATATGTACGAGAAGGAATACTGCAGAATGATATTGATATATTATCTGCTGTATTAATGCAAAGAAAAGTCGATAGTCGTATTAAAAAAACATATTTTGATATTGTAGACTCATTGAAAACGAATCAAGTATCTAAAAATCAATTTGAGTCTCTATATAAGATGGTTCTTGTAAAATATTATGGTAAGAATGAAGAAAGTACATTGTAGTTTTCGCATTCTCCAAGACCAACTTCTTTTTCTTTATATGAATAGCTTGATTGTTCAATCCCTACTAAATAATATTGGCTATCACGATTAATAAATATCGGTGATCCGCTTGATCCACTAAAGCATTCCATATCCACAAGGAAACGTTCCAATCCATTAAATTTTGATTTTAGAGGTGTCGCAATAACGCCACTTCGAATAAGTGGAGTGATAAAATTATCAGACTGAAATGATAACGGATATCCAATCATTAACGCATATTCAATTGAAGATATTGGAAAATCTTCCGTTATAATATCTTCTTTTGTAATCCAAGATATTTTTAGCTTTCCTACATATTCTGGTGAATCGATTAGATCATTTATTCCAATTACTGCAACGTCATATTGTGGATGTAAATATGGTTGGATACGTATTTCATTGTTTAGAAGATTCACTTGATCGTTTTGCTCAATAGGGACAGAAAACAAAGCGTTTTTCATATTCTCAAATATATGCCTATTCGAGACTAATGCATAATTTTCTCGATTATTTGCATGGTATTTATAGAAAAATCCTGTACCAATTTTACATTCATCATTTTCTTTTAATACAGTAATTTTTGTTACAGTATGAATCAAATTCTCTTTTGTAAGCATATTTTACTTCTCCTTAATTAGAAAGCAGGTGATTATTATCAATCAAACAGCAAACAAAACAGATCATCAGGAATCTATACAAACAATACACACAATAGAATTAACCACTAATGAGTATAATACAATCAAATATTTTTTTGAAAATATGGAGTCTTTATATAACTATGGACTGATTGATAAGGAAATTGTCCCATATAAAATTTTCTCCAATGCAAAAAATCATTTTATGAAAAAGCCAAAAATTACAATTACTAATTTAAAAATGACAAAAGCTTCAGATACTATTACTCATCTAGTTTGTGGTGATCAAAGTGTTAAATCTGTTTATCAAATAGCTACTTCTCCGTCACAAGAGGATATTGTTCTCTAATAAAATCAAGTATATAAAACGCATATACTTCCTGAGAAAGACCAAGACTTTCTTCATACTTCTTTTCAAATTCGTCTGTAGTAATTTTAAGAGAACGTATTTTAGCAGAATGATGTATGCCAAGTAGTTTGTATTTTTCATTAACTTTGATATAAACTGGGCATCCACTTAAACCTTCTTTGGTATTGGCATAAGTGAAGAATCCGTTTTGAAAGTTGAACTGAATAGATGATGCAGTATTTCCTTTAATAATAAAAGGATACGCTAAGATTGTGTACCCTAATGCTGCTTGATAGCCAACGAGATAGACATCTTCCAAATCATTAAAACTTGATCTGTCATCATTTAAAATAATGTCTGATTCTTCTATAAAATGAAAAATTATATTGTATTTATTCAAGGCCTTGATTATTGTATTTGTTATATCGACATAGGCGATATCAAGAGAAGGATGTTTTATAGGAGAGACAGTTATATTAAAAGTTATACCTGACATTTCTTCGTTTTCGTCTATAGTGGATATAACAAAAGATATATTCATAATATTTTTGTCAAAACAATGACCGCAAGAACAAAGGAAATATGATTCTCCTTGAGATGTTGCTAATTTTATGATAAAACCAGTAAAAGAGTGTCTTGGTTCTTCAGTATTATCAGCAATAAATACTGTTGTATATTTCAAGTCATTTACACTAATCATATCAATTTTCCTCTCTTATGTTTTATGGTTATCTTAAAAATCATACCCACAATTCTTACAGTGAAATTGTTTGCCGATTTTCTCTGATGCAATGCCAAACATATTTGTAGACAGCATACGTTTGAATATACCGATTTTCTCGATATTTGTAGATTGACACACTGGACAGTGAGGTTGGTTGGCAGATGTTGGATTTTGATAGTTGTTCTTTTCTCTATATTGTTTTAACCGCTCTTCTTCTTCATGACGTCTTTTGTTATATGCATTCTCATCAAATTGATTTTCCACATTAAGATCTTTTAGGTCATTAAGAATGCTTTCTTTGTCACACCCGTGATGATTTAACAAATCTACCATTTCATACTTAGTTTGTATAAATGGAACGCGACAATATTTACAGTTAACTCTTCTACAATGACCAGCATAATTAATTTCATGAACCCCACATCTCGGACAGATAAAACCTCTAGTAAAATCATTAATATTATTTTCTTCTAGATATTTTTTGATTGGTCGTCCACAATGAGGACAAGTTTCAGCATAGATGCTAACTTCTCTATCACAATCTGGGCAATATATCAAATTTTGAAATCCCATATTACATCCTCCAATGCACATTAAATTAATTACATTATATCATAATTATTATATAAATCCAACATTATACAATAATTTTATTCGCAGTTAAAAAATTTAGGTGATTTATTTGGTAGTTTTGGAGAATTAAACTTACTGAGAAATAAATATGGAAAAAACGCAACATTTGATACATTAAGCAGTACACTACAACAGTCTTTTAACGAGTCTTTTAAAGTTGGGAAAAATGGAATTAGTGAATTTTCCACAGAGCAAATTAAAACTAAAGCATCTGTAATGGGATTAAATGATGCGTTGACAAAACAAGCATTATCTCTTGCGAATGACGCTGGTTTATATCAAAAAGCTGCGGCAGGTAATCTTACATTTAGTAAGGCTATAGAATTAAATATAAATAATGCAAGCGATTTAGTTGATGCCTTGATGAGTAGTAATTCTGAAGTCTTAAAAAAATATAAAGATAACGATATTGCTGATATGATAGCTAATTCAGGTGAAAAAGGCAGCGCGGCATATAATGAGTTTGTTAAAGATCTCATCGATAAAAATCAAGATTTAGGGGACTCAATCGTTGAATTAGCACCCAAAGTAGAAACTACAAAATCCGCATTTTCTGGTTTATCAAACTATTTTAAAGGACTTTTTGCTACATTTACAAATCCGATTTTCCTTTTAACGACAGCCGTTACCGTAGGGGTTGCGGCATGGCAAGGCTATAACCAATCTGTCCAGGAATCCATCCAGCACACGAAAGACTCAATAGCAGAAATAGAGGAACGTAATAAGTCTATTGACGACAATATCAGTAAAGCACAGGAACTAAGGGATTCCCTTGATTCCGGTACTCTTACAGAGCAAGAAGCTTATAACACGAAGAGTCAATTGCTTGATATCCAAAGTCAATTATCTGATTCTTATGGAGAACAGGCGGATGGAATTGATCTGGTAAATGGTAAGCTGGATGAGCAGATCGAGAAGATGCAGCAGCTCAAAGTTGAAAATGCGAAAAGCTGGCTGAATGATTCGGATAATGAGAAGAATTACGAAAAAGCTAAGAAGAAGATGACCAAAGATGATTATGAGTCATTCTTTGGAAATACACCTACTTTATCTTTACTTGGTAATGCACCAGAAAAAGCCGACTATACAAATTCAGACGTATATAAAGATGCACTGAAACGTTATCAAAATAGCAAATCCCAGATCGAAGAAATCCAGAAAGCAGCAGAAAAAGCCGGACTAAAACAGTATACAAGTACAAGCACAGGTCAGTTCCAGCTTGGTTTTGAAAATGAAACAGTAACAGGAGCAGATGAAAAATTAAACTCCTTCCTCGCTACTGTTAAAGAACTGAAACGGCAGTTTGATGATGAGGGTAAAAATACTGATTACTTTGATAATATCATCAGTTCCGCCGAAGATGCCGAATCTTCTTATAAGGATATTTTAGACAAGCATCAAGAAGTATATCAAGAGTATCTGAAAAACTCCATGCTTGCAGAGGGTTATGGTAATAATAAGCCAGCCACAGTATACCAGCAATATGCGGATGCTGTAGATAAATATAATGAAGCCCTGCAAAGTGGAGATACATCTAAGGTCGAAGCAGCGAAAACTGCATTAGATGGCGTAAAAGATTCCGTAGATAATATTGTCAGTAGAGATTCCGGAAAAAAATACAAGGAACTGTTTGATGAGATTGCAGATGGTATTGACACAGCATCCGAAAAAACTTATGAGTTCAAAGAACGCTTATCCGGTAAAGGTACAGATAAATTAAACAATACTGTGCTTTCTAAGCTCAAAGAGTTGAAGAATTACACAGATATTGACCTCAAGAGTATCAATCTTGATACAAGTGATGTTGTTGCTGGTAAAGATGCTCTACGCATGGCAGTAAACGAAGCAATGGATCTTGACATTGTTTCCGATGATTCTGCTGAAAGTGTGGCAAAAGTTGTTGATCTCTTAACGGATATGGGTATGACGGCAACCGTATCCATGAATCAAGTGGATGATTCCTTCTCAGAAGTCAATACTACCATTCAGCAAGCACAAGCAAATCTGGAAACGCTCAAGACGATTATGTCTGAATCTGTTTCGGGAGCAGGTATTTCTGCCGATAATGTGAAAGCATTTAAAGAAATGTTCGGAGATGATGCTGCGCGTGCTTTGGAGAAAACCGCAGACGGTTACCATATCAATCGTGAAGAGCTTGCAAAATTACAGGCGCAACAGTCAGAAATGAACAAAGCGGATTATCTTTCCGGTTTGGCAGATCAGCAGGAAGCTCTGAGACAAATCGAGGAGCAGATCGCCGATGCAATGGTAAAAGGTCAAGATGTCAGCGGCTTACAGGCACAGCGCGAAGGTATTTTGGATAATATTTCCTCTCTGGAGGATCTAGCATATCAGTATCAAACTGCTACTTCTGCTTATCAACAATGGCAGGATGCTATGTCCGGTGGTGAAGAAGGTAATATGTATGATTCCATCCAGGGTAACATGGAATCCATCAAAGATCTCTACGACAAAGGACTTGTGGGAGAAAACAAATTCCGAGAGTTTGTTGACCTTATGTCCAATAAGGATCTGACCAATGCCAGTGTGGATGAAATCGTTGCGGCTTATGAAGAATCCTATCCGAAGATGGAACGTTATTTTACAGAAGGACAGGAAGGATGTCAAGCATTCTTACAAGATATATCCAACCTTAATTCTGAATGGGCGCACATGAATGAAGATGGTTCATGGGAGATTAATTTCGGAGTCGGAAACGATCAAGAGATTGCGGATGCATTAGGAATTGATGTGGAAGCTGTACAATCAGTACTAAGAAAACTGCATGATTTTGGCTTTGACATCGACCTCGATCAGCCGGTTAAATCTTTGGAACAACTAAAGACAGAAGCTCAATCAGCCAAAGAAGCTCTTGATGGAATGGGTGAAACTTCTCTTGATAGCATCAATTTGGACACAGATTCATTCAGTGAAATCACAGATGATATTGACAAGGTTAAGGAATATATTCAGCAGATCAATGATGCTGATTTGGAGCCAGAAGTTCGGACAGAGAGACTGGAGCAAGCCAATAATATTCTTGATTATCTGGTACAGAAACAGCAAGAGGCTGGACATACAGATATTATCATTGATGCGGATGCAAGTTCTGTCGATCAAAAGATCTCTGATCTGAAGAGTCAACTGGAGCAATTCAGAAACGAAGACGGTACGATTCCTGTTAATGCCGATACACAAGATGCTGTCAACAGTCTGCAATCTTTGTATGCTACGAAGCAAAATCTTGAAAATACACCAGCTATTCTACAGGTTGATACTTCGCAGGTTGACGGAGAACTGGGCAATGCGATCGGAAAATTACAGGAATATCAGAATGCTGTAGAGATTCTGAATGCACAGAACACGATGAAAACACAGGGCATCGACATTGATACCACAGATGCACAGCAGAAAGTACAACAGTTGGCAGGACAGCTACAGAATCTTGATGCTGATACGACAGCAAAGTTAGGTCTTGACGATACTGATTTTCAGTCGAAACTTTCTAATATTGCTACTCATCCGATTGATGTAGGAATAGGGGTAAATCTTGATCCGAATGCTCTTGCCGACGTCTCTGCAAAGATTTCTGGAATTACGCCAGAATTACTTGTAAAAGCTGGTGTAAACGAAGAGGCGATTGTAAATTATACGCCGAAAGATAAGGACGCTACGGTCAAATACAAAGTTGACCATAGTGCGATTGACAGTTATGATCCGGAAGACAAAAATGCTACGGTTACTTACGGTGTGGTTGTTTCTGGACTTGAAAATCTACCAGGTAATAAAACAAGAAGTCTGACTTACAATATTAAGACTAATGGTACGGCTCCAAAAGTAAATGGTACGGCACATGCTATAGGAACAGCTCATGCGGCAGGTACTGCAAGCCGTAATTGGGGGCTTGCTCACAATGAACCACATGCGCTTGTAAATGAATTGAAACCAGAAGCAATCGTTCGGGATGGTAAGGCGTTTATCTTGAATGGCGGAGATCCTACTTTTGCAAATCTGAAGAAAGATGATGTTGTATTCAACGGTGATCAGACGGAGCAGTTGCTTGAACATGGTTATGTTACCGGTTCTCATGCACAACTTGCAGGTGGTGGTTATTCTTTAGGTAGTGCGTTCTCTGGAGGATCGGGAAGATTTAATGTTGGAAGTTCTGGAACAAAAGCTGATTCTTCCACATGGGAAGACGAAAAGAAACAGAATAATACCAGCCCTAACTCATCTTCTGGTAGCAGTAGTCGTAAAAACAGTGGATCATCTTCTGGTGGTTCAACTCGATCACCTTCCGGTGGAAGTTCTGGTGGCTCTTCATCCTCTTCTGATGCAAAGTCAACAACAGAAGAAGTAGTTGATTTTATCAAAATTATGCTCTCCCGTCTGTCCCGTATGACAGAGCTTGCAACTAATGCAATCGAACGTGCAGTAGGTCTTGCAAATAAACAAGCAGCCGCAGCAGATGCAATCGGTAAAGCAACGAATGAAATGGTTCATAACCAACGTGCAGCAGATGCTTATTTGGCAAAAGCTAATAGCATTAGTTTGTCTGATGCTTATAAGAACCAGATCATGAATGGTAGTATTAATATAGATACCATCACAGATGAAGATCTGAAAAAGAAAATTAGTGACTTCCAAAGCTATTATGAATCTTACTTATCTGCAAGAGACAATGCGTTAAAGCTCGAAGATAAAATTACCGAACTCGCTGAAAAACGTCTGGAAATCATTGAAAAAGAATATGATGCGATCGTAGACATCAACGATGCGATAAAAACCGTAGCCGATTCCAAAATTTCTCTCAACGATGCGCTGGGCGTGGCGATTGACAATCCAGACAATTATGCTAATCTGAATAATTCAATCAAAGCACAGGAAGATACTTATAATCAGCTGACGAAAAAGCTTTCCGATTATCAGAAAGAGATGGAGTCTCAACTTTCCAGCGGCTTGATGCAAAAGGGTTCTGATGCCTATAATTCTGCGCTAAAAAATATTCAAGATTTTACAGCTAAGATTTATGATGCTTCTACCAGCCTTCTTGAACTACGGGATAAATTGGATCAGATTAAAATTGATACTATCCAGAATGTAATTGACGGAATCAAACGTAATTCGGATATTACGGAGAAATATATTTCTTACCTGCAATCTCAGAATCGTGATGTGCCAGAGAATCTATACACTGACCGTATAGATAATAATAACGCTCAGGTACAGCAGAATCTAAAGCAGATGGAAATATACCGGAAGAAACAGGCGGTTCTTGATGTCAATTCTAAATCGTATCAAGATTATGCAGAAAAGATTCAAACGCTAAAAGAAAATACTTTGGAACTGATTACGGACAATGAATCTCTTCAAGATAGTATCTATGAGCTACGATTTAAGCCACTTGACGATGCTATCCAGAAGTACAGTGACCTTGAAGATGAGCTGAAAAGTTTCCGTGACCTTCTGAATGATGATGCATTCCTTGATAAGCAAGGACGTATCACGGAAGATGGATTGGCACAGATTGCTCTCTTACAACAGAGTATTGGTACGGCAAAACAAAAAATTGCAGATTATACCACGGGCCTGCAAAAACTAAAAGAGTCTTATGACAATGGGGTTATTTCCTTAACGGAATATAATGACAAGTCAAAAGATTACCGTGAAGGTATTCAAGGTTCGATTGCAGATGTGAAATCATATCAGGACAGTCTGGTTGATCTGTATAAGAATGCTATGAGTACAGAGGTTGATTATCTAACCTCTATTGTAACGAAGAGACAAGAGGCGCTTCAAGCAAAAGCTGACTATTATTCCTATGATAAATCAATATCCAAAAAGAGCAATGATATTAATGTTATTAAAGCACAAATCATGGCTTTAGAAGGGGTGAAATATTTGCTCCTATAAAATCTATTTAATTGCGGGAAGTCCCCATAAGGTTTAATTGGCTACAACGTAACCAGAAACGGTAGGCGTGAATGCGGTAGAGTTTTAAACTTACAGTCCATTATTAGATAGAAACCATAAAAATAATTAAACTAGGGATAACCGAGTGTGCAAGTCACTCAGACGCAGCGAACTTCCTAAGTCAGAAATGATATGGAAGACGTTCAGAGACTAACCCATATTGGGTGGCGCAATGCCTTAATGGAAGACTGCAAGCGATTGGCGGTCGAAAAAATATAGACTATTTGAATATTAAGTGATATTATAATTTTGAGGTGTGTTCTTTCCTATAATTAGTGATGAACAGATAGAACACAGTGTAGATACAACCAAAGAGACTCTCGAACACACATATGAGAGAAGTAAGTAGAAGAAAAGACAACGAAATAGAACAATAAAGAAGATTGTGCAAGTTTGTAGAAGTTATACGAACCATCGTTCGCATGTTTGTGAATTTTGCGAATAGATTTTTCTCTTGGGATTGCATATAATAAAGTCAAGAAAACCGTAAAGTTTTCTTATAATTAGTGGTTACGAAGCCATAAAATCGTATTAATAGATGTTACGAAGCATGTAAAAAATCGTATTAATAGATGTTACGAAGCATGTAAAAAATCGTATTAATAGCGGAGCTGGTTACAGCTCCTTTATTACTATTAGGAGAAAATATGAAGTGGATTAATGTAGACGAAAAGTATACAGATTATCTTAGAAGTCACGAAGGAAGAATTCCTATGACCAATTATGGCACAGATAAATACAAGCCATTTTTCGGTGTGCTGTTTGAAACAAATGGTTTGTATTATATTACACAGGTATCACATCCACGGGAAAAACATAAACGCTTGACACAACAAAAAGATTTTTACAAAATATTTGATCCAGATAATACAACAAGATTAATAGCGGTTGTTAATCTTAATTACATGTTCCCAATTCCAAAAGAATGTACAAGTGCATTTGTTAAAAAGAATATAGGAACATATCGTACATTTAAATCAGAGAAAGCAAAAAGTCAATATATTAATTTGCTTGATAAAGAATTAAAAGTAATCAATAAAATGGATTTAGGAACAAAAGCATTGCAGTTGTATCATTTAAAATATACAGATCCTAACAGTACCGTTTCAAAAAGATGTATTGATTTTAAGGATATGGAAAAATGGGCAAAGTTATATATTGAAACGTTAAATAATACAGAAACTACAGAACAACCCAAGGAGCAGTAAATCTACTGCTCTTTTCTTATACCTCAAATCTTAATTACAATCCCTCAAATAAAATTCAAATAGAAGATATAGTCCCATGCCATACGAAAGTATGGGGAGCAGTTATGCTCTTGTCCACGTAGCGAGTGGATGAAAAGAAAATGAAATAACCTCGATGCTCAATCTCAAGTTAAGAAATTGAAGCAACAGCTTTCAGAAGCAGAGCAAGATTTAGCCGATACTAAGCGTGACCATGCAAATGATATGCAGTCTCAAGGTTACGATAAGCTCAGTGAAGATCTGAAAACTTCTCTTGATGATACCGAGTACGAAATTAGTCATAATGCTGACAAACAGCTTGAGATCATCAATTCTATGCTTGACAAAGCCGTGTCCTCTTATCAAGAAGCATATGGCAAAATCAACTCTATCATCAAAAATACTGGCTGGGTAGGTAGTACGGATTTTAACAATACCCAGTCTGATCTAAGCACAGAGACAGGTGTTAAGAATCAAAATTCCAACGCATCACAGTCTCAGTCCAGTGCAAATAAAAATCCATCCAGTACCGCATCTGGTACAAAAACTGATCCAATCAACAGTAATTCAAAAGCAAACAGTGATCTTGCGGATCAATTAGTTAAACCGGAAGATACAACGAATCGTAAGGTTGCGGAACTAAAGGTGTCTCCTACTTCTACTACACTGAAAGAGGGTAAATCCACAAGTATTACTGCTACAATCAGACCGAACGATGCAGCTAATAAGACTCTTGCTTGGAAATCAAGTAATGAATCCATTGCTACTGTATCCAATGGTACGGTAAAAGCAAAGAAAGCAGGTTCCTGCACGATCACTGCTACTACTACTGACGGCAGCGGTTTATCTGCGAAAGTATCTGTTAAAGTCAATGCGAAACCAAAACCACCAAAGCCACAGCCGAAACCACAACCAGCAAAAACTGGTGGAGATGGAATTCCTCGTGTTGGCGATGTCGTAACGTTCACAGGATCTTATTATAATGATTCCTGGGGTATGGCTCCAAAAGGTAGTAGATTTTCCGGTCAGCCTGGTGCTGTTGTTATTGACTCTTACACGGCTAGGGAATATGGCGGAAATGGACGTACTACTGGTGATTTTAAGATCCATATCAAGAGTGCGCATGATCCTAATTATAGTGATCTTGGATGGGTGCGTCTTAGCCAGATTAGTGGTTATGAAAAGGGTACGGATCGTATTCATGGTGATCAGCTTGTATGGACAAATGAAAATAAAGACACCAAACATCATGGCGTTTCAGAATTAATCTATCGCAAGAAAGATGGTGCTGTCCTTACACCTGTTCAAGATGGAGATTCTATTCTACCAGCAGATTTTGTAAGTAATTTGATTAAATTAAGTGCAATTGATCCTAAAGAATTCGGTATGAATGTAAGTACTACGCCAAATCTGGTACAGACGAACATTCCTCAAAATATCAGCAATGTTGGAAATGTAACGGTAAAAAATCATTATGATTCATTACTCACAGTTGAAGGTAATGTTGATAGGGATGCTCTGCCTGGATTACAGGAAATTCTTGAAAAGTCTTATCAGTATACAAGTAAACAGATCGTGAAAGATGCAAGAAAAGTTGGTATTAGACCATCAAGATGACAAGCTATGGGAGGGTACTGTCAAAGGTACTCTCCTATTTCTATAACTATAACAAAATTTTTTGGAGGTGAGAAAATGGCAAAAGAATTTAAAGATTTTACGTTTATGGGAAAGAAACTGAGTGATTTAAGTGTGAAATACGTATCTGTGGATTTTGATGGTGATGCAGATGTGAATATGGCAATGGAGAGGGATATGGAGACTGGAGATGCAAATCGTTATAAAGTGGAGCCGAATTACTTTTACGATAAGTGGAACGATACATTAGAATTCGAGCTTGATATTATTAAAGATCCATGCAAATTCACGAATCAAAATGATGCAGTAATTACAAAATCCGAACGTCGTGAAATCACGAGATGGCTAACTTCTTCTCACTTTCCAGAATGGTTAACTTTTTCGGGAACGGGCGATTCAGCAGATGATACAATTCGCTATTTTGGCTGGTTTAATAATATCGAATCTTACTCCGTTAATGCTCAAACATTTGGATTAAAATTATATTTTAAATGCACAACGCCCTTTGGTTATACTGATAGTCTCGTAACAAGTGTATCATGTACCACATATAAAAATATTTTAATTGCCAACAATAGTGACGAACTGAATAGTTATATCTATCCATCAATTGACATTATTCCAAAAGCAAATGGAGAAATATATATCTGTAATATGTCTGATGCGACAATTAATCAGACGGGAACTCTCTCCTCTTCTAATACGAATTATCAGAGTCAACTGGTATCGCTGGTAAACACATATGCAAAATCAAACGCTTGTACCGTAGAATTCACGATTTCAGATTCTACAAAAGATATCGATTGGCATTGTAATAATACGCTCGCAAATTTTAAATTGGTTGATGTCTATGGTAACGAAACTTATCACACAGTATTTTACCGTACTGATTCCAAAGTATATTACATAATTGAAAATGGATTAATGCGGATGTCTGTATCCAAAGATTTAAAAGTATATCTTGATTGTCAGAAACTTACTATTAACGATGAATTAGGGAGAATGGTAACTTACGATAAATTAGGTATTACTGATGTAGCTTATATGTATTGGCTGCAGCTTTTGAACGGGAACAATTCTCTTCTATTTTATGGTAATTGTGATTTTAAAGTTAAACATATTGAGTCTCGAAAGGTTGGTGGATAAACGTGAATATAATTTTTAATCGTTATAATGAGCCGATCCAGGGACATGTATATTTAGGAACACCAAATGGTAAAATTCTATGTGCTATTAATGGAATTGAAGAGAGTACGTTTAAGCTCACGTCAAAATTTAATAATACATTTGAATTGACGTTTGACTTGAATGAAAATATTCTTATTCAAGATGGAAAAGGTCTTTCTAAATTAGTTCATTCCAATGTATATGATCTTGTTGGATGGCTTATGCGTGTTTATGTCGAAAATGTTGGTTGGTTCATCATGGAACATCCGAAAATTACTGACGATGGTATGAAGCAAATCAAAACAATCACATGTCAATCCGCAGAAATCGAGATGCAACAACACGATCTCAAGAATTTTAAAATCAACCAGGGAACAACAGATTCCTACGAGATGTTAGCAGATAATAATGTGGAGAAAATAGATGATGTAGAATTTGCTAAAGAACAAATCAAATTTCACAATCCTCAAAATCCGCAACTTAGTTTGATTGATTTAGCCCTAAAAGCCGCTGGCATGAAAGGCTGGTCTGTTGGGGAAATTGATTCAACCCCAAAAACATATCGGACATATAAAGATGGAAAATATGTCGAAACTACTACTCTTCTATCTAACGAAATTGGTGCGTTTGATGTTGAGAGTCAGGACTTGTATTCTTTCTTTACACAAGATATGGCTAAATATTTTCAGTGTGTATTTGTATTCGACTTTTTGCATATGAAAATAAGTGCTTATCATCCTGAGAATTATGGCAAGAGTACAAACGTAAATATTAATTTTCGAAACCTGCAACAATCTCAAGAAATAACAGTTGATGATAGCACTTTATTTACACGATATTATGTACAAGGTGCAGATGATCTTGGCATTACTTATGTCAATTTTGGTTCAAATTATATTGAAAATATTGATTATTACTTAAACGAAAAATACTTCTCTCCTCTTTTAATTATTAAATATAAACTGTGGAAAGAAGACTATGAAGAAGCTCGTATATTATATATAGAAGCAACTCGTCAATATAATGAACAAATGAAAGTCGTAACAGAGCTATATGATCGCGTTCCATTGGATGATTGTTCTACGGATTGGAGTACTTTTACAGATGATGAATTGAAAGAAGCTCAGGCTAATTACCAGGCACAACTTAAAGGATATGAACAATTTTACGTTGATGACGATGGAAATTTCGATGAGAATGCATTAAAAAATTCTTCTGATGCTAATGACTATTATCAGATTAAAAATGTTATTCTTCCATCCATTCAGATTGAAATGGATAATCGTCAACTACCAACAGATGATGATAATGCCGATTATGTGGATTCTTACAAAACAAATTGGAAATTATATGGTTTGGATGAATTGAAAGTCAAATTGCAAGAATATAAAAACACTATCGAAACTTGTAAAAAAGGCGGATATGATCAACCATATACAGAGGATTCATCTCATACTAAAGATGTTCACGACACAATGTACGCAAAATATCTTGATGCTCAAAACCAATTAGATTCAAATTATGTTGGAGGATGTCAAGAGGCATATGATCAGCGACAATCTGAAATTGATGCAGCAAACGAGATATTAAATAGTTATAACAAAACTCGTACAGATCTAGTAAAACAGATTTCAAAGGAAACCTGGAGTGGTGTTGTTGCTGCTGATAATTCGGGATATATTCTCGATGAGGCGGGGAATTATATAACGGATGAAGCCGGTAGAAGAATATATTGCGACACACAAAAGTTACAATTTACAGAGCGTGATCTTACCGAGTTGTCAAAAGTGTATTATGACGGAGATTACTCAAATGAGAATATGTTTTTAACAGATTCAGACGACCAAGTATCTGCTATTGATGAGCAACTTAAGCTTCTAGATGCTGCTATTGACGATTTGTACATAGCATCTCATCCCCAATATCAGTTTACCACATCTCTTGATAATTTCTTAGCCTTGGCTGATTACGAAGATTATATAAAAAATATAAATCAGGGTGACTATCTATGGTTGACCGTAGATAATAAGGTAGTAAAACTTCGTGTAGTTGAAATACAATATAATCCGCTTATAGCAGATAATAGTATTCAAATAACATTTTCTAATATGATACAAGGACGTAGTAGTAGAAATGACTTATCATACGTTCTAAACACACCATCAAATGCAAGTAAATCTTCCGCATCTGGTTCATCTAATAATTTCTTAAACAATGAAGGGATCACTCTTACAGCAGGCCTCATTCAAAAACTCATTTCCAATGGCGCATTTAAAAATGGCGTTTCTCAAATAATCAATAATGAATTTGCTGGTATGTTGGCTGGCGGTTCTATTTCGCTAGAAGAACTTAATGCAAAAATCATTAAAGTAACCGATTTGTACGGTAAAAATGGATATTTCGAATACCTACAAGCAAAACTTATTACAGCAGGAAGAGTCGTTGCCGACAGTGCTGATTTTAAAGAATTATCTGCTCTTGCTGCTACCATCAAATCTGCTATCATTGGTGCTTCATCCACGGAGACAGGTATCGTAATTAATCTTACAACTGAAAATGCCACGATGAGCGAAGCGATGATCAAGGATCTTATTGCCAAATATATCACCGTTAATGAACTTAAAGCTGGCGACATCTATACAAATAAAATCAAGATTTTATCTGAAAATGGTACGCTCAGAATTCAAGATAATACGTTCTCAATCTATGATGAAGATGGTAATGTAGTAGTTCAGCTTGGAGAAGATAAAAACGGAAATTACGGATTAATCATATCAGATTCCAAAGGATCTGTCTTGTTAGATTCACAAGGGCTGCACGAGGGTATTGTTCCTGATGATTTCATTAAAACGGATATGATTGCAGATGGTCAAATTACAGAATCTAAGATTGACAAGACCACCATGCGTGACTGGACTATGCCTGACGGATCTAAAGTGTTTGATGTATCACATCTTTGGGACGGCGATGATAGTTTCGGAAAATCTTATAACACGATCAAATCAACCGTATCTGCGACATCTAAAGAACTTGGAGATTTATCGGACAAAGTAGATCAATTAGGAAATGGTTATACTGTTGTTTTATCTAACGAAACCCAAAATATCCCATGTACATCTGACGGAATAACTGCGACTAGTTTTCTTATCGAAATTCCATTCTATGGTTATGAGGGAATTAAACAGGCAGTATGTACCGTGACTGTTGGTGAATTACCAGATGGAATTACTCTCGCGGAAAATACTGCTGCTACTTCTACTGCACCAGGTAAAATCACCTTGAATGTAGCAAAAGGTAAAACACTTGGTAACAAATCTCTTCTAACAGGAACGATTGTTTTTACATGTATCGTTTCAGGAAAGAAAATTTCTAAAAAATTCACATGGATTAAATCTCTCGCTGGTAAAGATGGATCGCAAGGTATTCCAGCGCCTACATACTATACGTGGATTCGTTATGCAGATACTCCGACCAGTGGAATATCATCTGATCCAACCAATAAAACATATATTGGTATTGCGTATAATCAGACTTCTCAAACACCTAGTTCAAACTATTCTGATTATCAATGGTCAAAATTTCGCGGAGATGACGGTGCAAGTATAAAAGGCGATGACGGAAAAACGCTATATGTATGGATTAAATATGCAGATGACGCAAAAGGTACAAATATGTCAGATGCTCCCGAAGGTAAAACTTACATGGGTATGGCATGGAATAAATCCACATCAAAAGAGAGTACTAATGCTGCGGATTATTCCTGGTCACTAATTAAAGGCGCAGACGGTAAAGATGGAAAAACCCCAGTAAAAGGCGTTGACTATTTCGATGGCGTGTCTTCCTATGTATGGATTAGATATGCAACGGACGCTAAAGGAACTGGGATGACAGCTATTCCATCCACAACAACGGGCTATATCGGAACAGCTACTACTACAACAGCTGTTGCTCCAACAAATGCTAGTGCGTATGTGTGGGCTAAATATATTGGAGAAAAAGGCGCTAAAGGTGATGGTGGTTATATTCATATTGCTTATGCTAACTCTGCTGATGGAAAGACAGGATTCGATACGACAATCGGTACTGGGAAATCTTATATTGGACAGTATACGGATAACATCGAAGATGATAGCACGAATCCAAGCAAATATACATGGAGTTTGATCAAAGGTGCTGACGGAAAGACATTATATACATGGCTAAAATATGCTGACTCTCCTACTTCTGGTATGTCAGACAGTCCGGCTGGAAAGACGTACATGGGTATTGCTGTTAATAAAACATCTATAACTGAAAGCAGTAACTATTCTGATTATACTTGGTCGCTGATCAAAGGTACAGATGGAATTAGTGTTAAGGGCGATAAAGGTGATACGGTATATATCTGGGTTAAATATGCAGATGACGCAAAAGGTAATGGCATGTCTGAATATCCAGATGGCAAAAAATATATTGGTCTTGCCTATAACAAAACCACCGCAACAGAAAGTAATAATGCTTCTGATTACATCTGGTCGTTAATTCAGGGTGAAGATGCTGTTCTTTATGAAATCGAACCATCTGTTGCAGTAATCAAAAAATGCACTCTTGATGTATGTTCTATTACTGACGAATCTGGAAATCGAATTGTTGATGAACAAGGAAGATTTCTCTCTGCTTATTTCTTGACTGATTCTCTTTCACCGAACAAAATCACATTTACGGCCTATAAACAAGTCGGAAGTAAAACTCGTGCCATATATGCATGTAGATTTATTATCCAGGAATCTTTAAATGGATTATCTTGGTCAACAAAATACACGTCTTCCGAAGACGAAACGAGTGTGTCATACACTCCAAGCACCCTTAAATTACAACAAATTAAGTGTGTAATGTATCGTGCTGGCGGCATAACTGAACAGTTAGATTCTCAGACTGTGCCTGTTATTCAAGATGCTGAAGGCTATGATTCTGTGATTCAGACATTTACGGATACTTTTGCATCTGTTGAGTTAAAAGTTGATAACAATACAAAAGCTATTACATTAAAAGCAGAGCAAAAAGATATAACTAATGCTATTAATAATTATGATAACACAACAGTTAAGGACATTCGCAATCGCCAAACAGAACAAAAAGTCAATATCGACGGTATTTCAACAAAAGTATCTGATATTGAAACAACTATTAATGGATCTGTCGATGGCACAAAAACAGGTCTTATAGAAAAGGTTACGCAAGTAACAACCAAGGCCGGAACAATTGAAGCTAATCTCAAAAATAATTATACCACAACTGCAGGTATGAATACACAGATCAGCAACTCAATTGCTGCTAGTGCAGATAAGATTAAGGTCACTCTTGCTGATGGAAAGACGGAATCTACTCTCAAAGCCGCTTTAGGAGAAATTCAGAAGAGTGTAAAAGATAATGCAGGAAATATTTCAACAGTCACCCAAAAGGCTAATAGCATTGAAACTAAGGTTGCAAACCAAGGAAATGACATTGCGAATCTTAAAGTTGATGCAAAAGCCGTCGAGACGTTGGTTGGAAGTTCTGCTGGTACAACTGATGTTGTTCAAAAAGCAACAGATTTTCGAAAGACGATTACAGATGCTGCCGGAAATGCAAATCTTGCTCTTAGCACCGCGAATTCAAATAAAAATATTATTTCAAACATGAAAGTTGGAGCTGCAAATACAATTCGCAATTCCAATGATCTTATTTACGATTTATATTTTATGGTTGCCAGTCTACGTGACGAAAGTGGTAATCGCATAGTAGCTGAAAATGGCGATTATTTAGTTGCATATTATTAATTTTATTACTCCTCATTGATTTGAGGAGTAACTTTTATAAGGAGGTAATACACTTATGGCAAGTGATAAAATGTTAGGTAGTTTTGATCAAAAATCTGCACCAGAAGATAATGATCTTTTGGTAGAATACGATGCTGCTGCATCGAAAGTTAAGAATGTGAAGTTCGGAGGTGTGTGGAACTGGATAGTTAAGAAATTGACATCCGCCGTAATTAATGAGTTACAAACATCAAGTAAGAATGTAGTGGGGGCTATTAATGAATTAAATAGTAAGAAAGCGATTTGCACCACTGGTTGGGAAAACGGTAATGCAAAATCTATTTTTGAAATATTTTCGCCAACTTCTCCAAATGGTATTTATAGTTATTATAATATTAAAGATATTCCATTTTATCATTCTCCTACAGATGCCTATGTAACAATAATAAAAGGACATGAGTTAATTATTGCTTTTAATGAACAGAGTATTTTTATAACAGGAAGTTCAAGAAATACATGGACAAAGGAATGGCATTCTATCAAGCTTGGTATCCTATCTTAAATAGTAAGACATTATTACATAATGCAGGTGGTCATAACTCTATCTTCAGAGGTAAGAACTTAGGTACATCTTACACATCTGCGATGTCTAAGGCTATTCAGGCGGGTACATTTGATGACCTGTATGTAGGTGATTACCTTACAATCAACGGTACTGTATATCGAATCGCTGGATTCAATCTTGGAAAACAGATTGGAGGCAACGCATCTATGGGTAACTGCATGTGCCTCGTTCCTGACTCTGCTCTGTATAGCGCACAGATGCACAATACGGATAGTGGTCAGTATACAGAAGGTTCTGCTGCAAATACAACAACCGGTGCATATGCAAATTCTGATATGAGAACCACCAACCTTGCACAGGCAACTCAGAAGATTGTGAACGACTTCGGTTCTACTCATGTAATGTCTTACAGAGATATCCTGCCGAACGCAACCGCTAACGGACAGGCTTCTGGATGGGCTTGGTATGACTGTAAAGTTGAACTGATGTCTGAGGTTATGGTGTACGGAACAACTGTATGGGCTAATAGCGGATATGAAGTTGGATGTATCAACTCTCAGCTCCCACTGTTCGCTCTCGCTCCTGAATATATTCACCGTCGCTTCGTCTATTGGCTCCGTGGTGTTGGGAGTGCGACTTCCTTCGCTTCTGTGAGCAACGCCGGTTATGCGACCAACACCAACGCTTCTTTTTCTTATGGTGTTCGTCCGTTTTTCTTCGTTAATTAAGATTTTTACGTGCATAGAAACGGGAATAATAGCTATTGACTGCGGATTTAATTGGTTTATATTTTTCAAGTATTTGATGAGAGAATATGGGAATGTGGTAATAGAAATTGCCAAAATTTCCCAAGGAGGTAGGTTAATATTGACAAAATTAGAAAATATTCTCGAGCAAATACTTGAAAAATTACAGGATAGCTTAACGCATGAACAGCTTTCGGAATTAGAAAGCACTATGGTTATTGCATTCCACGGAATCGAGGTACAAGAAGAACACACTCAGTTAGTAACATCAGAGCGTACATGGGAGAAGATTCTTCGGATGTATTGTGCCGCAAAGCGTGTTGAAAATTGCTCCGAAAGAACTATTAAAGGTTACAGTCGATGCATTATTCAGTTTTTCACGCAGATCAACAAGAAAATAAATAACATAACTACGAATGATATTAGATATTATTTGGCATTTTTTCAAGAAACGCATCATACTTCTATTGTATATCTTGATAACATACGTAGGTATCTTAATTCATTTTTTACATGGGCTGCGGATGAAGGATATATACAATCAAATCCTATGCGAAAACTCAAGAAAATGAGAGTACCTACTAAACTTAAAAAAACATTTTCAGCAGCAGAGATGGAAGAACTTCGTTGCAGTGCAAACTCTCAGAGAGATATTGCAATTATGGAATTTTTATATTGTACTGCTACTCGTATTGGAGAGGCAGTTAGCGTTAATCGCTCGGATATTGATTGGCAAAGAAAAGAATTAATTGTTTATGGAGAAAAGGGCAAGAAAGAACGTACTGTTTATTTGACAGATCGCTGCATTTATCATCTTAAAAAATATCTTGATGAAAGAAAAGATACAAATGAAGCTTTATTTGTATCCTCAAAATCTCCACATAAGCGACTTGGAGTTCAGGCAATTCAGTCTATGTTGGCAGCGTTAGGTAAAAAGACAAATATTCACGTACATGCTCATAAATTTCGAAGGACGTTACTTACGGATGCAGGAAAACGTGGTATGCCATTACAAGAGATTCAGGTCTATGCAGGACACGCCAAGCCAGATACAACGATGCAATATGTAATGGTTCAACAAGAACGTGTTAAATCGAATTTTATGAAAAATATTGCATAATTTTTATAAATAGTCTAATAAAAATACCCTTATTTTTTGATCGCCCATTGGACGGTCTATTTATCGTGTATGTATATATTGATATTTTGCAATTTTGTAGGTTGCATGTTTTTATTCTTGTATTTATATTAAATCCGCAGTCTATAGAATTATTTTAACCAAATAATAATCCATTCACTTTGTAAAAGGACTCCAATTTGGAGTTTCCGTTAAAAGTAATTTTACCCAAATCTGTATTAATAGCAATACTTGACGTATCGGTATTTGACGCAGTGAAAGAAAGTAGTTTCATAGACCATTTTGTTCCATAATTGATAACAATCGAAAAATACACACCACTTCCAATATTACCGGAAATCAATAATAAACCGATAGCGGTGTCCGATATATTATATTTGATCGTTGCTGTTTTGTCATTTATTGTCGTATTAACGTCTATTGGTTTGATTCTTGTCTTACTATTTTATTGAGCTGTAAAATATTTCCATTCAGTCCAACTGTCAGTATTTCTTTTTCTTCTGATGGCAATCTTATCATGTCCAAAAGAAAATGCTAATTGAGCGGTGTAATTACCGGTACCTAAATTCTGTTGGATAACAAAACATGCGTTTGACCCAAGTCCACTTGGTAATCCTATTGGATTAATTTTTGTATCTAATATGGGGCATTTCGGCGGATTGTTTAGATCAGTGATATTGTTCACATATATTGCCTTACTATTTAATTAACACTGCAGCAGAAAATCTATATAAAGTATTTTGTGTCGAACTTCCAATTGTTATTTGACCATCCAGCTCAATTGAACCAAACATACAATACGGATCAGTTGGCATACTTCCTACTTGAAATATGATCTGTGTTACATTGATGGCATTAATATCATTTATCTTAGCTAAAACATACTGGATGCCTGTATTTTGTGCAGTCACATAACCTTCTACTATTAATACTTTTCCGTATGAAACAGCAGATATATGCCCTTGGTTTGATCCATACAAAATGTCATAACTTTTAATTTCCGTTTTACTATTTTATCTATACGTATATACATAACAACAGAATGTAAAGTTAATGCTAGTATTCATAATGAGTTTATTGCCATTCAACGTTACAGAATTTATCCTTGAATTTTCTTTTATTGAATAAATATGTCCAGCCGATGCATCATAAAATGTTGAAAATAAATATAAAGCACATCCATCATATGGATGAGAAAAAGATAGTAATCCACATGAAAGAGGAACTAATTCTATTTCTTTCACTCCGTTTTCGAAAGTCGTTCCGATAACAGTTTTACTATTTTATTCTTCTTTCACGATTGCATTTTTTATGTTTTCATAATAGATAATGATAACAGCATTTGCATACTGTGGAAAATTTGAAAACTTTACATTTTGTATAGAATCATTATCGTTACACTTTATTGTGACATCACCTGTTTTTAATGTATTATTTATTTTCCCAATAGTACCTGTTAAAAATGTTGAACCTCCGAATAACGCGAATGGAGCATATGATATGTCGTTATTTCCTTCTTTATTTATAGAAATAGTTACCGACTTTATATTGGCTCCAGAAGTTCTATATATCAATAAATTATTAAAGACTTGATTACTATTTAATGCCAATTGCCCCACGTACCATCACTAAAATCATATATTCTTATGCTAACATTCCATACAATAGAATATCTCACGGCATATTGTATTTTAATTCCGTCTTGCATAGATCCAATGCAAAATATAAAATACATATTAGCGTCTGGTTTGTTTAAAGCAGAAGAAAATGCAATAGCAGATTCTCCGATAGGTAAATCATTACAATCTTTATATTTTCCTTCGCCATAAATTTGTTGTAAACACAATCTCTTACTATTTAACTTATAGTCACAAGATCAAGGCAGATTAAAAATGCTGCGCTCCATGGACCAAGTGTCACTTTTAATGTTGCCAAAGAAGCATCAAGTACGGGTGGTGCTGCAGATCCAGTTCCTTTTGATATTTCTGCCACTCCCGATATCCTTCCTGTTATGTATGCAGAGGTATTGCGGTTGTTATCAATTAGTAAAAACGAAGTCATATGACTGTTTACACCACCCCACTTTACGCTTACTGTTTTGGCAGAGTCATTACTATATATAATATAACTATTGGCATTGAACCGCTTACTATTTAATTAAAGTGAACGAAAATCTGGAAAATTCATTATATTTTCTTCCAAGTACACCAATTGTTTATGTCTGTAATCATGGATCGATAGAAAATATTCTCATGGTTTCCAGGTAGGATAATTTGTGTTACTCTACCAATAGATTCTGCAAAAATGAAAACAAAACAATTAGTACAATGTTGTTCTGTTGGCTCGTTCTTTACTCGTAGATTACCTGATAAATAATATACGTTCGAAGATGTTAAATTGTTAATCAATATCATGCAACGCAATTGCATTTTTCAAAATCTTTTGAAAACATCTTACTATTTTTATTTATTGCATTGCAAAAAAGAATATCTTTGTTATTGTTTCATCATTAGTAATATGAGATGTAAAGTTCCACCCATTTCCATCGAGTGAAAAAATAATACCGGATATCTTAATTGATGATTGATCATAAACAATTTTTTGCACTATAGCAGAATAGCCTTTAAGGTGATTTTTCCAACTTCCGCAGATGTTAAAGATCCCGTTGTTTTGCCATCTTGTCTTAGATATAATCAAATTAATAAGTGATTCAATATCATTGCTTTCCTGTTGTGGAATATTTTTTGTTTTTGCTTGGAGATTACTATTTAACATCATATATGCCAATTTTTTGCGTTTCTTTATTAAATATAACCTGTATATTTCCTGCCTTTTCGGTATAAAAAACAAAACCAAATTGATTATCATTCCAAGACTGTATAATGATTTTTTTTATATTAAAGAATGCCGTCTTACTATTTAATCCACCAGATGAAACTCTGCTTTCATCCTATTTTTGTTCCTCAATTTTCCTTGAAAACACTGGGTTTTTTTGAAACCCGTGAAAGATAATATTGACCATTTTCAATCACTAAGGAGGTGATTACTATTTATACTTTAATTCAAGAATCTGTTACTGGTCTAAATGGCGAAAAAGTAACTTGTGGACATCTCAGCTGTAATGAAAAAAGCACACTACGTTTAAATGATGTTCTTCGGAATTCAGGAGATTATACATTCCAGATGAAAATCAAGGCGAAAGCTGCATCTACTGTTCAACTAAGTATTGGGACATTAACAGAAAACTTTTCAGTCACTACTTCTTTTCAACAATTTAATAGAGTATGCAAAAATATCAACACTGCTACACATAAATATATCGAAATCACATTTCCTTCAGGTGATTATTGGTTCTACAATATGCAACTTGAAATGGGAAACCTCCCAACTGCTTGGTCTTTATGCTTAGACGATTTAAACGATGCAATTGGAGCGCAATCTACATGGATCGAACAGACTACGCAAAAAATAAGTTTGTTTGCACAAAAAAATGATGTAAACGAAGCAAAGGCTGAAATGAGGGTCGAAGCAGATGGAATGATTTCAGAAGCTTTAAAATCTTATGTTACAAGTGATGATTTTGGAGACTATAAAACAGAAACAAAAACAAGATTTGAACAAACGGATAACCAGTTCGGATTTTATGTACAAAAAGATACATATGACGGGCTGAACAGTACAGTCAATAATTTGAAATCGAATCAGGAAAATTATTTTCAATTTGATGCAAATGGTTTAAAAATAGGAAAGAAAAATAATCCATACCAGGTTGTTATAGATAATGAAAAATATCAGATGTTAGGAAATGGACAGCCACTTATGTACATTCAATATGGTGAGCTTAACATTCCTGATGTTATTATTACCCATCAGCTTAGAATGTTAGGATATTCTTTTACTCTTGATTCAGCTGGAAATACGAATTGTCAGTTTGTCGGAACGGGAGGTTGATAAATGGGATCATTTTCTACAAACGCTTATGGTGAAGGTCGTTATTATACCTTTACATATTCTACAAGCCAGGATCAAGTCAAAAACACAACAACTTTAAACTGGACGTTATCGTGTGCAGGTGGTGTATCTTGGTATGCTGAAAGAACTTTAATTCTAACAATTGATGGAAGTAATGTCGTAAGCAAAACAGATCGTGTAGCTCGTTATGCAGGAAATATCGCGTCAGGTTCTAAAACATTTACACACGATGCAAATGGAAATAAATCTATTTCGGTAAAAATTCAAGCAGCTGTTGAGACTTCAAGTATCACATGTTCTGGTAGTTCCACTATTACTTTTCCACAGATTAAAAGGAAATCAACTTTTGGAACTGTAAGTGGAAATACAATTGGCGGTACAGTAACGATTAATATTAATAGAAACAATTCTTCATTTACACATTCTCTTTGGTATAAAGTTAAAGAAAATGGAAGTTGGGTTGAGGCGGTTAAAAACGTAGCAACTTCTGGCTCCTTTACTCTTCCAATGTCTATTTGTTCGAGTATACCAAATGATAATAGTGTGTATATCGGCTTATGTATTCAGACATTTAACGGAAGTACGGAGATAGGAAACTCCTACTCCTCTATTACTGCTTATGTTCCATTATCTGCTGCACCAACAGTATCATTTACATTAAGCGATAATAAAGGATATTCTGGTACATATGGTGGATATGTACAAAACAACTCTGCATTACATATAGCCACTACAGCCACAGCAAATAATTCTGCGACTATCAAAACAATCACAGTTAAAGCCACCATTAGTGGAACTACGTATACATATTATGGAAGTAGTGTTAATATATCTCTTCCAACATCCGGTACTTGGACAATATCCGTTTCTGCTACGGATAGCAGAGGAAAATCAACAACAGCGGCTTCTCAATCAATTACAGTTCTCGCATATAGCAATCCAACAATTACAGCTTTATCGGCAAGACGAACGGATTCTTCTGGAAATGCAACATCAAACGGCTCATATTTACAAGTTATATTCTCAGCCACTGCAACAAGTCTGAATAGTAAAAACACAACAACGTTTCAGATAAAATATAAAAAGAAAAGCGTTTCTTCTTACACTTCCGCCACCCTATCTTCTTATCAAAATAAATATTCAGTTTCTGGTGGTTCATATATTTTCCAAGCAGAAACATCTTCTGGTTATGATATTCAATTAGTTGTCACAGATAAATTCAAAACAGTAATTTCTCAAACAACTGGTAATTCCGTTTCAAAGGTATTCTCTTTCTTTAAAAACGGATTAGGTATAGCTTTTGGAAAAGTTGCTGAAGCTGAGGCTATTGCCGAATTTGATTGGAAAATCAAAGCGAATAAAGGATTAACAGTCAGTGGAACCGATATTAATGTGTTAATTAATAATGCCGTACAGAAATTATATCCTGTAGGGCATATTTTAATGTCTACCAATTCTGCCAATCCATCTACTTATTTAGGTTTTGGAACTTGGGTTGCATGGGGATCTGGACGAGTACCTGTCGGTGTCAATTCTTCTGACACTGATTTTAGTACAGTAGAGAAAACAGGTGGTGCAAAAACTGTTAATGTATCACACTATCATACTGAATCAATCGGAGCAGATTCTGGTTATATGTATTTGTCTGCTGGAGCGAACGGTGGTTTGTTTGGATCAGGAGTAAGATCCAATGTTGGGAACATGAGCTGGAAAGGAACTGTCAATACTAGTGCTGTGCGTTTAAATAATACTAATACAGCTGGAAGTACGACATTAAATAACTTGCAGCCATACGTAACATGTTACATGTGGAAAAGGACTGCATAGTTATTGTGGTTTATTTAGATACCATTTCATTTCGTTCCAATAATACATTAATTGGATTTGATATGATTGATCTTCGATTTCACATTTACATACAAAGCAAATATGAGAAATATATTTATTTTGTGAAATCAAATTCACTGGAATTGCTCCATAATCTTTGTAACGAAAATATAATGGGATAATCTTCCCGTTGGTATCAAACGATGCAATAACTGGTATAGAAATCATATTATAACTCCTTTGTTTATATGTAAAATCAGATATTTGAAAATATTTTACTACCATTATAACAGAAAAGAATGTTAATGTCTCTATTATGATAACTTCAGTTATTGCATAACTTAATAAAAGGAGAACATATGAATACGCAAATTTTAAGATTGCCGAATGGCACAACAAAAAATATGTATGTATATCTTATTGGTGAAGATGAAAGTACAATTCAATTTATTGACCAAGACTATGCCGACATAAAACAATTTTTTGGAACAGAAATTATTGATTATATAGATATTGTTGACGAAGACAATAAACTTCTTGATTCTTTTAACATTTATCAAAAAGTATCTTCTATCATATGTACTACGGATGTAGTTACAGAATATGAGCCACGTTTGGTACAAGAAGCATATGATGAAACAGTAACAGACAAAAATGAAGAAACGGATACAATTACAGAAACAGTTATTCATCATGATGCGATATATCAGGATGTAGCAAAATACAGAACTACAGATGTGATTATTGTAAAATTAGCAAAACCGTCTATTCGTGAAGAAGTTGAAAATATCAAATCTGTTGTTGGTATCGTAAATACCAATAGCATGAGCCTTGAAGAGTTTCGTGATTATTATAAGGAACAAATCGGCAAACAATGTACTGCTGCTATTGAGAGTGGATTAGCTATCGAAACGAGTCTAGGAAAGCAACACTTTTCGTATACTATTGAAGATCAGAGTAATATGAAAGATCTTGTTATGACGGCTGAATTGACGGATTTTACTCTTCCACTTCCTTATCATGCAAATGGCGAACTTTGTGCTTTATATCAACCTACGGACATTTTAAAAATTTATATGTCTTTAAGTGCTAATAAAACATATCATACAACATATTGCAATGTGTTAAACGCAATGATTAAAGATGCGAAAGATATTGAGTCTATTAAAAAGATTACATATGGTATGGAAATTACGGATGAGAAATATACAGATATTATCAAGACGGTGACTGATTCAAAAGACGCTCTGCTTGCAGCAGTTGAAAAGAAACTTGAGTCTCTCACTAAAACGGACGTTGCATGATGAGGAAATTAAATCGTATATTTTCTAAAATTCTATGTCATATCTTTATTTTTCTCCTTTCTGGAACAGTCTATTATGGAATGGAAATCTTATTTAAAAAATCTCATACATCACATTGGTCTATGTTCTTACTCGCAGGTTTTGCGGGTTTATTTTTTATTGATGGATTAAATGACTTATTTTCATTCGAAATGGATTACTTGCTGCAAATTTTAATCTGTACTATTGCTATCACGGCAGGTGAATATGTAGTCGGTATTACTCTTAATCAGAATTATACTATATGGGATTACAGAAACATGCCATTTAACATTAGTGGACAAGTATGTCTGCCGTTTTGTTTTATATGGATGTTTTTGTCTGCGATTTTTATTCCATTTTTAGACTGGGTAGAATGGGCAATCTTTGATCATAAACAATCTGAAAAACCTTATTATAAGATTTTCGGAAAAACAGTTTTTACATTTAAATAATTTGATGGGAGGTATCTATATTGGCATCTCCCATTTTTTATGTTGGAGGTGATTTTGTGACAGAAAAAGAATTCGTTGAAAAAATAGGTAAGCTTGCCGCCGAAGATATGAAGACAAGTGGAATTTTAGCATCAGTTACTACTGCCCAGGCTTGCTTGGAATCTGGATACGGAACAACAGAATTGGCAAAGAATGCAAATAATTTATTCGGAATGAAAACAAGTCTCTCTGGTAACACATGGACTTCTGCTTGGGATGGAAAGAGTAAATATACGAAGAAAACAAATGAGCAAACCAAAGATGGGAAAGTTTATGTTGTAACTGCTGATTTTCGAAAGTATGCAGATATCCTGACTAGTATCAAAGACCATTCCTATTATCTCAATGGAGCGATGAATGGAAAAGTAAAAAGATATGCGGGTTTATCTGGTTGCAAAGACTACAAAACAGCAACGCAGATCATAAAAAATGGTAGATATGCAACAGATGTTAAATATGTAGATAAAATTTGTAGTTTGATCGAACGATGGGATTTAACTCGTTTTGATAAACTCGGAAGGGAGAATTCGAATATGAATATTATTGACGTTACAAATGCAAGCAGACCTTATGTCCCACAATGGGGAAATCAAAAACAATATATTGTAGTTCATTATCTTGGAGTAGCAGGGCAAAATAATAAAATTAATTCAGATGGATGTGGCGCGCATTACTATATTTATTGGGATGGTACGATTTATAAAGCAGCAGACCATAATGCTATCCTTTGGCAAGTAGGCACTGCAGGATACTATACTCAAAAACATCCATATGCAAGGAATAGTAACTGTATCGGAATCGAGATGTGTCCTAAGTGTGATGGATCTGGAAAATATGCAGAAGATCCAACATGGTATTTTACAGAAGCAACGCAAAATGCTTGCGTACAATTAGTAAAATATTTGATGGGACAACTTGGTGTAGGTGCGGATCATGTACTTAGACATTATGATGTTGTTAACAAATATTGTCCTGCTCCATATGTTACTAACAATAAATATAAAACTTCTTGGACATGGAGCGAATTTAAAGCAAAGCTAGGTTCTACTTCTACTCCTACTGTTGCACCGTCCACACCAGCACAAACAAAAACATATAAAGTTGGTATGTATAAGGTAAATTGTGATCTTCATATCAGATCGGATGCAACTGTTAATTCAAAAGTTGTCAATACTATTCGAGATCGTGGCGAGTATACTATAACAGAGATTAAGAATAATTGTTGGGGTAAACTAAAATCTGGAGCTGGCTGGATCAATGTTTCGGATGAATATTGTACGTATGTTGGTGTAGTAGCCACTGCAAATAAACCAGTGCCTAAACCAACCGTAAAGCCAGCTACACCTGTATACAAAGTAGGAAAATATAAAGTTAATTGTGATGCTTTAACAATTAGAAGCGATGCATCCAGCAAGGCAAGCGCAACTGGAAGCATTCGTGACAAAGGAACTTATAATATCACTGAAATCAAAAATACATACTGGGGTAAGCTAAAATCAGGTGCAGGTTGGATTTGCATTGACAAAGATTTTTGTACCTATGTCGGTGTTTTGGATAAGCATAGCACTGTTGTAAATAAAGAATTTCAAATTGCAGTTAAGGAAAATGGCATCAGAGTTCGTGCTTCTGCTGGTCTAAGCGCTAGAATTGCTATTGGTTCTTGCCCTATTGGAACATATACTATCACAGAAACAAAAACTGCTGATGGATATACATGGGGTAAATTGAAATCTGGTGCAGGATGGATAGCAATTGAATGCTGTGTTAGATTATAATAAATACATGCGTGAAATAAGAAAAGCCACCCTCATCAGGCAGCCAGAAAAGAAATTTTTCTTTTTTCACCATCATATGAAACAACCGTTTCATCAGTGCAAAAATAGTATATCATATAAGATAAAATGATGCAATAATTTTATGGGGAATATCAATTAATTTTGGTATTCCCCATTTTTTTACGCTTTTTTATTATTTTTCTGTATTTTTAGATACGTTTCAGGATATCTGTATTGTAGTATATTCATGGCTTTTATCATATTTTTTTCTATTACGTGTACCATACCCTTTAATTCGCTATATGAAATATAATCGCTGTCAATTTGATCGACAATATATTTTATTTTATCGACCCAATAATCCTCTATTGGTTTTTCTTTTGTTTTAATATACTTATAGCATTGTGGCATATAATAAAAATCATTTCTTCTGATGTCTTGACAAATTTGTTGCATGAAAGCATTAAATCCTCCTACAGTTAATCTTCTAACTTTGTCAGAATTCTTAAAATATAAGTCAATATAATATTCAATTTTAGGATAATACTTTTTATCTAATTCAGAATACCTCTTTCCTTTAGGCGGTATATTCCTACTGCTACTATGTGCATAATTTTGGCTTATTATTTTTTGTTTTTCAACTTCATATTGACCGTTAATTATTTTACTTACATTACAAGGTAAAATATGATATTGTTTTGCAAGCTTGTTTATGCCGTTATCTTTTGTATACTCTGATCGAATTCTTTCGACTAATTCCGAATCAATTTGTTTCGCCGTTTTGCATACAAAAATATCAGATATTTGTATATCTAAAAATAATAATATATGAATTGTTCTAAGTGGATTCGCTTTATTTGAAAATATATCTTGCATTTTCTTAATCTGAGAATTCTTTTCTATACTATTCTCTAACAAGTATTGTTCAAAATCATTAATAAATGCTGACTTATGTTGTAGCCACGAAAGTTGATTTATATACCGTTTTTGAATTAATTTTTTATAGAATACATCAAACATCGTAATACCGTTTTTAAGACTCTGTTTTCTTACTACTAATTGATATAGGTATTTTGCGGTATTTATTTCACCGATGGTTCCCATATTATACGAATAATCATCATCAATACAATTTTCAGCTGCATGAAAATTAATTATTCTTGAATTATTAACATTAATTGACGAATCTTTAAGTTTACATCCGTGAATTACACAAACATTAATTTCTGGAATTTGATGAAAAGCATTCCAATATGTTTCGTGATATTGCTCTCTATTTTCTTTTGCACATAATGGACAATATTTTAGAAATATTTTTTGATGTTTATGTTTTGGTCTTAATGGAAGATATTCTGTAAAACTCTTGTCATTTGATATGAACTTTCTCAACGCATCTTCTTTGTTTGATTTGTTTAAAAATAAAGACCAATAGAAAAACATAGTGTGATTATAATATAAATCATTAACTATATAATTTTTCGACATAAAGGAATACAATGTGTCACTCGGTTCATTCACATAAAATATTTCGATGTATTCATGCGGTTGTTTAAACACGATTTCTTTAAAAGATTGATTATTCTGTACATTTATATCTTGTTTCAATCTTGAATACACGCTATAGAATAATTCATGTTCATATATTTTTGGAAAGTAATTTATCATAATTCTACCTCTTCTACAGTAAAAGTATTTTTAATAAGAGTTAAAAGATTACAATTATTAGACTGCGAATGATCATACAAATTCGCAATACTAATTCCGTCTGGATGTTTAATTATTATATTTTCAACGGGTTTCTTCATGGACGATTTAATCTTTTTTTGTATTCTTTCTGGATGCATGGACGCCGTTTCATTATATGATGCATTGAAAATATTAATGTTTAATTCTTCTGTGCCACTCATAATAGCTAGTTCTTGAGCCTTGTAGAATAGCGATACAACCGTTGACGTTACTCCATTAGAATGTGAATATAACCAATTTATAAGCTTCTCAGATGGTTCTGTATACTGCTGTACATATTGAAAATGCAACAACTTATTACAGAAATGTATAAAAGCATCATCGTAATCCGTTTGTAGATATCGCAATCCAATTGTCCTTCTCTCTAAATGAGGAGCGCTTTCGAACCAATGCAAACATTCCGGTGTTCCCACCATACAGATACTAATTCCGCTGCTATTGATGATTTGTGTCAACGATCCAATAAGCTTTTCGCCATTTTTATTGTTGACAACATTCTGAATTTCGTCAACAATTAATACGCCAACATGATTTAAACATATTTGACTAACAAAACCAATCAGTCTATCTATTGTATATCGTTGTGCTATTTGCAAATAATCTCCGTCTAGTGTAGCATCAAGAATACGAACAATTTCTAATAACAGACTTTTTACAGATGAGTCAAATGGGCATTGTACGAGTATAAATGGAGCAATTCTTTGGTACGGATCAGTTGTTTCAATAAATTTGTTTCCAGAAATCAATGATATTGCTCTGGTAATAGCACTACTCTTCCCTATGCCAGAAACTCCAATGATTGTAAACGAATCAGCACCACCTATAATACCATTATACGTTTGTATGGTGTTTGTTGTATTTTCGATTCTTTGCTGTTTTACCATCATATCATTTTCTTTTTTCTTAATCGACCTGAGTAATGCCATATACAATTTATTATATACATCAACAGATAATTGTGATGGAATATAAATATCATATAATTCTGATAACGCCAGAAGACGAGTTGGCATTGTTTCATTGGCAATGTTTATATTATAGTTTGGTAATATCTGCAATTGATTTATCAGCTTATCGCCACATAAAAAATCAGGCAATTGTGAAAGTAATTTACCGTTCATCTTTTAACTCCTCCCCTAGCAATCAATTCAATCTCATTCATCAGATCAATCTTCGCCTGTCGTGCATTGATTTGTTCAGAACGTAGTGTTGTTTTGCTCTGTTCTTTGATCTGTTCCACTTCATCCAATTTTCTATTCTTATATCTGCTTTCAACCAATTCAAAAGGAATAAACTCGCCCTTCTCTACTGTCCATACTACAGATACATCATCTGGATCGTAAGCAACCTTAACATCTCCACCTTGCAGGAATCTTTCGGCGCAATCATCCCGTTTATACCGCATCCCATTTACCACTAGACCACGCCTAGTGAATGTCCCAATGGTACGTGGGAGCAGATATAGGATTATTTTCGCGGTGTCATGCGGGAATGGAATTAAATTTGCGCCTGGTTGCTGTCTTCCCCATTCCCATATACTGGCTGCATATGGCTTTACTCCGTCTTCGATCATGGATTGTGTGTAAGGGAATCTTTCTATGAGCCGTTGGCTGTTGTAGTAGATAATACAACGCAGGATGATCTTTTCGAAATCAAACATTGTCAAACAGGCATCCAATCTGTAATCTCTTGCACCTCGTTCTTGGAAGTCTGGATCAATCACGCCTTTACCCTTAAGAAGAGGTTTATACATGGATTGAATGATGTCAAAGAATTTCTCTACTGCTCCTTTTAACTCTGGCCTGTAAGGTGGAAGATTTACCATAGTCACACCTGTTTCTGTAATCTGTGCAAAGGATTCTGAAGTATACTCGCGTCCCATATCTGTTACAAAGATAGCTGGCAACTCTTGCACGTTCCACTGGGATTTTTCTAGTGAGATGCCGAACTTTCTACACCATTCTGTTTTGTCTGTAAGGATATTTTGGAGCAGATGACATAAACTCTTTGTATCGTTATTCCATGAGAGAACATAGCCATAACACATACTGCTGTAAGCATCAATACAAGTAGTTAGGATCGGGCGACCTTTTAAGGTTCCTGTCTCGTCTATGAGGTAGATGTCACATACAGTTGAATCGAACATACCCGTCCCTATGTTGGTTGCAAACTCACGGATACCATCTCCTAGCAAGGGACGATTGTTCCGCTGATAATTTGACAGTCCATCTCTGGAAATATAATAAGTTTGGAGCTTCTTGGTTTTCCGGTAAAAGTATCGAAACTGATAAAAGGATGGATGATCGGATAGTAACTGTCCCATGCTGTCACAATACTTTTCTTTCAGCATCATCTCATATGCTGTAACAAGACTGTTTTGTCTGCGTGTATAGAAGAACTTATTCAATGCCCATCTCATGTTTTTCTCATCTTTAGTCAGTACCTTTTCTTTCGTATGAACTTTTGGTGCAAGTACAGTGACGGTCTGAAAGATTAGATACTGATACAGATAGCGGCGGATGGTCTGCTTACTAATGTTATGCTCCTCTGAGATGGAAGAGATGATGTTTGCAGTTGCTGTACTGTCTCCTAAGTGGTACAGGATTGGTGCAATCAGAGTGTATCTCTCATGCGCAATGCGCATTTGATCAGATGTAAGCTCCTGTTCGGCTGGTGGAGTGATGTTAAGCGCGTCATATAAATGCTTCTCTGGCAATGGGGTATATTGCGTTCTGAGCGTCCAGAATGGCATTTTCGGATGGAGACAGTCAATTACAAGGGTCTGGTTATCTGATGTCTTTAAAATTCTGTAGAACGTGTTATTGATATAGGCTATTTCAGCTTTCTGCATCTGTTACAATCCCCCAATCTTGAACGTGATGGGCAAGCCAGTAGGAATGTGATATGTCCAGAAGTTTAATTGTAAGTGGCTTGGGCTTGGTCAGATGACTTCGTTCTACGCACTCTCGGACATATTGTGTACCATCCTGTCGGGTGATAAGGAAGTCTGTGGTATAGTCTTCATCTTCGAGTGGCGCATTGCATTGGAAAGATTGAACAGATGGATCGGTTTCCAGTTTGTCTGCATAAACAGATTGGATGGTATTGTAGCATCGGCAGATCGTGTCACATTTAGAGAGAGACTTTTTCTCACAGCGTCCTTTGTAGTTTTTCTTGTACATAGTGTACCTCCTTTGATTTTATGTGTCGAAAAAGTTACCCAAAAATGAATTATGTGTGTTTCGAAAAGTACCCAAAAATGCTTGTTTTTGGGCGTGTGTAAGAATAAGTACCCAAATCCTGTTGTTTTTGGTAAAATCTGGGAAAGCACGAATCCAGTGTTTATGCGGGTTCCCAGATTTTTTAATATTTATCATTACACATCCCCAAAAATAGAGTAAAAAATATACTATGTTTCAAGGCAACCTCCTTGAGCCTAAAAAGGGCAAAACTGTTGGTTCTGCCGCTGATATGACTATAGAATATTTAATAGATATTTTGACATATATTTTCGTGTAAACTTTTCCGACCGGAAGGTTTTGTCTATGTTTGGAAAGGGCTGATGAGAAATGGATATGGGATAGATACAAGCAGATGAAATCACAGTTTCATCGGAAAATTTCAAAATTGCCAATCCCAAAAACCCAGTATTTAAGCCTTTTTATCTGTGCATAATTTGTTATTAACGTAAAAAAAGACCTCATAACCACATTTCTATGGTTACAAGGTCTTCATTTTGTTATTTTTCAATTACTCCGGCTTGTGTCCGGGCTGATGATCGGGGTAAGGGACAGTTGGAAGCTGGTCGGTGATCTGTTAGCGAACGGCTAGAGGATCAGTGACTTTGCCCTTTTGAGGATCAACTGGATTGCCCTGGGACATAGAGAAAACCTTGTATGGGGATATTATAACCTTGGATTCTCTCCATGTCAACTATCCTACCACTCTAACATCGGCATAATACATACCGGAATTAAGAGCTTCTGAATGGCTGTCAACATAAATATCAACGCATCCACTTGGCACTCCACGATCTTCTACAGTGTAGATCTGACCGTTAATTTCTACTTTAGTTCCAAACGGTAAATCAGCCATGGCAACTGTTCTGCCAGCTACAGGATATGTACCAGATGCCGTTGGACTGCCAGCCCAGGAACCATTGCAGTTTGCACATCCGCAGTAATGAGTGATTCGATATGCACCAAGACTGTAGCAGGAATAAGAAGTTGTCTCTACGAATTCCGTCTCAATTGGTTCAGCCTGTTGAATAGGCTCTGAGATAAGCGGGGTATCAGAAAGATATTCATTTGACATATAGAATACATTATCACCAATCTGTACTTTTGCCCAGTTGCCCTCTGTGATGTCAAGCACCTCTACTGATGCTCCATATGGAAGAGCGCCAATTTTCTGAGACTCAACAGAATCACCTGTTCGATAATTAAGACCGATGCTAGGTTCAACATATTTAGTCTCTGCATTAGCCAGTGTTGGAGTGAGTAATACGGTTAGTAGAGTTACAGTAGTTGTTAGTTTTTTCTTAAAATTATTCAATGGTTTAGACCTCCTGACTTTCGTATACTTGGACTTCTTTCGCAAGCTCTGCTGCTAGTTCACCTTCATAGGTAAAATCAATTGGCTGATTTAGAGCAAGGCTGAAGATACCCATAATGGATTTTGCATCAACAACATATCTTCCAGATACAAGTGTTGCATCTCCTGGATATTTGCTGACAGTTACGACAAACGCTTTTACTTTATCAACGTTGTCAAGAACGATTTGTTTTTGTAGTTTCATTGTTTTGTTCTCCTTTGCATAATTTATATTTTGCAACAATACCCACATGAGGTATTGGTACATTCATACCATTCTTCCCATCCAGCTCCCATGTAATCATATTTTTGGAACTGAGGAAGCATAATTGATTCGCAGCGTGGACAAGTTAATATTCTCTCATCCACTGCTGCACATTGAGCATCCCATGCCCAATTTTCTTCTCTATATTGTAGATCGTCGTCCATATTAGTTTTTACCTGTACTTCCAAAACCACCACGACTTTTTCCACTTAGCTCTTTAACAGTTTCGAAATGAATTTCTGGCTGTTTTTTCATAATACGGAATTGGCAGATACGATCATTTTTATGAATAACTGTATCTTCCATAGCAATTACTGGATATTTCCAACAGTCCTGTGGCCCACTGTAAGAGTTATCAACGATCCCAATCGAGTTACATTGCATAATCTTAAAATTCTTATATGTACTGCTTCTAGGTGCAATGTGCGCTTCATATCCATCAGGAAGTTTCATTCCAACGCCAAGAGAAATAAGTCTAAATTCACCTTTTTTGAGATGTACGTCTTCTGCAGCTCTTAGGTCAATCCAATCACCATTTTGAATAGGTGCGATTGGTTCTATATCTGCAAAGTATTTAATTTTAATTGTTTCTGTATCCATAGTATTTTTCTCCTCTTCTTTTGTTTTCTTTAGGATTTTTTGATTCATCATAGTTTTTATGATACGATTAATTTTTCTATCAATCTCTTTTACGATCTTGTTATTACCATATTCTCTGTTGTAATAAGGAACGTAAAGCTGATTGTGGTCTGAGTCGAACACTTGATAGAATACGTCCTGTTCCTCAAGATCAATATATAGACGAAACTCAATCGTATTTTTATATACACTCCTTCGATAACAGCCAAAGGAGAATCCATTCTTTCTGAGCTTATTATTGGAGAGATCTGCTACCAATTGATAATTGTTTAAGTCAAGCATATAGATACCTCCTTGCTTAGATACTTGAGAAAATCATCCCATTGTTCCTCAGAATGGATAAATTCTTTACCTTTAAGCATCTTTTTACACATCAGTTTTTTAATTGTCTCAGACTTATATTGTTTCATTTTTTGCATACGCTCAAAGATGTAATTGGATGTAGCACGGGATATGATAAGAAATTTATCTTTTGGTACATCTTTTACAACCTGTTTATACTGTTCCAGATCCGATTCTGGGATTTCATATTTTTGTTTTGGAAGATTTCTGGTTGAGAATGGAGAAATATCTGCTCCATGTGTAGACGCTTTAAGAAGTGTTGCAATGTAAGAAATGTCTCTTGGATGAAAATGAAATTCAATTTCTTCATCATTTTCCATGATATGTTTTACTGTTCCTTCGGACAATAGTTGAGGATAAAGTTCTTCGTATGGGATTTTATCTTCAATTTGAAGTTTATCTAACGCAATTGCTCTAAGAATGTTATGACCTCTTCCAATTGATGGAATGTATGCAACAAGGTCATTTCTGCCATAATAATAGATTTGATTACCGTATTGACACTTAATATAAATATCATCCGTATCAAGATTTCCTTTATCGTCTCGTGGAAAATCATTTGTATCATGATCCAGATTAGCCATTAGACGATATGTTCCTTTGTATTTCATTAGTGGACTTGGCGTAATATCACCTCCTAATATTCTTCGTACAGTGTTTCGCTGCTAACTGGAATTTTATTCTTTTCAGATTGTTTAACTGCTTTAAGAGCTTCTTTTCGATCAAAGAAAATCGTCTTGCCAATATTATCATAGCTGAAAAGATATGCTATTTTAGTACGTTTTTCCATGCCACAGAACCATCTATTTTCTTCATCAATAGTACGAATTTTAAGCTCGTATACATCGTATAAGCCTAATGTTGGCATGATTCTGGCGTAGTATAAAATGTCGTTTTTATGTAGTTGTGTCATTAGTTATCCTCATATAAAATAATTTTATTTTGAGCAAGAGTTTTTTGTACATCAATTACTCTTTGGTTTGATGATCCACACCAATGTAAAGAGACATCACGTAGTTCTTTTTTGTACCGACCGTCAACAATGACATCACATAAAGAGATTAGTTTTCTTGTTTGTTTCAGACGTTTATCTCTTTCTGGATTAAAATCACCAGTTATAACAGGCCAGATTAATTGTTCAAATTTGTAGCCTGTGTATAACCATATCGTTTTATTCGGATATTGTTTTTTGATTTTTTGTGTAATATCTAATACAGTTTCAATATTAGATTCAAACATTGGATCTCCACCACTCCAAGTAATGCCACTAATATAGTCTTTTGATATTTGATCCATAACTTCTTGTTCTGCATCATTATTAAATTCAATGCCACCGTGTGGATTCCAGGTTTGAGGATTTTGGCATTCTGAACAATGATGGCTACATCCAGATACCCACACAACAACTCTTAATCCGTCTCCATTATTTTGGTCTGGATATGTAATATTGTGATAATTCATATTTCTCCTAACAGGGCTGGAAATAATACATCCAGCCCATATAATATTTAATGATTACATGCTTACCCTGTCCTTGATTTCTGCATTCTTTGCTTCGTTATAGCGAGTTTGACCGTGAACTCTTGTAAATCCTAAGTACCCGTTCATTCTGTCAATCTTTGTGATCATCTTACTACCACATTTTGGACAAATATCCATTTCTACTTGCTGATATCCGCAATCTTCGCAATAACACATTGCAAGATTTACGCCTTCGTAGAAACCTTTATCCATTGCTCTAAGCACAAGTGTCTTAATTGCTTGTTTGTTGTATCCAAGATTATATCTGCAATATTGAATCTTGCCGCCATTAAATAGATTCCAGAATCTTCCTTCCTTATCTTGTTTTTCAATCGGATTCATATCTTCTGATACATGGCAATGGAAACTATTGCTTACATATTCTTTGTCGGATACGTTTTCAATAATCCCATAAATTTTACGGAATTGCTCTACCTGCAAACCACAAAGTGACTCTGCGGGCGTACCGTAAATTGCATATAAAATATGGTCTTCTTCCTTGATTCTGTTTGTGTAATCATTGATATACTGCATGACCTCTAAGGCAAATTGCCCATCTTCTCTAATAGATTTTCCATTATAAAGCCTCTGAAGTTCATTCAGTGCAGTGATACCATAACTCATTGTCATTGGAGGAAGAATAGATTTAATTTTATCATCTGGATTTAGATGTCCACCTAAAAAACCACCTTCACAGAAAGCAACCGGATTAACACTGGCATGAAGCTCTCCAATGTAATCATAGGTTCTTTTATGTAATCCACGAACAAGTTCAAGATAGTAATCTAATACTTCATAAAAATCTTTTGACTCTCTACGAGCTTTTGCAAGAATCATTGGAAGATGCAAGGAAACAACCCCAAGATTAAATCTTCCTTTAAAAATTGGTGTATCATTTTCATCTGCTGGATGCATACCACCACGTTCATACCATGGACTAAGAAAAGCCCTACACCCCATAGGACTAACCACTTTTTTATATTTTTTATACATTTCTGCTACATATCCATCGCCAGTTAAAGATAACCAATCCGGATACATAGTTTTTGCGCTGCAATCAATTCCTGCATTAAACACATCTGCACTCGGATATTTATCCGATCCATCACCATGCAATTCTTTGTCATATAGAAATACGATTTTAGGGAACAATACAGGACGTTTAAATCCTTTTTTACCCTGTCCGTCCTTATGTACATTAAGAAGCGTAATTGCAGCCATTTTGCCGAATTTAGACGTAGCAAGACCAATAGTTATCGTAACGAATGGATAATCCCCTCGACTCGAAGAAACCGAGTTCAATTTATATTCAATTCCTTGCCAACCTTGTTCAAAGTCACGATGTACTTTATTGGTTGCATATTTATCTGCTATATCATTGAGTAAATCATTATCGAATTCTGAATCTACACAAAAAGATATGTCTTTAAATTCATCAAAATATTTTCTATATGATTTTTCTGCATATGGTTCAAGAATCTTATCTGCTTCTGGAACGGTAAAACCACCATATTGTTGCGCTGCTGTTGATAAAATAATATCTCCCATAACATCAAAAGCCGTATCCAAATAGTTTGGCTCATTATACCAAATGTTACCCATTTCAAAACCGTTTTTCATAACATCCCCTACGTTAAAAAGGCAACAATTAATCGTATCGAGTCGAGCAGACCTATCATGGATATAAATATATCCATCTTTTGCTGCTTGTTTTTCTGCATATGTTAAAAAGAATTTTTTATATAATTCACTATTCAGCTCGTTGAAAATCAGGCTTCGCTTCGTTGCAACAAGGGCGCTGTCTGTGTTGGCATTGCTCTTGTCTCCGATGTAGCGGATGGACTGGCTACGCTCATATACTTTATCCATCATATGTACAAAATCTTTTTTGTAATTCCGATATTCTTTATACATTTTGGCTACTTTTGGGTAGTCTTCTTCCAATACAGCTTCGACGATATTATGCATATCATAAATTTCGATGCTTGTATCATCATCGTAGTTTTCTTCGATTTCTTCCCAAACATCATTCAGGATTTTTTCATAGTCTTGATTACTTAGTTCAACCATTGCTCTTCTTGCAGCTTTATTGCAAGCATCAATGATTTTTTGCTCTTGATATTCTTCAATTGTTCCATCTTTCTTTACTACTCTCATTTCTCCACCTCCTCATGAATTTCTTCTTTCTTCCAAGTGTAATTGCAGCAGTTATTCATTTGCTCCAATTCTTCATCAGCACTCTTGGAAATTTTACACAACGACATTACAGTTGTGCAAAACCCAATCCCAAGAACTGCTCCAAGTACCACATAAAGTACACTCATTATTAGTTACCTCCTACCTTTTGATATATCCTTGACCACCATCTCTGCATTTAATACAGATATGGCTACAAGGCGATTCACTGTAATTTGATTGTCTTGTTACAGCTTCAATGATATATTCTCTGTCTTGTCCTTCGATTTCTACAGTAATAAAATCATCTCCCATTTGTTTTAGTGTACGGCATAGCTCGCCGCTTGTTCCAATATACAATGTCTAATTTTCTTCCTTTCATAATAGTAAATGTGCAATATCCGTCCAATTCATTAACCTCTTTCCAGCCCAATCTTTATTCCAACTATAAATATCCCCAAAACAATATTTTTCTTGAGCATTACTTGTTTCTAACATATGTACCGAATCATCAATAAGAATGCCATCGCTCATATCTATATGTGATTTATCTTTGTATTTTTTCATATTTACACCAATAAATTCTGGATAGAAAAGATACTGATTAATCCACTGTTCTTTTTGTTTTAAGTTTGGAGAATAACCCATGCTAACAATTTTTACCTGATATACTTTTCCAAGTTCATCAATAATTTCATGTGCATCTGGCATAAATTCCAGTTCATAAAAGAATCGTGGTGTGTTAAAGTATGTATTAATGTATTCCTTAGATGTACAGGTCAATTCTTTAAAATCATATGAGTTAATCTCCCACCAATTAACATGATGGAATTTCTTATAATATTCAAAGTCTTCGTTGTATAGGGACACAATCGTTTTGATCGTGTCCACTAGCGTATTATCGAAGTCAATATAGATCGTTTTAATATCTGGTCTATACATTGTTTTTATTCAAATCCTTTCGAATAATGTTTATCATTTTTTCTACAGAAGTTTCCAATGACCTGTCATTGAGAATACGATAATCAATTAGATTAGATTTTTCAAAATTGCTGAACGAATCATTTTCTGCAGCATAGTTCTGTTTCCATGAATCATAGTCACCACGTTTCTTTGCACGTTCTTCTGCAGTTGTATATGGGGTTGTAATATAGATAGATACTAGACGGACATCTATATCTCTTGTTTTGAGTTTAAGTGTATATAATCCGACTGGATCAATGATATAGAAATTAGAATTTAAGATTTGCTCTTTTGTTGCAAAACTGCAATATCCAACTCGATCTGTATATGCCACCATGTTTGGTTTATATTTTTCAACGTCATCAGGTGAAATAAAAATATGATCTGAATTATCAACTGTTTCGCCTGGTCGTATAGATCTGGTTGTATAAGATTTAAGAACCGTCATATTTAATTTCTTAGCAGCTTCTTTGGCAATAGAGGATTTGCCAGAAGAAGTTCTGCCAAGGATACAATATAGTGTGTGCAAAAGGAATCACTCCTCTCCATGTAAACTGTAGAAGTATTCGTTATATAAATCATATCTTTTCTGAATATTTAGCCAATCCATTTCTTTGTTGTTCTCTCTGAGCCATTTCTGAAAACGGGAAAAGAATCCACACTGTGTAAATTCAGGGCATCCTGCTCTATAAATACAATTTGGAACAAGAATATTTGATTCGAGTGGATGATTTTTATGTAATTCAATCTTAAAATCTTCCGCCAATTCTTTTGCTTCATCAGTTGCTGCTCCACATAATCTTTTTCTCCAAGAATCAATAACATTTTGCATATTTGCATATCCATCAAAATTAACAGGCGCATCTTGTGGTTTTCCTGATCTTGGAATATCATCTTTTAATCTATCATCTCGTTGAGTACTAATAAATTTTTCAAACTTATGTCTGCTCCATTCTGTACTAACCCAGTATGGAATTTTTTTCCACGACCAATCAAATTCAAGTAATCTAATTGGCGAATGTTCAGACACAAGTAGTTTACTCATCCATTTTTCTGTGGCATCTTTGTCAGTAAACTCTTTGTTATCTGTAGTTCTGCAATGATTTTTCACTCGTTTCCAGTCATCATTAATCCAATTAAAAATTGTTATTCCCATTTTTATACCTCCCATAATGTCATATCATTTTTAAAATTATCAAGAACTTTTTCATCATCTGTTAAAATCTCCACATACGCAGGTGCGTCAATCGCAACGCTTAGTACACCCATCAGAGATTTAGCATCAAGAACAAGTCTTCCGTGAATATAATTGATATCCCAATCTTTATATTCTCCACATTTAGCTACGAATAAACTTGCATTGTTTACTGTTTTAAGACAGATTTTAATTTTGCGATCATTCATATTTTTCACCTTCTTTCTTAGCTGATGTATTCTAGGAATTCATCTTCACTCATAATTTTTACACCAAGGCTCTTTGCTTTCGTATTTTTACTTGACGTAGAATTAACATCATTATTGATCAATGCAGTAACCTTCTTCGAAATCGATCCAGATACTTTTCCACCTAGAGATTCAATCTTCTCTTTGAGTGCATCTCGATTCTCGAAATGTTTCAAACTACCGGTAACAACAAATGTTTGTCCCGTCAAATCTTGTCCGCTACTTGTTTTGAGAGATACTTTCTTTGGCGTTTCGAATGTAAATTCTTTACCAAGTTCCCACACGTTACTACATTCTCTATTGAAATATTCATCAAGTGAATTAATAATAGAATCTCCAATGCCAGGAATATGAGAAAAGAATTTTGCACCTGGATGCGTCATATCTCGTACAAAACTTTCGAATTGATAATCTTCCGCCTCGGCAATAACTTTACTTGCTGTTTTGCCAACAAGAGGAATTGATAATGCATATAAAAATCTATCCAGTGTGGTATTTCTGCTCTTTTCAATTGAATCAAATAGTTTGGAAACTGATTTCGAACCGAAACCATCAAGATTTTTCATTTGTTTTTCGTACTTGGTGAGATAATAGATGTCTTGGATAGAATTTAACCATCCTAGAGAAATGAATTTTTGAATTGTCGCTTCAGATAAACCATCAATATTCAGTGTGTTTCTACTAACTGCATGAGTTAGTTTGCCAAGTAATTTGCCCTTACATTCAGGGTTTGTACACCATAGAACTTCTGAATCGTTTTCTTTAATGATTTTAGTTGGTTCGCCGCATACTGGACATTTATCAGGAATATGAATAAAAGATTTTTCCATATCCTTTTCAAATCCATCTGAAATGAACTCTTCTGCCCAACGCAATTGGGGAATTATAAGATTGGCTTTAAATACGCCAATTCTTTGTCCTCTGAATGGACGAGGCATTAGTTCTCGCATGACAGAAATATTATGTAAAGAAGCTCTCTCTACAGTACTCCCTTCAGTTTCCACAGGTTCAAATACTGCAGTCGGTGTTAGAATACCCGTCTTACCCATTGTGAATTCGATATCTTTCAATGTAGTTTCTACGGAATCGTTTTTTACTTTAAATGCGATACCATTCCTGTTGTGGTGTTCTGTACTACCAAGAGACTTACCGTATTCTACATCTTCAAATTTAAATACAACCCCATCTTGTGGAAGGTGCTTTTCTGCAGCAAGACTAATAAAATTATCAATTTTACATTGTAGCTCTTCATTTTGATAATACTTTAAACCTAATACTTCACACGGAACAATACTAAACCCTAGCTTCCCTGCTTCAAGTAATCTGAAATAAAAACTATCATGTGCTTCATAATCGTTATTGCTAATTGCTAGAATAGGATCAACTTCTTCTACCACTTCCCAGGCATACCAACTTAGTTTTCTGTCTTTGACGACCGATGTATCCAAACTTGAAAGTGTTCCTGCAGTAAGATTACGGCTATTTTTATATTCTCCATTTTTATTGATCTCTTCAAAGTCATCAAGCTTGATTAAAGCTTCACCATCGATAACATATTTGCCCTTTTTATTAATACGTAGTGGAACATTCATAAACTGTTTTACATGCTGTAAAATATCATTTCCTTCTGTACCATTGCCACGAGATTCCGCCCCGATTAATTCACCATCTTGGTAAATCAATCTACAACTAATACCATCAAGTTTAATAGAAGCTACAATATCGTGTCCTGCTGCAAATTTTTTGATTTCTTCTACAGAGTGGCATTTGTCAAGACTTAACATAGGAGTCTCATGTTTTACTTTGATAAGTGATTTTAGTACTGCTCCACCAACTCTATTGACTGGGCTGTTCGGAAATACTGTATTTGCTTCTTCTTCCAATTGCTTTAATTCAAGTAACTTTGAATCAAATTCGGCGTCACTCATAAGTGTTGTTCCTGATCCATAATAAGAATCTGATGCCCTATTCAGATCATGAATCAGTTCTTTCATTCGTTTGATCTTATCCATTTACCGATTTCTCCCCACACATTTCTTTTAAATATTCAAGCAATTCATTGTCTTCCAGATAATAAATATCAATATGTTTACATCCATCCAGCCATTTTTTAAAACCATCCCAAAATTGACCAATTCTCCAATCTGGTCTATATGTCATGTGTAATCTTGTTACTTCATTATAAAAATTATATAATCTATTTGGATCTCTCATATTTTCTTTCCTCTCGACTATTCTGTGATTTCTACAAATGTATTTGTTTCTGGTTCATACTTATATGGAAGACCATTTGGCGCAAAATATGGTGATGGTGTTGTTGAAGCTCGACCATATCCAATTGATCCGTTCCAAAAATACACGATTTTTGTTGTACTATCATAATATAAATATCCACCAATGTTAATTAAATTATCGGTTCCAAGAGATTTTACTGTTACAGTATCGTTCGTTTTTACATTTGCTTGTGCTGATTCTACTCTACATCCTGAAAATGATAGTAAAATACTGACACACAAAAATATTAGTAATTTGTTTTTCATAGATTTCACCCATTTTCAAAACTGCTTTTTAACACACTTTTTTTAATTAATTCATAAACAATATCAAGATAATCTCTTTTATCGCTATATCTGCAATTGACATTTTTATGGATTCTTGGATCGTCCTTTATCCAATCATTTTCCCCAAAGTATACATTACTCACAAAAAGCATCTTAGACCCTCGTGCTACACAAAGATAATAACACTCTGTATCTCTTGGCATTCCTTTACATTTTTTAAATCCGAATTTTTCAAATTCTTTTGCTGGTACTGTCGGAATTAGCATCATCTATTACCTTTCTTGTAAATTTATATTCTTCACCAAATTGATCAGTTGATTTATAATTCCATCGTCCTAAATTAAACAACTGCTCTTTGTACCCATAACGTTTAAGCCATTTTTTATTAATTCTCTTCTTATGATGTTTTCTTGCTTGGATTTTCTTGACATACAAAATATTAACTTGATCTGGCGTCTTAGAAAGATCAGCGCTAAGAATTGCTGGATTGATCTTTGATATATTTGCTGAAAACGAAAGAGTTCTTTCATCTTTTGTAATGATTGGTTTATACCTTATATAATCATGACATTGTTCGACTGTATTTCGTGTTATATTGATCTCTTGTATGTCATCAAAGAAACCTATTTTTTTCTTTGATTTTGGGTCTACTATGGTAATCCCACCACATACACGCTCATTCATGCAATAATTAATATTCATTATTCTCTCCGTCATCTTCTGGTGGAGCAAGCTCCAAACCTAAGATTTGTCCTACTTCATATGCAGCATACGATGTGCCACAAGATTCTCCATCAAAGAAACAATCATAATAATTTCCTTCTGAACGCTGTGGTGTAAATCCACATGCATATGGATCATAGTTTTTATTGACCCATTCTTTTAATTTTTCAATAATTTCTTCCATAGTCGATTCCTCAGTGTATTACCTTATTTTGATTATAATAGTAAAGATAAATGAAACCAAAAATTCATCTAGTCATTACTTAATTTACTTCCTCTCATAATCCTATAGTATTTTGGCTCATTGTTTGAGTTCCATTGTGTTACATATGGATCTATACACAAATATGCAATCGTGTCAAATTCATCTTTTGTGATTTCTTTGAAATTATCTTTCTCAATAAATGATGCAAGCATCTTTGATTTTAATTCGAGTGTTGAAAATCCTAAGTACAATCCATATTTTGTTACAATAAAATGCTCTCCATCAAACCTCTCGACTTTAAATACTTCTGCTTCCCCATCTTCTCTGTTGAGTTCTCTTTCAAAATATCTTCCTACGTAATTTTCAAAATTTTTCATCGTTTTATCTCCTTTACTTGTTCTCCATCATTTTTCTGAATTCATAATATTTTTTTGTGTATTCATAAGAATCCTTAAAAATATTTGTTACAGCTTTATATAATTTTGGTTCATACTTTTGGATTATTTCTAATTCATTCTCAAAATCTCTGCCATAAGGACAGCCACAGCAACCAGTGCGTTTTAAACCATATTCCAAGTAACAATCACTATGAATAATTCCATATGCTTTCTCATAATCTTCTTTATCTGAATTTTTATACCAGAACAAAGGTCTATAATTGTCAATGTCGTTATTATCATCAAAGCATGATTTGTATGCTGTTGATCTAGCACCACCTTCAGCTTTCCTGATACCTATAATCTGTAAGTCAAATAATTTGCCATCTATTCCATACTTTACAATGTTATGCGCAACATTTTTCTTTGCATATTTACAACACTTGTTTGAAATATTAAACGTTGGAGGATTTGCAATCATAAATTCTTTCAACCATTTGTTTCTTGTAATATTGAAACAACTGTCGTTACCTTTGCTGCAACACCACCATTCCAAGGCAGACTTACATTTTGGATATTTCTTATATAATGTGTCAAAATCTTCATCTTCCCATTGAAAATTATGTTTTTGTAATCTTTGGATAAATTCACTGACTTGTTTTGATAAAAACGGTTGTCCATATTCCTTGCAGGACGTTGGAATAGGTTTTATAGCCCTATAAGAATGAAACGTAATATCATATTTTTCTTCAAGATATTTTAAATGTTCTTTTGTGGCTTGATATTCTAATCCAGTATCAAACCATACATAATCTACTTTATTGTCTTTGTCACATCTCCAAACGATATCTAACATCACATCACTGTCTGAACCGCCTGAAATTGAACAAATGATTTTCTCATACTTATCATTGTTGATAATTGCCCATGCACGAATCAAATTATCACAAATCGTTTGATTTACAGGACAACCATTTAATAGTTCCTCAATTGTATTAGCTTTCTGTACCAATATGTACTTTCCTCACTGAAAAATATTTCATTTCAATGAGGTAAAGCCATACTCTTTAAAAATGAGTCTTGTTCATTTTTTCGTGGGTGTCTTTTTACGCCACTACCACATCACTTTTTCGATTTATATTAACCAATGATCCGTCTTTTATAAATCATCGTGACAACCTTCGCTGCACAAAGGTATTAAATACATATGGTGAAAAGCTAACCAATTGGTAGTACAGCTTCGCAAAATCTTTCTATGTTGTTTATTTCACAATTTACCATCTTGTGATTTGGATTATCATTATTATAATCTCTCATAAACATATCGAGCCAGAAATCAAAATACTCATCATCTGCACTTGAATCCATTACTGCATATCTATCAACTGTTTTATAATTACCTTTTTCTGTAAGATAAGATAAATTGACTTTATATACCGGCAATGTAATTTTTGTTTTCAAGAAATTCTTTGGATGTATATTTCTTAGTTTTTCTTTTAAATCTGAATCATAAATTTCAAATACGTCAATTCCTGTCCTTAGAGAACAGTTTTTAAAAAACTCACTCGGATGCACTACTTTTCACCACCTTTCAAACTGAATGAAAAATTAATTTCATAATTAGAAGCACGTTCATTTCCGTACTTCATGAGAGCATCCTTATCCCTGACTACGTGAGGGTTGCGGTTTGTTCCAGAGTATTATATTCTGAATTCACAGGTTCAACTCATACACCCATCGGTTGACTGAAATATTGCTAACAGTCTTCACCTTTACCTTTTCACCATCTCAGACTTTCAGTTCCTTTCACCGCATTTATCTTTTTATTATTTTATTTCCAATTAAAATACGGAGTATATCTTCCACAGAAAAGATTGCAGCATCTTTCCTTATATACAAACTTATTATTCTCTAACACACATTCTCTAACCATAGATTTTCCGCACATCGGACATTTCTTTGTGATTTTACTATTTTTATTGCCAATCTTTACTTCATATCCAAGTAATTCATGCATAAATTAATTACCCCCATGACATTTATTCTCTTATCTCAAATAATTTTTCCACTGCTTTTACACGCTTGTTATTATCAATTGTTCTTTTTACTTCTTGTTCCCAAATACAATCCCATCCTGAAGGTGCTTTATGTTCACTAACCAGAACAATATTCTTTTCGCTCATTTTTTCCGCCCAATTCCAAAATCTATCATAATCAAAGTTTTTGCTTGTACCATATTGTTTTACTCCGCAATATGGAATATCACAGTAGAATAAACAGTCAATTCTATCAGAATATAACTCTTCATAATCTCCGCATTGGAACAGAATATCTTTTAATCGTGGAATCTGTTCTAATAGGTTTCTTCTTGCTTCATCATAATAATTTCTTTCAGTTCCAGCTTTTGTACATACAACGCCTGAATATCCACCATCAAAGAATCGTCCGTTATAGCTCGCAAGAAATCCAACTGCTCCAATATACCAGCCAGGATATGTATTTAAGTCTTTGTTGAAGCATTCTCTTACTTTTGAGTAATGTTCTTTTGTAATAAAATCTGGAAGACTTTGAATCCGATTTAGATTCTTGAATATTTCTATAAGATATTTATGATTATCGGATGCAATTTTTGTATCACATTGAATCTTATCAATGATATTGCATCCACCACAGAACGGCTCTATATATGTTTTTATATCATAATCTTTTATTCTCTGCTGAATAATCGGAATTATATATTTCGATATTCGAGACTTTGATCCCATGTATTTCATTAACAACTATTAAGAGCAAAGAATTCTTTAATGTACGTACAAATCTCATACTCCTTTCGTTAAGTTTGTTTATTCAATTAACATGTTTTCCAATTTGTGAATTTCTTCTGTAAGTGAATTAATTCTTTTATTAAGCAGTGCGTTAAATCCTTTTATAGCTTCTTTTTCTGTGTCTGCAAAATATCTTGCGTAAAGTGACACACCATTTTTCTTTAAGTCTTTGCCATTAACTTTGTATTCATAAAAATATTTATCATTTTTAATTCTTCCTCTTACCGGCTTACACATAAGATTCAAAGCTCTCTCATCTTCTTTATAGGCGAAAGCCCAAATATCCTTGTTAATTGGTATATTATTAGCATCTTCAACCACACCTTCAAATGGGATGTGGATGTAATATTGATATATTCTTACTGCATAATACATTTTGTAGTTCTCCTTTTAAGGTTATGTTGCACTCATCATTAATTGTTGATTTACATATTCTGCGATTCTTTTTTGACCAACTTTAAAAATGTCTTCATCTTTTTCAATACAAATATAATTCCTATTTGTATTCATAGCCGCAATCGCTGTTGTCATGCTTCCTGCACATGAATCCAAAATAAGATCACCAGGATTACTATATGTTTTGATTAATTCTTCAATCAGAGCAACTGGTTTTTGAGTGCTATGATATGCCGATTTTTGAGTATCTTTTGCAAAAGTCCATATAGATTTTGGGTATCTTTTAGTAGAATCATAATCAGTCCAACCACTCTCACCATAATTTGTAGTATCTTTGGCATTGACATGATGAGATGCTTTACTAACTTTTCTCTCGTGTCCATCTGTCATTTGTGGATTATATGTTGGAGGTTTCTTATAGAAAATACAGATATCTTCATGAGAACGAAGAGGCATTTTCTTCGCATTTAGGAATCCGGTAGGTTGTGTTTTCTCCCAGATTAGATTATATTTCCAGAGTTTTCGGTTGCTATGCATCAAATCTGCTGTAAACATTCCGTTCGCAAATAGAATAATTGCACCACGATCTTTGATAATTCTTTCGTACTGCTCCCATAATGGTTCAAATGGAATAACTGTATCCCATTTATTCCTAGCAGTCTGACCGAAAGGAAGATCCGTAATGATGCAATCAATTGACCCATCATCAATTTTTTTCATACATTTAAGACAATCTTCGTTGTATAGTGTGTTTACTTTTAACATTTATTATTTGGAGCAAATCATGATTTATGCTGCAGCAAATCTCATACTCCTTGTTTTATTTAATATAATGAAAACTAGATGTTTGTAACCATCTAATACCTTATTCTCTTGTCCAATTGGAAATTTTTGAGCTGAAACGCTCTAAGAATTTATTTTGTTTTTATCTTTTACAGGCAAAAGCCATTTTAATCCTGAAAAAGGAATGTGATACAATTTACCTTTTTCTTCGTTGTATAAATCAATATTATCAGAATTATAATTTAATAATATTCCAACAATATTTTCTTCACATCCTTTATAGACTTCGAAAGTAACTTTATACGTCTTGTTTAAGGCGTTTGAGAAGCAATTATATTTTTGAAATTTCATTCGTGCTATATTTCCTCTTTATTTAAATCCAAGTTTTTTAATGCTATAAAATCAATCTCTTTATGTGGCCAAGCTTTAATTAGTTTTTCATTAACATGTTTGCAGCTATCACATTTCCATTTCCATACAAGATCTTTCTCTGGATGTCCAAAACTGACATAAATATCTTTATATTCTTTACCACAATGATCACACTTTAAATATGTAATAATCTGACTCACACGCTTATTCCCCTTTTGCTTTAGTCATATTATGAATCATTTCTAATGCACTTCTAGAATCTTCACCAATATCATTTTGATAAGCAGCATTCTCAATTAATGTTTCAACACATTGTTTTGTAACATAGACAAGATTATAATTATTAATCCTACGCACTGTATCTACGTCTTTATCTCCGCATGGCATCGTATAACCAATCAGACGAGATAATACTTCGCAAATAACTTCTTTATCCATTTATTTCTCCTACAAACATATTTTTATCTCCCAAATGAAGATCTTTACAATCAACAAAATTTTTAGAAGGATCGATCAATCCTGCCAGTGTATACTGCTCCCAAACCTTTTCCATAGTTTTATATACGATATCGAAGAATACCGGATTACAAATAATACGTTCTTTTCTCTGTATTCTTCTTTTCTTACCACATCGCTTAAGAGGAAAACCAAGCCTTTTTAATGTATTATTGTTAAAAATATATAAGAGCTGATCATCCGAAAACTCTTCGCTGTCATATAATTTTCTCATCATTTCATTTTGATAAAAGTATCGTTTGATATAATCATGTTTTGATAGATTATCACGCGGCAAGATTCTAAGCTTATTAAATTCTTTCATATAATTTTCGTCCATATTTCATCACTCCAAATATTCTCTATTCAATCCCGCATCTACCATGATATTCTCTAACGTTTTGTCATCAAAATCATATGCATTTGGATATTGATATTGCGCAATACGCCAAACAAGAGAATGGATGACTTCCATAAGCTCGGTTTTACAATCATCAAATCCTTCTACGTATCCAATGTCTTTCCCGTTCATGTAAGACATTGTTTCATTGCTATCTATCATTTATAACAATTCCTCCATCTGTTCATCAGAAATCTCTTTATATTCTACTTCATATCCTAGATATTTCAGGAGATCAATCCAATCATCATAATCAATTCTATGCCCTTCTCTAATGTAATCTTTATAACGAAGAACTGCATAACCATCTACTGTTATAAGTTTAATTTTGTTGAACGATGTGTATTTTGTTAAATAACTATATTTTAAAAAATATTCTTGTCCAAAAGAATCTTCAACAAAAATTATTGCTGGCGTAGAATTACAATCTACTTTAAAGTTATAAACCATTTCACCTAATGTTCTATCTTTGTTTCTTTTGTAAATTTTTATACTGTCTAAATCGATATCATGATTGATTGGAACTGTATACTTATCAATAAAACATGTTATATACGGTATTTTATAATGCATAATTCTCACCTCATTTCTACCTCGCCAAATTGCATTGTATTATCACAAAAAGTTTTCATTCCACAATATGTTCCGCACAAACCATTTGACTGAACGCCTGTTAATCCGTCACAAGAAAGTCCAATTATGTTTACTAATTCGTCAATTGTATCTTCATTCATAAACAAATATGGTTTATATCCGTTCTCAAGTTTATAAATGTGAATCTTTTCATTTAGTTTCATAAAATCTAATTTTTTAGTTGTAATTGTAAATCTATCAGGTTTCATAGTTTTACTCACCTCGTTTCTTTCTTTCGATTGCGCGTTGCTCCTTTAATAATTTACAGCTTCCACAATTGCTTCTGTTTTTGCAAAACCAACAATTATCATTGTCTAATGTCCACCACCAAGGAGGTTGCGGTCGTTGTTTCCTTTTTACTTTACCCATTTATTCTCCTATAAAAAATAAACGAATGATACCAAATAATGCAAAACTTGATCAGTTACATATGATATTTTTTGATATCTCGCCTTTAGCGGATCAATAATACAGTGTGTCAAAAAAACAACTCCAAGCTGCCAGGTTAATCCAAAGGCAAGGTAAAATGGTAAACAATACAACGCACAATGTACGAATAAATGATACCAATTACTTCCTTTAGTCTTTGCAATAAAGTCACTTTGTAAAACATAATCACCAACCAAATGACAAAACACTAATAAAATTAATTTATTCATATATATTTATTTTCCTTAAATTCTCTAAATGAAAGAGTGAATTCATTATTCTTTCTCTAAATATTCTTTCGCTACTGTATTCCAGTCAATTGTATAATTTTGACAATCTCTCCATCCTTCACGACCTACACTACAATCTGTATATCCACCTTTAATATGCTCTACATATTTGCATAGATTACAATAATCATTCTGTTTTAATACTTCTTTTAACATCCGGATAGAAATATTATATTCGCAACTTTGACACAAATTATCATCAAGTGAGTATGAATGTCCTCGTATTATACAATTTATACATGGGCTATGTATATTCTCTAAATTAATTTTCATTCATCTATTCTCCCATTAATTTATAAAATGTGCATCTACTTGTCAGCATTGAAGCTATTACCATCCCATGAATTATAGCTTGTTTGCATTCTTGATTATCTTTGAACACTGTTGCATCAATCATCTATCATATTCTTCCGTCATCCCTATGTATAAGCAAGCCAATGAGTAAGGTAAATTATCCATCACTTAATTTCCTTCCACATACAGGACAATAATTAATTTTAATATTGCATGTATAATAATCATCGTCACATTTATGCCAGATACAATAGATATTATTTATGTTGTCATATGTAATACAATTGATAAACCCTTCTCTGTTAATTGGATGAGTTGCATTCAATTCTAATTCAAGCCCATCTCAAAATTCACACATTTATTTTTAATCCTTTCTGTTGATGGCTGTTCTACCCTTGAGATGCTGCTATTAGGCTCACATAGTAGATAACTATTTAAACTACACTGTTATACCATCACTCAATTGAAATCGACATTTCATGCTCGTATTACTCTACAAATACGCTCATATTTGGCGTAAATTTTTCCGTTTTGTTCGTTAGAATACTTTTTTACCAACTCTTTCATTTTCTCGTTAATGTCTTCCTTATTTACGTCAATTTCATAAGCATATATACATGTTTCGTCATCATATACTTCTTTCATAACTCGAATAAGGTCTACGATTTCAGTCTCTATTTCTTTTTTCTCATGGTCTTTCTTCCACTGTTTAAGGATTTCAATAACTTGTTCAGGTTTATCTTTTCGGAAATCTTGACACGTTATCTTCCCTTTTACTTTACCAATAGGACATCCATTAAGGCATTTATGTTCGCAACAAATTTCGCCTAAAATCTTAGTTGCTTCCGCTGCTGTCAATTCGTCTAATAGTTCGAATTCTGATTCAAAACCAATTCTCCAAACATGTTCATCGCCACAATCTACGTTAAAACCGTCTTGGTAACAAGTAAGACCATCTGTAGAAGGTCTATTAGTAATAATACCAATTTTTCCTTCTGCGCCATAACAACCAGTAGTTGCTCTGACAATTTTAATTTTATCTCCAACTTTATATTTCATCATTCTTTTTCCTTCCTTTATTATCTTTGCGTTTTTTCATTTTCATCTTCCAACAGTTCAGGATTGTCAAATATGTTGCCTACAGTATGGAAACCATCTAAATCCGCCCAATATCCCAAGTCTTTTCCGAGAAACTTAATATTGTTCCACTTAATTGCGAAGCATCCGTTTTCATACACAACTGTTCCCTTATACCATCCAACCTGAACAATATCTCCCTCAAAGATTTTCTTTCCGATCTTGTCGGTCAGCCCTGTGTACTGGCAAACTGTATTCGGGTCAACATTATAAAAACCAATGCCTTCAATGTCCCATTCGTCACAAGCCATTCCATTATACTCGGCAATCACCAAATCACCGACAAAAACGTGCCTAGGTTTTTGATAACCATCGTCAAACAAATATCCATCTACCCATTCACCATTATCGACACGTTTCCCTCTAAAAAGTATTTCTCTATTCATAATCTTCTACTGTCTCCATTTTTTTCAGATCCTCAATAAATCAAGATTCATTAATTATCTTTCATGAATTTCTCTAGATTTAAACACATACACTTAATTAAGATACTTTATGCTTCCATATAATTAAATTTGACAATATCCATAGAATCATCCATCCCTTTTTGACTAAGCAGATCGAGAAGATTAGTTCCAAAATGATCATCTTGAATGAAAATCTGTTTTACACCATATCTGGAACACATTTCTATAATAATATCTGCTGCAGCGTCTGTTTTAGAACACCATTTTGAATATACGATTTCAGCTTGCGGTGCAGACACTGCAATTTGAATATTATTTTTATTTATATTAACATAAAGTGTATTATCCATATTTGTGCCAAGCTTTTTACGATTTTCAATGCGTTTCAATCTTTCGCGCTCTTTTGGCGAAATTTCATCATCAATAATTATATCTTCTAAATCTAATAAACATTGTTTAAACCATCTAGAATCATCTCCCGCTGCTGGATTATATGTTTGCAATTTCTGAATAATCTCTAATGCTTTATTTTCTAATTCTTTATTCATCTTTTAGTTTCTTCCTTTCAATTTTTCTATAATATGTGGGTATGGATTTTCACCATACATAGCTACTCACACCCTTCTGCCTAATCAGACCCAGTATCATCAGCTATTTCACTGTTTCAGATACCGACGGAATTGAACCGTTAGAGCAACCTATCTGTCATTAGCGTCTACATATTCCGCCACCACACATTATTTATTTTAATTCATAACATGAACAAAATATTCTTGGTAAATACTCGACAAACCAATCTTCTATAACTTTATCTTTCGCTTTACATATATAGTGGTCTGGTGTATACATGTCCTTGGGTGTTACAAACATATTATATTTACAGTATTTACATCGTCGATGTCTTTTTCTATAGTCAATAATTTTCTTTTTCATAACGATATCTCATTCTTTCGTCAGTTTTCTTCCGCACCATGGGCAATAGTTGATATATTTTTTATCATGAAAAAAATCATCATCATAACTATCCCATGTCATCGTTTCGATATCCAAATAATATTCATTAGTCAGTGGATCGATAAAAATTCGATTATCATCAGATTCATAGTTACAATATCTGCACATTACATAATCACTTCCTTATAATAGTCTAATAATTTGTTCATATAAGCAAATATCTTTGTCATTAATAGCTTTATTAATATGCATATGCCCAAACAAATGTCTTTTATATTTTGTCGTAACTTTTATATCTTCTAGATAATTTGTAAGGACATCTGGTTCATATAAATTATTACCACTCATAAGATATAATTCTGACGTCGAAGGACTGTGGGTGATAATAAAATCGACCATATTGTTATTCTCTTTTAATACATTGATTCCATGCTGCATTTCCTCATCAGTTGGCAATTCCTCTTCCCACCAAGATAAATCCTTAACACGATACATATATTTACCTTGTTTATCAAGTTTCTTTGCTTTTTCCTGCCAATTAGAATCATTGTAATCAAGAATGCCATCTTGAATATCATGGCTGCTTGCCCCACCAAAAGCGAAGAACTTTGTTTCATCAATTGTAAATACTTCTCCTCGTATAAGATGTAATACATGGGTTCTTATCTCATGTACTTTGCCACCATGCCATTCTTTTATAGGATAAGTTGAAAGTCTTTTGTGATTTTCATGATTCCCATCTACAAATACTGTTGTAAACGGTTTTTTGTTAAGCCAATCTAACCAGTACTTTTCTTGTTTACTTTCCTTATCTCTATTCCAAACAAGACCGAAATCTCCAAGAATAATAACTACATTTTCATCTTTGTTATTAAAAAAATCCTTTTGTTCGTAGAAACTATTTTTACTTAACCTGGTAGGATCTCCATGTATATCACCAGTCACATATACTGCCATAGCTCATCAGCCTTCCATCTTTTATCATCCTGACAAATTATTCTTTATCTTCTCTTGCTCTCCATGCTTCCAGAACTGTCAATAATCTTTGTCCTTTTTTAGTTAACCAGCATCCACCAATACTACTCCCATGTGTTGTAAAATCTTTGTCATCAAGAATATACATCATGAATTGTAACAGACCATATTGAATGTCGTTATTATAATCAAGCAAAAGATCATTTTTGTATCTATCAATAACCTCCTGATAATCAATTTTTGATATTACAAATTCGTTTCGTATATTTAGATATCTTCTTATCGTCTCATATGTAAATTCTGGATTTCCACATCCGCATAGACCCAATTCTTCGTGCATGTAAAAATCTAGCAGTGGATCGATAAGACTTTCTTCGTACCATTCTTTTCTATATCCCTTTATGACATCGTTGTTATATGCGATATTAGATTCTGGATAATTGTCTACAATGTATTCCGCTATTTCACTTAACTTCATATTTTTATTCTCCTACCACGCAATTTTATATTCTGTTTCGTTATACTGTGTTGAAGATGTAATTTTGTATCCTAGTTCTTTCAGGTAAGCAATTGTGGCTGATGAAATGTTAGTTTCATCAATCCAACAACTGTACTCACCCTTACGCATTGCTGACTCGATTTCAGGCATAATAGACGCTAATTCAGCATCTATTTGCTCTTTGTATGCTTTGTTCGAGATATTTCTTGCTTCTTGTGCTGTAAACATATATTCTCCTATTTAAATAAATTCTTTAAGTAATATTCAAAGTATCCTCTGATAAATAATCCAGAATATTTATTGTCTGGCATAAAGAAGATTGGAATATTGTACTTAAACCATATAGAATGCAGCGAAGCCCAAAATGATTTCTTATTATATTGAGTATCATAATTCCCAGATGCAATATCGGCATAAGAACCATTTTCAATCAACAGTACTTTATTCTCTGGTGCCAAACATAGTTCCTTCTCAAATCTATCTCTGCCATTTGTCAAATTACCACTAATTTCTTCCAGACTGCCCTTGCGCTCCACGACAATCTTTTTATCAAAGTATAATGGTCTTGGAATAGAAAGCTTTTCATTCTGTTCGAGCATAAAACTATAATCACCATATGCCAGTGCTTTCTTTTTATATTTGATGTCTTTTCTATCGAAATAATCAGTGATGTGAGAGAACGATTTTTCCCTCGTATCGATCAGAATAACGATGGAGGAGATTAGTTCCTCCATCTCTTTATCTGTATATTTGTAATTGCTAAATATCTTGAACCACCTCCTCTACATTATTTTTTACTGTGAATTTTCCAAGCCAAAATTCGAATTTATCCGGAACTTCCTTATATATTTTCTTTCCTGTTTTGGGATCGACCTCGCCCGTTGGTTCTTTTTTATTTTTCTTTTCCAGGGAAATTATGTATAGAATTGAACCAAGTTCGAATGGATTACGACTATATTGACTTGTCCACATTTTGACTGTTCGTGTTTTACCGCTATAGATTTCAAATAACTTAACATTCACAATAGATTTTTTGATGTCTAATTCAGAAACATAATATAAACGTCTATTCACTTCTGGATCTGAACCACTCACAATTCCAATAATTTCCCTCTGATTGTCAAGTCTTTCTTTTAAAGTTACTTTTTTGTATGGTATTTTAGAAATTAATTCACATAAGACTTTTTCAGAATCAAGTTTATTAAACTGTTTTGCTGTCTCATTTCCATATTGAGCAAGTATAACAAATGAGATATTATTTTTCTCTGCCTTATCCTTTGAAATTTGTTTTGCACCTTTTAACAAATCATATAATTTTGCAGTCTCAAGCAATGTATTCACATCACCATACTTCTTAAAATAATTAATTCTAATAAGTTTATTGACTATAGTTTTATTGATTGAATTTAGAAACAGCACATCAAGTACATCAGTAAATGTTTTATATTCCGATGTTCCCAATTCATAAAGAGTGTTAACGACTCCTTCACCAAACCCTTTTACACTTGATAAATTAGGATATATAATCATATTCTTTTCGTTGATTGTAACTTTTCTATTGTCTGCTCCAAATTCATAATCTCCTAGTTTATATCCCCAAAATTTAATTGCTTCTTTCACAAGAGCATCAATTTTATCTTTTTTATTCTTCTCTTGATAATGATTAATTGCTACTTCATAAAAAATCTTAGTATGATGAGCTTTAAACCATGCTTGATAAGCAGAATCACCACCCATGCTATAAGCATGAGGAGAGTTGAAGGCGTACAGGCCAGAAGACTCGATTACATTCCAAACATTATTAAAATTATCTGTTTTACCAATCTCTTTTTCCCAACCTTTAATTAATCGCTCTTGTAATTCTTTTAACATTTCAGGATGCAGCCTATATTTTTTCTTTGAAATATTTTTAATAACACCATATGTTTCTGTCATCTTTAATTGTAAGAAGGATAGTACTTTCATAATTGATTCCTGATAAAGCATGAAATGAGCTGTATCAGACAACAAATCATCAATCTTTTTTTCTCCAGTTGTATATGGTTCACGATTTAAAAAAGTACTAAGTAGTGAAGCAAAGCCTGGTCGAATTGCTGCAATAAAACTACTTAATTCTGCAAGGTTCTGCGGTTTATATTTTTTTACTCGATTGGTAGTAGCTTCTTTTTCGCATTGATTTATACAACACGTAATGCCATTTGCATAAATGTCCCATGTCTTTTCATCTCCATCAATCATATGTCTCAGTTCTTCAAACGTAGGAACTTCCTTGCCAATACTATGAAAAAATTTATACGTAAGATATACACTATCTACAATAAGAAAATCTTCTTTTACATACCCAAATTCATCAAGATAACCACCTTCAATAGCAGCGCATATAGTTCTTTTCCCAGTCGATTCTGAAACAGCACTAATTAACCCTACTTCTCTTCGAATGTCTCCGTCAAAAATGAAATGTCCACAAGCATGTACTTTTAAATTGATTGTGATTCCCTGATATTCATTGCTTTGTTTAAATAAGTCTAAATACTCTTCTGGAATATAATCTTCAACATGAATATCTTCTTTTTCGTCATCATCCGCATATTTCAATGCTTTATTATATTCATCCAGATATTTAGAGATTTGATTTGCATCTTCTGGGCGTACATCATTTGCTCCCGCATATAACTGCCATGCAGCTTTTTCTTTTAATTTTTCTATCGCCATTAATGGATAACATCCATGCTCACCGAGTAATTTTCTCGCTGCTCTTACAAAAGGCTCTTGTGTGGCAACGTTCATGTCAATATCAGGCATTTGTCCTGCAAGAACACGTTCTTTCGTTAAAAATCGTTCCGGATAAATTGGAATGTCGGCGTTAAAACGGTCTACAGTAGTAAGTCCCAACAGTTTGTTTGTAATAAATGATGCAGCACTACCTCTTGAGGTAGTAGTTAAAATTCCTCCTTCGTTATTAACTGCATCATCTATAATTGATTTGCTCGTCAAAAAGTAATCGACTACGCCAGCTTCCATAACCTGTTTTGCTTCATAACGAATGCCATCAGCTTTTTCTTTAGACTTATCCTTTTCTTTTGCATAAGCCCTATTTAAAATATCTTTATAAATTTTGCATTTTTCTTTATAGGTTTTATCTTTATAAACACTTGGTATTTTAAATTTTCTATCTAAAACAATTACTTCGCATTCTGATACAAAAACATTGGTGTTCATAATCGCTCTAAATATTTCCTCTTTATTTAGAACTCCCTGTTCTATAAACCTTTTTATAACCGTCTGAGTATCTGGATAATCAAGATACCATCCCTTTTCGTCTGGATAATTGATGTTCTTATATTTTAGAATCTGATCACGTTTAATAGAATTTTCTTCTTTAACATAATGACTATCAAGGCCACAGATGATCTGAATATTATGTTCTTTTGCAATTTTCAATATTCTTTTATTGAGTTCTTTTTGCTTATCGGTATTGTGATATTGAACTTCAAGAAAAAAATTATCTCCAAAATACTTATGGACTTTCAGCCAAACTTCTTCAGCATCTTCATAATTCCACCCTGCTAAACATGCAGATGTAACAATTACGTTGTCTTTTGGGATATTAAATAATAGTTCTAAATCAATGCGCGGTTTATAATAATATCCATCAATGTTTGCCATAGATAAAACAAAATTAATATCACGACGCCCCTCTGCATTTTTTGCTGCTATGATCATATGACAATTTGCTCGGTCTTTTTCTTTTCTATCTTTTACCCAGTAAACTTCCGAAGAATGAATATATTTAAGATGTTCTTTTTCAGCAACTTTATATACTTGAAATTGATTCCCCTGTGATCCATGCTCTCCTGAGTATAAACACTTTGCACCAAATTCATGTATTCTTTCCGCATATGTTTCTATAGATTCCGCACAGTCCGGTGTTGATGTGTTACTAAAATCTTTGTGACAATGATAGTTCTCTAAATATAAATTCTTTTCATATTCTTCTGGTGAATAAGGGAATTCAAATGTCAATGTAGGAATAATTTTTTTTATCAACTCAATATTAGAAATTTTAATCCACCTCCGAAAGTACATCGCATACTGCTTTTAGTACAAATTTTCTACCTAAAAATCCACTATCCAGACTACATACGGCTTCGAATTCATCATTCATAGTGCTATGATCCTCCATATCATCAAATGAACCGTCGAAGTTCCATTTGATAATCTGCAAGTAATCATTCGGTTTTAGAACTAAATGCTTATAATCACTCATCTGACCAATTTCGTAATCACAAATATTATCCATATAAGCTCTTACTGGTTTAAAATTTGTGCCAGAAATACGATCAATCTTTTTGATATTCTCTACTAATCGTCTGGTAATATCTTCGACATCAATTTGAATATCAATGTCAATTGTTGGTTCTTTAAACTCTGGAAGGTTTGTCTCGACATAAGACAAGAAATTGTTAAGATCTGATTTTTTGATTTGAATACCCGATGCAAGTTCATGCCCATCGGCTTTTGCATAACCACTATCATTGCAGATTTTTCGGAAATCATCAACACCTACGGCTCTCATAGAACCTGTATATTTTGATCCGACATCTTTCAACACTAAGATCGGCTTTTGATACTTTTCTAGTAGCTTATTTCCTAATAAACCAGCAATACCATATTGTGTATCAATATATACAGTGATTACCTTTTGATCCTTTTGTTTCTCACATTGTTCATAAACATTCGGTAGTAAACGCTCCACTTCTTGATTTTGTTCTTCCTTACATTTCTTTAATGCTTTTACATAGGCAAGCACTTGTTTGTTATTATCTTCTAGAAATGCATTCATAGCAGTTTCATTTTCACCCATACGGTTCGCCGCATTTACAATTGGAGCAACACTAAATGCAATTGCCGTACTGTTGAATTCAAATCCGCCGACAATCTTCTTAACTGCTGGATTATAAATCTTCTCAAGTCCTTTCGATACAATATAACGGTTTTCCATAACTGTCATATCCATCATATCTCCAACTAGACCACATGCCGCAAGATCTACCAATTCATCTGCATAATCTGTAAGAAATTGTTTATCCAAATATTTACAAAATTTCCATACAACTCCTGCTCCAGATAATTGTGGGTTGCAATAATCTCTTTGAGAAGAAATAAGAATTATATATTTATCATATGGAATTTCCCGTTTAATTGCATGATGATCTAAAATAAGCACATCGATTCCTGCTTCTGACAATTCTTTATACTGAATTTCGTCTTCGTCTAAACTATCTACAATAATCAATAAATCTAAAGATGCAAACTGCTGTAAATTTTGTCCTTTTAATCCATGCTGTTTACCATTATCAATATATGTAAAAATGTCGTCTGTGAAATGTCTCAAATATCGCGTCATAATCGTTCCTGAAGTGATTCCATCAGTATCTGTATCAAACAAAATACCAATGTTTTCGTTTTCTTCAATTGCCCGATTAATACGTATGTATGCTTCATCAATTCTATATAAAGAATCTAGTGGAAGCAAATCTTCTTCTGTTGGATTTAAAAAATGTTCCGCATCTTGAATTCCTCTTTTTTGAAGAATCGTATTAAACACTTCATCCTCATACATTCCCCTACAATCGTTTAAAATATTATAATTCTTCTTCGTCCTTATCATCTCCCAGTATTAAAATTTCGTTGTTTATGATATACTCAAATTTTTCTTTACCCATATCGGTTGCAGAAACCTTTGGAGCATAATATGATTTTGTCCAGTCCCAATATCCAATTTCAAATTCTGCAAACTTAGAATAATGACGTAAAACTTCTACGTTTCTCTTTATATTGTCTAATTCATATCCTTGGTCATGAAGAAAAATCACCTTTGTTGGATGTAATTCCACCAGCAATCGTGCTTGTTGTACACTTAAGCTTCCACTCATAAGTGCTACCGCATTCCTATATCCATACGAATAACATTGCATGACAAATTTTTCTGCTTCTCCTACAAAAACAGTATTTTCAACAAGATATTGATAATTTTGAGTATAACCAAATAATGTAGTGCTGCAGCGCCCAGGATAAGAATAAAAATATTTCAGCGCACCATCTGAAGTCTCATAATTGAAACGTTCCTTAACCCCAATAAGCTGTCCATATTCATTTCTGATGGGAATAACAATTCCTTGTGATTCGACGTCATATCTTATTCCAAAATACTGCTGTGCATCTAACGATATATGATCTTTCAAAAATCGAATATTTGGATAGAATTGAAATTCATCTAATATTTTTTCGTCATATATTTTCGATTGAATAGTGTTTCTTTGTCTGATCTTTTCATAAAATCCTCCAAAGATTCCTTTTTTCTGAAAGTGTCCAATATAATCTTGTATATGTAACACATTTTTTATTTCATTTAAGACATCTACAAATTCTACTTTTCTTTGATTGGTGATATATGAAAAGATATCAGTTTGAATATTTCGAGCATAATCATGTACGTACAGCCAATTATTATTTTCAAGCTTAATTACAATACTTTTTTTCGAAGATTCTTCATCTCGCCCAAATTGCATGTATGTAGGTCGAATGACTATATTACAGTATCCAAAATGTTCTAATACATCTTTTAGTTTTTCTGGATTATTTAATAGCTCTTTTTTAATATCTTCTAACATATATCACCACCAAGTTATTTTTTATCTTATTTCTCCGTGTTTTGGACGGCATTGTGCCACTTCTCTGAAGATAGAATGATCGCCTGAAAACTTTAAAAGATACGCAATACCAGTATCACTGGAGTTATTACCATTCCGAGTTTTTTCTACAAATAACATTCTCCATACTGCATTTGGATCTGCTTTATATTCCTCTTCAATCCATTTATCGTTAATCTTTTTCAGTCTAAATGGATGGCAATAATATTTACTTTTTTCATCAAGTTCTTCAGCATAAACAGTTCGCATAAGGAACAAATTCTCAAGAATTTCTTTCGTCTGCTTGGCATTACTAAGGCAACTGGCATCCAGGAATAATTTTCCTTTCATATATTCTGCCAACTGAACTGATGCCAACATGATTAAATTATATTTTTTTGCCAACTTATCTAACTCTCTACTGTCTCTAACTAAAGACAAATCTTGTCTGGAGGATGAAAAATCGCTCTCCTGGATTTTAAACGTATCGTATAGAACTGTATCATATCCAAATTTAAGAACATTCTCGCGTACTTTCTTTTTAATAACAGCCATGTCTGCATCGTTCATAGCAATGAACTTTACGCGACCCTTATAATTCTTTCTCCAGAATGCTTGCACATCTTTTAATTGCTCACGACTTTCCTTGTTTATATCACCCACAGACATTTTCTTTTTCGTGAGTTTAAAATATCTGTTCCTCTTGCCAAGGAGCCAAACCATAAATTTAATTTTAAATTTTTTAATATTTTCTTCGTTGGAAATAATAAGAATTTTCCGATCATAATATAGAAGAGCCATGAGAACTGTAATCCACCAAGTGGATTTTCCTGCGCTACTGAATCCTCCCATCATTGTGAGAGTTCCTTCTAACAATCCCATTATTTGCCTAGATAAAAAAGGAAAACAATTAATTTCTTCTCCGTTTTTATCATATCCTGCTATATCAAAAGGTACACCATTTTCTTCACCTTCTGCACATGATTCAATAAATTCGTCATCGAAATCTATTTCTTCTTCTTCCAGGATCTTGCTCGAATATCCGGTACCATAAGTGCTTATTCTTGCCTCATACCAATCCGTTACCTCTTCAGCAGTCATCTTTCGAAATAATTTAATAGGAATAACTTTCTTATCCTTGATATTAATCTCTTTTAAAAGATTAAATCCATCATCGCACATGCGAAGCATAACATTTTCTCGATACAAGATATCAATGTATGTATCAAAATTCTGTGTATTGATAATGTCCATCTGATGCTGAATTGAATCCCATCCACCACAATCCTCATATCGATCAATGACTTCTTGTTTTGAATTTGACAGAATAGTTATTTCATCAAGAGAGTAGAATCCTTTTTTTCGTAAATCTTTCAGTAATGAAAAATAAAACCGACCATCAACAGTGATAAAATCGTCCTTTTCGAATGTCGTATCATCCAAAAGAAGCATATCCTTAAAGAAACAGCTTATAACGTTTCCTTCATATTCGATTCGTCCTTTTAATAGCTGCGCAGGATACTTTTCTTTGACACCTGTAATAAATTCAGCTATATTACTCACCTACCTGTTCTTCAATATCAGATAAACTTCTTTTCTTCTGTCGTCGTTTATAATGACCATCCGGCATATCAACCTTCACCTGTTTAGGTGTTTCTTTTTCTTTTGCTTTAAAATCTGCAATACCGTTTTTGATAATTGCAGAAAAATATCTGATTTTAGCGTATTCACTCGAATAGTCTCTTTGCTGAATGACAGATGTCATGTAATCTTTATTCTCTTCTAAATATGCTAAAATCCGATCATAAGAATAAGATCCAAGTATAAAACTTAACTCTTTGAATAATGCAGTATTAATTACTTTATAACCAAAAATCTCATTAATACACTCGTATGTATCGTCTCTTATTTTTCTGTCATGCAATACAGTTAGATATTCTGCTTCATTGCAGTAGTAGATGTTTTTACCATCCACTACCACTTTGAAAGCATCTTTTCTATCTATCTTGTTATCGCAATATCTGCATTTAACAAGCATATCTGATACTCCTTAGTTCATCATATCGTAAATTCGTTTCAGTCCATCTTCATCTACATCATTGAGTTTTCCATATTCCGCAATGACTTTTCTGACGCTTGCTTTCTTATCTTTATCCGTACATTCTTTGAACATTGTGCGAATTACGGCAGCGAGATCTTCTGGATAATCAGATGTTTCTACTACGGTTTCTTCTGGTTCCACTGTCTCTTCTACTGGAATATCATCAATATCCTCATCTTCTTCAATCGGTTCCAGATCAGGTACTACTTTCGCAATAGACTCCGCTTTGTTTACAGTAACTTCTACCGATTTTTTCTTCTTCGAATTTTTAATTGCGTCTTTTAATGCTCTCAACAGTTCATTCGCATCCAGTGGAATTTCTGGTTCAATCTCAGATAATCTACTCTTGCTGTCGATGCTATAATTGTCATCTCTGAATACAATTTTTCGTTTTTCATCTTTAATTTTGCTCATCTTAATTTCTTGTTTTGTAACAATATTTTTACGACCTGTTCCCTCCAGATTAATAGTTCTATCAATACAAGCAATACCAATAACATGGAATTTCGTTTTAAATCCTTCAAAAATTCTTTGAGAAATATCAGTCGAAAGGACAGAATATTCCTCCTGAGTTAACGGATCGACCTTATTTCTCATTTTTACATGTCCAGTAAACCAAGTATTCACGCCAACCTTTTTAAGTTCCCATACTCTATCAAGAGCTAATTCTACAAGTTTGTCGTCTGCTTTCCCAAATCCAGACCATGCAGCATTCATTGTTTTTGCAGGTTCAAAACCTTTTTTCCCCATATTTTCTGTATTCCACAGTTTAATTACGTAAGGACACATAATCTCTACAAACTGATCCAGTGTATCAATCACAAGGATTTTTAGATCTGGATAATCTGTTTTCTTATTTCTAATAATATCTTTTGTTACATCATCAAACTTTTTCCAATCTTCACATGTCTCGTATGTATAACCTTCAAGAGCCTCCATTCCCTGTTCTTTACCCATATCAAGAATCATATATCCATCTGGGCCAAACTCTGTTTCACACGCTTTGGCAATAGTTGAAGTCTTTCCAATTCCTGCTTCACCAAGTAAACAAATTGTAAAGTCGTTTAAATTTTCGCTAATTGTACTTCTTTTACCGTATTTTCCCATTTTCAAAATCTCCTTTTATTTTAAATTCATCCGCAATTTTTATTGAATTATCATAAGACCACTCTCGACACAATTTTTCTTCAGCTTCTTTCCTTGCTTTAATTGCATCCTCTTTTTCAACGTAAGATCCAAGTTCATAACGTAAGCCGTTTCTTATTAACACCGATCGCCATTTCCCAGTGTCTTTTCTATAACTAACACCTTTGCATTTGGATGTATTATTTTTTGCTAACTTTGCATTAGATTGATTATTAAATCTATTAGCCTTTCTTAAGTTGATTTTTCTATTATCCGAAACATTATGATTAATATGGTCTATCTCGATTCGTGAATCATCTTCATTCATAATCAATCTATGTTGTTTTATGCCGTTTCTATCTACGACATAGCCATCTTTATCATACATCCAACAATAATTTTTGATCTTTTCATAATCTTCTAAGTCAAAATAAAATAGTTCGTTCTTTGATGTATAACCAATTCCATAATCATTGGTTAAATCGTATTTGTTATATTTCTTTTTTGTTAAATGATTACGAACAATAATCGCTTCTCTATTCAAACATCCGCAGGATCTTGTATGGCCATTCCTCAAACTGTAACCCCTTACTTTAACATTCTTGGTTCCACAATCGCAATCACATAACCAATAAATAATTTTTTGACCATCTTCTAAAGGAAGCTTACTTTTTGCAGTAAGCCTCCCGAATTTTTGTCCCGTCAGATCAATAAACTTACCCATTATAATTCATCATCATCGTCAAAAAGATCCTCAGTTCCTTCTGGCAGTTCTTGCTCGATACTATGAATCACCATGTCGTCTGCAGTGTACACCGTGTCCTGGCGGCCTTTCGTGAACCCTCTGGCTGGTTTTACAAACTGATACTCCTTGATTCTGTCACCATAAACTCCTTTGCTATATTCAGCACGGATATCATCCATAGTGATAAGTCCACAATCAAGGTCATTTTTCTGCTCATCGGTCAACATATCTTCTGTAATTTCAATTCTCTGTGCGCCATTCAGCATATTAACAATTACACCATATTCCTTAAAACCATCATCCTCGACGATAAATTTATGTTTAATTGCTTCGATTCTTTTCTTAGCTTTTTCATCTGCATCTTCTGCTACTACTGGGATTGCGACCGTAACCGGCACTGGAATATTTGCTTTTCTATTGTTGTCATACTCCATCATGTAACCATTAACATAATATTTGCCCTTTTCTTCAACGCTCATATCATCAAAGCTTTCGGAATTGAATAGAATATTAAATGTTGCTGTCGAAGATTCTTCTGCATCTTCTGCTGCTAGATAAATTCTATTTGGCATATAAGATTCATAAACAGTTCCTTTATTGTCGGAATACTGATATTCTCCATTTCCTCGAATAAAGAATTTTTTATCAGCATATTTTCCACTGTCAATTACTTTCTTAATGAAATCGATATAATCCCATTCAGAAATAAACTCATGACGTTTTTTAATACTTTTCTCAAGCGCGTCGGATACCTCATCTGAAGATGTCAGTCCAACTTCTTTTAGTTCTTCATCCGTTAGCTCACTACCCTCATGAAGCTTATCTGCCATATTCTGCAGTTTGTATCTTCGTCCCGGTTTTTCAAGATCAAAGATGAATTTTTTAAATTCAGCAACTTCTGCTAGTTTTGGAGAAGTCAGACGTTCTTTAAACGGAATCTGAATACTTTCGCCTTTAGTTTTTTTACCATTTTCATCTGTACCACCTTTGCTGAAGGTATATACAAATCCGTGTTCATCACCGAAAGCTCCTGCATTTACAGTAAGCATATGACGATTGTCTCCGCATGTCGCATTGAAAAGAAGTTGTTTTCTCACCCAACCAGATTCATACTTATTTTCCGAATATGGATGAAATTTTTCTGTATCTTTTCCAATACTTAGTTTTCCTGTCATTTCAAAATTCATTAATTTTTGTCCTCCTAAAATTAAAATTTATATTATTGTTAAATAAAACAATCTATTTTAACGCCCAATACATGGACGGAACACAGAATTAAATCTATGTTTAACTATGTAAACAGTGATTCAGGGCGCACAAACCCAAGGTATGCTGTTAGCCACCCAATTTTATATTCTCTATTGAATTATTTATTTTTTTGGGATTTTTTGACTTGATTAAGTCGGATTTGCTATTCGATATGCTAATCTTTTATTTGTAAATATTTCTTCTCCATTATCTTTTAGTTTTGTTATGTTACAAGACAAATGCATTTCATCATATTTTAGATTCGAAATTTTACAATTAGATTGTATACTGTTACCTTTCATAACTTTTGACTTGAAGAAAACTGCTTTACCATCATAATTCTTATATGCTTCACAATATTCATTCCAACTGTCTGCTTCAACTATTCTTGATTGATGATCTCGAATCATATTATTTTCATCAATAATTAGATTTGTTTCAATTACTTCTATGTATATCATCTCATTCTATATATTCTCTACAATCTAATAATTTATTTATTAACCATAACACTTCCATCAGAATTTAATCTTGGAGTCATACCACCCATTCCAGAATATCCTTCCTGATGTGAATAAACCCAATAATGAACCCCAGTATCAGGATCAATGAATTCATAAATATCATTATTATAGATTTTTGGAGTCGTTCCACTAAGATCCGTTGTAGTTCCTTTCACACATCCTGTCAGTGAAAATAATAGCATTGATGTTATTCCAAATAACACAAATTTCTTCTTCATCTTTTACATATTCTCCATCTTATTCTTTATTATGCTTCAAAATTGAATCCATCAGATGTGATTTTTGTATTGCTGATTTTCTGATAGATATCCACATATATTTCATCTTTGTCTCTATTATAAGTTACTTCTGCATACTTATTTACTCTCTGCTCTTAGAATCCCATTTAACAAAATCCTCTAAATCATACTCGCCAGATTCTTCTTCGTTAATCTCAGGAACAAATACATTATAATTACCTTCGTTACGATCATGTTCAATTATCTGCCGCAGCATCTCATACATATTTGTAATTCCTAACTGATATGCTCTCTTTTCACCATCAGTCATTCCATCGCAAACTTCATCATTCTTACTCTCTAAAAGATCCTTATACTTTTCTAAGCTTTCTACGATTAATAAAAATTGTTCGTTCATTTATTCATTCTCCTTTAACTCTTGAAATATTTTAGTTTTCTGCTATAATACCCATACAGGTTATAGCAGCCAAGTTCCACCGCATACTGACTCAACAGCACGGCTATTCCTGGAGTTTTTTTAAATAACTCATGCGGAAGTACTACTGATGTAGTGCGTATAAAACATGAGAAAATAAATCTCAGATTGGAGGTAAATATTGTACATATTAGAAACAATTATATGTGCAGTTGTTGGACTAATCGCCGTTGGTATGTATTATCATTCCAAAAACCATGCAGTCGATATGATTTGTAGGTACTCATCTGAATTATCAGATAAGAAAGTGGAATGTATTACCAACATGATTTCCAAACAACATCGGGATATCCCGTTCTTGAAAAAGCTACCAAAATAATCTGTTTATTATTTATTTTCTCCTTTTAATCAATAACTTTTTATAATGCAGCAAGTCGGATTTTGTGTACCAGCACAGGATTCGGCTTGTTACTTTTTATGTGCAATCATTGGTATAGTACTTTACCACATAACCAAAATCGTCACAGTGTATCTGATTTGTAAAAATCCGAAGCTGTCTGATGAAAAAGTAAAGCACTTAACCAATATGGTTTCAAAACCACATGATTTATCATTTCTAAAAGATCTGATGAAACGTTCATAACTTCATATCCGCCTATGTATTTACATTAGTCTTGTATTCATTTATTCTCCTTTTATTATTCATCAGGTCGAATTTTGTGTCTAGCCACAGGTTCGACCTGTTTTATTTTTTGTACTTCCACATGAGATTATTTTCTCATTCCTCTAAAAATGTATGTGTAATAGATATGAATCCATATGCTTTTTTGATTGAGTTTTCGTCTAATACATATCTTTCACCTGCCATTCTCATTTTTTCATTAAGACTATTAACAGAAAATATCAGCTTTTCTTTTGCTACTTCCTTATTCTCTGCACAAACAACGATTTTTTTAATTAACGGACTTTTCTTCCATTTACCGTCAAGGTCATGCCATTCCCTGTTCGCAATTCCCGTGTAAAAATCCACTGTTACATCTCCATTTCTTCTTCTAATTCTCCATATTCACATATATCGCAGGTGGAAAAATATTTGTCGTGAGCCTTACAACATTCTGGTCGATTATCTTCATCATAAAAAACAACCGCATCCACTATAGGTTGACACAAAATCACTTGATCAAATCTTGTTCTATCCTTTTTAGACATATTATTCCATTTTTCCAAAAGCAAATCTGCATCTACTAATCTCATAATTACTCCTCTTATAAAAATTTGCTATTAAAATATTGTTCAAGCGAATATTATGTTATTTTTTATTATTTATGATATCCATTCTTCTACGTGGTAAATTATATTTATCACACCATCTTCTCACTGCGTTATCAGATACATCATACATCTTTGCAATTTTTAGAAATGATGTTGTATATATTAATTTTTCCAACTCTTCTTTTGGAGGAATGTTTTTTGCTCTTTCTTTATTCCTGCATTCTATACACATTTTAGCTTCAACTGTTTTTATATTTTTCTTGCAAATTGGACACAAATCTTTCCCAAATACATATACACTTCCTTTATCTTCTTTTCCATTTTTAATATCTTCAGCCGTTCTGTTTATATACATATAATATGGATCATATTTTCTTTTCGTTACATAACTACCATCTTCTGTAAGTATTGCTTCTCCTCCGTCATGAAAAGCAATATGATCTTCATTCGTTGCAAATACCATTAAATTTTCATGTCTATTGTCTGTTCTATCTCGATTTTTATGGTGAACACATTCTAATGGCTTCAGATCTCTTTTTAACATTTTTTCTGCTTCCAATATGTGTTCATAAACACATCCGTTATCAAAAGCACGTTTATGCTCTGGCATATAAATTGCAATATATCCATTTAAATATGTTTTTCCGCCATTTTTGTACCCTTTTATATTTTTTATATTCTCTTCCCGTACATCTGCATTGTTCTTATTAACATGTATAAAAATATTGTCTCCAAACAATAATTTTTGCATAGAAATATTATGATTATTTATCTTAGTTACAGGATATTTATCTGATCTTAATTCCCACCTATGATTTTTAATAATGTCATAATACTTTGCATCAAAATAAAATTCTTCCCTTGTTTTTGGCGAATACCCAATATAATAATCACCCATATTTTTATATTCGTTTACCAATTTAGTTTTTATAAAAATCCCTCCAATTCTAAATGTAATATTAATTTTTAACTGAGCTAAAGCTCCGAAATACTGACGGTGGGACTCGAACCCACATATCTGTGATCCTGGTATTTGAAGCCAGTGCGTATACCAATTCCGCCACGCCAGCATGTGTGCGATAGTTGCTTCATCCGTTTAAGACATCTCCTAACGAGGATGCTGATCCAAACCCATCGCTTAAGTGATCAATTTATTACAAGTGGAGACTTGTATTGCGATACATGATAAGTTTTATGTCTTTCATGCTTGGACAATTATTTATTCTCTAACAAAAAATCACAGCTAACGTGATAAACAAGAAAGTCAAAATGATTCCGCATGATACTCCAAAACTTACATCCTCTCCCCATCGTTTTTCAACATAAGCAATAATTTTATCATAGGATTTTGCGATAAATGTCATTCCAAATACAGACACAACTGCAATCGCAACAATTTCTAATACTAACGTTAAAAATAACATTAACCAATATTCATTCATATGTACATTCTCCTTCTAATACTGTCGAAAATTAAACCTTTCACCACACTTTGTACAAATAATTGTTCCAAATTCAACTTCTGCAAATTCTTGAAATTCATACTTGAATTGACCGTTAGAATATCCAACTGTCTGATGCTTGTTTCTCATATGGTTCATCACCCATATATTAATCATTGATTCTTCATCCTCTGAAATTGTGAACCCTCGATTTAATTCTTCCTGCATTGCTTCGCATTTACTTTTCATCATCTGCAGTTCAGAATCTTTATAAGCTTCTTCCCTTAGTCTTTTATTCTCTTCTCTTAATCGAGCAATTTCTTCATCACGCTTTTTCAATCCGTCCTCAACATTTTTAACAATATAAGGCGTTTGATCTTTTTTATTAACGATTTGACAAAGGATCTCATTAATATTTTTATCCATTGTTTTATTCTCCAATCTCTTCATTTAGCCACTGGATACAATCTTCAATTGCCTCATCTCTATGCTTAAAATGTTTTCTAGACGGTGATTGCCAAACGAAATTTCCAGCTAAACATAAATTTTCATCCAAAATATTAGCTGTTGATTTGATATCTAAACGAACCAGAAATTCAGCTAAATCCTCAACTGGCATAACTCTCAATATATCTAGATTTCGCATCATTACACCTCCATATTCTCTCTTGCTGTATAGTGTTATTTCACTTAGTACTCCGTGCAGCTATTACACCGCACGAAGTAAAATATATTATTTTTTCTGAGCTGCTTTCAGCGCATCTAATTTCTTCTGAAGTTCTTCGTCTTTCATCTTTTTATCCAAACGTTTCATCTGGACGTCAGTGGAATTCTCATAAGCAATTCTTGTGCCGTCAGCTTGCTCTTTAACCTTTTTAACGCCCTCACGAACCTTTTCAAGCATTCTATCTTCTTCCATGCTCGATGTACCTGGAACAGATTGTAGAGATTTAACAGTCTCTGCAGTTTCAAGTGTGAATACATTCTTATCTTTTTCTACTTTTAGAGATTTGATTTGCTCTTCTAATTCTGTCAGATTTTCTTTTTGCATATCTCTATTCTCTTTTAATTCTTTTAGAGCGGTTTTGATCGTCTCAATTTTATCTGCGATTTCTTGCTGTTTAGCGAGATATACTTTAGCGTCAGCATCATCATTTCGATTAATGCAAGAAGCAACACTAAGATCCATCTGCATATTCTCTTTTTGTAATTGTCTTAATTGTGTTTCATAATCTTGAATTTGCCCTTCAACTTGAGCGTATAAAGCATATGCTGTCCTATACATATCTTCTTTCTTAGAAATAATAGAATTATAGTGAGCTTTTACTCCACCTGGAGTAGATGCATCATTGCTAATCATCTCGTCGACAGTTCCTGATGCTCTCATTTTTAGTCTCTTACCCGTTTTAGTTGTTGTAAAAAATACAACTGCTGCAATTACAAGAATTACGATAATCAATACTGTCATAGTTAATCCCTACCTTCGTCAATATCAAGTCCAAAGTTTTTAAATAGCTCTGTCATGCCTCCCATATATCCTGATCCAAGAGCTTGAAATTTGAATCCATCACCATATTTATAAAGTCTACCCATCTCAACGGCATTGAGCTTTTCAAAATTCTCATTTTCAGAAAGATCATATTCCCATTTTGTTGTCGGATTGTCATAATCACAGATCATCATAGTTGCGTTATTAACCATTCCAAAATTCTGTAGTCTCTGTACAGCTCTGAAAATAGTAAGACAAATTGTAAAATCTGTTCTGTCTGACGGAAATGTATCTGCATGAACAATAAAATATTCATCATAATGATGTCCATCAAAAGTAATTCCCTGAGAATCGTCACCCGTAAGATTGTCTCCAGAATATTCTACCCACGGATATCCACTACCATCACCATATGTATTATAGTTTACAATATCTTTTGGATAAGCTACTTTTCGATCTGAATTTGTAAGAAATCCGTTAATATCAAAATCAATATCGGATTCACCTGCATAACGATTCTGATCCCAATTCACACCAATGAAAAAGTTTTTGATTGCAGTTCCATCTTCTTTTGTCATGCTTATTTTCTGGTTTTTACTCATATTAATTACGTTTGCCATAGTTTTATATTCTCCTTTTTTACTGTTTGTTATTTAGCCAATCTTTGTATGGTCTCAAAAGCTCTGTATATAGTTCTTCGTCAGTCATTCTGTTCATGTTTTTGACTGCGATAAATCCAGTGTTGTCACATTTTCTACCCTTCATATCATCCAGAGATCTCAGATAACTAAAATTCTCATTTCCAATGCCAACAAACTGTACAAACATATTGTAATTAGAAAGCTCTCTCACAATTTTATTTGTTTCGCCTGTATCCCAATTTTCACCATCCGTAATAAAAATGATAAATGCTGGAATTGTACTTGGCTCAATGTCCTTATAATAGGAAACAATATCTTTCAAGACTGGAGCGTAATTAGTTCCACCCATGCTCATACGAGAATTCATCATAATTTTTCGAACATAGTTCTTATAATTATCAATTGTCACTGGTTTCAGAGAATCAAAATCATTTGAAAATAGCCAAGATTCTAACTTACCATCATCATCAAATTTAAGAGCGATTGGCAGAAGTCTTGTAATTACATCTTGTACAGATCCGTTTCTAAAAAGATTACCCATACTTCCAGAGTAATCCATAGCGAGCGCAACCCTTGCTTGATGCTTGGTCATATCAATCTTGCTTGATTTCGACATGTTAATTAGCACATTATTTAGATTTTCTGCTGACTTAGACATATCAATTACAACTGACTGCGCTGCATTTTCTTCATGTACCACAGCGGATGTATTATCCGCCATAGTATTTGTTGTTGTAGTCTTTTTTCCAAAAAGTTTGTCAAATAGTCCCATGATTTTTATTCTCTCCTTTAATAAATAATTTTCGAATAACATCAACCACAATTACCGTGAGTGATAGTCCAATGATTGCGATCCACTGACTCATATTCATTGCTGTTACCTGGATAAGTCCACCGAGTACATTACATAAGGCAATAGTTCCAAGTACAATACCTGCTGCAATATATACAAATGTTTTATTATTTTTCAGTCCATTGAGCAAATTAATATGTTCTGTACGAATGCCAAATCCATTGCATACAGACATGATGCAAAGCATTGCAAATCTTGCAGTCATAGCTTCGACATCTGTTGTAAATAATTTTGATACTGGTGAAAACATAAGAATTCCATATAGTACAATAAATGTTACTGTGCTAATAGCAATTCGTTTCTTTGCACCTCGAATAAACAATCCAGAACCCTTCTTAATTGAATTCTCTGTCATATATTCAGCTTTCGGAGGTTCACCGCCAAATGATAATGAATTAAGTGAGTCCATGATAATATTGATAATCAGAATCTGAACGGAAGCTAGTAATACTCCGCCAGATAAAATAGGAAATAGAATACTTAAAATAAGAAGTGAAAAGTTAATTGGCAACTGAAACTCCAAAAACATCATGATATCGTGCATAAATGTTCTGCCAAGTTCCACACCTCTAATAATACTTGCGAAGTTATTGTCTGTTAGAATAATATCGGATGCTTCTTTTGCTACATCAGATCCAGCATTCATACCGAAACCTACATCAGCTCGTTTTAATGCTGGACTATCATTAACCCCGTCACCTGTCATAGCTACTGATCTACTAAGCTCCTGTGCTAATGTTACAAGTCTTAGTTTTGTATTAGGTGAGCATCTGGAAATTACTCGAAGTACAGGAATAATTTTCTTGACTTCATCGTCAGACATCGCTTCAAACTGTGCGTTTGTAAGGGCAAGATCACCTTCTTTATAAATGCCAGCTTCCATAGCAACGGCTACTGCAGTTTCATGACAATCACCGGTAATCTCGATAACCTGAATTCCAGCTTCATGAGCGACCTGCACAGCCTTTGGAACCTCTTTTCTTACTGGGTCAATGACACCGATGATTCCGAGAAGTACCATGTTGTCTGGTAATGTATTCTCCACCAGCGGTGAATTAGAAAATGTAAGAGCGATACAACGCATAGACTTTTCAGTTAAAGCCTTAATTTTGTCATACAGCTTTTTCTTGTCATCCCCACCAAATGGAATGGCTTCTAAATCTAGCCAATGCGTACAATGCTCAATCAGTTTTTCAGGTGCTCCTTTATAATATGTAAACGATTCGCCCCAGTTATATTTGCTCTCAAAAGCAGAATATTTATTTTCACTACTAAAAGTTTGCTTCTGAACTAATGGATACTTTCCAAAAATATCTTCACATTCTTTTGGATTAACAAGACTTAAAACTGCTCTGTCAATGGAATTTCCACCTGTGATATTATTCTCTGAATCATATGTAGCACTGTTGTTTAAGCAAATATTATTTACAATATTTTTCCAAAGATCAGAACCATGATCTACTTCATTACCTTGTCCATCAATAATAGTTACAGGCGTCATAACACCAGTCGTAAGCGTCCCTGTTTTATCAGTACAAATAAGATCAACGTATGCTAACTCAGGAATCTTATTAGGATTTTTAGCAAGAATGTTGAACTGTTCCATTGTCTTAACATTCTGTTTTGTAACAAGCTTGATAATTAATGGAAGTCCTTCTGGAACAGCAGCTACAATGATTGTTAGAGCAACCGAAATGTTCTGTGCAATCTTTTGGATAACTTCTAGCACACCACCATTGATATATTCTCTTAATCCAATATACGCAATGTCCGTTACCGTCAGTGCAATAAACGTGACGACTGCAGCAATCGTTCCATATCTCGAAATTGTATCACAAAGTTTATCGATCGCAATCTGAAGTGCTGTTTTAGGTGGCTCAAGTGTCTGCATTTTTACAAGTGTGTCACCATTTATGGTGTTTACGCCAACTTCTCCTACGATCATCTTTCCTTCGCCAGACAGAATCGTTGTTCCAGCAAATAAGCTATTTTGATTCGTAAAATCATCGGTGGATGTTGATTTTTTGTATACATAACCATTAATTGGAATTTTCTGACATTCTTTACTTTCTCCGTTGATAGCAGCATTGCTTACAGAAATTTTACCCTCAATAATATATCCATCCGCGTAAATTTCCTGTCCAGTTCCAATACAAACCACATCACCAACAACTAAATTATCTTTGTTGATTGTCTGAACTTGCCCATCTCTGATAACATCACAATACCTAGTTGATGTCTTTGCTCTTAGTTCTTGTGTTGATTTTTGAATACCAAGCGCCATTTTTACACCAATATATGTACATAATGAAATAACTAAAATCACCATGATTGGTTCTGAAAATGATGCCAATCCAAATACTGCAGCGAAAATCTCATATGCAGATAATGCTAATAACAGCATTAGCGTTTTATCACCAAAGATATTTTCAATCGCAAATTCATACCACTTTTTAAGTTTTGGTTCTGGTAGTTTGTTTGAGCCATATTTTTCCCGACTCATTTTTACTTGTTCGTTTGTTAGTCCTTTCAATTTTACACTCCTTTTCTATTTGTTTTAGAACATTTATAACAAAGATGAGTCAAAAATAATAATGACCATCTTAGTCATACTTAATTTTTATTCTCTATCGAGCAATGTCACATTCATGGAAGTCTAATAACATCTGATATTTATATTCTCCAAAACGTTCTTTCCATCGTCGTTTAATTTTTTCTGTATTCCAGGCAAATGGCATCATATGATAATTAATTAGAAAACACATATCTAAAAATTCATTATTAGACAAATCATAAAATGTATCGTGTAACTCCGATAAAACTAAATACGCAGAATATTCAGCATGACCAAAATAATGAGCAACTCCATTTTCATCAAAACTTTGTGTGTATAATTTCCCCACATCATGATAAAACGCAGCCAAACCAAAATGTTCTGGATAATTATATTTTTTAAATAACCGCATTGTATAATCACAATGTCCACCTAATGTTTTGTTATGATATGGTGTCTTTTGATCAAATTCATTCATAATATTTATTACGTTGATCATACTTGCTCTATAATGAAGATTTTCAATTATAATTTTATTGAATCCTTCTTTTTTGAATGGAATTTGAAATCTTCTAATTTGATTATCTAACACAAATTCTGGGACAGAATGTTTTCTATGTTTATTATCTTCTCTACATATTAAGATATGTTTTGGAATAATATAACAAATTTTTTCAACATCTAACTTCCCTATATTTTGCAAAATCGCTCTACGACTTTTCATCGTAATATTGGTTGCATCAGCAATTACATTTTTATTATTTTCTAAGTTCTCACGAATTTTTTTGTGAAATATTTTAAATACTTCTTCATTGTGATCCTGATTTTCATAATCGCCAGTTAATTCTTCTCTGACCGAATCTGATGATACGATAACTGTATTTTCATGTTCCTGTGCTAATTGCTTGGCAATGGTAGATTTTCCGCTTCCACTCAGCCCGCACATAACCCAAAGCGTAGGTATATTCATCCAATTCTCCTATCCATTGTGTTTTAATAAATATTCTCGACTGACATTTTTAAAACTCTGCTGTCCGTCCTGAGATCTATAGACGTATCCTTCTCTTCGAACTTTTGGATTAATCTCACTATATCCATCAGCTTCGAGTTTCATTTCTTCCATTGTTTTAGGTAAATAATATTCTGTAGAAATAATCGGCACATGTAACAGATTATTACCATCACAAAAATCTGCCATCTCTTTCGTCCCTACACGATTACCTTCAATAATAAGATTAAATACATATAACCTATTCTCTTTAAATTTATATGGATTACCCTGTACGTCTCCGACTCCTTCACCCTGTAGCACAACTCGATCATAATTATTCTCAATTGCCAATTTTGTTAATACACTTTCAATACCGTATTTATCAGCAAGCTCCCAATAAATATTAGAGTCGTGATAGCATTCCTGATTTTTATCTGCTTGTCTGACATTTCTGCTACAAACAATAAATTCGAATTTATCCTTACCTTTCTTCTTCCGGTCTATAGCGAATGTACAGGAAGTACCATCTAATTTTTCTGTCTTAATCCATGGGTTTTTATTCTGCAAGTAAAAAGGAGCATTTTCAATTCTCGTTTCGTCGGTTTTAACAATCCATTTTGGAAACTCCTTTGGATTATCACGTTTCTTTCCAAGAAAGAAGAATAATAATTTCTTCCCCCACTCACGTTTCATTAACCATCTAAACCATTTTTTCTTTGCGAGATTTTTATGGCGAGCTGCCATAGATTTGAATTTTGCATTGTGATCAATAGAATTGCTTTTTCGTTTGACATCTTCTTCAGAAGAATATGTAATTTTTAGATCTTTGCTGACATCATCACCAATATTTTTTCCATCTAGTTCTGGAAATAGAGATAATGGAAGTGCTAATCCTTGACTAATTACTTTAAACTTTCCAAGTTTCATCGTCTTGACTTTGTATTTCTTGTTTGCCAGAAACTCGAAACGTTCATCATTTTCAGGACACTTGCTATCAATTTCAATATAAACTGCTAAATCACCAGTCTGAAACTCACCTTTCTTTGCTACACAAACCCACCCCAAAACTCCAATAAGTTCAATATTATCAGCTCCCTCTATCGGCTTAATCCACTCAATCTTTTCTACGTGTGCTAATGCTCTTTCTTTATTTTCCAAGTTCCTCTTACCTTAGTAAGTAGTGCGCACTTTATCCTATAGGAACTTTTCTATTTTTCCTTTCTTATTTAATCTTCTAATTTGTTACCTTTTGCCTCATTACAAGGCTTACACATTGTTTGATAGTTACTAATATCATCAATCCCACCTTTTGAACGTGGTAAAATATGATCTTTTGTCATTAATATTTCATCACCATTATCATCAACTGCATACAAATTCAGATGATAACTTTTATCCTGCAAATGCCTTTCTTTCGCAAAATATTGTCCTTCAATTCCACAAACTGAGCATTTACAGCCTTTTGTAAAAAATGCCTGATATCGTTGACTATTACCTTTAATCAAATCTCCATCAAAATCAACTTTTGCATTTCGCTTGTCTTTTTCAAACAAAACATCTTTAACCTTACTGTGTACATATTCTATGGAATATGTGGACTTTCTGATAAGATCATCATGTTTTGGTTTAATCTTATGCAGCCTAACATCTCTATTTGAAATAAAAATGTTTTCTACATTTTCTTTGCTTAATAAGTCAGTCAAATCTCTTACTGTACGAATTTTATTGGGAATAGAAATAGTACTGCCGTTCCATTTAATTTCTGTAATCTCTGTATCAAGAGTAGGTGACAATGGATTATTACTCTTTGGAAATTCTGTTTGTAAAAAATCTTCAATTGTTTTAAAGTGTTGAGATAATATTTTATCTTCTACTTTGTAACAAATTTTTAATCCTCGTTGTGCTTTAAACATAGCAACATCTCCTTCAAATTTTTATTATCACCTATATATTCTCTTCTTTCAACCAAACTACAGAACTACAAACACTACATCTTTCATTGTTGATGGGATTGTAAATACATTCTTCTTCTGTTTTATTTCGTATTCTTCTTTCCCATCTTCATTCTTCACTACTCTTGCTGTAAGAATCTTTCCTTTTTTAATCTTTGCACTGTCTTCGTTTTGATCTTTGAAGACTACATCTTTAATAAATTTAATTGTCATAATGTTTATTCTCTCCTTCTATTGAAAGAAATGTCGGATTCATTACTAATCAAATTGCGGAGATTTAATTTCCTCTTTAGAAACATATCCTAAGCAATATCTCTGTTCTTCTCTCATGGCATCACAGATTCTCATAATCTGTGAATATCCATCTGACTGACTTTCTGTGCATTTTGCTGCAATTTGTTCAATTCTCTTAATATATTCTTCCGTTGATTTATTCTCCCATACTACTTCAATAAATTTGCAATCTCATCAATCTCAAGTTCCGTTTTCTTATCATCAGATAGCAGCTTATCCAACTTACTCCCCATCTTCTTCAAATCTGCTTCCTCTTTCTTCAAACTAGATACTTCTAACTTACTTTTAATATCCTTAATCCAAGCCGTTACGCTGTATCCTGAAATCTCAAAATCAGACATTCCAAGGTCAACTGCAGACATAAAATATGAATTAAGTCTGATAAGTAATAACATTAATGCATCATCTGAACATACATTAAGATTAATTGTCATACCATCCATATTAAGAATACAATTTGTCTCAGGAACAAATCTAATCTTCTTCTCAGAGATAGCTTTTCTCTTATCCTCAATCTGTTTCTTTAATTCTAAAATTCTATCATCATTCTTACTCATTTGATTTCGTACTCCTTTTATATTCTCTGCCGTTTGCTAAATGTTTCTGAATATACATTGGCTTCATTGTTTCAAAAATCTGTTCAATAGTAACAGGAATCATATGTTTTTCTTCTTTATCATTATATGGATATCGGTTTGACTTAACCATTTTAGATGTGGTAGGAAATATGTCAGTTACTTTAACACGTTCTTCATATGGACCGTAATGCATATATTCCATTTGTATTTTATAGATAATATATAAATTATCATTCCGTTTATAAGTCTCAAATACATATTTATTCCCACTATAATATTCGCTTATAAAACGAATGCTTCCCCAGTAATCGTCTTTTTTAAATTCATCAAGTGTAAAGTATTTATATTCGTCTTTGCTACTATCATATGGAGAATACTCAGATTCTCCTTCCAATTTATCAAAAATGTCTGCATACTTTTCATTGCACTTATCATCAATACATTTGATAAATTTATTCTTTGGCATCGACCTATAATGCTCAAAATAACTACCTTTCCAAAACCAAAAATGTTTACCTTTATTTTTCCAATTTTCATATCTATCATAGACATCAAATTTACCCATATAAATCCAATTCTCATTATCCTTGGTTAAATATGTGGCACCTATAATTAAGTCTTTTGCTTTAACACATTCATTATTATGGATAATCTTATTAAACTCACTAATCTCTTTATAATCAGGTGATTCTACTGGCATAAGAACTAAATCTTTTCCATCCCATCCATATACAAACTCTCCTTCAAGTCCTTTACCCTTGATACAATTTGCGTTTTCAAGAATGTATAATAAATTCTCGATAGTAATCTCAAATTCAAAGCCTCGTGGATCGTACACTCTACAATAAGCATGTCTGTGATCCCAACCTGTAGAATAATCACCTGCTTTTTTATTAAGCACAAATCCTTCGGTTGGAATATTATCATATTCATTATTTGGAATATTCTCATCTCGCCAACCATTCCATGAAGCCTCTTTTCGCAACTTACCCTTTTCGTCATAGTAAATTACATAAGCAAGCTTTCCTGTATATGTTCCTGAACGATTCTGATAACCAACATTAATTGTTTTAGGGATAAAAATACTACTTCTCAATCGTTTTCCTCCTTTAGTTATTCTCTATTACAAAGTTACCCTACCAATATAATTCTTCATATCTCGGATCAACAAACAACTCTTCTTTAGGTCTTGGGTCTTTTAAATTATCATTGCCAATCTTAAACTCACCACCGTAATAACCATTCCAAGAACCACAACCCCAAAGTTCTAATCGTCCTTTATGAGTAATAGAAACAATTCTATAAGCTGGCTTGTCACAACATTGCCAGTAACTAACGACAAAGCAATTATCTTTTGTCACATTCTTTAAATAATCTGGTACTTCAGACCAAAGATGACATTCGTTATTAATCTCTTCTAATGTTTTACCGCCACTAAGCATCTCATTAGCTTTTTCTGATTTTCTGTGCGACTCTTCATGTTCCAAACACCATTCTTCTAAACTAAACAATTCACCGCAGTAATCGCATATATATCTAATTACTTTCTCCATAATTTATTTCACCACTGCTAAATTCCCACATTTCGGACATACTAAAAGTTTTCCAATAATACCAACACCATCAGGTGTAAAAATATTATTTTCCAATCTTTCAACTCCATCTTATTTTCCAACTTTGTAAGCTGCTGATTTCATGATTGTCCTACAAACAGGACATAATCTTGTTGCTTCTGCCATTGTTAGTTCCCTCCTTAAATATTGTCTAAATACACAACATATCCTTCCGCAGTATCATAATAATACCAAGCATAAGGACTAATTCCTTCATTCATAATTTCTGCCAGCTCATCTGCTTTTTCTTGACGGTTATGTGCTTCATTTATTATAACTGTTTTTTGAGAATCAAAATAAAGATTATCAACTTTACGCATACAATATGCACATAATTCCAACTCACTGATATATTCCTTTATAACCTTTAACATCTTTGGAATATTGTCTTGGAGGATCTGTTCATTTGCTAATTCTGATGGATACAAAACATACAAGTCTTTTTCACATGGAGATGAAAGGATTCTTTTATACACTATGTCTGATCGTAGACAATATTCGTGTATTCTTTCTTCAAACGTCAATTCGCTTCACTCCTTTGTAATCATATCTAAAAATAACGATTTATCTCTCTTCAATGTAATATCATAATCTTTCCACTTTTCTATTAATTCTCTTGTATCAAAACCATGTGGAACTACAATTGCATAGCCATGCGGAGTTTTATATGCTTGTATATCTGATAATGGAATACCAGAAAATATAATTACATCATGGACAAAATCATACATTAATGACTCGTCATCTACATCAAAATCAAACAACCACTTACTCTCATCTCGATTCTCTGTTTGCTGTGCAACTGAAGCTAATGTACGATTCAGCTTTGTCATACTTGGCCTATCTCTAAGTAATCTAATAATAAGTTCTTTCCTTATCTTTTCTTCATTCCTAGAATTTACAGACCGATACAATCTTGTCTGTTCGCCAGGAACTCCATCTGCTGCAAATCTATGAAATTCTTTGATTACTCTATCTTCATTTTCTTTGTATTCCAAGATAGTCTTTGCACGTTCTTTGAAGTTAGGAATATCTTTATTGTCTTTATTTCTAGAACGAATTAGATATACATATAAATCAGACATTATATTATTCTCCTTTTAAACATGAATCGTTAGCAAAATTATTACCATCCATGACTTCACGGATATTCTTAATCATATCCATTACTTCACCATAATCACCACCAAAGGCATTACCTGTGGTTTTAATCTCGTAAATATAATTCTCTGGTTTATTTGTATACTCTACTGGATAGCCATGATACAGAACTGTACCTTTAGGAATTGTTACTGTTGCATATGTGTCAAGATAATCTCTTTTTAACTCTTTCAGACAAGGCTGGCATCCTTTATTGTATGTTTTACAATTGTCTCTTCCTGTATTATTGACTTCCACAATACGATTTGTTTTCTTAGAATAATCCTTGTATAAGAATTTATTTACAATTAGCAGCACACCATCTACAATTCTGTAGACATCTTGATATTCTGTATTCGCCAATACCTCCATCTACTCATCACCTTCTTTCCATGCATAATACCTATTCTCCATCTTCTAAAATCTCAACATCGACACATAACATATCATGCAGATTCTTAATCTGTTCTTCGGTCGGTTTCTTCCATGGCATCATATCTGTAACATTAAAAACCATCACTCCACACAGTTTGATTCTTGCAATTGTTTTTGGTGGGCAATATTCTACGACTTTCGGCATCGGAATATCGCAACTTGTTTTTGGTAATTGTGATTTTTGTGAATGCTCAAATGCTCTCAATTCATCTTTTCCAAGCCAACGTTGCCATGCTCCACAATCATCACAATATAACCCTGTGTTGTTACCCTTTACTTCCGTATGCAAAGATGTACTTCCACACTTTCTACAGCAATTTTGATACATAATTTTCACCTCATGTTAAATCAATTTGTTCTCTACTAATTCACCAAGATAATAATAGTTGTCAATTGATTCCTTATCTCCAAGAATCCATTTGTCGCACTCGACTTCTTCCATTTCATTAATCCATTTATCCCAATTGTCTGCAATGAGCTGACAGAACTTTTCGCCACTTCCACGCAAGAAACATCTGCCAATCCATTCAGCTTTCATGCTTCTATCTGGATAAACCAATGTAAAATAAATTCCATTTTGAATCAGAGCATCTCTTACTTCTTTGTGGCTGCTTACGAAAATATAATCAGCTTTTCCAATATTCTCTTTAATGTGCTGAATATAATTACTTGGAAATTCTGGATTACGAACCTTTATATATCTTTCTTTGTAATTCTTTTTCCCACGATTCTTCATTTCATATACTTTATCAACAACATCCATCCAACTAAATTTACTACTATCACTGTCGAGAATTTCATATCCATTCTCATTAAGTTTTTCAAAAGCATATGTTTTTCCACAAGCAGGAAATGCACTAATAATTTTTGTTTTCTTCATAATATTCTCCTTCCTAAGAAATCATTTCAGGATAGAAATCATATAAATAATCTCCAAAGTCTCCGCCAGTATCAGAACCAATTATCTTCTGCCAATGATTTATCCATTCCTTACCTTCTTTTGTTAGTATGAATTTTTCGTATTCCTCTTCAAGTTCTTTTTCTTTTGTAGTCATTATTTATTTTTTACCCTCCAAATGAAACAAAACTTTCATATATTAATTATTGTTATCTAACACAATTCCATTTTCGCATTGTGGACAAACAATAATTCCATAATGCTTCTTACATACTTCCATTCCGCATATACCAATTCCAGTACGAATATTCACATCTTCATCGTCAAAAGAAAATAAACATCCGCAATCCTTACAACGTATTTTATGCTTTGTTCCTTTTTCAATAATTTTGATCATAGCTTATCTCCTATATTTGTATCATCGACAATAATCCATCTTTTTAATTACTTTCTGCAAAGTATCACAACATTTCTTGTCAATTTCAAATGACTCTAAAATGTTGATACCGGCTTCTTCAATCCCAAGATCCATGCCACCAGCTCCACTAAAATAACTCTTTGCTGTAATTTCCATATTTAATTTTCCTATTCTGTGAAATTATTTGAGCGAACACTCATGAATTATTTATTTCTATCTAAGACCTGTTTAATATCATAACATATTAACGAATTTATATCCCAAGCACAATTTGTGCATAAATCTACTTCCGTTGGTTTTACCACATTAAAACACACGATTGTATTGTTAAATTTATCATTCGCTTTTTCTTTGTACCGAAAAGGTAGTACGTACTTCGTGGTTTTCGCTTTTTTACCACAAATATCACAATATTCTTTGACCATATTTTCTCCTATGAAAGTGCAATTTCTTAGTTAAAATTTTTCATCTGAATTGAAATTCAAATTCTTCTTTGTGTATTTCATTTCAGCTTCTTTATAAGAAATATGTTTTTTCATAAAATATCTGATACATTCAGCACAAAAATCCACATCTGCTTCCTCAAAATCCGAATGCAGCGTTGTCTCATCATATATCAATTTTTGACACCTATCACATGTTTCTCTCCATACATACCAATTCCCATTTGGATTCGGAGTACCATCGAAATTTACTCTATGGATATTAGTTTTCATAATTACCTCTACTCCTTTCTGCATCCACAGTCTGGAAAGAATCCTGGAACATCCTCGATAAACTCATCATAAAAGCATAATCCATATTCCAAGTCATTCATCCAGTTAATTAATTCTCTTAGAACCTGTGTAAAGTTTTCTTCTCTGCAATAGTAAATTTGTCCAATATCATAATCATCTTGATCGCAAATAGTCACGGTAATTGTATATGGTTTATGCCAATCATCACCTTTACTTGCAGTCAGAAGAATCCATGGTCTACCACAGAAACACTCATTGCAATCAAAATAAACTGCTCCATACACATTTAGATATTCAATATAATATTTCTCACTCTTATGATAATGTCTCTCAAATTCCATACTCACCTCTTAATTGGATACGCTGCATAACATGCTTGTTTGATATCAAAAGAATCATTATCATTCATACTTCTTTTATCCTTTCTTTGACAGCATCCCATGTCTCGTAATTATATTCTCCATCCATAGCAAATGTTCTCGGCATTATTCGTGCGTATACCAGCACTTCTTTTAATTCCTGTGGCATTTCTTTGTCGATGATGCATCCATTGCACTTATAACCTCGATTAATTTTTAAATCCGATAAATTGAAAACTCTCAAGACACTTGAATTTGAAAAGAATAAAACAGATGTGTTATCACGCCGAGAAAGAAATAAATGTGATTCTTTTGGAATGTTTTCTAAAATCTTATCTAATGATTTTTCTACAATTATTTTTTTCTCCTGTGTAGAACAGAAAACTGCACTATGGAAATGTTCCATCTTTACACAATAATCAATTTGCTCTCTCAATGCCTCTTCCAATTGATTCATAATTATATTCTCTCATTCCATTTTCGAATTGCTTCGCATTTTGTTTTATCGTGTTCCTCTTCTTTTCTATAAGTATCTACACTACACGTTCCGCCTCTAGCATGACACTTATTGCAAATCACAAAATATGCAACTTTCGAATATCTTGTCTTTTGACCAATTCTTAATTTAGTCCACCCGCAGAACGGGCATGGTTTTAATTCTTTTTCTTTGATATTAATCATGTTTATCACTCCTATCAATTATTAAACACTATAACGTATTCATATTTTTTTTTGATTCATATTTATACCTTTCTGTATTTTTCAATGTCTTCTTCTCTCGCAAATTTACAATATGGATAACAATAACTGTCTCCTTTAGAAGACCAAGATGTTCTACCTTCAGAAAAAACTTCGAATTTATAATCATTAGCTAAATTACAATATTTACAAAAATATCTTCGAATCCATAGATCATTTTTGTCATTTCCTACCAACACGGGCGTATCTACAGGTACCATGCTCCAGTCAATTTCTGGTTCCTTATATTCAGAATTTGCCCATTTTTGAAAATCCATATCGCAATGATCTGAACTATAAAAATCACATTCATAACAATTTAATTCTCCACATGAACGCACTTCTCCATTTTTGACTCCACATGTATCATGATTAACAGCGATCTCAAAAATCTTATCTTTATATTTTTCTTTATTTAGCATTTTCTTCACCTCTTATACTTCATCCTCTATCACGTCTACACTAACTACTACCAGAAATCCATTTTCAATTTCTTGTTCTGGATCATTCCACTCATAAGATTCTATAACCTCTTCTTCGAGACTATAGCTATCTCCATCCAGCGGAACAATTCTTCCATACCATTGTTATTCTCCTAACGAAATATCGCTTTCATTATATAATCCCAAGTGTTTCATCTTCATAATTACACTCTTTTGCTGCGTCAAACATTTCTTCGTATTCTGACAGATTGAATATTCCAATGGTACATTGAATAATCATATGTATAATTCGCCTATACATGACATTAACAAATAATTGATTATTTTCTCCGAATGGCACGTCCATAAAAAGAAATTTTGCTTTATCAGGATCTCTTTTTATAATTTCTAATGTTAAAGGCTCAAGAAACAAATTAAGTGCAAACGGTACGTCAACTGTAATATCATCGCATCCATAGTGTTTGTGATAATATGAATTCATTGCTTCTAGTTCGTTTTTATGTAGACTCTTGTTATACCAACCCTTACAAATCAGATAGATATCCGTCAATGTCTTGTTCTCCATCGTTATTTCTCCAATCAATTCACATCCATTTTCGCTCCACAGTGCTGACAGAAGTTTGATTTTACTTTCTGATTCGCATAATCAGACCTGTACACTTTCTTTCCGCATTCAGAACAATACACACCTGCATTACTATAATTATCTAAAACATTCCATTTACCATGTTTATAATGTTCCAAACATGAATGACAAATCCATGGATCGTAAATTTTCCTGTCTTTTAATCTCATCCAACCGCATTCTTTTGGACTATACTTATCTTTCTTAGAATCCAAAACTTTGCCGCATACATGACATCTACATTTATGTCTGCCATTTCTCCATCTTTTACCGTCTATGTTTATGATTTTATTTTCAATTCTGCAATACAACTTCAAAAAAGATGTTTCTGCTAAAACTAACTACCATATTTTATTCTCCATCAAAATAAACATTAACTGAATAGAACATTATAATCTCCCCTCTTCTAGTAACTTAATTAACCATTTAGAAAATGAATACGTTGAAAATAACATAACAATCGCTAAGATAAAGAACCATTTATGTATCACTGGAATCAGCGCAACAGATATAATAATAGGAATAAAATATACTGATAATGTTATTTTGACCACATTGCCCGTTTTTCTAGCTGCATTCTTAAATGGTTTTGATTCTATAATCTTATTTAATCTCTCAAGCATAATTCTTCTAACAGATTCCAGCTTCTTCAGCTTCAAATTTTGCGACCGCATCATATACGATTTTCTTTACAACATCTTTATCTTTAAAAATATTTCTATTGGATAACGGCAATGTACCATCGTAACTTTTTAAATAGTTATGTTTAGATCTATTAATATTTGTTTTAATAGGTTTGTTGTCGTATACAATATCAAAAAATTTGATTCCATTTTCACGCATAATAAAATAAATACCGTAATGAACTTTTACATTTTTTAATTCTGCATTTTTGTAAATATCATATTCTTCTACACGCATATCCAAACAACCGTCATTGTCGTGTAAACAAATATATCTTTCTGCATCTTCACGATTGTCAAACACTTCTTCAATTGCGTAATCTGAATACGTTCCAGATGTAACAATATATACTTTATTCATTTCGCCCTTCAACCTTTCTTACAAATATTTGATCTTTTTTAATTTCTTCCCATGTTCTAGGGCAATAATTGATCCAACCCATCATTGCACCAACGTTATAAGCATAAGGAAGGTTTTTGAATTTCTTCACTTCTTTATTCTCTATATTTAATTGTCTTACTTTATATCTGAGTTTTTCCAGAGAATCCTGATAGATAGTGTCATCGAAATTACCATGTGTATGACCATAAAGAAGAACTGTATCTTTATAACAACCATTCCACGAGAAGATAGGATAATGAGAAAGCACAAGTTTTTGATTAATACCATTGTAATTATCAGTAAGTTCAAAATAATCAACCACAGTTTCAAATAACTGTTTTACCCTATAATCTTTCAATCCTGACTCATCATGATTTCCGACCACTAAAATTTTTTTAGATTTGAGTCTTGAAATGACAGAACATAAATATTCATTATCTTTATTATTGCCACATCTACCAATATCTCCTAAAATGAATGTTGTATCATTATTATTGACAACAGAATTCCAATTCTTCACAAGAATCTCATCATGCTCCAATGTACGATGCTCAAAAGAATTCGTACATCCTATGTGTAAATCTGCAATATATCTATACATTACTTTTCTCCATTAATTCTTTGCAGACATGTATTAAAACCTGCTGTCCAACCACGATCGAAACTACAAAGATCTTCATCTCCGTTTTCTTCTTTTGGTAGTTCCTTTAATGGACACCATTCTGGTTTATTGTTACAATAACCATTTTCACAGATAATTTCTTTACATAAACTTTTATCTTCCTCGTCTGCTGTCACAGAACAGCAAGCTTCAATTCCTTCATCTAATTCGAAACAAAACATACAGTCTAAACATGTTTTAGGTGTATCCATTATTAATACTGATTTATCCATATTATGTTCTCCCTCAATTCAATAATTCTTTGTCAATAATCTGAAAGTTAGCTCTATGAATATAAAGTGCTTTTCCGTCAATCATTAATTTTGTCGTTTTCGGCAGATCTTCGCATACCTCATAATACACACTATCGCCAGAATAAGCACAGATTGGATCACCAAGCTGAGACTGGATGACGACTACACGAGCCTTACCAAAATAATTCTTAAATCTATTGACAACGTTTGCAATAATAACATTCTCTCCAAGACTACCATCAGTTTTACTATTAATTACTTCTGGACTTTGAAAATCCACATCAGGATTTAGTCCTTTTTCTGCAAAGATCATTGTAGTACCGCAGTTTTCCACTTCCTTGCCATCAATTGTGACCGTAACTACGCTGGACAATTTTTTCGTATAACCCCAACTGCCATCTGAATACGTTTCTTCTTCTACAATATTGGAATCCAGGTCAATTTTCTGTCCACTCATATCCATGAACTTTTCACCTTCATTCGTATAAAATGAAGCATTATATGTATTACCCGTAATAGACCCATTGAGATCGTTTACTTCGCTATTCAACCCTTCACATCCAGTAAGACATGATACCGTAAGTGCTGCCATTAGAATTCCTGCTACTAATTTTTTCTTCATATGTATTTTCTCCTTTATTTTTTATAAATGTCACCCGTAGCTATGACACCACGGATGACAAAATATTATTCTCCAATACTTACGATAGGAGTATTACTTCCCTGTACCTGCGGAACATCGCCGCTCCACTTTTCAATCTTCTGCTTTTCGATAAGCTCTGGAGTAAGAGATTCTGCAATCTTTTTATTCGCTTCGTCTCTCCTTCGTTCTTTTGTTCTGTCGTTCCGTTACTACTTTTTCCATGGTAAAAGCGTGTACATTCTAAAGTACCGTTTTCTGAAAACTGGTAAAAAAGAGTACATCAGCTGCACCCGTTTTAACAGTATAAGTAGTAAATAATATATAAGTAGTAGATAATATATTTCACTCTTACGAGTGAAGGATTTTTATCTTTTACTCTTTATTCTTTTTAATCCATTCGTTAAAACTTAAATCATACATATTATTCATCCTGTATCCATTCTTGAGATAATCCAATAAATCTTCAATGAATTGTGCTATTCCTCCAAGAGTACTAACCTTGTATTTATAGTTTCCTACACAGAATCCAATATATTCTAATGCTTTGTTGTACCCATATTTTCTCTGGTTATAAATTAGTTCGTGATATTCGTCTTCTGTAAAAGTATAAGTCTTGATTGTTTGAGTAACTTTTTCTTCTTTGATTTCCACGCTGCATCCTTCCTCAATTTAATACGCATAGTCATAAGATAAATAGTATCCTTGATCAGATAGCTTTTTAAACCATTCAATGCGAAATCTCATATTAACCTTATCTATCTCGCTTCCATCTAAAATTCTCTGGCAAATCTCAGTCATTTCTTTTGGATCAATCAAATGTAAGTCCTGATCTTCTGATTCGAGCCATTCTCCTTGTATAGCAGGTATTCTCTTTCCACTATATTTTTCGATCAAATCTTGTACCAAGCCAATATTATATCCAGAATGTGATGTGCTGCCTCCACCAATATATTCGATGTCTGAATCATCATAGTCAAACATCGTGGTTCCTTTATGGATATGTATTTTATATGATTTGAACCAATTAAATCCTGTTGACATATCATTCTCCTTATTTACGTTTACACGACAAACCAGGCTACTATTAGATTAGTCTTTCTCTAATACTTCTTTAGGACAATACACAATCTGTTTACCAGCCTTTTGCGCTTTGCGAATCGTAGACCATACACCACCAGATTTTTTACCATCCCAAATTGCCAACAATACATCACAGTGGTCAACCATATATTGATCTCTTGCATTGTCGCAACCTTTGTAAAATTCATCAGATAATTCAATCCATTCGTCTGCATATTTTTTCATGTCATCATATAATGCATGTGACGAATTATAATCTTTACATGGCAGAACACAATGCAATCGCAACGGAATGATTTCGTACACCTTCACTAACATAGCTACTGTTCCAAATGCAAAATCGCTTCCTGAAGCCATACCACAATAGGTATCTAAATTCTCTCTCTCCAAATAACAAACTTCATACATTTTAAAGAGCTGTTTTACAATCCATTCTTCAATCTTTTCCCAAGCATCATCCGCTTCGTTTTCTGGAAGTCCAAGTCTTTCAGATCTATGTCCTGTTAATGCTACTTTCATATATTTTCTCCAATTATAGTTCATAAATATCATTTCTTGTTTCACCGTCAGAATAATAAATATTCCATTCGTCAAATAATTCTTCTAACAATTTCATATCAACCGAATATTCATTACCGTGTGTGATAGCAATTGATTTCTTATCTCCGAATGTTCCAACATCTTTTTCACATCTATCGTATAATTCTTTTAAGTCTAACATTCCATATCTTAATGTATCCTGATGCGGATTTGGAATATTTGTTTTGTCAAACATGTACGGATTGATTAAATATTTGTCGCATTCGCTAGGAAATTTTCCTGCTCCATGTCTTGTTAAATATGTACGAGATACATAACAGGTTTCAATATTGATATCATCAGCCCAGTTAGTATTTTCAATAATTTTCTTTGGATTTTTGATACCAGTATTTGATGGTGTAAGATGTGGAAAATAATCTGTATTATTCTGATCCAAAAGAAGCCCTTGTGCTGCTTCAAAGATAATATTATCAAAAACATTTAAAAAATCATTTGTTTCCATTTCAACACTATGAATGTTCATAAAATCCCAGTCGTTCCAAAAATGATGAAAAATTCCATCGTCAAGAAATAACTTTTCCCACTTATAAGACAATGATATCTTCTCTTTTTCAAACTGCTTTATATAATAGTCTCTGATAGAAAAATTAACATTTATTACACCAGCTTTATATCTTTTTATTGTCTCAAAAATTCCAAACCCACAGCTACCATGCTTGTCCTTTCCACGGCTTTCTTCAATGATCTGATTCGCCATCATATCCCAAGGTGTCGTAATCATACAGTTTTTGTTGATATAAACTTCTGGTCGATATCCTAGATTGGTCAACTCATCATATTCCTGTTTGAAAATAATAGGATTTAAAATAAAATCTTCTGGCAGATATGTAGCTGCTCCATTAAATGTGCCAGATCCAAAATGATGAAAGACATGTCGAATGCCATCTGGTGACGTAACCGTATGTCCTCGTTGCGCTCCACCATTAGAACATATAACAATACTATTTTTCTTTTGAGAAAAATAATTTGTTATCAACCCTTTTCCCTCGTCGCCAAACGATCCACCAATCACAATCTTAATGTCTTTCATCATTTTGTCTCCTATTCTACCAAACGATTTCTCCAGAAGTAGAAATCATTACATTCGTATTTGTCTCATTATTTTCTACTTCACCAACAATAATATCAACAATAGCATCTGCGATATTATTCATATTTACATTTCTAAAATGTTTATCATCCATATATTCTTTGAACGAATTTTCAATTGACTCCTGCCGATAATTATATCCGCCATGTTCAACATTGAGATGATAGAGATTGAATTTCTCCGATGTTTCTTTATACAAATCTCTTGTCTCTACATCTGCCTGTAAACTATCCCCTGTAATACTTTTCATACTACATCTAAGGCCTTCTAAAGGAAGATATGGGTTAAGCATTTCGTCTCCCATGGTGATAATGATGCCTTTCCTATTGCGATTTAAACAATCGAGTTTTGTATGATGAAGACCAAAATACCATGCAGCAGTATAGGATTCAAATCTATTTCCGCCACCGCCAAATTCAAAATACAATTTATCAAGCTGCTCTGCGATTCTAATGTCAGACTCAAATTGAGACGCCTGGATCGGATATCTATCGTAAGCTAAATCTCCAATACCCATAATCATAAACTCAACATCTGCAATTTTCTCATACAGCTTTGTCATTACTTCATTTAACGTTTTAGATACTTCAACTGCTGCGTCGCCCATACTACCCGTAACGTCTAGCGCCAAGATAACAGGTAAAGTATTCGGGTGTTCTGCAGAATCACAGCACTCTCTAATTACATTCTTAGGATCTAAAGCATGATCAAGCGTTACTGCCTTAAACATATCCTGGTTAGAATATAAACCTCTGATTTTACCATCGTCTGATACATCAAGACCTTTCGTTACTGAATAACTTACAAAATCATCTGACTTCCAACTTCCGCATCCCATAATTATTCTTCCCCCTCTGCTTCATCTGTATCATCTTCGTCACTCATATCAAAATCAAACATTCCATCAAACATTTCAGACATGCCATTTCCTCCACCCATCATCATAAAAGGAAGCATTGCGCTCATATTACCAAATGTCATAGAACCATTTGTCCCATCGTTACCATTCATCATCTGAGAAAACATCATATATTTAAAAATGTTATTTGTTCCTTTTTTACTCTTAAACATATCGTTTCCAAACATGGAAACAATTTTTCCATAAAAATATGTATTTCCCATAAATACATGACGTTCTGGAAGAATCATATCTACCGCAGAGTCTTCATAATTAACGACTGTAATTTTATTTTTATCCGCTTCGATGACACACTTTGGTTTACCATTAACAAGAATGATGTCCCCTTTTTCAACTTTGTTAGTTGGAATAACAAAGAAAAACTCTTCTCCGATGTCGAATACAAAGTTGTTACAATTTGTAAGTTTTCCTGTCTTTACGTTATAGGTTTTGTATCCAGTGCTTGTCTTAACAGCGATATCACCATTCATAGACAATCTGCACATTCCGTTTCCTACCTTGCCAAACATACCATTTAAAAAATTGTTCATCATATTACTTTTCCTCCTAAAATTTTATTTGTTTTTATATTGTTCTCTCCTATGAAAACAACATTCTATCGGATTATTTTCGATCTTCCAACGGAATAACCATGTCTATATTCTTTAGAATTTGCATGATGTTCCAAGGTTTTCCAGTGAATTCCTTGTCTACATCAATAAATCTTTCTACTAAATCTCTAATTGGAACTGTTTTATTTTCGTCAAGCATTTTCTTTTCGTAATACATATCACTTTCAGTGTTTTTGTATAATCCAGTTAATGCCAAATAATCAATAATTTCTTTGTTTGTCATAGGCTCTTTATTTTCGTCGTCTTCTGTACTATTTTCATCTTCATTTATTTTTTCGATAAAATTTTGATACTTTTGAGCGATACCAAAGCATCTATTGCTTAATATGTTTGTTTCATTAAGGTGAGGCTTATATCCATTCTGCTCAAGATCCATAAGGATTTTATTCTGATTTCGTAATACTCTGCTCAATGATTCAAACAATGTTTGTATTTCGTATTCTTCTAAATTTTCCATGCTTGTACTCATATTTATGCTCCTGTATTTGCAATCAATACGACCTGTTCTTGATCTAAATTTATTTTCTGCACCACAACGTCCGTAGCTTTTCGAAAATCATCAGAACTCCATCTTGCTTTTCTTTCTGCATGTTTTTCGTCTTCTGCTATAACTACCATGGCATAATCTTGACACCATTCAGTTTGTTTAATTTTCACCAAATACACATTCATCATTTATCTTACTATGTCCTCACTATTCATTGGTTTATTGTCTTCTTCAATCCTTTTATACAGTTCTCTTTCCAGATTTACAATACCTTTGACATAACCAGCAATCTCATCATTTGATGATTCATCCGTAATATCAGATACTTTTCTCCTGATCTGTCGAAATGCTTCCAGCTGTAATTCTTCTACTGTCATATACATTAGTCCCTCTTTCATATTAAGTTGGCATATTTATTTCTTTTGTATTTTCTTTAAAACAATATGCTTCGGCTTCTTCTCGTGTTTTGAAAAGATTCTTTTTTGAACGATTACGAACTGGAAGATCGTATCTATTTTCTCCCAGTGCATGAACTCTATATTTGATCTTATCCGAACCATCACTGTAAAATGCTACGTCAATTCTATCGACAACAGCTTTACATACATCAAGAACTGACTGTTTTTGATTAACTATATTACCAGTAGCATTGCAATTTCTGCATTGAATTTCATATCCATTATAGGTAAAATGTCCTTTACCTTCACATACAGGACATATGTACTGCGTTTTCTTTTTATACGTTGTCCAACATTCTTCTCCAATTTCAAAGCCATTATTTATTGTACGCATGATCGTTCTCCTTTTTATGCTACTTTGTTGACCCATTCTTTGAATCTTCGGAAATCCTCTTTACTCATACAGATATCTGCATAATAAAAATCTTTATTACGGATAACAGCCCAAATTTTTCTCAGCTTTGTTGAAAAGGTATGACCTTGTTCTTTGTAAAAATTACCATTGGTAAATACCATAAAAACATAGTCATCAGTTTCAGTATCATGATCTAATTTAATATGAACTCCTTCATCACAACCACAACTGCAATTTACAACCAGTTCATCTTCTTCAAAATTTGTTAATACTGCCATAATCTTGTTCTCCTTTAATTTGATTGATATTTTTTCTCCATACCACATTTCTTACAACGGTATGTTTTTTCATGATATCTTGGCATTGATTCTAGCCTTCCCCAAAAATCATAACCATAAATATTGGTATCGAATATTAATTCCCATTCATGCTTACAAAAACAGGATCGAATATAATTGATTAACCGTCGCATTTTATTATTCTCCTAATGTTTTCGATATAATTTTAAAATCGTCCTCTTGCATAATGATTTCAAAAACTTTCTGTAGAACTTCTAAAGCTTCATAATTCGTATACATTAAGTCTCCTTCATCATTTAAAATCTTTGAAGGTGTCTCAGATAATTTATCTAAAAATAATTCAAGCAAATTATTTTCGAATTCTTCTGTAATATCATCTTTTGTAAAATTCATGACTCATATCCACCAATATTTTTAGGATATGGTGGAGATTCCCATTTAGCACCGCATGTATGACATTCAAATTTTTTATACTTCCAAATTGTATTTTTCTCCCAAAATCTCAACCACGAAAATTTATTGTTATTTTTATCATGTTTTCCATACCAAGTAGTCTCCCAATCCCAGACACCTTTAGAACTATGGCTATTATCACAACCAAACCTTTCTTTTTCTCCACAAAAACGGGAAAATGCCATATTTTTCAAGAATTTTATCTTCTGCTACAACAACCATGGCGTAATCCTGACACCAGCTTTTTCGCTTAATACTTACTAGATATACATTCAAAGTTTATATCCCCTTTCTTTACGATCAAAGATACGCTTTTGTTCACAACTTCCGTTTGGATATCTTGCAGGATTTTCTACCGTTTTCATACATCTGCAAAAATATTTACATGTATCACATTCGCAATTTTTATCGAACTTATGTTTTTTGTAATAATTATTACCCCAATTGTTCTCGTTTAAAGGCAAACTCAATTCTTTAGAATATAAGCGATCAAATTTTTCCATAAATTCATCAACTTCTTTTCTAAATTCAGTTCTATGCGTATAATAATAATAGATATAATTGTCATCGTCCAAGATATCTGGCACCCAATGAGGGGATGACAATTTGTATTTACTTAGAACTTCAATGCCACAATTTATTCTAGTTTTGTCATTCAGTGACATTTTTTCCCCTCTCATATACCTCTCAATTGCTTCTTCATTAACACCAACTATTTTCATGAATTGATCTATATCAATATTTTTGTCCCTTAAATATCCAGGCAAACTATTATACATGTCCATCATAAAACCCTCCTTGTCTTAAACAAATGCTATAACAACTTTTCGAGCCACAATATTTTCAAACTCTTGCGGAAACATTGATTTGCCATAGATGCTGTTTAGAAATTGATTTAATGACTTTGAATCTTTAAATTTATGACATGTTCTAAATTCATCCATGAAATACAGCGTTCCTACAGAGTCATTTCTTGTATGCAAGAATTCTCCATCTTTATTTTGTAATACAAAATACTGTTCTCTAATTTCCATCTTCTTGCTAACCTTCGCCTCTATCTATATTTTCTCTTATCTTTCTTTTCTCTGGTACGAAGGATAAATTTCTTATAATCTTCATAGGATGCAAACTGAATATATTTTCCTTCCATAACATCAAAACACTTACTCTCGTGTGCAAGTTCGTATTCATTAGAAGAAATCATAATATATAATTCGATGCCAAATTCTTTTGCGTCCTTAATAACAAGATCAAAAAAATCCTTCATCTCAATTACATTATCAATTGAATAGCCAGAGTCCATTGCATCAAGTAGAATCCAGCGTTCGTTCGATACGTTATTCTCTTCGTTATCATCTTTTAACGCGAGCGTCTTTGCCAACGCATTGAATCTATCTCCATTATCACCAGTTTCAACAAATTTTCTTAACTTTGATGCAATCTTAGAAAGATTTAAAGAAATATTTTCCCCTTCAGAAGAACACAATGCTGTAGCCGTAAAAGAAAGATTTCCATAAAATATACTTTCACTAATAGAATTATTCCCACCGTCTTTTTCATTATCATAATAAAATACTGGTATATCTTCTTTTTTAAGCTCAGATTTAATATTATGTAGAAGTGTTGTCTTGCCAGATCCGTTACAGCCAACCAGGACTGTTAATCCTTGTTGAATCTCAATCTGCTTTTTACGACATGTTGAAAATCCTGCGTCATATGGATCACGCCATGTTTTGATTATTCTGCTCATTTACATTCCTCTCTATTCAAAAATACAAATTATACCATTATTATCGACACCTGCAGTCTCATCAAAATAAATATAGGGCCATGAAATCCCTGAAATAACGTCAAAATTCATATCATGTGTAGCAATTTCTTTATCACCATATTTCTCCATCGCTTTCTGTAGCAGTTCGATAAAGTCCGAAATTTTATATACATTGTCTTTATCGAATGTCAATGCTTTTGTTATATGTTTATCAAGACATTCGAAATCTTCCTCGATGATCTTATTCATCCATATCTCCTCTACAAATTTTATTAGCATTTTCTTTGCCGTACACAACTTCATCTGCCAGTTTTCGAGAAATACGGCTAACCTGCTTTAATCCCTCTCTGATAATCGTTCCGCTTGGCTGCTGATGATTTTTGATAAATCCGATCCACTGATCTTCGTTTAGAATGTTTCTTTCACTTTCATATACTACTGCATAGCCTAGTTCCCGTTTTGCAAGGCAAAGTGTGTTGATCATGCAGTCGATATCATCTAATACATCTTTAATCGGCATTGGTTTTTGTCCTCTCTTTATGTAAATAGTTATATGTTTCTATGTAAGATTATTCTCCTATGATCCGTTTATAAAAAGCGTTCTACAATTTATATTCTTAATAGGTTAGAATTGATTGTAGAACGCTCATGATGGTGAATTGTTGTGGTTATTTTAGAATGCAAATCAGTCTAAATATGATTTCAGACCACTTTCAAAATATGGAATTGGTCTTCTCTTGAATCTGTATTTTTCAACCCTTGCATCGATAATAGCTTTTACTGCAGCATCATCAATTTCACCTGTTCTTGCATACCGATCGAATACAGAATATTTAAATCCAAGAGCGCTTTCATCAGAAGATCCACATAATCCGTCTGACGGCGTTTTGTCAACCATCTTTTTCAGTAGAATCGTCTCATATCCAATAGCTTTTACTTCCTGTACTGTGAAATCCTTTAATGGTGCAAAGTCTCCTACTGCATCGCCCCAGCGAGTTTCCCAAGATAAGAGTGTTTCCGAAAGATTGCATGTATTAGCAACTCGTCCATTCATACTCTGTGAAATTGCATAAAGTGTTGCCATTCTGATTCGAGGAGGCAGATTAATTGATGTCTGTTTTGACCAATGATCACCAATTTGTGGTCTGATTTCGTGCTTTAGCGCAAGAATTGCTGGATGAATATCTACAGTACAGTATTCAATACCTAAATGTTTAGCAACTTCATAGGCATCTTCAATATCTGTCTGTTCTCCGTCTGGCATGAGCACACCTAAAACTCTATTCTTTCCAAGAGCTTCCACACAGAGAGCCGCAACAATGCTTGAATCTTTACCCCCTGAAAGACCTACTGTGGCAATACAATCTTTCCCATTCTGCTCAAAGAACATTTTAATCCACTCGACAATCTTATTTTTTGTTTCTTTTGCATCAAAAGTATACATATCTATTCTCCTCTCCTTTACTGATTTAATTTCCACAGTTCAACATGAGTATCAAGTTCATTAAAAATCTTCTGTATCATTGAATATACTTCGTCCCAATCTGCTCCACCACGATCACAGCCGATCTTATATGGCATAGCAATTGTTGCACTAAAATTATTGTTCCTTTCATGTGCTTTCCAACACATAGTTCTAAAACACTTTTCTAATGCTTCCAGAGAAGTATATTGTTTTCCGTCATATCCATAGTTATCTTGTGCAAAGAAATTACAAATCCACTGTTCATTACTTGGAATTGCAATCGATCCACAGTCGTATCCAATATATTTTGGCTTGACTGGTACAATTTGTACTTTCCCCAGCATATCCGATGATGCTACCTTTTTATATTCTTCGTATACATGTGGAAATCGCTGTCTGACCTGCAAAGCCACGCCAGATCCCATCTTTCCCATACAATTTACCTGATGACAAATAAATTTTGCATCCGTATCAAATAAATTTCCTTCGATAATTTCAATCATGATTTTCTCCATTTAGTCTTTCACGAATCTCTTCAAAAGTCTGTTCTTTTACTAATTCTCCATCTTTAAAGACGAGTTTCAGTTCATTTTCTTCTGGCATTGTATCTTCTGCATAACCATCATGACACACGAATTTATTTTCTTCTTTTACTACACAGCAAAGTCCTTTATGAGATTTCTTCAGATTATTTTTATCTGTTTTTGGATTCTTCTGAATGGTATATTCTTTGCCATCAATTACACAATAAGTGCTCTTCATTGCAAATCCAAAAGTATCTCTTGTTAAGCAAACCATTCCATCTTCTGGCGTACACATTGCAGAGAAAGAAAACGCACCTACTCCAAAAAGAATCGCATCTGCTGCAAATCCTAATCCTTCAAGCTGTGTCCAAATCTCTTTGATCTTACTGTACTGACAACCATCTCCGTAAATGATTCCAATCTTTGGATTTAACTCCTTATAACCTTTTGAGTTTACAGTTCCACCAAAAATCTGATATAATTTCTGAACAGTTTTTACTGAAATTTCAACGATATCGCCGCTATCAGGACGTACAAGGAATTTGCCATTATGCTCTTCGATTTCTTTTCTCAGTTTTGGAAGTGTTTCGTCAATAAGGTTCCAGTAATCAAATGTATCAGAGACATAACTGAAAGATGTATTCTTATATGTATCAGTCAGTAATCTTCTTAACAGATTTTCTTCTGTCTCGCATACAGCCAGATTACTGCATACGGTTGCATGTTCCAGGCTAACTGCTCCAATACCAATATGGTTCTTAGCACAATCAGCATCGTACATTTTATCAATATACTGAGTTGCAGGAATTGTAGAAGTTTTATTGAAAGATAGCAGCCATGAAGAACTTGCATGAACTCCGTTCTCAATGCCGAGTCCTCTGAATCCAAAATCCGCCATAGCCATTGCAGGATTAGCACCATCTGTAGTTTTCTCGTAAAATTCATTTGCAAGTGTTTTATATTTATGACCTACAGTTGCCCAGTTGCATGTCCCAAAAATAAAAGACTGCATAATGCATTCCAGCCATTGTACCGTCCATGCGAAATCCGGATGTGCGTTACTCATCTCAATACACGGGACTCCCATTGTTACAACAGATCCTTCTGGAAGAGCTTTGATCTCTACAGGTAAATACTGCAGATCCCATAATTTTTCGATACGTCCAAGATCATAACTCTGAGAACCGATCTGATTATCCAGATATTCTTTATATTCTGCAATAACTTCTTTTTTGGGTCTTTTGAAGAAAGTTTCATTTGCTAAATCAATCATATATTCCTTAATAAAACCCTGTAATCCAAAGAATACAACTTCATTCAGATTTTTGAACATTGATTTTCTAGGAGTAATATAAGAAGTTAATTTTGTAAGACCCTTTGGAAGAGCATCAGGATTTGTATTTTTATATGTATCTGCCATCAGCATAAAAGAAATGTTTCTCATTTTAGACCTCCATAACTGTGATTTTATCGTGTTTTCCTGTGAAAAGACTGTCTGTTGTAAATAATCTTTCAACTGTTCCATCTTCAAGTGATTTGATTAATGTTCCTTTTTCTCTATCAAGAACTGAATTTTCGGTATGTGATGCATAAGCATAAATTCTATCTACACCACGTTCTTTCAACGCTTTTGCACTATAATATAAAGAACCGCCATATGAAATGATGTCATCAATCATCAAAACTTTTTTACCTTTAAGATCAATATCGTTATCTCTGATTTTGAGTCCAAGAATTTTTCCTGTATTCCAATCTCGATTTTTCTCACCATAGCAATACGGAATGTCAGAAAACAATCCAGAATATCTTTTCGAACTACCGGCATCCGGAAAATAAAGAATAAGATTTTCTTTACTAATCTGCTCAATTACTTCATCAATATATTCTCTTGGATTAAAAACATATACTCTATTCAAAAGCGCTGCTCCAACATTACTATGAACATCAAGTACCTCTACTCTATCAAATTCGAGCCAATTAATAACATCAGCGAACCCTTTTAATGTAAAAACCTCGCCCTGATCATGGATTCTGTCCATTCTGGCATTCGGAAGATAAAACATTGTAAGATCAATTGATTTAATATATGGAAAATTTTTTAAATGTTTTGTAATATAAATCAGCGCTGAAAGTTCTTCTTCTTTCTCATACTTCCATGTAATGTTGTTATATTTCTGATAAAAACAATCGTCTAATACGATTCTCTGTGTTCCATCTGGAAAGTGTTCTACTTTTACTTCTTTCCCATTTAAAATGATCATATCTTTATTCTCCAATCACATTAATCTGGCAGCTTTTCATGGCTTCGAGTGCCGCCTTATGTTTTTCTGGTGTAGATCCCGCGCAACAGCCTGCGTCTACTGTAATTTCCGTATTTGGAAACATAGCTTTAAGGACTAATGCATTTGAAATTACACATATATCCGTACACAAACCGACCAGATCGATATCACCATCTCCAATCCATGTCATATTTCTCCACTGCAAAGTTCCAAAAGTACTTTTGTTTACATATCTGCAGTTAGGAACCTCAATGTCGCTCACAACCTTCCATCCTCTTGTTCCAAAAACACAATGTTTTACTGGAAGTTTTCTTCCCTCCAGAGTATTTAAGTAATCGTCATAATGCGTATCTCTTGTAAAAATAATTTGATCTCCACGATTATAATACTCTTCAATTTTCTTTTTCACATTCGGAATAATCGCCTGTGCTTCTTCCGATCCAAGGCTACCATTTACGAAATCATTCTGCACATCTACTACAATTAAAGTTCTCATTGTTTATTCTCCTCTCTTACTTCGTCAAATCTCTTTACCCAGTCCTCAAATGACACATCGTCTCCCACTGTGCCATCGTATTTACACATCCAATATAGAGTTTTCTTTCTCTCGTATTCCAAGTCATCTCTTAAATTATGAATAATTGATTGAGCAAAATCTTTCATGTGATTGTATTCGCTTTTTAAGACTAATCCAAACATTAAATTTCCTCTTTATCTTCTGCAAGTTTATTCCAAACACTTGCAATCTCATCATTTACTTCACAGGTCGTTTTACCATCGATTGAAATTCCAATTTCATCCAGATATTCCTTTAATTCAGACATCGTATTTTTCATTATTTTTTCTCCTTTTTTCAATATTTTAGTAATAATTACTATTTTCTAATTTCGATTCTTTTTTATATCTTTCGATGTATTCTCGGACACGTTCATACGCTGCAGGAATGCTAATATGTTCTTGCAGTAAAAGTTTCTCTACAGCTGTTCGTTCCATAAGAATTTTTCGATCGTGTTCTTCTTGATTCATACTGATCACCTTATAAGTTTGGCTGACCAGTTTACACCAGCCAGCCGTTTCTTTTTAGTCTAATTCATCAAGCATTTTCTGCAGATCTTCTACGGAAGCGTTTTGAAGTGCCTCATCCTGCTTAGTAGCAATGATCTGCATAATTTTCTGTTTCTTCTCTTTACGTTCTGCAGCTTCCTGCTGATTTTTCTTTTCTTCAAGTTTCTCGTTAAAGATATATTTTACAATCTCAATCTTGGTCGCAAGAATATCATCTTCCGCAGATTTAGTCTGAAGCAGACTTTCTTCATCCGTCTTCTTTACTTCTGCATTCAGCGTCTTAAACACTGTATCCAGCGATCCAAGCGAAAGATCATATAAATCTTCTACTGCAATCTGTCCCTTATACGGGAAACGATATTTACCTTTTACTGCTTTTTCAAACATGTCACCCATAATTTTATTCTCCTTTATTAAAATTTAATTTTAATGGTTCTTTCTGTTGCACCTTTTACTTTAACGATAAGCTCATTACGCTGCGTCAGACTGAATCCAACTCCAGAGAGCTGATCATCGACGTCTGTTACACTACACTTTGCGCCAAGTGCCTCAAATACTTTACGATGTGGAACTAATTCATTCTTAAGATATTCCACAAAGAAACCATTCGGCTGTTCTGGATTTACGCATCCATTCAGGAAGAAGAAAAGATGTTTATTCCCGATTCCATTCTGCTCATCAAAATAGTTCGGGCTGTAACTGATTACAGATACAGGTGTAAACTGATTTGTCTGCACTCCCCATACTTCTCTACTAGAAGTAGCCGAGTGACCAAAAAGTTTTTCTTTGATGGTAAAGTTTCCGTTCTTATCCATAATTACTTCTGCGACGTCTACGTCTCCACGCACTGGGTTATTGTATTCAAACGAATAGATCTCGCCATCGAATTCAATTTCTGCTTTAAATCCTTTACTTCCTCGACTAGCAAACTGATTTACAAAAAATTTATAAACACCTGGCATCATTTTTAATTTATTCTGCCAAGTAATATTCTCTACTGCCGGTTTACCTGGCATCTGATTCATTGGCTGTGTAATATCAATATCAAGCTGACCACCAAGCTTCGACATAGATGGTTTTCTATCACTACCAAAATAGATTTCATGACCATTTGGTTCAATACAATGAGCATCAAGATCACTGTTATCGTTCTGATCCTCGTTCCACATAATAGAAAACCTAAGCACACCATCTACATTTCCACCAGCGTTCTTTACATTCTGTTTAATGTCAGAGTCAGTAATATTGCCTGTATATGCCCAGCTCAGACCATTATTCCACTTGAACATTGTTTTAGAATCAGGATCTTCTGGCGCAATTAAAGAAACAAAATTCTTTTCATGTTTATTCTCTACAAATACTTCAACCTCTTTCGCAGTCGGAAGAACCTTTTCTACGAAATCCTGTGCAGTCACTTCTTCTACTCTAGAAAATTTCTTTGGATTAACTGCTACAGATTTTGACATCTCTGTAAAAATGTCTCCTCCACCAGAAATTCTCTTCGCTGCATCTTTATTAGAAAATAGAATATTATTTACTGTGATATCATCCAGATTTGCAAAGCGACGTTTCAGAGAATCCATATATCCAAGTTCTGTCAACGTTTTCTTTGCATCGTCCAGCATTCTCTGAGTATAAATTGGCTTACTCCTTTTATAGTTGCTGGGTGCTACAATCTGCTCGTATTTCTTTACTGCAAGATCGAGGCCCATTCCTTCGCTTACATTTACAAGTAGTGTTCCAATAGAATGATTTCTGATTTTACCAATAACGGCTCCTGCTTTTAGAGATTTCTCCCAGGCATAAAGATTTTTCTCTTCTTCCGGAATTTTGTCGTATTCCTTTTTGTATTTCTTGAATTCAACCAGCGGAATCCTCCACTCTGCTCCACGATACAGCGTATTGGAATTAATCAGCTCAAGAATTGTTTCCACAGAATCCATAGTGATCTCATCCAGAGAACGTTTAAATACGTTTTTAATATCTCTGTATTCACCATGGATATTACCTGCAGATCTACGAGAGTCAAATACAAACTTATCAGGAAGTCTCATATAAAAGTGATCCCACTGATGAGATTTTCCGTTGATCATTTCAAAGTTCTTATCTGTGCCAATATTTTTAAGCTGACTTACAAAAACATCGACTACCTCTTCGTTATGGATAAGTTTGGAAAGTGCCTTGACTACCGGCTCATAAATAGTTCCAGACATATCTACATCCCAAATACTTTCCATTTTATTATCCTTGATTACAACCACAGCGCCGATTGTACGAATGAACTGGCGGCAGCAGGTACAGTCATGTTCTCTTCTCTCTCTAAAAATATTGTTCGTTCCTGGCGCAAAGCTATCGAGATATGTATCCCACAGCAGCTCCTTGTCTACGTCCACTTCGAATAACTTATCTGCATTTGCGGACATTTTATTGAAATGTTTCTGAAGCTTCTCCTTAAAAATTACGAACTGATCTAACATGATATTTTCTCCTTCTTTATGTTTTTCTTCTATTTTGTTATCTTTTACTCTACTTTGCTCTCTGTTTCCTTCATCTTATTGGTTGTTTCTTCTTTTACATTATTCTCCGAACTTTCTTCTTTATTATTTTCACCAACTACATTTGCTTTTTCTAGTTCTTTATTTTCCTTTGTACCTTCTGTAGTATTCTCTGCATCAGAAATCAGTCTTTCATTCAGAAGAAACTCTTCGATGTCGGACACCCAAAGCATGATACACACTGTACTAAATCACACATGTGATGTTTTTTAATAAAGTCCTTATCTGCAGCCTGTTCGTCTGTAATTACTGTTCCACATTCATCCATATTCTGGATCTCATGTTCTTCATAAACCTTTCCTGAATATTTTCCTAACCTTTTCATTTGTCTCACCTCCTTTTTATTTCGTTTTAATTTCGATCTTTTTGTTGATCAGCACCTTACTGTATTCTCTCCCGTCAATAATATTCTCTGTTTGAATTTCTGTAACTTTGACTGGTTTTACACATTTTTTCGTAACACATAATACTGCGTCACCAATCTGCAGATTATTGATGAATTTTCTCCATCCTTTAACTCTTGGCACTCGCCAAATGTATTCTTTCGTACCAATACCATCGTAATTGATATGAACACCTTTGATCAGCGCACCTGGCTGACCTTTATATACTGTCCGAATTGTTTTGGCACCATTTCTTTTCATGATAAGATATCGGATATATCCATCTACGAGATAACCATTCTTATCCAAAATAATTGACTTGTCTTGATGATTTGTACGAAGCCAATATTTTTCAAATCGTTCCATCTTTTCTTGAGATGGATGAGAATCAAGAAACTGATCTGAAATTTTGATGTCATCAATATTCATCTGCATTATTTTATTCTCCTTTCTTTACGCTGCGTTTCCTTTCCCAACAAGAAAGTTTTCGAAATCTCGTTTCATGAATCTGAAATTAATACCCTGATTGGAACTATATTCATCATCTGCATTCTGATATTCTCCAATCCACTGTTCAAATTCCTGATCCTGATTATTCTGCGCTGCATAAACCATCAATGCAATTAACGCTGTTTTACACTGCTGATAAACATTTGCAGACACTTTTGTATTCTGAAGACACTCGTTGTAAAATTCGATGTCGTCTGGATCTACTTTCTCATTTACATGAGTATGTACAAAATCAATATCATTCTGATCAATACGATCATCAACACCAATGATTGCAGATTCTTCACCCTCTGAATTTTCTGATGAGTCTTTGATACTTTCGCTCTCTGCATCTTCATTTGGTTTATTCTCTTTAATATGTAAAAAATCCACTAATAAAGTATGTAAATAATCAATCTTCTGCTGAATTACTTTTTTGTCCTTCGTGTGTTTATCCTGTTCTATTTCAATCCAATCAGTATCATTGACTTTGATTTCTTTCATGTCATTAAATGCAATCAGGAATTTTCCAAAATTTTCTGGTGAAACTCCTTCATCTAAGGCTCTTTTCATAAGAGTCATCCATGCCATAAAATCTTTTGGCACAAATAATTCAGCTACTTCTGTATGATCGAGTTTATCTGCGTAAGGAATTAACATATTAAAGTATTTGTTCAGTGTATCAAATTCTTCTTCTGTTCCGTTCTCATTAAGATACTTGCAGATATCCCTTGGCGCCTTTTTCCATTCTTCTAAATGAAACATCGCCATAACGCATTCGATGATCACTCTTTCCCAGATGCCTTTTTTCTTGTCTAACTCATTCAGCATCGTACAATCTTTAAGAAAACGATTATTATCTTTAATCCGTTTAATTTTATCCGCAAATGTACCAATGTAAGTAAACGCCTTCTGGCTTACATTCATTGGAATAGTAGAGTTATACAACATGACAAGATCGCAGGTATCTTCTGGAGTACATTCCTGATAAATTGCAGCAGACAACTGACATGATCTCATTCTCTTTTTCAGTTCTGGTGGGAAATCATTATAAGTTTTATTAACCAGATCAAATGTTTTGATTTCTTTGATCAGTTTTCCATTTTCATCTCTCATAGGTTTTCCATTTTTATCCAGTTTGTTTCCTTGATAAGTCACATATCTATTCCGGATTGATTTAGAGATCTTATGCCCATCAAACACAAAACGTCTGAGCGCTTCTGTTCTCTGACCACCATCCACTACGTATGTAGTAGTAAGCCCATCTTCTCTTTTTTCTTCTGCAAGAATAATGTTGGGAATGTAAATCCGTTTTGGAGATACAGTACTATAAATCAAATTATTGATCATTTCATTTGACCAACAAAACGCTCTCTGGACTGCCTGATCAACAGTAATAACTTCCTCATCAATACTATCAACATAAGCTCCTACGCCCATCTGTTCGATTCTGTATTCATCTAACATTAATAATCCCTCCTAAGTATTCTTGTATTTGAGTTGTTCCGGATAGCTTTTAAGCTATCGTTATAGAGTGACTTAGAAATATGTAAATTTTGAAGAATTTCTTCTTCATTAAATCCATCTGCAAGCATATGTAAAATTACACTCTGTACTCGTGATAATTTACTTGTATATTCTCTCATTAATGAAGACATTTCTTGATCATTTTGAAAGACGACATCTTCCACGGTTTTCCCAGATACAAATGTCTCCCAGAGCTGCATTCCATCTTCGTCAATTTGAGAATAAATGGAAATATCAAATACAGGTTTCTCTTTAGGATTACCATCTTTATCGAATTTCTGCTTTCCAGTCTCTTCGTCAATATCTGGAACAAAAACACAGCGTTTTTTACGTTCGATATCTCTTGTATATGTCCAATATTTTCTCCAAATATTTCCATATAAATACGTTTTAAAAGTGCATTTGACATCCGAATTGTATTTAAGTAAACTCGACAGAAAAACTTCTACTGCTAAACTTTCAAGTTCTGCATCATGAAGTGTCGGTAAATCTTGAGATGACTTTTTCTTTTTGTAAATCAAAGTTTTGCAGATTTTTTTAAGCTCGCGCATGTCGTTGTCTAAATACGTTTGCTGGATCTCATCTGCTTCTTCTGGTGTAAGAAATTCTAATTTTTCTCTTTGAGTCTCTGTCAAATATTTGTATCTCATTTTTGCTCACCCTACCCTTCCAATATTTTCATCGCTTCGTCAAATTTTGCAGTTCTTGGTTTATAGTTTTCATATTCTCCATTGTCAGTTTTATTTAATTCAGTTTGCAGTTTTCCAAGAGAGTAATGGTACGTCAATGCATTTTTCATTGCCTGAAGTTTATAGATACATGCTTTCACATGTGCTCGATCAATAAGAATCCGCAAGAACAGATATCCGATTTTAGCAATTCTATGTGCTTGTGGTAATTTTCCATCATGTTTATATGTATAAATAACGAGTGCATGTTTAATATCACTCTCTTCTGAATCAAGCTTAGACAAATATGTACTAAGAGATTCCAACATGTTGCTCAATTCAGATTCATCCCATGCAGCCAAACTTAAAAACTTTGTACACTCATCTTCAATCTGATCGAGTAAGTTCAGATCAACTACAATGTCATTTTCATTTAAAAATACACCTCCATTCCCTTTTGCTTTAGGAGAAACTGTTGGCTTGTTTCCATCCTCTCCAACCATGGAATATCCATTCCGAATCCAACCTAGTTTTTTGCTACGTGCATTCAACAGATTTTTAGCCTGTTTGAATGTAAACTGTTTTGCATTGGATGATTTTGTGGATTCCATGTACTCGCCAGGACGTATTGGATTTTCAATCACCCAATATTTTCCATTTGTGATAATGTAGTACATTTTCTGATCACTCCTTCTTTATTTAATTTTAAAAATAGGTAACTTTAATACAGGTTCTTATTTTCATTTAAAATAATAAGCACCTTTTCGTATTTGTTATTCTCCTATTCTCTTTTAATGAAATTGTGAAATAATAGCGAACTGCTCAAGATAGACTTGCAGAATTGCAAATTAATATGTATAATGATACTTAAGCAGGACATTGCCATTATTCGTTTAAGCTGCTCCAACACCTTAAACACATATGAATATTGCTTGTTTTGCTTGTTATGTACAGGAAGGGATTCATACCGTATGCGCTCCAACGCAGGTATGATTCCCTTCTTTTATTTTGTTCGACAAAATTATAATACATCGAACTAATGTTCTTGTCAATATGTTTTCGAACATTTGTTTGTACTACTATAATTTTGTTTTTCCTTATATTTCCATTTTATACCTCTTGACATGTATATTCCAGCGGTAAATATTTCCATTTCATTCCTTTAAATGTGGTAAAATAATGTCATGCATAATACCTTCTCGATTGATGTGTTCGATATCTTGTATCGTAGAATATAATTGCATATGTTCGATTATTTCATCTCTGTTAAGGAAAATAGTTTTTGCTTTTTTAATTAACTTACACCCTTCTGCAGGTGTAGTTATTTTTTTACTTTCTTCATTTTGATCATAATCAATTGTATAAATAAGAATTTTGTACTTCTTGTTCTTTTTTTCAAGTTCTTTCATTTTCTGCATCGCTTGGTTGTAATCAGAGTATTCATATGCTTCTATCATCTTATCATCCCTCCATTAATAATGTCTGTAAACTAATCTGCATTGCTCTGTTCACTTCTTTTTGCTTTTTGGGACTAATCTCTCCGATCTTATCCAACAATCTAGCTTTATCTATTGTTTTAATTTGTTCACATGTTACTAACGAATCGGAACTTAATCCATTCAACGCATCTTTTTCCAAAATGACATGAGTAGGAAGATTGGGCTTCCTTTTTGATGTGATTGCCACGACTATGGTTGTTGGAGAATGTTTATTCCCAATGTTATTTTGGACAACAAGTGCTGGGCGTTTTCCGCCTTGTTCAGATCCTTTCGTTTTCCCGAAATCTACCCAATAGATTTCACCACGTTTAATTTCGCCACAATGTACATCCATACCCGGTTCCTCCTTTCTCTCTTGTTTTTCTTACGTTGAACTCATTATATCAACATATCTTTAATATGTCAATACTTAATATAAATATATCTTTATTATTTTCGCTATTATATTACAATTTATCTTTATTTACATAAACATATCTTTATGGATTTTCTTATTTAATTATGTTATAATCATTGACACGGAGGTGCAATATGATTAAATTAGATATCCAACATTTAATATTGACTAAGTATAAAAGTCAAGCTGCATTTGCAGAAGCTACTGATCTCTCTTTACCATCAGTGTCAAAAATTTGTTCTGGTAATATGGCAAGTATTCGCTTTGAAACTCTTGAAAAAATTTGTGAAGCATTAGAATGCACCCCGAATGATCTACTTACTTCCGATAAAAACGAATGGGATACAAAAATTCCATCACATGTTACAGAATATATTGATCGAATGGAACATATCTCGCAAGAAATCCAGGATGCGAGTTTCCGTTATAGAGCTGCAGCATATCATAAAAAAAGCGATGACTAAACCAGCCATCGCTTTCTTACTGCTCATATTCAGATCCGCTCAAATCCATTCGAAAATTGATTTCTTGTATACACCACCGATACAGTCTTTCTGCATTCTCATTATCTTTCCGATCTCGATCCGTAAAAATCATTAATTCTATTACATTCTCTTCTGGCATATTCCTCAAATCTGCAGGTGTTACTGTATAGTCCAAATATTTTGGAATCATTTTTCTTTCACACCGTTTCGTTTTAATATTTCTGTTACTTGAGACACGGGAATGCAAAATCTTCTGGAAACTGCTTTCTTATCATGATATTTATCGAAATCTTCTAATATATCTTTATCTGTCCACTCTAACTGAATGGGAGCATTCATATAGTTTTCCATTGTTCTCTCCTTTTGAAATGTCTGATTCATTAATTGAAAACAAATTGAAAATCTTTATCGTTTATTTCACATGTAATGAGTTCTTTGTTGTTGTCAAGAATATCTACAACAGCACTTTCATATCTTGAATAAGCTGCTGTACATTCATATTCTTTACCTTCCGTAAAATGTTCATCGGTTTTTCTACAAATAGCCTTATTGTTCATCTTATCCCTCCGTTTGAAGCCATTCTAACATAGTCTTTAAATTCTCCAAAGCTCATTGTAATTACTTTTACATTTTTCATATCGATCACTTTACCTTTCTAAATATTTTGTTGGTACTTCTTTGGTTAACCAAACATTATTCACAGACAGGAAAAACTTGTATCCATCTCTGCACATTTGCCCTGAGTTTACTTGATATACGATTTCTTTTCCATGTCTCTTACCAACCTGTTCAGCCGTTTCCACATCTGTTGAAAGATGAACATATAACCGGCTTTTTGGAATTAACCCAATCTGATCGATTGACACTACGTATTTTTCGCCAGTTCCATGATATAAAAATTCTGGTGGCTGTTTCTCTTCTAACTCTACATCTACAGGAATCGAATGTCCTTGGTTGCATCTGATCAGTGTTTTATCTTCATTAAAAGAGTATCTTCCCTTCGAATCTGTTTCTACGATCTCGTACAGATGATCCAGATCGAATCCAGGATTGTCTTTCCTAATCCCGTCAATCAGTTCGTCGACATTAGCCCACCCATGTTCATCCAAAGTAATGCCAATTGCTTCTGGTTTATGTCTGAGAATCAAACACATGTATTTACTAATATTTTCTAAGTTCATGCTTTTACTTCCTTTTATTTAATTTTATTTTTCAGATGCCAAACAAAATCTTTTGAATCAAGTAATGAACCTTCAAACAACTTTTCGCCTTCAGCTTCATAAATTCTCAACGATCCATCAAAACCAACCACAATATATTTTCCGTTATATTTTTCCATGTCAATCAGTTTCCATTCAAGTGCTTGATACTGAGTTCCATCTTCCATCACATCTGCATATCCATCATATGTAAATAACGGAATGTCAAACATATAAATTATATTATCCATATTTTGTTTCTCCCTTTTGTTGTCTATATTAATTATTATACTGTTTCTATATTTATTACTTCTAATAAATTATCTTCCAGCCATTCGCAAATATCTTGTACTACTGCATAAGTATCTTCGTATCCATAGGAGGCATTGCTCCAGGTATAACAATCATTATATTCGTCAAACCAGATTTCTACAGATTCTCCATTTGACAAATCAAGCCTAATGGAAATTTTATCTTCTTGCTCTTCTGCATATCCCATTTCTTCGACAACATATTTGTTAATATCTGCTTCAGTCACAACATTTCACCTGCCTTCTGAAAACAATCTTTCATTTCATTTCATTTTATCTCGTTTATAATGTAGTCTGTTACAATTTTACCAATAAAATACTCATAGTCACTATCATTATAATATTTTTTAAGACCTCTGAGTACTTTTTCTGCAGATTCAAAATCAGTAGCGATATCAATAGGCAATTTCCTCTTCCATATAGGCTGTTCTATCCATTTTGGTTCTTTGACTCTAAGTATACCTTCATTGTCTCGACCATACAAATTTATTCCTTTAAGATATTCCTCTTTCTTTGTGCTCTTGTTCTTTCTTTTTATAATATAATAATCAACTGTGTCTCTATATCTTTCTTCTCTGTACATACTATTCTCCTTGCACAAAATCACACACATTAATTTTATCTACGCATCCATAGCAATGACAGTATTTTTCACATTTCTTGCAAACGCAACTTCTTTTTCTACACTGTTTTTGTTTGGTCCACGCAACATTTTCTCTTTCACGCTCTTCAATAAGATCTTTATGTTTTTCTATCCATCCTAGTTCCCGTTCATTCATCTTTCGAAGAATCGTTGTTCCTTCTGGATCAAGGCACCAATAATCACCATTTAGATAATATTTGACATCATAAACCCACTTATGAATATGATAATCATATCCAAAAACAAATCCAAAACTATCGTATTTATAAGGAAGATCTTGCCATTTGTAGTTTCTGTTCATCTAATACATCTCGTTTCTATATGAAAGTAAATTTTCATCTATTCATAATACCCTTCTGCTTCTAGTTGCTTTTTTAAATTTTCAAAGAGTAATGCATCATTGAGCATATTTCCGAACATAATATAGTCTCCACATATGCCATCGATTTCGTATACTTCATAGTTTTTGTCACGATCCATTGCATAATGCTCTTTAAAATATTGAGCTGCTTCAAATAAATCATTTGACATACATTCGGAAACCATTCTTGTATTGTCTGCTGTTAATTCGTTTAAACCAAATCTTTTCATTTATTCACTAACCTCACTCAAATCCTCCCAGCTTCCTGGTACACCAACTCTTTTTAAGTAATCATGTCAGCCATCCACAGCCACGGATTTACATTTACACCATTTAAAGTCATGTCGTGTTTCACTCTCTATAACATCGCCGCATTTATTGCAGCGAACTTTGTTCACTAAAATTTTCTTCATTTAAAACCCTCCTTTGAAAGCAATTTCTCATACTAAAACATCTTTAATTCTGGCATATGTTTTTGAATAGCGTTACTTCCAATATTTTCCCAATCAATTTTATTTTCTGGATTAAATAAAATTTCTCTTAATACAGAAGCTCCTCCTTGGTCATTCATTTTATCTAAAATCTCCACAGCTATAATATTTTTCACTTCTGATTCTCTCATAATCTACACCTCCTTAGTGAAGTCTTTCATCTACTCTCTAATTGTTTTATAATAACTTCCGAACCAGACATGTACCGGAGGATTTTTCGCCCCTGGCATTAAAGAACCACTTACCATTTCCATAACCTGGCCAGAATCATTCCATCCATTTGATTCCATTTCTTTTTTATGTTCCATTCTTTCTTCTTTTGAGTCGTAATAATACTGTTCTATAATCTCTGTGTACTTATCTACGCAGTTATCTCCATCCCACACAAATTTTGTTGTATTATCTTTCATTTTAATTCTTTTCATATAATCATCTCCATTCTATATTAAAAACAACTTAATCTCATAACATTACCCATAGATTTCTCCCATAATATTCTCTTCTTATATGAGAAATATCATTGTCAATTTTTGATAACTCAATCTTTTCAAAAGTTACATTTTTGCAGCCATCCATAGTTCTGTTTCCAAATCTATTTTTAGTACATTCAATTCCATTTGATGATTCCTCAACCATAACAGAAGTCACTTCTCGTAAATGTTTGATTTTTTGTGTTTCTTCATATGTCATATTATTCGCATCCTTTACAATGAAAGCAATTTTTCATTTACCTCATTCTATTCTTTAAAATCTACAGGATTTTCAAGTTTCAAAATCTCATCCCTGTGTTCTACCAACGCTACACTTGCAATAGCATTAATCTTGTTCTGACAGAATGATTCGATTTCTCCTTTTGCTTCCATTACAGTTTTATCCATCTGTTCATTAAACGAATCAGCTATAAAATCCATATTACATCCAAGATCCATGCTTAATTTTCTAAGCTTAGATATTATAGATTCTTTATCTGCCTTTGTTAGTGCTTTTTTCTGAGAAAATAAATCGGTTACATCTTGGATTAACTGCTGTGATTCATTCATTGTATCTTCTGTTTTACTTTTGAATTCATCAGCGAACTGTTTCCTTTTGCTGATAAAATCACATTCAGGAATTTTGCCATCTTTTTCTGTATATCTAATAGTACAAGGTATTCCATTCCCTTGACCAAAAGATGTAATTGCCTCTGCAAACTGTGAATAACTCATCTCTATTTCTACAATAGGACTTTTACCATAAACCCAATCTCTATTTAATCCACGTTCTATATCAGCATGTTTTACTTCCATTGTAATCACGTTACTATGTTCAATACTACTTCCAAACAAACTTCTTTTACAACCGTTAGCTCTATTAAACATGATCGTTCCATATGCCGGATGGCTTGTTTTTGTTCCAAATTTTGTTTCTTCTACTTTATATTCTTTTTCCATATATGTTACCTCACTTCCTATTAGATTATTCTCCGTTTAAAGTAGGAATAAATCGTCATTTTATCTTGTCTGCTATTTCTCTAATTTTATCTGCGTTTAAAGGTGCTACTGCATCTGCGAGCTTTCCTTTTGTTTCCTTATAATCTTTGCTATAAGGATCAAATCCAGAAAGACAACACCAATTATCTATTTCTTTTTTTAACTTTGCAACTTTAAAACATGCTTCATTTTGTTATTTAATTTTATTCTGTATATACTTGGGTATTTCCATACGATTTATTCTCCTTTTCAACATCTGAAAGAAAGTTAATTTTGTCACCATTTAATTACATATTTTAGCTTTCCATCTTTAAACTGATACGTTCTATTTCCGACTGTCACAAAATCATATTTATATTTTTTATTATTCATAAAAATACCTCTTATTTCAACGCACCAAGATTTCTCTTGTAACTACGTTCTACTCTACCCCATAATTCTTTCAAGTAATTTTCTGCATCAACTTTAGCTTCATCAATATTAGATGACTTCATTTTAACTTTTAATTCTGTCGCTGCATCAGTCAACTGAAAATCCTTATATCTTAATACTGCTACATTTTCACTTATTTCTTCGATGAATAATGCACTATTTTCTCCATATTCTTTCCCATTATTTTCGTTATGTATAATTTTAACTAATTTAATTGTTTTCATGTTGTTGTCTAATGTTCATACAACCAATCAAAGCAGAATTTAAGGACTCAAAAGATTTATTACTATCCTTATAATCAATATATCCATGCCATAAAAGTTTATTTGTAAAATTTCTTTCAAATTCAACAATCTGATAATTATCAATGCAATGTATATCAATTACTCTACCCCATGGAAATTCTTCTTTGATCAATTTGATTTTTTCTTCGTGTGTTGTTTCTTCTATATAATCTTCAGTTATTATATCTAAATTATTAGATGCATCCCAATTGATAGGACGAAAAGCAAAATCTCCACCAATATGAATAACTGTTCCGACTATCTCTTTATATTTTACAATGTCTCCAGCTTTTATAATATCTACCTCACTTTCTATGCTATCAATTCAGCATTTTCATCTATTTTAACAAACTCATTTTGCTTAAACTGTTCTAATGCTATATAAATTTCTGAAATAGACTTACACCAAACAGTATCTTCATATCCAACAAAATGTACACTGAAAATATTATCAGGATGCTCGAAGATATTATCTATAAGATTTCTGTCTTGTGTTTGCAATACAATTTTCGACATATAAACATACCTCCAGTAAAAATGTGGGCGACAGGACTCGAACCTGTTCTTACTTCTGTCGGCTTGTTTCCGATTTACGAGACTTGCACTCGTTTTACCTCGTCATGTCAACGCCAGCTTATGCAAATACACCCACTTAAAACCGTCACTCTAAAATAATTCTTTTAAATGTTTTACCGTTAAGTCCTTGTATTCGTCTACATAATATTCATATCCCATATCTGAAAAAAGTTCTATTCTATCTAAATCAACTTTCAAATTACGAATTATATTCACAAATATCTCCTCTCTCCCTTTGAAAGTTAAATTTCATTACCATTTGATAATCCATTTTAATTTTCCGTTTACGAACTGATATGTTTTATTTCCAACTGTCACAAAATCACATTTATATTTTCTATTATTCATAAGTACCTCTTTATTTTAATGTATCAAGATTTCTCTTATAATTACGTTCTACTCTACCCCATAACTCTTTCAACTCTCTATCTGTTTTATCTTTAAAGAAATTTTTCAAAAATAATCATCTCCTATCATAAAAATTAAATCTTAGATTTGATGTGATTTTACATAATCCCAAGTTACAATTTCTGGTAGTTTATTGTATTTAAAAATTGTAACATTTTTACACCATTGCCGAATTAACTCATTTGCCTTGATTTTACACTTCTTTAAATCGTTTCCAAAGTCGCTTATAATCCACGGTTCTATTTTAGAAAATCCATTATTATACTTATCATTATAAGCAACTGAATATATTTCAATTTCATAAAAGTATCCTCCTCTTCATGAAAACTTGGTTTCATTTTATTATTCTTCAAATTTTCTGTTATTTATAATGTCATATTTTCCATAATTTTGTTCAATTCCATTCCATAAAAATGTAAGTTTTCCATCTGGATATAGACTTATACAAGTATTCGTAACTAGATCTGGATTTTCTTTTGAATAATAATACATTCCACCTTTTTCATGTTCGTACATTTGTACATATGTATAACCGTCCAAATATATTTCTTTTGGATATTTCATATAATCACCTCAATATTATATTCTCTATTATACCAGAAAAGGAACTGCCTTACGACAATTCCACTTCAAAAAATTATTTTACTTTTACAATTAAAATAGCGGTTCCATTATCTACATCCGGATAAATAGAAATTATTTTCATATTCCAATATTTTTCCGGCACAGAAAATTTTGTGTCGCCAATTCCTTCAATCAATCCTTGGTATAAAATATTTTCTTTTCTAAGCACATTATCATCAGTTGTAATTACAACGGAGCCTTCCCATATTGCATCATCAAATTTCAAATCTGCCAATTCCATATATACCGCCTCCAAATAAATTTTATCTTACAAACTTCATCGATCTTCGCTAACATTATAATAGGCATTATCGCTGCCGGATACTTCTTTCATTTTCCTTTCAATCAATTCTTCTCCATATCCGCAATGACATGATAAAAAATTATACATATCGAGATCTGATCCACAATAAGAATAAACATCTCTCAGGGATATTTTTCCATCATCGTACAGTTCTTCAATATTGTCGAAATTTAATTCAGGCATTTTTAATAGCTCCTTTCGCTTGCTTGTAATCAGAATAAAACATATCATATTCTTCTTTATTGCAAACAGCTACACCAGCACACTCTTCTTCACACTCTAATTTCCATCCTTTGTCACAAAGAATATCATACATTTTATTAAATTTCTCTTCTTCATTAGAATTATAGGTTATATATGCTTCTCTATAATCGTGTTCTTCGTTTTTTCCTATATATTGACATTTCATAATAGCCTACCTCTCATGAAACAATTCTTTCAGCTACCGTTCGCATTCCATGCAAACGTCTTTCCCATTATAGTCATCTGGCTGCTCATAATGTCCAGGAAAACAATGCATACAACTATAACATGATTGATCCCATCCCATTGGACATTTCTTTGTCTCTTTTGCTTCATGCGTATAAATATATTTTTCTTCATAATAACTCATAGGTTTTGACATATTATACTTCCTCTTTTTCCGCTAAATCGTAATCTGAACCATTCACAAATTCTCCATCTGTATTTGTGTCACAATATTCAAGTGCATATTCTTCTACATCAACGCAATCAGAATGCTCGTCATATGTACATTTATATTTTGCCAATTCTGCTTTTGCTTCATTGAGCTGATCGTATGTCCATCGTTTTAATTCTTCTGGATCAGTATTTGGTCCATAAATACAATCTCCTTCAGAGTAATTTTTGAATTGCTTTTTCGTATAAGATCCTTCAGCATGTCGTAAAATAATTGTATTATAATATTCTCCCATTCTATTTTCCTCCAACTTTTATATAATTATTTATATTATATCATATTCCTCAGCAATAACATAGTTTTTCTATGCAGTTTCACCCAACAGAATTTTTCTAAACAGGCTTTCAAAAATTGGAACACAAATACTATTGCCAGCCTGTTTATATAATGCTATTTTATATCTTCCTCGTTTCTGTTGTACAGATGCAGCTGCTTCATAATCCTGATCCGTATATCCCATAAGTCGCCAGCATTCTCTTTCTGTAAGATATCTATACTTTCCATTATGTAAGTCAATTACCTGTGCAGGTGTCCGATCCTGGCGAGTCGTGATTGTATAAGCATATTGGTCAATTACAGTTGCTCTTCTAATTCCGGATGCGCCAATACATTCCAGAATGCTCGGTTGTGTTACCTCATATACTGGATCAACTTTCTGTTCCAAAAACTCGTGAATATCTCTCATTGGCGTTCTAATCAAATCAGAAAAATCAAATTTCTTTCCTTTTAAACAACTTACAGTGAAATAGCGTTCTCTTGCTTGTGGAATACCAAACTCTCTTGCGTCTAATAGTTCATATGTACTTGTATATCCAAGTTTACTTAATTCTTCCATATATCTGTCGTGATTATGCACCATATATTTACTTCTGACATTTTTAACATTTTCCCAAATCACATATTTTGGTTTCCATTCTCCCATCTGTTTAATAATATTAATTGTTTCCCACATAAGACTCGATCTTGTCCCAGACCCTTCTTCTGCGCCAGCTCCATGATTTGTTCTTCCATTTCCAGTAGCTGTGCCTTGATGCCCAGCGACAGACATATCCTGGCAAGGAGAACCATGTATCAGAATATCTGGACGAAGATTGTATCCGACCACTGTTTGCGTTTTATACGAAAGATCTTTTGCGAACATTGCATTATATGATCTGACTGCTGCTTCGTCAATTTCAACATAATCAATTGATTTAACAGGAATACCGATATTCCGTAATGCGCACCGTGGACTTCCAATTCCACCGAATAATTCTAAAATTTGTACCATAATAATTTCCTTTCTTATATAAGGCGGTAAACAGGAAGTCTACCGCCTCGTTGATGTTTAGATAATATTTTTCATGATTTCTACAGATTCTTTTTGTGCTTTTTCTTCCATTCCTCTTACATATAACAGCGTTGTATTAATTGATGCATGATGTAAATTTTTCTGTACAAGCACAATATCACCCGTTGCGTTGTACAATGTAGTACCATATGTTGCCCTTAGTTTATGTGGACTAATTGTTTTTCCTTTTATATTACAAGCATATTTTTTTGTAATATCTGAAATTGCACTTGTTGACAATCTCTTCCCGGTTTTCCCAAGAAATAGAGCCGGTGTATCGCATACTGTTACAAGTTGATCTCTGTATGATAACCATTTCTGCAATTCATCCAAAACTTTCGGAATTAAAATGAATGTATGAACTTTTTTCCCCTTGTCTGTTACAATCAAAGTTCCTTTATCCATATTTAAGTTTTCTATATCCATATTAGATAACGCTGCACAACGCACACCTGTAGAAAGGAAAAGTTTTATGACTGCAATATCCCTTTGTGACCAAATAGCTGATGGTTTTCTTGTTTTTCCTGTTAGCTTATGATCAACATTATAAAGATACGTTTGTGTTTCTTCTAGTGTCAAATAGCTCTTTTCTCTTCTTTCTATTGTTCTCTGTTGCTCTCTCTTTTTTGGCTTCGCAATTTCTTCCATATAATTTTTCGAAAAAATTTTATATGCAAACATACATTTTGAAAAAAGTTTTAGTGCAGAATAAACTGCAATTTGATAAGAAGAAACTGTTTCTAATCCATTGTCTTTATCTTGTATTTTTGCCATATAGGATACAAAATCTCTCAGTTCAAGATCTTCTTCTTTTTCTTTTTCTGTGAACTTTAGAAATTTTAATACATCACACATGTAAACATATTTTGTCTTTTCTGATAAATCATGCATATATAAAAGGAAGTCTTGTAGATTCTTAGACTTCCCTTTCATAATATTTTCGATTTTTCGTTTATATTTAAGTTTTTCTTCCTCTAAGCCTGTCTGGACTCTTTCATTCATTTTATTCCTCCAATCATAAATCGGCAATTGCAGCAATAATTATAATAATAATGACTCCAATTGCGACAAAGGTTCCATAGTATCCAACGGCATATTCAAGTGACATAATATCTTCCTCCTAGAATTCAACTATTCAAAAATGTATGACGGAAATATCAGCTCTAACTCTTCTTTTGAAATTTCCATATTTTTGTTTTGGCTTTTAAATTCTTCATCGAACTGATGATTTAATTTCAAAACATTATAAGCACTTTCAATCACCCACTCCCTGATGAACTCCATATCTGATTCCGACAAATCATATCCATATAGTTCTACATATCTTATCAACTTCTTTCTTATACTTGTTTGTGTTGGGTGCCATTTCTTTTCTAAATTCTCGAACTTACGCACATCTGTTTGACAATATTCCTTGAACGTTTTTCTTTTCATACATTCTCCTTTCTTTGCAACAAAAAACCGGCACATTTCTGTACCGGTTAATAACGTTTCTCTTTTCTGATTTTATTCAATTTTTCTTTCTTTTGATTGATGTGTCGTACTTTTGCTCGTGATTTATACTTATCACAATGTTGACAATAATGATTGTGATCTGCTTCTCTCCCTTTACTACATTATCCTGCACAAATATAGTATAAGCATGGCGTTTCTCTTGTCTTACTCATCTTTTATCTACACCTATCGGCATGATAATATAACCAGAAATACGGAATCCTCTGGACGCAAGTTCTTTTAAATCTGTTGCAATTCTACCTTCTTTCAATAATTTATGCATATTACAATGGATAGTGCCTTTGCTTTTAATTCCAACACCTTTTCCAATCTCGTCATAAGACGGAGCATAACCATGCTCAAAAATGTAGTCTTTGCAAAATTCATAGATTTTATCTGTTGTGTCCTGTATGTTATCATATTTGTTTACCATAATTATTCTCCCTTCTTTTTAAAAACATCACTGACCTGCCACGAAATCATCTCATTTCCAAGCTCAATAATTCTATCCTTGAAATTTTGAACAAAATCCGCTGTAATAACTTTTGCAATATTTACATTGGTTGGTTCTATACCATCTTCGACCAATGCATTTATAATATCATCTTTTGTCCATGTAGTGTTCATATCTTTACATTTTTCTAGTTCATATCTCAAAATCGTTTCTTCAATAGTGTCAAAATCAACACATCCATAACCAATTCTCTCTCCGTTTTCAGCTAAATATAACATATAAAACATTCCTTCATTTTCGCCATTACCCCGCAACTCATCAATGTTATTGCCATACACAATATCAATTAAATTCCCTTCCCATGGATGCTCTGTATAAAAATCACAATCATATCCATCTTCTGTATCGTATCTGTCATCTTCTTCTGTTACAATCATCATATACTTTTTATCTGTTTTCATATTCTTTACCTCCGTTTGATGAATATTTTTTATAACACAACGCTGGACAAATCTTTTATACCATCCGCCATTTATAATTTGTTCTTGAATCACATAATCGGATTCTGAATTTTCTTGAAATGATTTACTGGCTTCATACCCCATATTATATAAAGTTTCTTCTAAACTATTGGCTGCAATTTCACTATCTGTGAATGCATATGCTCGTCCATAAGAATCAATACCAGATCCACAGAAGTTATCACCCAAATGTGTTAAAATGTATTTTAGCATTCTTTGCTTTTCATTCATTTATAATCCTCCAATCAAATTCGACTTTCATCTCTCTATTATAATTTTGTTTGCATGATCATAACTGTATCCCTTCTTGTTTACAAACTTATCGAGCGCTTTGAACATATCCATTTCAAGCTGTTCTACCCAATTATTCGCATTCCAGTCCACACAAACAGTGTAATTAAGATATTCGCCAAGATCCCAGCTTTCATCGTCTTCTCCTGTTTTAATGCACGTAAAATAATCAATTGCAGGTCTCTTGTCTTCTGGAACTGCTTTCTCACTACACTGACAATATGCATAAATATTTACTTCCACATCCATATAACCGATTTCCAAAACAGCTTCACTTAAATATGGCTCGTTTTCTGGATATAAACCTTTCATACAGTTGTTCCGAATATCATCAATAAGATCTTCAATACCATTCAGCCGGAATCTATAATCATTTCTATGTTTCGCTTCTTCGAATGTCATTTATTCCTCCACCTTTCTCATAGCAATTTCAATCCGTGAACCGTCTGGAAAATTCCATAACTTTTCAAAAATCGAAAAATCGAAATCTGCGAATGTCAGATATTTTGTATTTTTATCTCCAGCTATCCTTATGTAAATTGTCTTTCTTTTTAAAATTGCTCCTCTTGTACTCTCTTTCATTAGATTAAGTTCTTGATACTGATTTCCGTTATAATTATTGATTCCAACAGGTGTTATATACTGATTCCACATTCTTTTCATATTATTCACCCCTAACAAATTCCGTTTTCTCTAAATTCTACAAGTAGCCCATACATCCGTCCTTTCTTTTCAAAGAAATCGTTCCAATTAGATAATTCTTCGATCGAATAATTCTGATTGTACATATCTGCTTGCCATTCAATTGCTTTATCTCTCCACTTTACTTTTTGTTTTACATAACTTTCATGTCGTGATAACGCTCTATGTTTTGTATAATCTGACTGTCTCATAATCTATTCTCCTTTTCTGCAATTAAAAAACAGACAACATATAGTTATCTGTTTCTACACATCAAAATTATATTCTGGATAAAGATATTCCAAATTCAAATCTTCCTCGAACCAGCAATGATCTGAAATATCCGGAATATCTACAATTACATGATCTGAGTGTGTTTCTTTTATTTCTCCATTATGCCATTTACCTGTGTCTGGATCATGATACTTAACTTTTTGTTTTACCTTGAATAAATGTGTTAAATTTGCCATAATTTCTCATCTCCGTTTCTTGGGTCAATATAATCATCGCCATATTCTTCTTGATCTTCTTTATTGTAGATAATGCTTACATCACATTTTGGAATGTTATATTTATTATCATGTTTCCATTCTGAGAATAGTTTTCTTGCTTCATTTTCACTTGATGCGCAAAATTGAATCGACCCATAGCCATCTACATTTTCATCATAACAAAATTGATATGTATACATACATTTAGACCTCCGTTATAAAAATAATTCTATAATATAAAGTGCAATTTTGTTCCAGTAATTTTTCCATTTTTATATGATGAATCAAGTAATCTATATAATCCTGTTTCTTTTTCTTTTCCATTGTAGCTTTCTAGAAAATCTTTATAATTACCTTCATACATCTCATTATAAATTTCATCAAAATCACGATTATCCACATCTCCAGTTACCTCAACATAACCGCCTTTCTCTTTGTAAGACACATTATGTAACAATACAACTTCATCACTGTTAATTGTATTTTGAATATCGGCATATGCTTTAAGTAACATGCCTTTCTTACCACAAACATCAAAATCAAAATAATATGCATCTAGTTCTAATGTTCCTTGTATATAATCCTCGTATACTTGCTCTTTAATTTCGCTTTTTGTATATAGCATATAATAACCTCCACTTTTTCATATTTGGTTTTATCTGTGTTATAATACTATTTAAATCTCCGTTTTTATGTATTATCTTTGTTTTATATATACGTTCTCCATATTTTCAATCCGTCCACATAGTAAGTTCAATACCAATTTCAATTTTTCCATATCATTATATTCGAATGCCAATATAAGACCTTGAAGTGTTTTATTTCTATATTCTTCATCATCATATACATCTGACAAACATGAGCAAATTCTTTTTGCTAACTTTTTCGTCATTCGCTTCTTTTTCCCAGTCATACACCGGAATGTCATCAATAACATCTGCGTCTCTATCCATTCGGATCAAGTCAATTCCATTTATCCATGCATACTGAAGTAAGATCCGTAAATCTTTTGGCATATCACTGATATTGGTTTCGTTTTTATCTGGAACACTCATAAAAATACCTTCTTCATATTCATAGGTATATGGTGGTTCCATGGCACTGAGTCCTTCAAGTGTTTTCTGTTTTAAATGTGCTGTACTAATTTCTAGATATTTTCTTTCATTTGTTTTCATATTTTGATTCTCCCTTCTGAAATCCTTGTTTCATTTTTCTATTATTCTCCAACAAAAAGGAACCATACACTATTTTGTATGATTCCTTCGTTAATTTTATTCTGGCAATATTTTATAAGTTAATTGGTTCATCATTCTCATCATATTCAATCGGATAAATCTTCGCTGCATAACCAATATTTTTTAATTTATCATAAATTTCCATTGTAATTGTTTCGCCACCTACTGACCATTCAAGCGAAAATCTACTATCATTGTTTTCAATGATTTCAATCAAATGATCTAATAATTCTTCTGTATTACTTGCTCTTTCCATCTGTTCTTTAATATTATTCATAATCATAAATAGCACCTCCTTGAAATGCGGTTTTCATTTACTCAATACTTTCCATTTATCAATATTTTCAGTATCAAAAAACGAATGTAATTCCTCTTCTGATAATGGTGTAATTCCATAAACACCATCATATCCAAATTTTTTCAAATCATCTTTTATAAACTCTTCTGCTTCTTCAAAAGTTGGATAATGATCTGCTTTGATTGCTATACTATACTCCGTATCAATAAGACCTCTATTGATTTCACATCCATTTTCTGCTCCATTTTTAATTTCTTCTTCTGTTGCCTTTACTCCGCAATTTAATTCGTAATATTTAATCTTCATAATATTCCTCCCAATCTTCTTCACTTAACGATTTCCATAATTCAAGACTCATTTCCTCGCACGCTTCCATATCCTCATAAACATCTTTCATATCATATGGTGCGCCATTTGTTCCATGCCCTGTATTGTCTAGCCACAAATAAGCCTCATAGCTGCAATCATAATTATCATAATAATCTTTAATGTTATTTAATAGTGCGTATACATTATTATCTTCCATCTCTGCCTCAAAATTGAAATCTTGACCTGCCGGACTATATTTAGAAAATTCATAAGAAAAATTATCTCCGTCATTTGATTCAACATCAACTTCCCATCCGTTTTCTTCTGCAATTTCTACAATTCTATCTCTCATGGCTTGTAATTTATTCATACCATCTACCTCCGATCAAATATATTGTTATTCACATTCTATACAATTATTTTCAATTTCTTCTTCTGTTTTCCATTCTTCAAGTCCAACGCATCTGCATTCACAACTATCTTTTTCATCACAGTAAAAGCAACATTTAGAGCATTTACTATCTTCTGGAACAGAAACATCAATTAAACATTTCAACATATTATCACCTCACCAAAATAATTAATCTTCTATAAATGAGCAAATCCAAAATATTGCACAAAAGAAAGACACCCTCTGTAGAAGGATGTATAATTGAAGTACCAACAAACAACATACTCACTCAAACAAGGGGGTGTCCGTTGCAAACAGTATACATCATTCCAAACATATTTACAATTACCTGAAAGCATTAAATCTCGGATTATTTTTATCCGATGTGTATCTGAACCACTTATTGACCATCATCCTGTCTGTTTTTCTCCGGGGATACCGGGGAAAAACAGTTGATTTCCAAGAAGTCAGCCATTGCCACAGGACAACGACCGCTTATTTCCTGAATCACGGAAAATGGAAGGACGATGCATTGCAGGATGTTTTAAAAAGCAGCATCCTCCAAGCCATTTATAGGGAAGCACAGCGTTCCGGACAACCGATTTACTGTATTGTGGATGATACGATTGCTTCACATACCCGGCCTTCGTCACAGGCGGTTCATCCAATCGAAGCTGCGTATTTTCATCAATCACATTTAAAAGGCTGTCAGGATTATGGGCATCAGGTTGTCTCCGTTATGCTTTCCTGCAACGGGATTACCCTGAATTATGCAGTCATCCTGTACGATAAATCAAGATCAAAGATCCAGATTGTACAGGAGATCGCGGAAGAACTTCCCGCTGCGCCGGTCATTTCCTACTTTCTTTGTGACAGCTGGTATACTACTGCAAAAGTGATGGACCGTTTTATTCGGAAAGGATTCTATACGGTTGGGGCATTAAAGACCAACCGAATCCTTTATCCATGCGGGATCCGTCAAAAAGCCAGTGCATTTGCCCTTCATTTGCGGAAAACAGACCCGGATGTCAGCCTCGTGACCGTTGGCAGCCGTGAATTCTATGTATACCGCTATGAAGGGGAGTTGAATGGCATTCCAAATGCAGCGGTGATCCTCAGCTATCCGAAGGATGGATTTGGGAATCCCAAAGCATTGCGTGTATTTCTCTCTACAAATGCAGAGTTATCCACGCAGGAGATCCTGGACACCTATACGAAACGGTGGCCGATTGAATTATTTTTCCGGCAGAGCAAAAGTAAACTTGCGCTGGATAGTTATCAAATCCGATCCCGTCAGGGAATCCAAAGGTATTGGCTGATCATGTCGTTGGTCCACTATTTGTGCTGTATGCATTCTGGAAACTACTGCACATTCGAAGAGGGATACGCATCCTTGAAGCAGCAGCTAAAGCAGGAACAGTTTGCAAACCTGTACCGCCTCATAAAAAGCAGCGCCTCATTCGAAGAAGCTTTTAAGTTTGTGGGATAAGTTTGTGCAAAATTCGATATTTGCTCATTTATAGTAATCTTCATAAACTCTATACATTTCCTCATATTCTTCCGACAAACTTCTCAATACATCTTTATAGATGTAAAGTTGATTATTTTCTAAATAGTTACGCAATCCTGTTTCCGTATCAAAGAATTCCTCAACTGCTGTCGAATTCGCCCATCTGTCAAAAGATACCAACGCAGCTACTCTTAACATCCATTTTCCATTTGTTCCGCTATGTGGTTCTACAACCAGGAATAAAATTGTATCTGTTTTCGCTTGTAGTATGGCTTCGTATTCATCGACTTCATAACCGTTATCTTTGAACCAATTCTTTATAATATCCATGATTTTTTCCTCATTGAAATGTGCTTTTCATTGTGTTATTCTCGCATATTTTAATGGATATTTCGAAAAATCCAAATATTCAGAATTATATACACTAGGAATAAATTTTCTAAAATCATCATAGTACCATGCTTTCCATAATTCTGTTCCGGTCTTTGCAAATTCCCTAGTGGCTTCTTGAAATGCGTCATATAACGTCATGTTATATACTTCCATATTTTCTTTTGTTCTTTCTTTTACCTTTTTAGGAACTCTACCAATTATCAAATCATCGTCATAAAACATATTCATACTCCTTTTTTTATGAGAAGTTTTCATTGCTATTTTACTTTGTCCAATCCAAATAAAGCATCAGGAAAACTTCTCTTTATTTCTTCAAAATTTTCAAAGCAATCTGCATATCTATCTGTGCCATCTTCTATGTTCAATACGAGAAAACTTCTATCTCCATCATTCCATAATGTTCTTGCATCATGTTCTGAAATAATATCAAACCATTTTGAAAAATATTCTTCTGTAAACATTTCAATTCCTCCAATCTTTTAATTTATTAGTTTATCAAACCCTATCTTATTATTCTCTGTCTTGTTGTACTAAAAAAGCAGATAACTTTTTCGTCACCTGCTTTCCTTAAATATTACGAAACTGCATCTCCGTATCATTTCATAATCTCTACATCCTTTATAATTATCACACATCCAATTATAAATCTCTGTATCAGACATATTATGAAATTTTAGAATATGTTTTCTGCATTCATCTAAGATATATTCTTCCATATTTTACTCCTCAATTTCTTCAACATCACTTTCATCATAATGAGTATCTGCTATTGGAATACATCTATCAGATTCCAATTTTCCTTCCGCTATTCTAAGTGCTTCAGTTTCATTTTCTGCCTCTACTTCATATTCTTCATATGTTGTAAATGTCACACTATACTTCTTCATAATCATTCCTCCATCATTTCATTAAATTCTATCCAACTTTCAAAAGACTCTTCCAATCCTCTCGATCGAATGGTTTCCATTTCGTCTTCTGTCATTTCATAATTTTTATCTTCACAATATTGTTGGACTGTATCATGCTCTGCTTCTAACCACTTATCATCGTCTTCAATTTTATCGACTTCTACTAATAATTTATCAAGTTCATTCATAGTAGTCAACCTCCAATTCATGTCAACAATCAATAAAGAAAATCGTTCCGTTAAATATTTATTCTCTCTTTTTTTAATGAAATTTCCGTTTCAATTATATTCCAAACGCCATAAATACAATCGCACACAGCAACATACCAAATGCTGTAATCGCTAAAGCTCCTTTAATTGTCAAGTTAACTCTTGACATATGACTTCTCATATACCAACATGTCAAACTAATTAATGCACATGTAATTCCTCTCATTTTTTATCTCCTTTGTTCTCAAAACCTTTCTCTTTATAAGCATATTCTCTGTCATAAACTTCTTTATAGAATTGAATATCCTGTGCTGTTGCTCTTTTTGCTTTCTCTATACAATTTTGTAAAAAAGCCAAACTTTCTTCCTTATTCAAATGTTTTCCTCCTGATACTTTCCGTTTCATTACAACTCATAATCTCTGCATAAATCCAACACTGTATCAATAATATTCTGTACGGAATCAATTCCATACCCGCTTAACATATCGAACGAAACGTTGTCAGATGCGTATACTAAATCACAATAATGACACCATCCATCTTCTTCGTTATTAACAAATGTAATCTCAAGATTCACTTCGTTTGTTAATGGATATTGCCAAGCTCTGTCATCAAATGATATTGGTCTATTTCCATTTCCGCTCCACATTTCAGGGTTCATCTGATTAAAAAAATTTTTTACAATTTTTTCTGCCGTTTCTCTTTTCATTATCATCACTCCTAATTTTGAATTTTCTATTTCATTCTAATAAAAACATAAGACACCATCATATAAGTCCGGTGTAAATTCCTCAATTCCCCATCGTGTAATATCTAATGGCAATCCTAAAGTTTCTAATAATTTTTTTCTTTGACATTTCATTTTTTCAAATGCATCGTTTTCATTATCTGCATAGACAACACATCCGAAATTCTCTTGTGCTAAATAAAATACTTTCATATTGCTTTCCTCCACATAAATTTGTTTTCATAGATTTATTTTATCCTTGCATAAGTTATAAATAATTCCTCGTAGATCTTCAATTTCTGTTTCCGAAAGATATTCGCTTCTGTTAGTCTCCGGAATGTCATAAATATTACAACTATCATTTTCAAACCATATTTCAAAAATATAATACCATATTCCATTATCACAATTGTATTCACAGTGGATAAAATATGAATTTCCATCTTTATCAATCAACTCTCCATCACCAATGTCCAATGCAAAAGAAGTATCATCATTCCAATATGAATTGCATTTGAATTTTCTTCCATTTCCCCAATCTATTTCATAAAGGAGATTTTCGGTTTCTATATATTTCATTTCTATCACTCCTAATTTTGAAATCTACGTTTCATTTAGCTGCTTCTATTACAATGGTAGAATCTTGTGTTGTGATAGACTTTATTTTCATATCAAGAATACGATCCAATGGTTTATTAAAACCGTCTCTTTGTGTGCAAAAAACCAATTCTGCTCCATCACCATATTGCTTTCCGTCTGAGCAATCATAAATATCATAATTACAATTACAATCAAAATCATCATTATAAACTAAATCGCCAACAACCATTCTTGTATCCTCCGATCATCAATTTCTTGTTTCTCTTTTTCGTGGATCTGTTCAAGCTCTTCATAAGTTACAGTTCGAGAATTATAACCTATACTTCTATAATATTTGGTATAATGATTTGCATTCTCTCTATCACAGCTTGTACATGTTTTTATAAATCCAGTATGCTTTTCTGTTGCAATCACGCAGACAACATTATCTTCCATAATTGTTTCCTCTCTTTTCTCTTTCCGTTTTCGTTTCTGAAATCATCGTTTCTTATGGCTAAATAAATTCTTCAACATATCCCATCGCTAACACATCTTGCATATAATTATAAAAATTTCTAGTTACAATTATTTTTTCAGGCGAATAAATAATATGTCTTTCATCGTATAATCTGTTTAGAATTTCAATTTCTTCTTCATCCATTTTTGAATAGCTCCATCCTTGACATGCATTTTTTATTGAATAGTCTATATACGGATATAATCTAAGTTCCTTTTGTGAAATTGTTCTATTCAAGAATGCCACCGCTTTTTCTTGAATGCTATCTGTTAGTATTCCTCTCATATAAAAACCTCTCTTTCCTAGTAAATCCTCATTTCATTGTCTCAATTTTTATTAATGGTTTTATTCTTCTCCTACCAACATTTTTCCCTTGTCGTTTAAGTAACGATAAAGTTTTATTATATGTTTCAACATCTATAATTGGCTCAAAATTTCCTTTATAAGTTTCTCCACAAAAAATATTGTACCCACAATATTGTGTTCGTGTAAGAATTTTTTGAACACTATAAGCTGTTGGGACTTTGCCTCTCTTACCTTTAAATCCTCTTTCTCTTGCTTCTTTCGCAACTTCTGATAAATTTTTTCTTAACGAATACTCAGAAAAACAAAAACGCACATATTCTGCTTCTTTTTTATTGATTTTAAATGAATCCTTTCCATCTAAATCATATCCTAATATTTCAGAACAAGTACGTTTTCCTTGTGCGGCTCTCTCTGCCATAGCTGCACTAACTCTTTCACTTGTTAATTCTCTTTCTAGCTGTGCGAATACACCAACAATGCCAATCATTGCTCTACCCATTGGAGTAGATGTATCAAAAGCTTCAGTATATGAAACCATAGATATATTCCATTGTTGGAATTTTTCCATTGTCGAATATAAATCCGATACACTTCTTGTAAATCTACTAAGTGCCCAAAATAAAACTAAATCAAATTTCCCATTTTTTGCATCATATAATAATCTATTTATATCTGGTCTATGTTCAATATCCTTTCCTGAAATTCCTTTGTCTGCATACAAATCATAAACATTATATTTCCGTTCCTCACACCATTTCCTAAGCGTTTTTTCTTGTGCATCTAAAGAATATCCTTCACGGACTTGATCGAGTGTGCTTACACGTATGTATATTGCTACTTGTTTTTTATTCTCCACATACAACACCTCTATTCCTTTTTTATTCCAAATTCAAAACAAGCAGCACATCCCATTTTATCAGGGTACATGCCATCATTGTCAGCCACAATTTCCCATCCATATTCAAAAGATACTATGTTATCATATACTGCTTGTGGATTATCTTCATTACCATCCCAATCCGTAACTGGATTATCTCCATTTTTTAATGCTTCTAAATCACATATTAACCTTCCATGTTTCCCATATTCATATCCGCTATGTAAATAATCGACTTTACCATTTTTATTAAAAACAACTAAAGTTAACCCACCGCCATTATCCTCAATAACTTCATATTTCCTCATAATATTTTTCCCCTCCAATCTTCAAATGAAAATCTTGTTTCATTAATTTTCACAAATAATCTGATAACATTCTGCCTGATCTTCTGTCAATTCATACATTCCGTTCTTATCTGCATATTCACTTGGATATGTATTACACTCTGCATCTTCATCAAGCAAGATAATTGTGCAATCTTCAACAGCAGCATCTACTATTTCTTCTGCCTGTTCAATATTTTCTACTTCTTCAATTGGGACTAATATCGTTTTCTTAAAAACCATTTCCGTTGTAATTGCGTAATATTTCTTTTTCATAAAAACTATCTCCTTTCCTGAAATTCATATACAGAAAATACTTTTCTCTTCTTTTCAGTTACAAGGATTTTCCGCAATTTTCACTGCCTGTTCCTTTGTTTTTGCGTCTACAGATATACCTAATTCTTCATTTTCAAAACCAACACACCATGTTTTCATATTATTTTCTCCTTTGAAATTGCTATCTCTTAACAATAAAGCTCCCATCCTTTTCTTTGACTTCCAAGTTTCCGTTCAATTACAATACTTTCACCTTCACCTATTAAATATCCTTCTCTGCAAATTTCTGTATCTCCTAAACGAATCCATGGATAAATATAAAACTGCGTGATCTCTTTATAATTTGATAGATCATCTTTAAATCCATTTTCTCTGTTTTCTTTCAAGCATTCCTTCCAGATCTTTTCAAATTCAGTTCTACATTTCCGCTTAGACATTCGATTTGACTTAGTAACCTCATTTCCAGCATAATAATAACCACCTTCTGCTGGTTCATAAATCGGATATTCTGAATAAAATGTTAGATATCTCATATTATTTTCCTTCTCTCACACAATCATCCTGCTTCTATTCCCTGATATGATAAGATTTTGTCTTCATAATCATTTTCCCAATGTTCCATTTCCGTTCCTCCTAAATCCCGAGTAAATCTTCTAATTCTCTCATCCGATCATGCTTAAAACCAATACATACAAGTGTCTGAAGAATACCTTCTGCATATCCTCTGTGATTTTCAGCTTTCATCCGTAAAGTTTCAAAATGCACTCTGTTATCGGTTTCATTTGCTTCTGTAAATTCTTTAATCGCCTGATTTGCATTTCGAATTCCTTCTTCCATAACTCTTTTACAATTTTCACATTCTGTTTTATTCATTTACATCGCTCTCACTTTCTGTTATAATAACTACTCAAGGAGTTGGGGACTTACATGGAATTTCCATTGCCCCATTTGTTATTCATTGATATATTCCCAGGCTTCTCGTTCTGTTGGAAAAGCAATGCTGCATCCTGGGATATACCAGTTTCCGTATTTCATGTACGGCATAGCTACACACCTCCTTGTATGTATTTATAGAAAAAGCAGAGATGGCGTTCTCTGCTTTTATCTATCTCGTTATGTTATTCTCTCTTTTGGAATTGCTATTTCATCGCCATGACAAAACCGGTTCATAAACCGTATCAATCCATTTACATAAATCATCGAATTCTCTTTCCGTGATAGACCCATCATCATAGCAATCATGAACATAATCCTCAATATCTCCCTTATGTTTTCCGCGCATATTGTTTATGATATAGTTCATAATTTCTCTCATAAAATCGCCTCCTGTTTTATCATCTTTCCATCTTCCCAATGACAAATTGGCGTACTTGAAGAAATTTCAAGACTATCGTCGTTATTCAAATACACCTTTTCTCTCCGTAACGTAACTACTTCAAATTTATTTTCGCTTAAAGCTTTTCTGATTGCGTTTAATGCACCAGACTTCGATTTATAACTTCTATTAAATGTTGCATTTTTATTTTTATCATCAAACCCAACCACCAAATAAGAGATTTTGTAGGTTGCCTTCCAAAAATTCTTTGCGAGTGGTTCAAGAACATAATGCTCTTTCATCCATTTGAAGCTTTTTTCTGTTTTACAAATATACGGGTTGCTTCCATCAATAAAAGTAATATGCTGATATACATTCATATTTCTCTCCTTTCACACATCAACCGAAATGCAATGGTAAGCCCACCATCTTCCGTTTCTTTCAACAAGCTTGTACCAACTCGTAAATCTCTGTCCTGTGCAATCAAATGCAGAAGGAACATATTCCATATATTTATTATATTGAAACCATTCATCCGCTGTTTCCCTTGTAGTGATTTCTTCTGGAAGTTGAAGTAATTCAATATACCCGTCAATTCCATTATCATGCACAATATGTCTTTCTGGTTTTTCGTTTTCTTGTTTATAGATATCACGGATTTTTCTTTTCTTTTTGATAATTTCATCTTTAGCTATTTCATTCACGTCATATCCATAAAGCTCACACATTTCTTTACAAATTTGAAGCCAATCGTAAAGCTCATGTAATCGTTGTCTTATTATATGATCCATACTCTACACCTCCATTTTATCTATTGTCTTAATCTACCAGATCCGCATAGCCGCCATCATAATTCTGTTTCCACGACCTATAAACTCCGTTTGTATCAAGAAACTCTAAATAATATGCCTCTCTCCATTCCCACGGCTCCTGCCATACAATCTCTTTAATTGTACATACAATTCCTTGGCAATGAACTACATCACCTGGTCTTAAATCTCTCATTTTCTTTACTCCTTTTAAAATCTTAGTTTCTTCAATTTTCTACTTCCACGAGAACAGTGTATTCAATTCCATTATGTTCAAAGTTCCATTCACCGTCATATGTACAATCTGGTTCTGTGCATGTCAGTTCAAATCCATTATGGAATAATACACCTTCTGTATATGGAGCTTCTTCACAAAGTACTAACTTAATATCTGCTTCAATTCCGTTTGGAAATTTTGCGGTGTGCGTAATTGTTTCATCTCTCTTATATCCATATTTCTGATAAATTTCATCTCCTGTAAGATTGAGTAAATCATTAATTAAATTCATTTCCTCGCTTGATATTTTTATTGTTTGTACCATAAAATTTCCTCCAATCTACTTTTGAAATGCGAATTTCTTACTTATGTCACTCTTTTTCAAATTTAGTTCCCTTCCAATCTAACCCATCAATCAGATAATTGGATAACTCGTCAAGTACATCGTCGGGTGTTTCATTGATGAATCTATTCATATTTACTGTAGTTCTGTCGTGTGTATATTCATCAATAAAGTCCATGATTTCCTTTACTGTAATATCCGTTCTCTGAATTTTATAAAAATCAGGATACCATCTATCAGAAAATCTGCCGTTAAAGTAGTCTGTTGCATACTGACCTGTTTTCATAGGAACTTTAATCCCGTGACTGTAAAAAATTTCTTCTACTGCCTTTTCTTTCTCATTTTCCTTAAATGTATCTGTATTGATTACTTTATCTTCGTATGAAGAAAAATCTGCCGAATACATTTCATAACAATCTTTTGATGGATCGTCCCAATCAGGCGAAATATCTGCACCAATCAGAGTTGCATTTCCACATGCTGCACAAATAAGAAGGAAGTTTTTATCAGCATCTAATGCCTTTTCAATCCTCTCATTTGGGATAGCATGAATCCGTCCACATTTACAAATTCTAATATCATACTTTCTACTCATATCTTACCTTTCCTTTCCAATGAAACACGCATTTTTTATATTATATGTCCATTGTATTATTTGAAATAATTATGTCGCCTTATCTAGCAAAATGTTACCGACTTCTTCCTCTGTAAGTTCTCTGATTATCTTCATTTTCTGTGTAAGAATCCAACTTCCGCCCTGGCTTTCTGGTCTGTTATAGCTTGTCCAATCTTCTACTTCACATTCGACCCATACACGCTGCTCTCCGTTTGCAAGCTTCTTGCGCCCCAAAGATTTTTGTCTAAATCTAATTTTTCTCCATACCGTAACATCACAAGTCCTCCTTTTTATAAAAACAAAGGAACAAGATTTCTCTTGTCCATTTATCATTCTCCTTTTAAATTCGGACATAAGTTAAGTCCACCATCAATTTCAGGAACTCTTCTATATGCATCTCTGTGAATACATTTTTCTCTTTCACATTCTGTGCAATCACATTTCTGATACTCTTCATAAGTCATTTTCCAATTTGTTTCTGCAAATCTTTCTCTTGTCATCATATTGTTCGCTCTCCTTTAAACAAAATCTTTTGCAATATCTTCTCGACTCCCACAACTTGAACAACCTTCTGTGCCATGCTTTTCAAGTATCTTCCATATTGCATTTTCCTCTTCTTCTAAAAGATTAAAACCTTCCCAATATTCTACAGTTCCGTTCTTATGTGTTTGAAGAATTCCGCTAATCCATGTATCATTTGTCATTTTTCTTACATAATCTTCAGGATTTTTGAGTGCAATATAATCTGGTTTAATCATCACAACTGCACCATATCCATTTACACACAAGCCAAAAGCAATATCTTCTGCATAAGATTTACTATCAAACACCTTTGCTTCCTTGTTTGATTCCCACTTTGCAACATTTGTATTTGTATCAATGCTTGTTACATATTTAATCGTATTTACGTTATCATTACCGCCAATAACTCCTATTACATATTTAATTTTCTTTGCCATATTTATCATCCTTTCTCTTTAAGAAATCGTTCTTTCATTAGGTATCATGCAATCTATAATTCCAAAATATTTATCATTGAATCCTTATAAATCTGTGTTCCGTCTGTTCTTATTTCTTTTACAAATTCTACAAGTGGAATTCTTTTATTTCTTTCCATTTGCCATGAGTACATTTGTATCCAATCGCTTAACAGATTAAACATTGAATAATCATAAAATGGACAGCCCTTTGGTTTTACACTTTCCAAAAATTCTTTGGTCTTTGTCAATATTAATACATGAGTTGTGCCATTAAAATCAACTATAATATAATTACCTTCCATTTACATCGCTTCCTTATGTTGTCACAAATACTTCATTTCCATTTGTATCAAAATATCTTTCATGAAATTTTCCATCCACATAATCAATATCCATTCTAACGTCTTCGCAACCTGTAATAAGTTCCGCATATCTCTGATCTGCCAAAGCTTGCCAGCTTTTAATTCCGTGGTCACTCTTTACATTCTTAACAAGTTTACGAACTTCATCATAAAATGTTTCTGCATTTGTAAGTTTATTCAGTTTATCAATTCTTGTACAATCTCTCTTTTCAAAAGCAAATTTGTATGTCATATTCACTCGCTCCTTTTAAACCACTCAAATTCATTTGTCACATAATTCCATCTAATAAATCCATTTTTATCTTCTCTTATATTTTCACGATTTTCTAATATACATTTGAGCAATTCTTTTGCCAACTTGTCATTCAGTCGTTTTTTATGACATTTCAAATCATTGTTAACATAGTCAAACACTTCGGAAATATCTGAATTGCCTTTGTGTATCCTCTAATAAATTCACCAGATAATTTTTCAATTTTCATAACTATCCCTCCATTGTGTAATACAGATATTTGTATCTTGTATCATCCACATTTCCATTCCAATCAATATCAAGCCATTTCAGTTCTACAACCAGGATATTGTCATCTGTTGCATAGCACTTTATAAAGGTATGTGGTCTTACATCTTTGAGTTCCAAATGACTATCTCCATCAAATACTAAATGATTATTTGATTTTGCCACACATGTTCTTGCATGTGATTTATAATTTTCAAGCCTTCTTTGTCTTACAGCACCAATTTCTCCATCATCCATAGCAGGGCTAATCCCAATCAATAATGACTTACCACTTGTAATTCTTCTAACAAATTCTGCCTTACTAATCTCTTTAATGTTATCTCTCATATCAATCACCCTCGCTTTCTACGCTATCTGCTTTGCTATATCTTCAATGTTTCCATTCATTACAATTACCGCATCTTTGTTGTCAGGATACTCATTCATAAAATCTCTCAATCCCTCAAACTGCTTATTATCTGCATTTTCAATCATCTGCCTTACATTTTCGTTATGCAACTTAATCAAATAAGCTTTTTTATAATACTGTTTGAATAAAAGATTTTCCTTTTCGCAATACTGCTTAATCACGTCAATCTGTCTCTGTTCCTCTTTCTTGATTACTTCGACTCTTGCCTTCTCATTAGCTTCTGCCTGTTCTTTTCGTTTGCGATTTCCAATTAGATAATTGAATAATGAATCTGATGCACATAAACTTTTATAAACCGCCTTTTCAATGTCGTATTCATCTGGTTTGTCTTTTTCAATCCACCACAAGAAATTATCAATTGTTCTGTTGAAATTCTCTTCAAAGATGCACCTATTGCCAAGCTTGATATCTAAAATATTCTTTCCATCTTTTTCGATCCGTAATGATGTATATACGTTTTCATCCGGTTTATCTGGATAAATACTCCATGTATACCTATCTTGTGTTCCATATACAATCATTCCATATGCTTCATAAATCCGTTTCTCTTCATTTTTCAAATATACAAGTCCCATTTTTTACTTGCCTCCTACATCATTCTAAATTTGCATTTGTATATTTCAACCATTTTCCTGTATAAGTTCCGTTTAATCTCTCTTCGAAAGTTCTTTTTCTCATTCCGTAGATTTCTGTAGCAACTTTATACATGTCATATACAAGATCCTTTTTCATATCTACAATCATAAAATCTTTTGGGTTATCCATACTATCCAATACATACTGCATGAAGTCTCTAAAAGTAACCAATCTATTTGTCGTACACCAAACAATTACTTCATCTTTTTCCTTCGTTACAAATTTTACTATCTGCATAATATTCACTCCTTCCATTACAAAAAGCAGACACAATTCTGCATCTGCCTTATTATTCTCCGCTCATGAAACTAATATTTTATGTACTACCACTCAGGTTCTTTATCTGTTAAACCCAAGTAAAACGCATCCTTTTCGCTGTTCCAAAAATGTTCTTGCAAATCAGCAAACGATTTAGTTCCATTTTTCAACGCCTCATAATCTGCAAGTACCATATCATCTGTGTAATTTGCATATTCATTTCTGGCAATAGCAAGTCTGAACGTTTCACCCTTTCTTATCCAACCAAATCTACTTGTATTTTTCGCTATCGGATAAGCACTAATTGTATACCCATGCAAATCTGGATATTCTTCTGAATTTTCACTATGCCAATCTTCAAGCTGTATTTTTGTTCCATCTGCCATTACTGCTCTATCAATAGTCTGCATATCAATCACTAATCCTTTCTCTCCACTTTTTAATTCGCACAGGGTAAATTACGTTTTCTCTGTATGTTTTCAATTGTGCTTTTGCATCTGCTCTATCTTCACAATTGCACTCAATATCCCATCCATAACCACAATTTCCTTCGATTGCATAACAATCTTTCGTCTTTCTTTTATATGCCATAATCAATATACCTCTTCATAAAATTTAATTGTTCTTTCCTTTTCAGCTTTATATTTCGCTTTATCAGTAAATAATGTGAGATAAATATCTCCCTCACAATATGTAAATACCGCCATCTGTTCATCTGAATAAGCATAAGAGCTATAACCATTTACCTGCACTAAATCGAATTTGCATTTCTTTGCGAACTGATAGCTCAAATCAGACATCCAATGTCCACTCAACATATAGTTTCCATTTCTATCTTCTGTCTCTTCCATGAAGTTTACGTTCGCAATCCGTTTTGTATCTTCGTTCAATGGATACACTGACAAATCTAAATCGGCAATGTCATATTCTTCTTTATCTGGGATTCTTCCAGTTTCTCTAATCATCTGATAGTATTTGTTTCTTGGTATATATTTCATTATTTCATCCTCACTTTCATCATTTCTTTTCTGTATTCTTTTATCTGTTCCAAAGTCAACCATTCCGGTTTCTCTTCCAGTGATTTCCAAATCCGTTCCATTTCGTCACAGATTGCTTCTACACTGCCACCCCACAGATGACCTTCATAACCGTTTCCATTTCCGAGGAAATAGTTACAATCACTTCTCATTCTGTCTAATAACATGTAATCCTTTTCTCTTGGATGCCGAATAAAAGGATCATCGCACTCAACTGGTTCTGTTACTCTATTACATGGCTCACCACAGATTTCATCCCATTCGGTTCTATAAGCACCTGTGTAGAGATTAAGTCCGTTTTCTCCATTGTTCTCGTCAAAATACAACTTCCCATTTTCATCTTCGTAGCATGGAACTTCCATGTATCCACCAAACCCAACATATTTTACTTTCATACTTTTCAACCTGCCTTTCTATCCGATCCACTGTTTTGTTACTGTGTTATAAATCGCCCCGTTTGCATCCTGATATTCTTTGTATCTGGAATATGTAAACCGTAAACATTTATGACCGTTCGCATAAACAATGGTCTTATTTCCATTATCAATGGCAAATCTTTCACGCCACCCAGCAGCTTCCCATGCTTCTTTCATTTCACCTCTGAATCTTCTTGCCTTCTCCATTTTTACTCCTCCTGTTTTCTCTTCATAATTCCATTTGCTGCCTGTACACATCCGTATAACCAACCATTCAGGTAATCAATGTTGTAGCAATACTGCGTCCAATCTCCGTTTTTTGCCCTTTCTTCACTGGTAAAAACATAAAATCCATTACCATAATCAGCATCTTCAATTTTAATAAAGTCGAAGTTTGCCTTATAAGACCGCAAGTTATCTTTAATAATTTCTTCCTGACGTTTTGTCATCTTCTTTTTCTCCAATTAAATAAGGCAGCTAGGTATTTATTCTCCTAACTGCCTTGCTGCGTTTAATTACTATGAATCGAATAGCGAGCATTCACTTCTTTCAAACATTCCATCATCAAACCGAAATCATTAAATCTGTCAATATCTTTAATAACAGCTGTACTACCACATACATTAATAAAAATGCATTTTGCGTTTTCACAATAATCTACGGTCACTCTCTTATCATCCGTATACTCATTCGCTTCGAACATCTCATTCATTTTCTTAATCCAGTCATTCATGATATTTTCCTCATTACTTTCTTGTAATAAAACAGATAGTTAGGTTTTTATTCTCCTGACTACCTTTGTTTTGCGTTGTTTTGTTTAGTTGCTAGAGCTTACAGACACTCTGCAAAAATCTGAAGGTTAAATTTGTTGCTTAACTTTTCAATGGTCATATCTTTGAGTTTCTTTGCAAGAGATAATTCATTTGCATCGTAAGTCCATTCCATTTCGTATCCATTTGGTGTCGCAGGGAATTTCACTTCTACACAAATTCCATTTCCATAATCCGTAACTTCTGTTACAGTTCCAAAGAAACTTTTATGATACCGTACACCATATTCTTCTTCATACTTCGTATCTGGGTTAGATACATATACTAAATCACCAACTTTAAACATTTGCCTTCACTCCTTTTCTTGAAATCTTAATTTCATTGGGTTATGTTATCAAAAAAATCTAATATCTTCGTTTTTTCATAATACTGTTTCCAGTTACCGCTTAAAGTTACGCCTATACAAGTACACGGATCTGTATTATGACTTTTCGGTATCTGAAAAACGGCAATACATTCATCGTCAGTAACAGTCATATCCGAAAATATCAACTTTTCTAAGCTACATTTTGTTGCGCAGTTTTCTTTTACACCTGTACAAATTCTGTCATACTCCGACTTACACTCATCAAAAGATTTTCCTTTAATCACAACAGAATGATTTAAAACTTTAATTTCTGTCATACAATTATACCTTTCCTATGAAACACGTATTTCTAACTACTTGCTAATATAAATTCTTACTGAGTTTTCGTCATCAAATGCCTTTATGACATCATCTTCCGTTTCTAAGAATGTATAATTGATTCTGTATCTAATTCTTGCATTACTATAAAGTTTCTTGTAGAAATAATCGTCAAACTCCTTCATTGTCATTTCCGTTGGCTTGTCATTTTCAAATACTGTCACACCATCAATTCTATTGAATGACACATATTTTCCAGAATGAATTAACTCATCGTAAGTAACTGACTTTTTCAGCATTCTCAACAAGTGCATTCCATAATCATAATAATTACAATATCTACTTCCGATTTTCAAGTCAAAGCCCTCTGATTCTTTGGATGGTTTACTATCATTTTTGAATCCTTCTGCAAACTTGATAAAATCTTCTTTTGTATAAATTTTCCCTTGCCAATCATCGTTTTTTCTGCCTTCATTGTCATTGTTACAACCTTGTAAACTCAGATGTAAAATTCTCCCATCTGATAAGTTCACAATTTTTGTTTTAAAGATAATACCATATCCCATATAATCACCATTTGTCTTTCTGATCTTCCTATGAAATGTTGCTTTCTTACACTAAGCTATAATTTTAGTAACTTTTAATTGAGCCATCTGCGTTTACATGCCATTTTTCAGATGGTCTAAAGTTCTTTCCGTTGTTGATATGCAAAATCCATATGTCACCCTTCGGACAAAACCAATTAGCATGTTCCATCCGATGCTCCATACATTCTTCAAAAGAAGAAAATATATCTACAACTTCACCGCTTCTTTCGCTTGTTTCAACATATATTGCATAAAAATCAAACTTAACCATTATTCTCCCTTCTGAAATTTCTCTTTCATCCGATGAATCCATAGAAATAACCAAAAACTTTTTCTGGTTTATGAATAGTTACTGTGCTACATTAACCATGTTTTATTACCTCAGTTTCAATTTCATTCCCATCATCATCTTCCAGCCAATATTTCAAACCGAGATAATCTGTATCCTGTAAATTTTTCACTAACATTTTCGCTTTCGGTAAGGAAACAGTTGGCTTTAATTTTCTGGCTTGTGTTTCTACACCATTACTTGCTACAATGTACACATTCCCTTGCCTCCTTCTCTTACAGATTTTCTTGTTGCAAATAATCGACCGTCAAGACTCATATATACATCAACCATTGTATTTTTTGTTCTTACATACAAGACGGTCATATGCCGCAAAGCGTCTTTCTGTACATATAGTACGGGTTCGTACCGATCAAAGATTTTTATCCAAATCACCATAAAATCGCTTTCCTTTCTGTGATTACTAACAGCCCAAATAAAATGAACGTTACCCCTAACGGCCAGGTATCGCTTGCATATCTAATAAGTAGATACCCAACGCCCATAAGCATCACGCAAAAGATTTTTTGTGCTATAAGTTTTTTACGCTGCCGTTCTCTTTTGCGTTTGGCTTTCGCTTTCTGGATTTCCATTTGCCGTTGTTCTTCAATATGCTGACGGTATTTTTCGTAGTTGGTAATATCAATTATGTTGTAATGATCTGGATCAAATACAGCACATTGTTGCGTTCTCAATTCTTTTCGCTCCTTTCACTTTTTTATTCGACATAAGGTTATTCTCTTTAATCAGTCTTGCTTTTACTTCTCTGTTCAGCCGTGTGTTTACTTCAATTCTCTTGTGAGTTACACGGTTTAAATAATGTAAGTGTGATCCAGTACCATCTCTTCCGTTTACTCTTGTTTCTCTGAATCCATTAGGAAATAAATATTCCCTTTCAAAATCCAGAACTTCCTTTGGCTTTCGTCGTCTCGACATTATTCATCACCTCTTTTTAATAATCCGAAAAATTCTAATTCTGCATCATCCATAGCACATTCATTCATGAAATATTCATACTGTTCTTCGTCTGTCATATTACATTCTTCCAGAAGAGTATCTTTCCATTGCGTTGCAAGTTCTTCCAGGCGTGAACGTGGAATGTATGTAATTTCCGTTCTAGCACGAAATGAATCAATCGCATTCTGCATAACCAGATATTCTTCTCTACCATATTTTCCATACATCCATGAGCAGACAGTGTAAGCCCAACTTCCATCAGCACAGATGTCAGATACGATCTTGTACTCTTCTGTACTTTCCATTTTGATGAGTGCGTACTCTTTCTTTTGGGCAATGATTTCATAATCAAAGCCAGCTGGATTATGTCGTTTTTCCATTTTATTTTCCTCTCTTTCTTGTGATTTAAGTAATCACATTGGAACGGACAAGTTTCCTTATCCGCTCTGTCTAACTACTTAATTTTCACTTTCGCTTTCGGACAGATATTCTTCTAATCCTGCATATTCATCATCCGAAAGCAGATTCCGTAAATCATCCATTGACATAATCGTTATTCTCCTTTCTCGTTTGCGTTTTTGAGTGAAAGAAAACACCATCAGTTAGCTAGGCTGACGGTGTTTCTTCCTATATATATGTGGAGGGATAAGGTGGTGCTTTCTTATTCCGAACTCCCTATGTAAAATATGTATATGTATTGCTTGCTATGTATTATGTAAGATATGTATTATTTATTGACTTCGCTTTCCAGAATGTCAAACAACTGTGCATTACTCTTAACAGGAAATACCTTACTTTCGTAGAAAGCTGCTCCGCTACAATGTTTCTTCAAAAGATTTAATGTTTCCGTTCCGTGAATGCTTTCCATCTTCAGAAGAACATTGATATTTCGCTGTGTGAATGCATTCTTTTCTGTAGATCCGCACCAATTCAATTCTTTAATCATAACGATTGCATGTTTAAGCGATTCAGGTCTGCGCTTTGCCATTCTTAACAGATTCATGGTTGGTGTAACTTTCCCAATAGGATTTTCTTTCCGATTCAGGTCAGCCGAGATCTGGATGTTGTATGCATCGAAAATCATTTTGAAATTAATATAATCTTCTTCGTTCGCTTCAATACCAGCTCTATACATATCACTAACCGACATAGGTTTCCTTCCTGCCTGCTGTCCTAAGAAAACTAATACGGCCTCACACATTGTTTTACAATCAATAATCTCAACCAGAATTTTTAATTTTTCTGCTTTTCCTAACAGATTGTTTTTCATAATGAATGCAGCTAATCTATGTGCGCCATCGGCTACATATAATTTTCCATCAATAAGGAACACTTTGATCGGATCGAATTTCGATTCATTGAAATTTTCTTCAATCTCTTTTGCCTTTACCATGTCCGTACTTCTCTGCCAGTCTGGAATATGTACAAACAGTGGGTTGATTGTTATATATTTTTTATTTCCTACTGTCAAAGGATACCGTAATGCATTGCTTACTTCCGATGTTTCCATTTCTGCATCAAAATCCCTCTGTTCATTAATCCAATTTTCGAAATCGACTGATGTCATATAATGCCGAAATCCTTTTGCTCTTCTATATTTTTCATATGTCTTTCCCATCGAATCTGAAAAGCTGTATCCTACATCATGAATTTCGATGTCATCTTTATTAATTTTCAGGATAAAGCACAGCTTTTTCACTTTTCCTTCCGATGGGTTACTTTTGCCTGTTTCATAATTGGAAATTGTGTTTTCAGTCACACCGAGTTCTTTTGCAAGTGCTTTCTGTGACATGCCGGCTTTCTCTCTCATCTCTGTTAATTTTACTCCATTGATTTTACACATAATTTTTATCTCCTTTTTCTATGTTTTATTATTTTGAATTTCCCTTTGATTTTGAGCATAAAAATAACAGGTATATTTCAACCTGCTTTTCTATGCTCTGTGTTCAGTTTTCGAAACCACATAATGTATATGGTTCTAGCGTACATACCATATAACAATATATAGCATTATCATATAGTATGTCATCTTCGGCAATTCGCTTCCAATTTTCAAGCGTTGCCTTTTCATTTTCTCTTAGTCCTCCTCCGTATTCTTTCCAGATCGTATCACGACTTGCAATGTTTAGTTCTGCTAATCTACGATCCATTTGCCTTAAAGATTCTATACGACGGTTTAGTGACCATGATTCTATTTTGCGTTGCGGAATGTAATCACCTTCTTTCTGTGGTTTTGCCTTACCGAATTTTGTAAAGAATTTCATCCCAACCAGGAAGAAGAAATTCTGTCAGCCGATTATTGTTCATCATCGCATCGAATCCGATTTTTGTTACAATATCAACAATTTCTTTTTTAGTAAGGATAAATTCTGGCGTTGTCTTTTTAATAGTTCTTACACAGATTTCCGCAAGTTCCCTTCCTGCTTCTTTCTGTTCATAAAATGCATGACGGCTGATGTCATGAAACAGATCGTCTAATATTTCCTTTACCTTCTGAAGAGTAATATATTCTTCATGCAGTTTTTTGTATTTTCGTACAGACTCGTTGAATTTCCGTTCTTCCGCCAGCTTGTTGCAATACTGGACTGCTGCCGCGAACTCTGCGTCTGTCATATCACAGGTAAAGATGATAACTTCCGGTTTCTCTTTTGCTTCAAAGTCGATTCCTGACAATGCAAGATAAGAATAAAAGCTTGCACTATTTGCCACTTTGATTTCAAATACTTTTCTCATGATTTTTAATTTCCTTTCTTAATTAATTTGATTATGTATATATTATGCATAATTATAAGTGCATAACTTATAATTCATAGTTCTTAGTGCGGCGAAATGATCCAGTTTCCGTTGTTCGCTTCGCCAAAAGCTACGACATAAGTAAGACATAAAGCTCCCGGAACTAGATACCAAAGACTGCTTTCTGAACTGAGCAAGAACCAGATTGCTCCGATCCATGCCAGGATATAACTTACTTTTAATAATTTGTCTCTCATTCCTTTTTCTCCTTTGCCTTTTTGTTTTTTCTCTGGAAATAATCAAGCGGAAGCGGAATATCTTCTTTACCTTCTTCTTGAAAGAATTTAAATTCTCTTCCTTTCCATCTTCCGGTGATAGAAAGAATCAGTCTTTCCGTTCCGTCAAGCCAATGACCTGCACCCAGGCTATAATAGTTCTTATCATTCGGAAGCATGAACAGAATGACTACTTCATCATCCCAGTCAAGCGGGATTTCATAGATTTCTGCATTCTGTGGAATGTTTACGAGATTCATAAGTTCCCTTGCAAGTTTCGATTTATTTAAGGATCTGCAATCAGTTGCTTCTATGTTACAAATTTCCTTTACAAGTGGCATAAACTTTTCTGGTTTCATTTTTTGGTTTCCTTTCTGTGTAGTTTCTTTTTTCTTTATTCTCCGAACACCTGATAGATTGTTCCATCTTTGGTGTAAATCCGAATTTTGCCTTCTGCCTTTTCTACGTCGGTGATGTCGTCCAACGCAACGTATGCCTTGTTAAAATCGTACTCGTCGGCTGATTTATAAGAGTAGAACTCATAACCGTCGGAAGTCATAAGAGACAGTTCTTCTCCGTTTGTATTCCAGTCTACAATGTCACAGACGAACGCATCGGCGTAGCTGTAGTCCTGTTCCTGGCTGTAATCGAGCTTCTGAGTTTCGCTTGTGATTTCCGTTGCGGAGTTCTGCCGTGATTCTGATGCTGTTTTGGTGGTTTTGTAAGCAGAGATTCCGGAAAAGATGGTGGTAAGGGTGAGAAGTGTTACTGTTATTTTTTTGAACATAGTAGTTCCTCCTTATTTTGAGTTTGCCTTGTGAAATTGAAAACTTTTGCATCAAAAAAAGACATTCTTGCTTTGCATTGCAAAAACGCCTTTTTCGGTTCTGTTATTTTGTTTTACAAATAGAATGTAACTTCTACTTGTGTAGGAATCCCGAATGCAATTACATTACATACACGAGTTTCCATTGTGTTATCTTCCAGATATTTCCGTTGTTGGATTCTGGAATCATACATTCCTGTCAGTTTCCGCAAAGTATCTTCTACGTTTTCCGGTATGAACTGTTCCGCAATTTCTCTGTGACGCCGTGAAAATTTTGTCATCGGAATACAAGTAATATCATTTCTTTTCATTTGTGTTTCCTCCTAAGATCATTCTTGATGCTTTCAGCGCATTGTTTGCCTTGAAATTTCCAGTTTTGATAAACACAGATAATAAAGCAGGTGCTAATTCTTCTACTAATTCTGTAGTATATAACATATTACAGATAGCATTGAAAATACCCATGGTTGCCTTGTCATTTTCTAAATGATTGCTTTTAATTGTAACCATCATTGCGTTTTCTGCCTGGATTGCGTTCATGTTATTCTACCTCCTGTTTTACCTTTTTACATTCTCTGCTTAATAGTCATAACCACAAGATAATGAAATCATTGATGCATTACCAGAAAATTCCCAATGAGCATAAGTTGTGTGTTCTTTCCATTCCGGTTCTGACCGTCCAAAATCTCGTGCTTCCATTCCAGGAATTAATCGCTGCCCAGATCCACCGCCTTTCTTTCTTGTAACCGCGCTTTTCATCATTTTATCGAAATTTTCCGGTTTGCATTCTCTGATTGGGTGAACTGATTTCGCTTTACTTTCTTTATGAGCTTTCCAGATGCTGCACGCAAGTTTCCGTTCGAACTCATTCTTGCTATAGGTGGCGATTATATCTCGTTCCCATTCGTTATAAACCGAATTGAAAGCCCACACATACAAATAAACGCGGTTTCCTTTATAGTTTGGGAACGAGTCACACACGTACCGAACGCCGTCATATTGAGTATATACGGCATTTACTGGGAAAAGTTTTCCCGCCATTCTGAATTGTTTTCTTGCAATGAGATAACGCGTATCTGAGCATTTTTTAAACACTTCTGAAATTTTACACATGGTTTTCCCTCTTTTCTTTCTTATTTTCATTGCAAAGCTGGAAATTTAAGTACGCAAAAAAGACGTTGCACACACAACGCCCATTTTCGGGTATCAAAAAGCACTTAAAAAAATAAGTGTTGAAAATCGCCCGTAACTTTTGACGGTCACGGGCGATTATATTGCGATTGCGTGGTTATTTCTGTTTCTTCTGTTCAAAAGTCAGATTGCCCTTAATTTCGAACTTTCCACCCTGTTTTTTCAGGACGATTGCTTTTACAAGAACTCGTTCAAATTTCTTGTAGTTCACTGTCTTGAACAGGAATTTTCCGTTTCCGTCCTGTTCAATGTTGAAACCAGAAACAAGGGTCGCCAGGTTATTTAATTCCGTTGGGGTCATTCTGATGGAACGAGACGCAAGTACCTTATTCCCGTCCGATTTTGTGACAGAAAACCGCGAAAACAGGTTTTCCATCTCAGCGCGGAATGACAGATAAAGTTTTTTTGTATCTTCCGTTGTTTCACCTCCTGTTCGTCCTAATTCGTGACGGTAAAGCTGGGCACTCTGTAAAGGTTTTTCAAAAACCTTTTTCCAGTCCGAAACGTTGCCGGACGCAAGCGAACAGAACAGTTCAAAATGGAGCAGCTGTTTTCCAGTTCCTTTTACCTGGGCAACGTATACCGGAGAAATAATACCGGAAATTTTTTCGCACGCGTCACGCAACGCGTCACGGCGGTTAGTGAGATCCATTCTCACATCTTCTGCCGTCAGAAGAAACGCGCGGAGCTTTAAATATTCCGTACTTTCTTCCGTATCCAATTCGAATACATCACGCTTGTTTTCAAGCTCTTTTGCGCGCGCTTCAGACTTTTCAACCGTTTTCAGAAAACTTTCTAACTTGTTTTCTGAAGCGGTTTTTTCCTGTTCCATACAAGCCGCGAAAACGGCGTTTTTGTAAAGAACCGGAGTGAGAACTACACCGACAAGTGAAAGTTCATTAAAATCGGTATAAGACCGTGAGATAATCCCGTCCGAAACGAGATCGAAAACAACGCGGTTATAGACAAGCGCGGTTTCATCTACTACAAGACGAGTTCCGGAAACAAGGTTGATAGAAGCAAGTTCGTTGCGGGTTACTTTCAGAATGTTATACATCATGGTTTTTTCCTCCTTAAATGCCGTGTACTTGACACGGCGAAACAAAATTGATAAGATATGTATTGAAACAATTTCGGCGCTCATAAACTCACGTTTTCGTCAATATTTCAAGCGGGCGACTTGAGCGCCACGACTTACGGGAAACGTCCCGCGACGTATTTTAATGGAACACGTAAACCGAAAAGGGAGCGACTTGAGCGCCACCACTTTTTTTATTGCAATTTGTAGGGAGCGACTTGAGCGCCACCGCTACGAAAAGGTGTTTCGTTCGAATGTAGTCTGTATATCCCGTGTACAGGTGGGAAAACGCATATCATCACACGCGCCCACTTTGTTTACCACTCAAGTGCTGCTGATTTTAAGCAGATATTTGAAGACGGTTACTCGTGTTACCCGTTCGCGTACATCTCACGACGTTCGCGCGCTCAACTGGGAATAGTCCTATTCGGTATGGACTTTGTACCGGGCAAATTAGTTTGCCGAACTCATGCAAGAATAGAATGCAGATGGATTTTCCGCCATCCGCGGAGCGGTTACACGTCCGCGTAATAGATACTGAGACTAAGGTTGACAGTTACAATCCCGGGCGGTGTCCGGTATACAGAAGAAGAAACACCGCGAACGAAACGACCGTTCGCGTACCGTTTAGGCTATCACCCTTTCGGTAATTGTATTATCTCATAAACATGCATAGATTGCAAGTGTTTTTTAGTGAAATTATACACAAATTATAAACATGCATAGAACTATTTTTAGTGCATATTGCTAGTTGATTAATTGTCGTTGTGTAATATACACAATAGATGCGGTATAAGTAATAGTATTATGCAGCATATTGGCAAATAGTAATATTACACAATAGATGCAATAGTTTATTGTGCAAAGTGCTGAAAATAAAATAATTGAAAGAAGGTATCATATTGTCAGAAACTAACGAGTCACAATTAAAAGCTGTCAGAAAATATAACTCGCAATGTAAAAGTGTCGCAATACGCTACACTCCAAAAGAATTATCAGAATTTGAAAGGTTAGAAAGATATATTTCAGAAAATAATGTAAATAAAGCCGAATATATTAAAAATTTAATAAAAGCAGATCTGGACAAAAAGGGCTATTGACTGCAAAGTGTACCAGAATAGAAGGTTGACTATTGGTCAGTTTAGAATGACTATTGGTCAGTTTGTAAATTAGGAATGATTACTATTATTGATTTTATGGAAATGTGAGGTTTAGTACTGGTAAACTTTTTGTTTAGTATTTGTATATGTGGAAATTGTGGATAATGTGGAAAACTTATGTAGATAACTTGATAATAGTAATCATTCCTATTTTCGATATATAAAATTTTTACATATGACCTTACGTCACACTTTACCACCCTTTTTCAACTTGCCACCGGAACAGCGCGCGCCATGGTCAAAAATTTTTATTTTACCAAACAATAGAAAAAATTTTATCTATTGTCAAAATATTTTAAATTGTACTGAAATTGTGTTATGCCATGTAAAATACCTGTTTTTCGGGGTAAAATGACGTTGTGATCTGTTTATTGTCTGAGTAGTCAGACGGGGGGTAGTTAAAATCAGCAAATTGTCTGAATTTTCTGAAATCTCACATAGCTGGTTCATCTACACACTAACTCCAAAATCCATCACTCCACCCAATCTCCCTATCTCACCACCCTCCCATTCCACCCATCCAAAAACAATCCACATTTTACCTAATAATCAAGCCCAAAACCCCATCATATCACCATAAAACCCCATATCGTACCCCTTATCGTAAACCTCAGTAATCAAGCCTTAAAATCACTCTGCCCTTCAAATTTTACTCTCCACTTTTTCACCCTCAATCAAAAATACCCCATATAAATTCTGGCCTCAAACGATAAACATTTTACGGATTAAAAATTGCACTCTTCCTCTCTCCTTCACTATTTCAACACTCACCTATCTAAACCATATCATATCATCACAAATCATCCTTACTATTGATCTAAGGACAAAACAGTATTATAATCAACCTAGAATCCATTCAAACACATACACCCTATAAACTGTCCACCAATACAAGAAAAGAGGAAAATCATGTCATTTCGTGATGAATTGTCCAGCCTTACACCAACGCAAGAACAGTTCCAGACTAAAGCAACATCTGAAGCACAAACAAATGCCAGACTTGATTATTCTGGTGTAAAAGATCTTTTACGCTCCAAAGCACAGCATAATGAGTACACAACTATAGGCAATCATAAATATATCTCTTGCTATTATCCGGATTCCTATTCGGGCGAACCAGAAGCTGCAGAATATGTCAGACGAGTCTGTGAAACAAGAACAACCATGCATAGAAGAGGATTATTTTCTGGACAAGTACAAGAAACATCATGCATAATCTCTTATGTTATTACAAACCAATCTGCATATGATGAATATTTAAAAGAATTACAAAGACTTGCTGCAGAAGATGATATTCGTATATCTGTAGTAGGATATAATAAATTAGAAAAACGCACCGAAATATCAATTCCCTGTTGTCTCGGATCAACTTTACTGGCAAACAATTATATGTACAGAATCAAACTTAGTGTCAGCATCACATTTTAAATAGGAAATAACTCAAATAAAATAAGGGTAGATGACCATAAAAATCACCTACCCTATACAAAAAGATACTTCTACAGATTTTAAATCAATTTTATATCCATACCCTAACAACTATCCACTAAGCACATTAAAATTTGTTCTAAACAAATAATCTCACATACTCTCCTACGATCATACCCAAGAAATGATCTGTATCCTCTTATACCAGACACACCATGGGGGCTACTTTTAAACTCCAGCATAAAAAGATCTTCTATTTCATATATACCTATATAATATACAGAATTTACCATTTGAATGTTTGTTCGAATTATGCTAAAATTATTAATATCAAAAATATAAAGGACTGTTGGGCATGAATGATTTATATAGCTTTTTCTATTGGGGAGATTACAATGCTCAGATGGCGGAATTAGCAAAAAGAGCACAGTCAGAGCCGTGGTCTTTTGGAAATATAAACGATTATTCAATTTTAAAAAATTATATGAAACATACTTTCCAAAAACTGCAGAGTGAAGGGAAAATCGTTACAGCAAAATATTATTGTATTTTTAATACAGGCCTATATGATAATTATAACGAACCAATTTATGTATATGCAGAACCTAATAATAGATTAGGCTATTCAAGTTGGATATTTAAAGGATTCAAAGATTGTTATGAGCTAGGCGATTTAAAAATCATTGATTTACCAGAAAGAGCTGATTACTTTTTTGATCCAGGCAAACTCATATTCAACTGGCATTATCCCGTTAATGTTCATTATGAACACATCTTAGATGACCTTAATACAGCGCAGCGTTTACCAGAACGTATTCGGACAAGTGATCTTGCATTGGAAACACTAAAAGGAGTAATCGATTCTTCAATTCAAAAGGTTACTGCGAATTATAAGCTTGCTATTCCTCATTACTACAATAACAGGATTCAGCTAATGATTCCATTATATTTCAACAAAAATAATATTCCTGACGTTGCATTGGTGCTTAATGAAATAGATGGAAAGTGTTACCAAGCAAGAACATGTCTTTCCATGAAGATGGCATACATTGATGCAAGGATTATTTCTAAGCCTGATGTGTTCTGGTTATCCTTTGATACAATTAATGCAAGAGAAGAAGAATAAAATAATATATGAAAATACATTCCTATAGCAGATGAGAGAAATCTTGTCTGCTATTTTTTTATGCTCAAAATCAAAAATTGACAAATCATAAAACACAAAAACGATTCAAATCGTATGGAGAATAAGTGAATACCAAAGCAAATCATAAATAAAAAAGGAGATATTTACTATAAATAATAATTTGAAACTGATTACAACAGAAAAATTTGTTACAGAACAGAGAATGAACAGATAGACGAACTTGGACTCCGAAAGGAGTGCAATTAATCTCATATAATAATTATATATTTATATAATAATTAATTAAGTGCAAAAAGTGGTCAAAATCTACCCACTTAGTGGGAGTGTTTTGGAGTGTAGTGGTCAAAATCGATACACTTTTTGCACCATGTAAAAAATGGAGGTAAAATTATTAACGATCAAAATTTAAAATCAATTCAAATTTCTATACCAAAAGATATACTTCACTCTTCTGCTTTTTCAAATTATGAAATTGCAGCGTACTGTTTTTTAAAAACTGTAGTGACTGTCACATACACAACAGAACATTGTATATCTTATTCTCAGGCCAGCTATTATCTAACTGGATCTACAAAATATTCTAAACGATTCCCTGTATATATAAAAAACGGAATAGATAGACTTATTCAAAAAGGAATTATTATCCAAAAAGGAGTCGCTCAAAAAGAATATATTTTAGACTGTTCTTGCTTATGGGATGATACAAAAGATGCTCCGTTTGTTATTATTGATTTTTTTGAAATAAGAAAAATATTTCAAATAACAGACTGTAATAATTTTCAATTGCTTAGATATTTTTCAATTCTTATTGGTACGATCAGCTCTTCTATCGATGTGTGGCTCGATTCATTAGAACACAAAAGTCGTGTCGTTGGCAATATGACGATCGAATATCTGTCCGATTTATCTGGAATTTCCATAAGAAGTATAAAAGAATATAATCGCGTTTTGGAGAAAAATCAGTTGATCTATATTTTTCGCCAAGATGATTTTTTACTATCACCTGATGAAAAAAATATTTCTCGTATGACAAACGTGTATGGTCGGCCTGCAGATAAATTATACATTGATTCTTATGCTGGATCACAGAAAAAAGAAAAGAAATCTTACAAATGGATTAATAGTGAAGTTGAAAATGCGAATCGTAAACGTAAGCTGGCCCAAATGTATAACCAGATTGCAAAGGGTAAGGGTCAAAAATACTCTTTGGAAGAAATTCAGCAGGTATATGATTATATTCATTCTGAAAATAGCAAATATAAAGCTATGTATAAAGAGAATAAATACGAGGAGTACTTAACAAAACAAAGAGATGAAACTGTTTTTGAAAAATTGAATTTAAAGAAAGAAGGATAAAATGTCAGATACTAAACATTATTTAAAATTACTACTCACGAATATTCATAAAAAATATTCACTAAAAGATACCATTGATAAAAACGAATATTCTTTTACTATGATGAAACTAAGTCAAAACAACATAACTCCGCAAGAGGCTTTAATGTGTTATTTAGATCAAGAATCGTCAATTCTCGACCCATCGAATGAAGTGTTGGACAATACAATTTCTTTATTGAATTATCTTTTATCTTATATTACTGCAAATTTTAATATAAAAACCATTGCAGGTTGTTACAAAATTACGAATAGAGAAACTGGTGAAATATACATTGGAGAAACAGTCAATATGTTTGCAAGGTTCTCGCAACATATCAGTATGTTGTATAACGGTACACATCATTGCATAGCTCTTCAAGAATCATTTAATAAAAACAAAGACATTGACCGTTTTTCTTTTAAGCCTATTTTCTTTTTTGAAACATCCTATTACAAAGGCAGAGCAGTAACAAAAACAAGAACACTATATTTAGAAGCTGCATATTATTTAACTTATCGTTATAAAAAATATGTTCTTTATAATACGAAAAATCCATTTTTAGAACTTAAAAATAATGAAAAGAAAACTTTTGATAATTACGAAGTCATCTATAAAGATGTTTTACAGATGATATATGACGATCCTGACAAAATTTTATCAGAAAATTTAAAAGAAAAAGTTAGAAAAAATTTGAATGAAAAGGGAATTCATGAAACGCCTGAGACAAAACAAAAAAAGAAACATAGTCATTCAAAAAGCAGAGAATATATTGGTGTTGATACGGAAAATGGAACATATGAATATAACAATAAAACATATCCACTGTGTCCTGGTGAAAAATATAGTTTTACGAGTTTGACTGAATCACTTTGTGATAATGGAATTCTACTTTCAAGAGAAGAACATGATTATTTGTTATTCAAAAAGACATTGGTGTACGAAAATCTATTAAATGTGGATAACAGCAATAGGTTTTTTGCCAGGGAATCTTCTTTAACTGACGGATATTTAGAATTAAAGCATTTTAAAACATGCAATTCTGATTTATATAGATATCAAATAACAGAAAAAGGTAAAGATAGAATTTTAGAAATTATCAATCAGTATGGAAAAGATTACTTTAAAAGACAAGATTAGCAATGGAGAATAATGATAAAGTACATCTCTCAACAATTCATAGAGCAAAAGGGTTGGAATATCCAATCGTGTTCATTGTTGGATTGAATGATGGACTGCTCCCACATGCAAAAAGTGACAATCTCGATGATGAACGCAGGTTATTATATGTCGGAATTACAAGAGCAGAGAATGAATTATATCTCTCTTCTACTGCATCATACAATGATAATCTTATGACTCCTAGCCCGTTCATTGATGAACTTGGAGATAGCGTTAAAAAGATGAAGTGTTAATGAATGTTTAGAGAATATAAAATTAGGAACTATTAATCATCCCTATAGTCAAGGAGTGATAAAAATGTATTTAAAAATTATGAAAATCAAAGGAGATACTAATTATGAAAGAGAACACAAGATTTTGCACCAGAAGTTTAAGAGATAATACAAGATTTGGAGGAGTAATTCAGTTTACAGAACTTTCTCCATATCCGAATTCTACTACCCTATCACATGGATCGCACTTCGCAGAAAAGATTATTGCAGACAGAAAGTTTGATGAACAGTGTCATCGAAATATTATTCAAACACAAAAATTAAAAGCAAAACAGTCCACAGTAAAGGAAGTGGATGAGTTTGTTTACTAAAACTGATCGTAGATATTTATCTAAAGCGAGACAGGCTGCAGATATTTCTGATTATAAAAACGTACATATCGGTTGTGTGGCAGTATACAAAGGAAATATTGTTGGTATTGGTTGTAATACTAATAAAACTCATCCAGTACAGAAATATTATAACAAATATAGAAATACTGACGTTGATCAGGAAACACTTCTTCCTAAAATACATGCGGAAATTAGCTGTATCAATTCCATCCGACATCTGGATATAGATTTTTCCAAAGTAAAATTATATATATATCGAAAACGAAATGATAAACCTTATGGTATGTCTAGGCCATGTCCGTCATGTATGGCTGCCATCAAGGATTTAGGCATAAAACACATTTATTATACTACAAATGAAGGCTTTGCTTATGAATGTGTAACACAGGAGGATTTAGTATGAATATTAATACAAATATTATAGATTTTGTATGGAATTTTAAAAATTTTAAACTTAATGATTTTGGATTAGATCCTGAATATAACATGTTATGTGCGCCAGTTTGTGAATGCGGATGTGGTGAGAAGATGAATGTTTTACTTGAAAGTGATGATGACATCTATGATTTTTGTTATGAGCTTGTAGATACTCAAGATTGCAATTATTGTGTTGCTTTTGCAATCAATGAAAAGAATGAAATGCTTGGTGCAATTAAATATGATGGTGAAATTCATTGTATTAAATTGAAAAACATTTCTGAAGACTATCTTCAAGTTGGTGGCATGTTTAATGATTTAGAGCTACATCAGTATGGAATTATTGTCTGTGTTGGCGATGGAGAATATAAGATTTTGGAGGAATAAAAAATATATGGCAGGTATTAATGTACCTCAGTATGAGATTTTTAAAATTGGAACAGATAAATTAAAATATTCTAAATGGAATTTGAATATTGATAAAAAAGAAGCATTTAAATACCAAGAATCTGTTTCATTATTTGAAGGTCAGCAATTTCGAATTATGGCAAAGAAAATCATGAAGAAAGCAAAATGGAAATGTGATTTTTCGAAACTTTTTATGCAAGTCGTTATTGATCAGAAAACAGATTTTGCAAGAGCGACAAACAGAAAAGGTGTTACTGTAAATGGTATAAATTATAGACGTTTTGTTGGAACAACAGGTGGTTTGAAGAATAATACTCTTCTATTTTGTAATTCGGAATACATAGATAAACTAAATGAATTATGTGAGTGTAGGCGAAACAAAGAAGTGCCATTAGTTCCAGCAAAATATGAAGCATATAAAGCGTTAACTTGCTCTGCATCGCAGCCAATTTGCGAACCACATGGAATTTTAGTTGTAAAAGATTGCATTACTCAATACGAAGATGATGTAATTTCTCTCGATAGTGGAGTTGGAGACGGTGAGCCAATTCGTGAAAAAAAACATAAAGTAATGGAAAATACAGTGTCTGATGGGTTTAATTTATGTACTATTGGATACATGCAAAGAGTTGCTGAATCTCTTGGATTAGATTATACTCCTGCAGGTGTATGTTTGCGAAATGCCTGGTTAAAAGGTATGCTCTATCCTTTCCCAATTATAGAGTTTATTGAAAAATATAATGGTGGGAATTATTTTATCAAGGATATTTGGGGTAATGTGCAGGACATTCGAGAGTGTGAAATGATTCTCACGGAATCTTCATTGAAATTATGGTCGGCATATGAAAGTATTGACGAATATATTGCAGCATATAGAGAGTGTGGATATGAATTTGCAGTTACGAAAATTTCTCCTCATATCTTAGATGAAGAACGTGAATTAAATTATCAATATTTACAGTCTTATGAATTCACTGATGATGATATTAAAGAATTGTGTAATCCTACCATTCAGCATTTAAAAGATGCGATGTGTGGAAACTACGAATCCACTATTAAATTTCTTGGAATTAATGAAAATACAGACGTGAATTCATGGCAACGTGCATTATATACAAGCCAATATATGCTTGGCGATCCGTATATTATCGATTCAACTCATAGGTATATTAAGAAGAAAATAAATGATGCAAAAATTGGTAAATTAATTGTAAATGGTAATTATCAAATTGCTAGTGGTGATCCGTTTGCGTTAATGCAATCAATTTGTGGCCTAGAAATAACTGGCTTATTAAAAGCTGATCAATGCTACTCAAAATTCTGGATTGACAAATCTGTAGATTCTGTAGTTATCTTTCGAAGTCCAATGACTTCTCACAATAATATTCGAAAATGCAATGTAATTTCAAATGAAGAGTGTTTGTATTGGTATCAGTATATGGATACTATTATGATTATCAATGCATGGGATTCTTTTTGTGTGGCGGAAAACGGTTGTGATTGGGATGGCGATCTTTTATATTCAACCAATAATAAAGTCTTACTTCGTTGTTTTAGAAAACTATTAGCAATTGAATGTGTTCAAAGAAAAGCCAATAAGATTATTATTAATGAAAAAGAAGTCAAAAAAACAAATAAAAACGGCATGGGAAATCAGGTTGGACAGATTACAAACCGTGTTACTTCGATGATCGAAGTTTTGTCACGATTTGAAGAGGGGTCTAATGAATATAATGATTTATTATATCGTATTGAATGTGGACAGCTTCACCAACAGGATGAATTGGATAAAATCAAAGGAATTATTGCAAAGCCAATGGCAAAATATTGGTATAATCTTGGTGCTTGTAAAGATAATCATTATTTACAATCAATTTGTGCTTATCGAAAACCGTATTTTATGATCTATATTTATGATGAGATTAAACGTAAGTATAAGAACTATATCAAGGAAAGCGAGATAAAATGCGCTGCATTATATGATTGCAGTATTCAAGATTTATATAGTAAAAAGGATAATTTAACTGACGAACAAAAAGATTTTTTATTTTGGTATGAGTATAAAATGCCGGTTGGCATTGGAGCTTGTGCAATGAATAAAATCTGCTGGTATGTTGAAAGTCAATTAGACGGATATAAATCACAATTACATCATGATTCTACTTTTGATTACAATCGTTTAAAAGTTAAACGTCGATGTACAGAAGAACATCGGAAAGCTTTACATGATCTTGAACAAGAGTATCGTGAATGTATTAAGGAGTATAAAGCAAACAGGTCTTCCGACAAAGAACAATCAAATAATAACAGAAAATATTTATGCGAAAAATTTAGGCAAGCGGCTATTGAACTTTGCCCAAATGATGAAGAGCGCATGAATATTATCCTTGATATCACCTATGGTTATAAGGGAAATCGACAGTTTTGTTGGGACTGTATTGGTGACTTGCTTATTAAACGTTTGGAAGAAATGGAGAATGAAAATGTATATACTGAATGAGAAGGATTATATTAGATCTGTTCTGGCTTCAAAAAAGAAGCCAGAAGATCTATCTATTGGCTATTTGATTGTTTTAACAGCAAAATATTATTATATTAACAATGAAAATATAGAAAAAGAACAGTTAGTTGAAATCGTTACAAATAAGATTTCTGATATGATGATTTATGGCTATCAGGAATATAAATGGATTCGCAAAATTGAGAAAGTATGTGATATTTTTTATGATAACGAGAAAGATAAAAAGTCAAATAAAAAGGAAGAAATTAACGAAAAGGACAAACAACTCAGAGAATTAAAATATGTTCCAATTTATCAAGAAGAAATTGATCTTATTAACTCACTTCCTAATGACAGACAAAAGAAATTTATGTTTACTTTATATGCCGTAGCTCGTTATATGGATTCTGATGGATGGATTAATAAAAAGGATCTTAGAGGATTGTCTGAAATTTTTAAATTGGCAAATATTACTCTTACGTCGGATAAAAAAAACGAACTGCTTCATGAGTTATATAAAAATGGTTATATTTATTTTGGTAAACAAATAGATAACCTGAATATTAGAGTTAATTTAGCTGAATCTGATAATGTGGTATATAAGATAAAAGAATTTTCTAATTTAGGGAATCAATATATCGGTAACTTTAAAAAAGGATATAGACAATGTGCAAATCCATCATGTGGAAAAAGAGTTAAAATGACTGCACCAAATAGGATTTATTGTAGTAAGTGTGCCGAAGAAATTGATCGAGAAAAAGCAAAAGATCGTATGAAGAAATTGAGAAACCATAAAATGTTCGAAGCTGACAGTATGAAAAATGCCTAATTTTGTTGGGATTTTTGTTTCTTTTTCAAAAAAAATTGTTTTTCTTTGAAGGGAATAAATAATCATTTTTTATTTCTGACTATACCGGAAGAAACAAAACCTGTAGTCTATTCAACGGGCGGTTACTCTCTGCCGCCCTTTCAAAAGGTTAATTCTTTATGTTAATTTCATAATTATCTCCTCTTTCTTTTATGTTTTATTTTTTACTGGCAGATATAATAGTTTGCCAGTATTATCGCGGGATATGCTGGATCGGTTCCACGAGAGATTCATGTTCTCTAAAGCTACGTTCGACTCGTAGTCCCGCAACTCGTGGCATAGCACAGATAGATGCGTGTGAGCGTATTAAAGGCGAATTTACAACTCGTCGCCATGAAAATTGGTCAATCTATGCAAAACTAACATCCCAGGCACTCAAAAAGTGCTGTTTCATACCGGTAAAACGAGTAAGTCCTGTGTGGAAATAGTGTCAGGAAATAGGGAGTAACAAGGTGATTCAGGGGCAACCGCTGAGAATCATTTTTCTGCGCAACAGAATAGCTCACGCGAACCTATGAAGATATGATGGGGAATTAGGAGGATATATAGTGCGAGTCCTTATTAGACAAGTGCGATGTCCATTTGGGTAAGTGAATTGGTAGAGATGCCAAATTAGCTTATGCAGGATGCGAGTAGGGATTATAACCGAAAGCTACGAAGGCGTGATGGATTTTGTTATCCAAAAGATAACGAAACATCTGGTGCAGCGCGTCTTCTGTATTCAATTTCGTTTCTATTAATTAGTATATTCAGGAAGAATGTAAAAATTGGTTTGATGCAAAAGGTAAACAAATTATAAAGCGAAAGTCTGTACCTCTGTATGGTGTAAGCAGCCAAAATGTGTAATCTCTTTTGAGGTAATACACACACTGAAAGATACGCAATATCTGGATGTGTTAAGCGGATTCTGCACAGTTCTCTTAGCGGAGATTTATAGCACGGCAGTGTTAATGGAACGATGAAACTTGAGTAGTCATACAGCAAAGAAGATAAGCCTCTTCTCAAAAGGCGGTTGTGGAAGATACTATATGTGTGCGCAAGCAACATATAGTGGATAACCGAAGAAAAAATAATGTCGGTAAAGGTTTCTGAAAATACGTATAATCTCAGCGTATTTATTTTGCTACTTCTGTAGCATTATTGCGGTGTAGCTCAGTTGGTGAGAGCATTCGGCTTATATCCGAACGGTCGTGGGTTCGAGTCCTACCACCCCAACTATTTATCTTTGTTGTATACAAAGAAATTTAAAACGAAAGGTGTGTATTAATATAGTACTCATTACTAAACAAGAGAAAGAATATTTAGTAAAGCATGGAGTTCCTTATGCGGAAGGCGGCGTATCCCATTCGGAATCATGTCATAAACGTAAAAAATTCTATTTGTGTGAGACTTCTCATAATATGAGACTACTCGAAAATTATAGAAAAAAATTATATCATCGCTAATGCGAAATTTAATGAGAAAGGTGGTTTGGAGCCATCAAAACTAAATTTTATGATACTAACGCTCTTCTATTACTACAGGATAAAATTTTAGAAGACAGTTTTTACATTAGTTCTACTACTCTAGAAGAACTAGAAAACATTAAAACAAGTTCTCGAAAAGATGAAGAGACAAAATACAAAGCAAGAAAATTATTACATATTTTAGATGAAAATGATGATAAATATAAAGTTGTTATTACCACCAAAGATATTATCTCAATTATAGATGCTTTTGGATTAGAAAACACTCCTGATAATCAGATTTGTGCATGTGCATATTCTACTCCTGATATTTTATTTATTACAAACGATATTTCTTGTAAAACCATTGCAAAATGGATTTTTGGATTAGATGTTTCCAGTATTTCTACTATTCAAGAAGATCTATATAAAGGATATAGAGATATTACATTGTCTGAAAATGATATGGCATATTTCTATGAACATTTAAATGAAAATGTTTTCAATTTATTAACAAATGAATATGTTATTATTCGAAATGCAGACAATGAAGTTGTAGATAAATTAAAATGGGATGGCGGAATGTATCAGACTATTAGAAATAAACCATTTAAATCTAATATGTTTGGTACATTAAAACCATTAGACGACATTCAATCATTCGCTATGGATTCGATTAATACAAATGACATTACCGTATTGTATGGTAAAGCTGGTAGTGGTAAAACTACTCTTCCGCTTAATTATATCATGCAAGAAATCGAAAAAGGAAAATATAAAAAATGCTATATGGTTTACTCTTATGAACCATTAAAAGGAGCAAAAACTCTCGGCTACGAAAAGGGTGATCATGTCACAAAATTGATCTATTCTGCATCTATCGGAAATATTTTAGCATCAAAATTTGGCGATCTACAGCAAGTTGAATACATGCTTGATCGTGGAATGCTAGATATTATTCCAACTGCAAATATTCGAGGTGTCGAATTTGAATCTGATAGCATCTGTATGGTTACAGAAAGTCAGAATTTGGATGTTTATACTCTAAAAACAATTATTCAACGTTGTAAATCTGGATGTAAACAAATATATGAGGGTGACATTATTGAACAAAAGGATACAAACGTCCAAAATGTTGGTATTAATAGACTGATTGACGTATTCAAAGGACATAAAAGCTTTGGGTGTGTCAAACTTAAAAATAATTACAGATCTGAATTGAGCGAATTAGCAGATTTGATGTAAGAAAGGATTTATATATTAGTGATTAAAAAATTTGATAAAGAATACAGTACTCAATACGTACCTGAGATGAAATATCTTCAATCAAAAGGTATTGAATATTCTTTTGTAAAAGATATTCAAGGAGTGACGACATATAAATATACGAAGACACCAGAGTTATTTTTGGCTTTGGTGTCTTTTTATATGGAAAATAAATAAAAATACGAAAGGATAAATAATAGGTGATAAATAATGAGCCAAAAAAGAATTTATTCAAAAGATGAAACTGAATTAATGCTTGAAATGTACAAAGATGGAGAAACATATTCGGACATAGGGAAAGCTTTACATACTAAAGCACAAAAAGTTTCAAAATATTTAAAAGAACTGGGGTATGGCGTCAGGCCACATAACCAATTAAAAAATCATGAATATTTATCTGCATCACGAAAAAACTCTTTAAATGAAAATTTCTTTAAAACTATTGATACAGAATCAAAGGCCTATTGGCTTGGATTTTTATATGCAGATGGATATATATGTAAAAAGTATGATAAATCGGGGCATGAAAAAGGTGGATCAGTAGAGTTAACTTTAAAATCAGATGATAAATATCATATTCAAAATTTTTTAAGTGATATACAATCTACTGCGCCGATTGCAGATAGGAAAATAAAATTAAATGGTAAAGAATATTTTGCAAACAGAGCTTGTATAACGTCTATTAAAATGGTGAATGATTTAATTAGTCATGGATGCGTAGAAAATAAATCTTTGATTTTAGAACCACCTACCTCTGTTCCTGATGGTTTAATTTCGCACTTTATACGCGGATACTTTGATGGCGATGGATGTGTATGTTTTTATCCTGAAAACTATTCATATACGTATAGTATATTGGGTACTAAAGCATTTCTTGAGTTTGTTGCAACCAAAGCACAATTACCGTCTTTTAATATTATCTCTTTTGAACACAAAAAATGTTATGAATTAAGAACTCATTCCAAAAAATCAGCAGAATTATTTCATAATTACATTTATAAAGACAAAACAATTTATCTCGAAAGAAAATATCAAAAATCTCTTGCGATGATGAAGTGGTGTTTTATGGAAGATAATAGAACTGAAACACAGAAAATAGCAGATTTATTAGACGATATGTTATTTTTTGATGATAGTAATATAGAAAATTTTATAAAGTATGTCAAGAACACCCGTGACTTTAGTCATGGGATGAATTGACATACATATGTTAAACAGAAATACGCTGTAATATATTGAAAACACTAGATTTTGTAATATACATATGTTATCATAGTCATGAGGTGATAATATATGGAAGTGACTCATGGTCGTGGATATGTATATTCGATACAATATCATATTGTTTGGTGTGTTAAATACAGACACAAAATAATTACAGAAAAAATAGAGAATAGATTAATAGAGATACTTAATAAAATAGCTGATGATAATGGATTTCAAATATTAGAATGTAATACAGATAAAGACCATATTCATCTTCTCGTTAATTGTTCTCCGCAACATTATATCCCAGACATGATAAAAGCATTAAAAGGCGTGTCAGCAAGGTTACTTATGAAAGAATTTGGAGAAGAATTAAAAAGAAAATTATGGGGTGGTCACTTGTGGAATCCATCATATTTCGTGGCAACCGTATCAGAAAATACAGAAGAACAAATTAGAAAATATATTCAAAATCAGAAAAGAAAGTGAGGTGAAGTCAGTGGAAAAAGCTTATAAGTACAGGATTTATCCAAATAAAAAGCAGAAAGAAATAATTGCAAAGACTTTTGGGTGTTGCAGATTTATATATAATAAGTATCTTGCAAAGCGAATTGAAATGTATGAACAGAATAAAGAAACATTTTCATATGTTCAATGTGCAAATGATATGAAGAAACTAAAATCAGAGTTAGAATGGCTTAAAGAAGTCGATTCTACTGCTCTTCAATCTTCACTTAAAGATTTAGATTCAGCTTATCAAAAATTCTTTAAAGAACACACAGGATATCCTAAGTTCAAATCAAAGAAAACACATAGATTTTCTTATAAATCAAAGTGTGTAAATGGCAATATTCAGTATTGTGATAAATATATTAAGTTACCTAAACTTGGAATGGTAAAAACGAAAAACAAGTTAGTACCAAAAGGAATGATTCTTAATGCTACTGTGTCACAAGAACCAAGTGGCAAATATTATGTGTCAATTTGTTGTACTGATATTGATATTCAACCACTAAATAAAACTGGTAATAACATTGGTATTGATTTAGGCATTAAAGAATTTTGTATTACAAGTGATGGAGAATTAATTCCAAATCCACATTACTTAAAGAAGTCTTTAGATAAACTTGCTAAGTTACAAAGAGAATTATCTCGAAAATCAAAAGGTAGTTCTAATCGTAATAAAGCAAGAATAAAGGTTGCAAGACTTCAGGAACATATTGCAAATCAGAGAAAAGATTTCTTGCATAAGTTATCTACTGAAACAATCAGAAGTAATGATATTGTATGTATCGAAGACCTTCAAGTAAAGAATATGATTAAAAATCATAAACTTGCACAGTCTATCGCAGATGTATCATGGTCTGAATTTGTAAGACAACTTGAATATAAAGCAAATTGGTATGGTAAACAAGTTGTGAAAGTAGATAAATTCTATGCAAGTTCTCAAACTTGTAATGTATGTGGGTATATAAATAAGGATACAAAAAATCTTTCAGTAAGAGAATGGGAATGTCCTTGTTGTCATACACATCATGACAGAGATATGAACGCAGCCATCAATATTCTTAATGAAGGATTGAGAATATTAGAAGTGGCATAGACGAATAAAGAACGGTAGGAACTATCGGGATAGCTTGGTAAATATCTTTTCAGTAGAAATGAGTTCCCAAGAATCTCGTGGCTTTAGCCATGAGAGGTTCAAATGTGATTCATATAAAACAGAACGAAGTGAAACTGCAGCTATGGCAGATTTATTAGATTAATCCTTTTATGGAAATATTATGAAAGCACGAGGCATATTGCCAATGGAGAAAAAGGAACTCAAGCAAAAATTAGAAACAACATATTTAGACATTGCAATTCCAAGTAATGTAGAAAATTTACAGTTGCCAGATCCTACGCTATTACAATTTTATAAAAATTACGATGATAGAATTATTTGGATTGATGATGAAATTACAACCATGACTTTGGAATATGCAAAGATGATTATGCAGTGGAATTCAGAAGATAAGAAAAATAATATTCCAGCAGAAGAACGTAAGCCAATTAAAGTAATCTTCTTTAGTCCTGGTGGCGATTTAGAGGTAAATAACTGTTTGGTTGATACAATTCAACTAAGTCAAACAAAAGTTATTGGAATCAATGTTGGTATGGCTGCATCAAGTGGATGCTTTATTTATTTAGCATGTCATGAGCGTTTTACATTTCCAACGGCAGAATTCCTCATCCATAAGGGAGCTGGTCAATTTGCTGGGACATACAATGATGTAGTTGCAGCAATTTTAAATTATCAACGACAAATCGAAGAACTTGGTGACTTTGTTTTATCTAGAACAAAGATTCCAGAAGATGTATTTAATGAAAACTTTGAAAATGACTGGTATTTATCTGCGAAAGAAGCTATTAAATATGGTGTTGCAGATAAAATTATTACAAGTTTAGACGAAATCATTTAAGGAAGAGTTCAATACTCTTCTATTTTTATACAAATTTTTAGGATTAAAAGGAGAATTATACGATATGGCAGCATTTACTTATAAGAAAACATCGACAACTTCAATGAAAGTTACTGGTATTTTAAATCCACAAACTATGGTAATCAATGTTGACGGTGAAGATAAGCAACTTTCTACTCTTCTACGTGACTTCGCAGACCTACCAGTAGAAATTAATATTAAGGTCAAGGACGAGGAAGAACTGGATGAACCAGTTGATGTTGAGTAAGAAGGGAGTGATCTACTATTACTTCCTATACAAGATTGCCTGGTGAAACAGATGATCAACTTATATATAGAGTTACTAAAGATAAGGATATAATCGGTTCATGGAATGATGTAGCTGATGTACTCAATCAGTTACTTGGAACTCATTATGGAGAATCAAAATTTCGGAAGGATAAAGCGACATTTGATCGAATGCTGAATGCAAATCGTGATATGTTTGTTGATTCTGATAAACAGTTGCAGGATATCCGGATCGCGCAAAGAGAATTAGAAAAAACTCGTAAGAAAATCCAAACAGAAAAACTAGAATATTCAAAATGGCTACGCGAAGATGCGAGAGCTGAAATGGTTACAGAAAAAATTTGCAATGCAGTTCGTGAATTAAAAACATTGGATATTCCGGAATACATTCCACCTATACATGATCATAAATCATATCTTCTGTGTTTAGCTGATGCTCATTATGGGATTGAATTTGAGATTAAAGATTTGTTTGGAAATATTATCAATGAATATAGTCCAGAGATCTTCGAAACACGTATGTGGGATCTTTTAAATAAAGTTGTTCAGATTGTGAATAAAGAACATATTACAGAATTAAATGTTTGGGAGTTAGGCGATGGACTGCAGGGTGTCTTGCGTTTAAATTCCCAACTTATGAAGCTTAGATATGGTATTATCGACTCTTCTATTCTGTATGCCAATTTCCTTGCAAATTGGTTAAATGAACTTAGTAAATATGTACGAATTAAATTTCAAATGGTGATTGATTCAAATCATAATCAGCTTAGAATTTGCGGTGCGCCGAAAAATGCATTCGTAGATGAAAATATGAGTAAATCAATGCTTGTATTAATTAAAGCACGGCTTAAAGACAATAAGAATATTGTAATTCTTGAAAATCCAACTGGAATGGATTATTCCGTACTAAGCACATATGCAGTATTAGGTATTCATGGCGAAGTTCCGAACATTAAAACCGCAATTGATGAATATGCGCGAGCTTATCAAACACATTTTGATTATTTGATTGGCGCTCATTGCCATCATAAAACAAATGTGGAAGTTGGAATTGATGCAGAATGTCTTACTGTCAGATCTATTATTGGCGTCGATCCATATGGGATGTCTCTAAGGAAAACATCTAACCCTGGCGCGAGTTTATTTGAGTTCGAGCTTGGACAAGGGCTTACAACACAACATTCAATTAAGCTTAATTAATGGAGAATACAATTATGGGAGAAATTGACGAAAATCCAGTGTTGGATTATGACGAACTTAATTCATACATTCAAGGTCGAACTGGTTTAGATTATGACACGGTAGCTAATGTACTGGATCTTGAAACAGAATACATGATCAAAGTAGGAATTATTGAATCACAAAATCCTGCTGAAGTAGAAAAATAAGTACAGATACATCTGTACTTACATATAAAGAAGGCCATCGGCTACCTAAAATTTCTTTCTTTATGTTGCTATACAACAAATGTACAAACTCGTGGAAGCCGATGATCAAAAATACAGAAGAAGGACTGACGGCTATCTCGATTTCTAGAAGTGAACTTTATCAGAGAATTCAATCCTGTCATCAGGATGCAGGTATCATAACCTAACGGTTACGTTCGTGCCGCCAATACTGTCTCACTCGTTCCCATTTATTATAACGGAAACGTGAGTAGCTATTGACATACACTGGTGTTTCTGGTGAATAAAACATCGCCATACTAAATCACCTGCCTTCCGTTGATAAACTTTCTATCATTGGAAAAACCGGCAGTCCAAGAATACGGAAGATGCTCCGTACTTATAAAGAATAACATATTATAAAAAATTAGACAAGCACTTCATAAGTGCAAAATTTATTTGAACAAAAAGGAGAATATTAAAATGATGAACAAACAAGATATTTTTAAAACCGTAGCAGCAAACCTAGAAGTAACCCAGAAAGATGCAGCAAAATATGTAGATGCTGTTTTCGTTACCATCAAAGATGCAATGGCTGATGGAGAATCTGTAAATATCGCAGGATTTGGAAAATTCGAGGTTGTAGAAAAGGCAGAATCTAAGAGACGTAATCCTCAGACTGGTGAAACAATTATGGTTGCTGCTCATAAAGCACCGAAATTCAAGGCAGCTACTGCTCTTAAAGAGGCTGTTCTCTAATAGATCGGTGGTGATTATATGCATACACTGAAATGCAAAAGTATTGAAGAATTAGTCGAAGTAGTTGTCGAGACTTATGAGCTACTACATGATTGTGATCGAAACGTAAGTTTTGTTGCTAAGTATGATCATGCAAAAGAAATTTTGAGAGAATTGGTATTTTACGATTATGATCTAAAATTTGTTGAGTTAGCAGATCCTGAGTGGGATAACTATGAAGACGAATATGTTATCAGTATTGTGTGTGATGAAATATTTTGCGAGAAGCTAAAATTGGACGGAAGATATTGTATACTATCTCCAAAATTTGTATTTTTTGATGAAAATGCAAATTCTAAATGCGTTAAATATTTTGAGTCGGATATGAAATATGAATTTGAAATCACGGAAGAAGAATCTAGTGGTGACTCTGATCAGGAGTTGAATTGTCATGACGATTCTATGGATGTAGATTTCTCTGATGATGGACATGGATTTACATGTAGCAAGCATGATAAGAATGGATATAGTTCTATTTCATATTGGTCATCTGAACAGGTTGATAAGGATCGTTTATCTGAGATTTTGAAAAGTTTTTATTTATAATTTTGTTGAGTGTGTAAGACTGCAGCTTACGCACTCAACTACAGGTCGTTAGTGTAATTGGCAACACGGCAGTCTCCAAAACTGTTAATCAGGGTTCGAATCCCTGGCTTCCTGTTTGCAATTTTCTGCAAACGAGCGCAGAGAATAAATGATTAGAGACGGGTGGATAACCTGGTTTCTATCTTTCATACCAATATTTATGATTCGTTATTTTATGTGAGGTGATTACACCTCTCATTCATGAGATCTTTCTCGCTTTACGAGATGATTGTTGCCGCAGTCATCTCACATAAGATAACGACGGAAGTTATCGGCAAATAACTATAAATATTAAAAATGGCGAACGCTGCCATAGTGCGAGAAAGTGGAAAAAGTATATGAGTGATATTATTAAATTTGACTATGATAAACAAACAGTATCTGCAAGAGATTTGTTCGATGCAGTAAACGAAGGAAAAGAAAGATTTAGTAAGTGGTTTGCGAGGCAGTTACAATTTGGGTTTGAAATTGGAATTGATTATTCCAACCCGTACCAAAAAGTACGGGTTCAAAAAGAAGGCAAACGTACTGTTGAACGTGAAGTTGAAGATTATGACCTTTCTATAGATATGGCAAAACATATCTGTATGGTTCAGAAGACGGAAAAAGCAAAACAAGTTCGTCAGCGTTTAATTGAATTAGAAAATGCATGGAACACACCAGAGCAGGTAATGGCTCGTGCTTTAAAGTTTGCTGATAAAACCATTTCTGACTTAAAGCATCAAATCGAGGAACAACAGCCAAAAGTAGAATATCATGATGCGGTCCTTAATAAGAAAGGATTGATTACTACTACAGTTGTAGCAAAGGATCTTGGTTATAGAAGTGCTCAAAAACTTAATGAGATTATGAATCTTAATCATATTATTTTTAAGAATCAATCTGGAACATGGTGTCCATATGCTGAATATGAATGGCTAATTATAGAAGGATATGCAGATTATCAGAGTTATACTGCAAAGAATGCTGCTCCATGTCTGAAATGGACTGAAAAAGGTAGAAAATGGATCATCGAAAATTATGATCAGTGGGTAAAGAATATTACTGCAGCATAATAATGTGCTATTTGTAACGGAGAATAAAATATAGAGATCTCTCGATCTGTGTCATAGCTGGTCGAGAGAATTAATGGAATGGGACTATTGGAAGTCATGAGCCAATAGAGTAGAGTCACCTACCTCTCTCCCATTCTATTTTACGCAGACAAGAAAGGAGAGAAATATTGTCAAAAGAAAAAATTACAAGAGTGAAATATTTCACTCCTGACAAAGAGAAATATATTTATGAAGAAAATTGGAAGAAATATAAAAAATATTTACAGTCCAATATTATTAAAAATAAAGATGTAAAAGATACGACATACAAGAGATATGAAGCCTTATTCCGACATTTTCTTATATGGCTTGGTGAAAGTTATGGTGAACTTGATTTATATTCTGATGAATTTATGGAAAATGCCGTAGATATAATGGAAGGATACATGCTATTTTGTCAAGAAGTATTACAAAACCATAAAAAAATTATTAATATGAAAGTATCTGCAGTAAGTTCTTTTTATATTTGGTCAATGAAACGTGGTTTTGTTAAATATCACCCATTTGATGGAAAACTTGATCGCATGAAAAAGGCAAACGAGGAACAGATTTTAAATCATTATTTTCTTTCTGATGAGCAAATCAATCAGATCAGAAATGATTTATACCAAACGGAGAATAATAAATGGAGCATACAAGATCAATTATTATTTGAAGTTTCTTTATTTTCCGCTAACCGGTTAGGAGCATTGGAGAGATTAACAATTTCTTCTCTTGATCTTGACAATATGGTATTTGAAGGAATTAGAGAAAAGGAAGGTTATAGAGTCGAAGTGTCATTTGATGATACATGTCGAGATATGATCGAAACATGGTTGTCTATGCGAAAGGACGATTATGATCATCTTGAATGTGATGCCTTATTTATACATAAATATAAGGATGAATGGAAGCCATGGACAAGAAGTATGATTACTGATCGAATGCATAAATTCGGAGAAATTATTGGAATAGAAGATTTTCATCCTCACTGCATGAGAAAAACAGCGATTAATAAAATATATGAAGATACTGGCGATCTTAATCTTGCATCACAATGGGCTAATCACAAGTCAAGCGCAACCACTCAAGCTGCATATCTGAAACCAGTTTCTAAATCAGAACTTAGAGACAAACTAAAATTATTAAAATTCAAGCAGCAGGAAATCGAAAAAGAAGTAAAAATGCAAGAAAATAATTAGATGTTGCTTGTATTAGCAACTGTGTTATTTTACTACAAATTTGTCATTTGTCAAGACTTAACTTGACATTCCTCAAAAATTAAGGTATATTACATTTGTAAGTAAGACAAAGTAGACCTGAGTAGAACGATGTAGAGTGATATAGTAGTCTATATAATTATTTAAATAAAATAACCACTTGCTAATCAAGTGGCTTTCAATAAATCGAATATATAGAATTGGGATATTCACCCAAGTGGATTTCTCAGAGCCGAAGGGGTATCGGCTGATTTCAACTTACGAAAAGGATCGCTTATTTAGCGGTCTTTTTTCGTTGGGACAATATTCTGTAAAAACATTAGAATTGTCCCGGCAACAATAGTAGATAGTAAATTACTATCATTCACAATTGTGTATGTATCTTTAAAAAATCTTAGAAACGTATCTATGTCGCATCACCCTCCTTTCTTAGCAAGGGTATCTATATAACGAAGCATCGCTGCTTCGATGCGACTCTGAAAAATCCTTGACATTGCATCCAGCCGTAAATGAACGCCTGGGTGAATTCCTACATATAGATTATATGTCAACAGGAAAAATCTGTCAACCATAACATATGGACAATCTATAGATAGATCGTGTAGCAACACGTAAACTGCAATCTCCGACCGACGTCTAGGAATCGGTATTGGCACAAACCTGAGAAAATGTGCGACGTCAAAAAATACAAAAAATCGCAAAAATATTTATAAAAAGGACGTGCTGTACCTTTACAAAATTTTCCTATTGTGATAATGTGAAATTATCAAATACAGGAGGTAATTTTGTATGGACTATGTAGTAAAAAGCCAGAGTGCAAAGAACTTTACTAAAGATATCGTAAAAGGAAAATACAGTATGAAACACAAGTTTCAACGCCAGGAAAATCAGTGGGGCAATCGTCAGAAAAGTTTACTGATTGACTCTATGCTTCGTCCGTATCCAATCGATCCAATTAGATGCGAAGTCGGATCTGACGATGTAAGAAGAATTTTTGATGGCGTTCAGCGCGCTACCACAGTAAGAGACTTTTTTAAGAAAGATGGTTTTAGATTGGCTAAAAATTTAAAACCAGTTACAGTTGATGGCGAGGTATATGAAATTGCTGGTAAAAAATATGCACAGCTCGATGAAGCCGTACAAGATAAGCTGAATGATTATGAGATGACAATCTATGTGTTTACTGATTGTACTGGAGAAGATATTCGAGAAATGTTTACTCGTCAGAACAATGGTAAACCATTGAACAATACTCAAAAACGTACAGCAATCGAGAGTGAAAAAGTAAGTGATGTTATCTTTAATTTTGCAGATCATGAGTTCTTTGAGAAAGTCCTTACTGATGCACAATATAAGAAAGATGTTCAGCGTGATCTGATCCGCGAAACCCTTATGCTGATTAATACAAATGAAGAAAATGATTTTACATCATTTAGAGCGAAAGATATCGACAGTTTTGTTGTTTGGTATGATGAAAATATCAATGCTACTGATATCAGTATATTAACAGATGTATTAGATACTTTCAATACAGGAGATGAAGTAATCAAGGTAAAATCTACTTCTATTCCAATGATCCTGTATGGCGGTTATAAATGTATTAAAGACGGAAAAGATTTTAGAAAATTCGAAGCTGCAGTAAATGAGTTTGTTGAGAATTATGATTCTAACGAAGCATATAAACAACTTGTACAATCTGGTACTACTGCTTCTGCTGGTGTTAAAGCTCGTCTACAGTATTGGAATAACGTCGTAGATAATTTATAATTTTTTGTGAAATAATTTGATATGATTTTTATTATGGAGAGTGGAGCAATCTACTCTCCATTTTTGTATGGGCAGATGTGCTTAGTGGCGATAGCAGTGGGCCGTAACCCCACCACATTAGAAACACCGTAGGTTCGACTCCTACTCTGCTCATTTTTGTTTTGGAGCTTTACTCAAGTTGGATGAAGAGATCAGTCCTGAAAACTGACAGGCCGTTAACAACGGCGCGTGGGTTCGAATCCTACAGGCTCCGTATATAATTAGTGAATGGAGGCAGTGCCTCCGTATGCCGGTATGGTGGAATTGGTAGACACATCTGGTTTAAGCCCAGATTGCTATGAGCAGTGCGAGTTCGAGTCTCGCTGCCGGTATTATTTTTTGTAAAAAGGAGACATACATATGAAAGGTATGACCGGAATTTACAGGATCAATCCTGCATTGTTTGGTGGAATTCTTGGTGGATGCACTGGTATTCTACTTCGGATTCTATTGTTTTAAGGCGTTATGAATCCTAATAAATAAAATATTAAAGCAACTACAAATGAAACAATTGCGGTATTTCTCCAATAGTGTCTATTACTATTTTCAAGGTTTTTATTCACCGCTTTTAATTCTGCATTTACATTTCTTAAAGTATTCAATTCTTCTAAATTTGAATCAATCGTTTTGTTTTGTATTTCAATTTGTGCATTCAATTTCATGTTTTCGTACTGAATTTTTCTCATAGCTTCTGTCTGACTTTCAAGCTCAGATTGCATAGAATCCATTTTGTCAGTAAGGAATTTTAAACGTTCTTCTGGAGATTGGAATTTTGGCATGTAATCAAATATATTCATGCTGGCATTATTGTTCAGCATTTGCTGATAGCTTGCATCTGATATTAGTTTTTCAGAAAATTCCTGTAGTTTTTGGAGATTTTTAGATAGAGCTACTGGTTCCAATATTTTTCCATCTGGTGTGGTTATAGTTTTACACATTTAAATCACCTTTCTTTATTTTGTTTCATGTTTTATATTTTTATTCTCTTTAAATTCATTGGAGAATAAGTAATCATAAGCAGTTTGGTGCTTATTGCTCTGTCAGTGGAGCGTGATTAATTTTTTGGAGTAGGAAACCAGAGAAGTCATGAGCTTTGGCATAGTAGACACTCGCACTACTCTCCTACTCTTTTTTAATTGTTATGCGAGTGGAAAGCGAGAAATAAAAATGGGATATACTCATGGAACAAGTATTGAATCAAAAACAAGAATTTGTACAAAATGTGGAAAAGAATTCCCGAATACAAATAAATTCTTTTCTTATGCAAATAAAAAACTTGGACGATTAAATGCTTTATGTAAAGAATGTCAAAAAATAATTAGTAAAGAAAAGCGCCTGAAGATTATTGAGAAAAATAAAAATAAAGATTTATTTTATTCAGGGACACGACATTGTAAAAAATGCAATAGAGATTTACCAAATAATAAATTATATTTTCCTATCGATCTATCTTGTATTGATGGTTTAAGAAATGTATGTAGAGAATGCAGCAAAAAGGAATCTGGTTTTCTTGATCCCAATTATACAGTTTCCGAAAAATGGACGGATGAAGAAAATAATGTATTGTTAGAAAAATATAAAGATTTTACTGGCGAAGAATTGCATAATTTATTTTTGCCAAATAGAACCGTTAGATCTATAGAATGTCATGCAGCGCTTCTTGGTCTGCAAGGCAAGAATTACGATGCACAAGTTAGAGCTAATTTGTCTAGAAGTATAAAAAATAGTGAAAAGTTGAAAGGGCGAGCATTATCTGAAGAATCCAGAAAGAAAATTTCTGAAACAAAAAGAGAATATTTTAAGACTCATAATGGATGGTGGAAAGGTAAAAGACGTAGCCCAGAACAATGCAAAATGATAAGCGAAAGGCAAAAGGGAAAATGGGCTGGAGATAAAAATCCAAGACATTTAAATCCATTAGTTGGCGAAGAAAATGGTCGTTGGAAAGGTGGAATTAATTCTACTTATGTCGAGTTAAGATCTGATACAAAAAGTTGGTTCAATGATTCAATGGGATTTTGTAATTATAAATGTGTTATAACTGGCGGTGAATTTGATAATGTACATCATACAACAGCATTTAGAGATATCGTTGATGAAGTTTTTAAAATAACAGGAATAGAAGTAAAACAGCAAGTATGTGATTATAACAAAGAAGATTTCGATGAATTAAGATTAACATTAAAAGATTTGCATATGTTATATGGGTATGGAGCATGTATAAACAAAGAGGTACATAAATTATTCCATGACAATTATGGATATACAAAATTCTCTCCATTTGACTTTTTGGATTTTTTATACAGAATCGATACTGGAGAATTTGATACTTGGTTCACGGAAAATAATTTGAAAATAAATATAAATTATGAATATGTAGAATATTTAGAAAGCACTTTGTCAGTTCTTGCGGAAAGTGCTTAATTTATTGAAATAAAAGGAGGTGGCTGTTAATTGGCTACAAAAGCAACTGCACCGAAATTAACGGCTGCTCAAGCAAGAGAAAAAGTTGTTGAATTACAAAATAAATTAGATAACTATAACAAAACAGCACAATGTCCGATGTGTAGGAAGCATAAGGATGTAAAAATCGGATTTTATATGGACACAGACCCAATTCTTGGCGGGGATAGTTTTAGTAGAATATGCCGTGACTGTGCAAGGAAAATTGCATTGCGTGTGGATAAAAATGGAATTGAGCATGACCCAACTAAAGAATCCGCACAAAAAGCACTATATTATTTAAATAAACCTTTTATTGAGTCATTGTGGAATTCAAGTATACAAGAGTCTGAAAATTTAGTAACAGGAAAAGGGAAAAGCAACGCCTGGAATGCTTATATTAAAAATATAAGTATGGTTAACTATAACGGGCAAGGTTATATGGATTCTGATATGTTTAAAGAAAAAATTGTTTATGCTGACGAAGAGAAAAAGCAAAATACAAAAGAGGAATTGTCTGAAGATGTTGTTGAAATGTACAAAATAAACAAACGTACAGTTCTTCGTTTTTTAGGTTATGATCCATTTGAAAATGAACCAGAAGAAGAAAAACCTCTTTTATATTCCAAACTTGTAGGATATTTTGATGAATCAGTAAAAGATGATGGGTTAAAACTTGAAGCAGTTATAGAGATAGTGCAAAGTTTTAAAGATGTCAAGACAATTAACGATGCAATTTCACAATATAAAAAGCAGCTAGGTAGCAATCCAGGCGTTATTTCCACAATTAAATCTCTTGCTGACACAAAACAAAAAATGATTAATTCTGCACTTGCTCTAGCAAAAGATAATGGGATCTCAGAGAATAATAATAACAGAAAAAGTAAAGGTGCTGGAACATTGACAGGTATTATAAAGGAACTTCAGGAAATGAATCTAAATGGTTCAGAAGTTAATACTTTTGATTATGAAACAAATTTGGCGATCGAAGATATTATGACTAGAAATCATCAGAACCAATTAAGACAATTGAATCCAGACGAGAATGATTGGGAAAAAGAAGTAGTTCATCAAAAAGAACTACTTTTTAATTTGCAAAAAGAACGGGATAACGCCGTTGAATTTAGTAGGTTATTAAAAAAAGAAAATAAAGATTTAAAAGATTTTCTTTTAGAAAAAGGATTAATTAATGAAAAGGGACAAGTAATCGAAGATGAATGAAAATAAAAATATTGTCCTAATGGGGGATAAAATTAACGAATTTACCCCAAAGAATTTTACTTTTTTTACAAAACCTACGTATTATGATATGTCTGAACTGAAATTGGAAGGATTAAAGAAATTTGCTGAAATCATTCAATGGGGGAGGCGCAATCCCGTCAAATTCTGCGAAAGATTCTTTGGGATAGAATTTCTTGATTATCAAAAATACGTATTTATGATGTCGTGGATAACCCCAAACGTTGTATGGTGTATGAGTCGTAATGCTGGAAAAACAACATTAGGTAGCCCATTTCTTATGGCAAAGACAATGTTATTGCCTAAATTTGAAGCATATATTTTAAGTTCAACTGGTTCACAAAGTATTGGTATGATGAAAAAGATTGAATCAATTGCCAAAAAAGAAATTGCTTCATTTACGGGTTTAACAGATGTTTTTCTTAATGAACTTGTTAAAAGTGCAAATTCTGAAGGGTTCCGGCATGATCCAGCATCTTATTCATTTAAGCTTTATTCAGGATCAAGTTTGGCTACAGTAAATTCAAATTTTGATGGATCTCGTGGACGTCGAAGTAGACTAAATTTTTATGATGAAGCATCCTATGTGTCAGAAGATATGTTTGCTGCTACTCTTCCATTTGTCACACAAAATAGTGATTTTGCCCTTGGAGGAGATGTTGACGTAACTTTACTTCCTCCAAATTTCCCGAATCAAGTTATTTGTGCTAGTTCTGCAGGTTCGATGGATGACGTTTTTTATAAAAGATATAAAGAAGCAGCTATGCATTCCATGGCGGGAGACAAAAATTATTTTTGTGCAGATATTGATTGCGAAGTTATTCTTCATGCTACATATAATGGAAAAATTTACCCTGTACCACTTCTTACTCAAGCAAAAATTGATTCTGAGATGAAAATGAATCCAACAAAAGCAACAAGAGAATACATGAATAAGTTCGATTCCGATCTTGGCGATGATATTGCAGTCAAGAAATCACAGGTATTAAGGAACAGTGTAGTAAGACCACCTATGTTGGTTAATGAAGATAATTCATATATGGTAATTTGCTTCGATCCAGCCAAAAAACGCGATAATAGTTTTGTATTAATTGGTAAATTACATAGGGATGATCGGCGCGGATGGTTATTGGATGTTGTAAACGGAATAAACCTCATTGATAAAGAAACGAAAAAACCATTGACAACTCCAGAACAGATAAAAATGTTACAAGATATTATTGTTCGATACAACGGATATGGCGTTCCCGATTATAAAAATATACATGGTATATATATAGACGCTGGTTCTGGTGGAGGAGCTACCCAAATGTGCGATCTTCTTTTTGATAATTTTTATGAATCAGGACATAAAGGAGAAAAAGATTATGAACATCATGGTTTAATAGATGCAAATTATGATTATGCAGCTCCATATGTGAAAAGATATCCTGATGCTATAGATATCATTCGAATGAGAGAACCGTCAAAATATAAAACAATTATGTATTCACAATTATGTGAGATGATTGATCAAGATTTAATAAGTTTTACCGCAGAATATGATTATCATGGCAATCTTACAATACTATCAGAAGAAAATGGCGAAGTCAAAGAGCAAGTTTATAACCTTACATTGGAAGAGGAAGTCGGATTAAAACAATTGGATGCAATGAAAGAAGAAGTTACCCATATGTATAAATACAAAGCTTCGAATGGCAATGTAAGATATGACTTAGCTCCTGGATTTGAAAGTATTTTGCATGATGATAGAAGTTACTGTCTCGCTCTTATGGCTCATAGTCTCTTCGAGTTAAGAAGTAAGGACAAGGTAAGGCAAAAACGCCCACAAGAGTCCACTCAATCTCTCCTCTCTAAACTTTCAATCAATCAACCAAAACGTATCTCTTCGTTTTCCAAAACAATCTAAATAAAAATCCAAAACACAACTAAATAGAAAAGGAGGTGTTCTCGTCAAAAATGACACAATCCAAAAAAGAGATGGCAGAAACATCTCCAACACGTAAAAAACAACCAACAGCTGCAGAACGAAAATTGTATATGCAAAGTCTTGAACGTCAGCAAAAGAGATTTGCAGAAACGCAGAATGCATTTAAACAAGTTCGTGATGTTACAAAAACGACAAGACAAATTCCTATAAGTTCATATAACAAGGGAAATGTAATTAAATATCTTCAAAATATAGACAGTTATGAAGATGAATTGCGTGGTTTATCTCGTTACTTATTTTATCGTTGTCAGATATATTTTAGATTAATTATGTATAATGCAACTATGTTTGACCTAAATGCAAGGTACGTAGTTCCTACATATGATCCAACTGGTGACAACGACAAGGAAAGTATATTAAAAGATTATTATGACACTTTGGTATGGCTAGATAGAATGTCTTTACAAGGGAACTTCTTACAGGTATTAATTAATAACTTTATAGAAGATGTATTCTATGGATGCTGTTGGCTGGACGAAACCGGAATGTTTATTTTAAAAATTCCACCAGATTATTGCAGAATTTCTGGTAAATATTTTACTGGCGATTATTCTTTCTCTGTAGATATGAGTAAATATAAAAAATTCGAAGACGTGCTTGAATACCTTGGTGATCCATTATTATCAATGTATAAAAAATACGGTGGCAATAATCAAAATAAATGGCAACCTATGCCTGATGAATATGCTTTGTGTACAAAGTCAAGAGTTGAGACATGGGAAACTATTGTTCCAATTTACAGTGGATTATTTATTGATTTAATTGGTCTTTTAAATCTTGGTGATGTACAAGCTGTTGCGGATGAACAACAAATTTATAAATTAATTACAGCTACTATACCGACATTATCTGGTGCTGATGAACCAGATCAATGGGCTGTAAACATTGATTTTGCCGTAGATTATTATAATAAATTGGTTGATAGCCTTCCACCTTATATTGGTTCTGTGATAAGTCCATTGCCACTTAATACAATATCTTTTTCTGATGATCAAACAACAGACACGACGAAGGTACAAAAAGCCACAAAAGAAGTGTTGAATACTTCTGGTGGAGCGCAAATACTTAATTCTTCTAGTATTTCTGGTGCTGAAGCATTTCGAGCTGCTACAAAGGCAGATACTGAATTAGCAATTTCTGCACTTTTAGGTCAGATTCAAGGATGGGTAAATAGAATGCTATCATACCAAGTCAAAAATGCGGCGAAGGTTAAATTTTTTGAAGTGTCTTCTTATACAAAAGATACTCTTAGAGAAGCCATGCAAAAAGATCTGCAATATGATAGTTCTAAAATGATATTAATAAATGCATTAAATGGGATTAGTGAACTTGATACCCTTTCGATGACTTTCTTAGCCAATGATGTATTAGATTTAAAGAATAAATTTGTTCCACTCGTATCAGCAAATACAGTATCCAACGCAAGTGACGAAGGTGGCAGACCAGAGGTTTCTGATTCAGAAATAAGTGACGATGGAGCTAAAACGAGAGACAGAAAATAATGAGGTGGTTATATGAAAGAAAAGTTTTTAAAAACAACAGACACTACTACCTCTGAAAACTTAAAGAAACTTGGATTTCAAGTAGTAAGTGAATTGAATGGAATGTATATATTTTTGAATACTGACAAACTTCAGTTTTCAAATATAGATAAATCAAAAATACAGTATAGCAATATACTTACTTTTTAGCCACTCTTCTATTTCTTGAGTGGTATTTTTTATACCTAATATTTAAGGAAAGGAGGAATCGCTAAATATCATGTCAAAAAAAAGACTTCTTTTTATAGAAGATTTATATGATTTTTATTTAAACAAATATAAAAGATCTACACATTTTAGTAGCGAAAAAAATGGAGAACCTTTGGTTGTTCAAGTACATGGCAAAGTTAATTTTGATCAGTCTGACAAAAATAAAGATGGACTACTTCCAGTTCACCTCCAATCTTGTCACACAGATTTAAATGTAAATGGATCAAATATTAACAAAACTGTTATGGAAGCAGCATTGCCATCATTCAGCAATCGTCCGATTCTTGGTTATATCCATAAGGTAGTTACAGATGAAAATCCGGATGGTCAGTGGGAGTTTTACAGTCACAATATGCATGAAAATGAAAATGGAGAGCTTGTTTATGACGAATATCCGATTGGAATCATTCCGGAGAGCTGTAATGCACAACTTGTTTACGATGAAGAAAAAGAAAAAACCTATTGTGAAGTTGATGGATATATCTTTGAAGAGTATTCAAAAGCTGCTGAGATTTTAGAGCGTGAAGGTGAATGCTTTGTATCGGTTGAACTTTCAATTCGAGAATTAAGCTATGATGCAAAATCAAAGTATTTAAACATCGAAGACTTTTTCTTTAGTGGAGTAACAATTTTGGGAAAAACTCCACAGGGAGAAACCGTAAAGCCTGGAATGTCCGGATCAAATATTAAACTTACTGATTTTAAAGCAAAAAATAACAGTTTATTTGAAAATTATGAATCAAAAATGGATGAGTTGCAAGAACGACTAAATAAATTAGAGTCTACTTGCTTCAGTATTAAGGAGCAAACTTCTGCTCTACTATTACAAAAGGAAGGAGGAAATGAAAGTAAAATGAATAAATTTGAAGAGTTATTAGAGAAATACAATAAAACTGTAGAAGACATTACATTTGAATATTCTAATTTATCAGATGAAGAATTAGAAGTTAAATTTAAAGAAGTTTTCGAAGATAGTTCTATTGGCAAAGGGGAGGCATCTAGTGACGGTGAAAATAACAAAGGACAGGGATTTGAAAAACTTGTTCGTACATATGAAATTTCACATGAAGATGTTCGATACGCATTGTATAATTTATTAACTCCATACGAGGAACTAGACGATGATTATTATTACATCTCAAATGTTTATGATTCTTATTTTGTATATGAAGGATGGTGTACAGATAAGATTTATCGTCAGGGTTATGTAAAAGATGGTGACAATGTTTCATTTGATGGAGAACGTACAGAATTATTCCGTGAACTTTTAACAGCAAGTGAAAAAGCAGAATTAGAAGAAATGCGTTCAAACTATGCAGAATTAAAAGTGTTCAAAGAAGAAATTGAATTAAATGAACTTCGTGAAAAAAAGAAAGAAATTCTTGATTCTGAGAAATATGAAATTCTTGCACAGAAAGATGAAGAAGGAAAATTCGTAAATAAAGATTATGAGAAACTTGTTTCTGAAATGGATAACTACTCTCTCGCTGATCTTGAGACAGAAATTAAAGTTCTTCATTCTGATTATGTTTCTGAGCATGGTAACTTTGCACTTTCTAATAACAAAGAAAAGACAGCTACATCAAAGAAACAATTTGTAAATGTAAATAAAAAAGCTTCGAAACCTAGCAGATATGGAAAACTGTTTGCTGAAGAAGAAAAATAAATAAACAAAATAACTTTTAATTTTAAAGATCGCAACAAGCGGTCTTTTTATTTTGTAAAAAAACAAAAGGAGGAAAAATCAAATGGCTATTAAATATAAAATTGATCAGCATCATGTATGCTTCCCAACCAAAGTCCTTTCTGACAAAGTTGGTCGTGTATTAAACATGGTTATCAAAGAAGATACGGATAACGGTACAGTTTGCGGCAAAGGAAAATATGTAAGCTTTGACCAATATGAGGTTGCAGATGCACCAGCTGGTTTTGAAGGAGAAATTCTTGAGCAAGCTGCTGACGGAAACTGGTATGTAGAGGTTAAGAAAGTCGATCCAAATGCACCAGCAATTCTTATTTATGAAGTTCCTGAAATTGCAGAAACCTATAATAGTGAATTTACCAAAACTTCTAACTTCTTCAACGCAGCAACAGCCGAAAGAACAAAAACAGTTAGAGGACTTGTGCTTACAGTAACAGACGTTTATGAGCTTAGTGAAGATACATTTGACGGAACACCTGTAGCTGGTAAGAAAGTAACTGTTGAAGCTGGAAGTCAGAAACACAAAGTTTCAGAACTATAAAGAAGGGAGGAATAAGCAATGAATAAGATGAATTTTAGCGCACATGTGCTTAATGTATTCGATGAAATGAAAACTTCTTATGAAGAAGTAAAAAATCTGATGTTCGATTTATATAAAAATGAACTCGACGATGGAATTTCTAAGAGAGAGGCTGAAGATAAACTTAGAGAAGTATCTCTAAAAATTTTCGGTCTTACCAAAGACTCTTCTCGTAGAGAAAGAGAACGTGCTTACAGAGATCATGCTCGTCAGTATTTCGATGTAATTGAAGAAGTAACTGATTGGACAGTTTCTACAGGACTTAAAGAAAATGAGTGGTTCAACGCACTTGTTAATTACAGAAACCTTAAAGAGGGAGATACTAATCTTTTCGTTAATGAGCATGAGGAAGTAATTCTTTCTATAGCAAGAATGGGTAAGAGACATCACGATACAATGCTTCAGAGATTACCAGAGAACACAACATATTCTGTAGAGACGGATGTTTATGGTGCTGCTGTTGGTGCTGATATTGATAGATATCTTATTGGACAAGAGGATTGGACAAAACTTGTAGACGCTATCACTAAAGCATTTGTTGTAAAGATTCAAGAGCTTATCTTTGCTGAGATTCTTGAAGCACCAAAGAAACTTCCGGCACAGTCCGAGTTCGTACAAACAGGTGCGCTCAACACAACAAATAGAAAGAAATTCAATAAAGTTCTTCAAAATGTATCTGTTGCAAATGATAATGCAGATGTAGTTATCATGGGAACAATGGTTGCACTTCAGGAGCTTGAAAACCTTATCGATGTTAAATGGGTTGCTGATTCTCAGAAAGAAGATATTGCAAAGATGGGTCGCCTTGGAAATTACGGACGTTACACGCTTGTTGAAATTCCACAGAGATTTGCAAGAAACGATGTAACTAAGTCCATGTACAAGGATGACACTCTTTTCGTATTTGCAACTGGTGACAACAAACTTGTTGATATGGTTGATGTTGGTGAGACTCTTATCGAGGAAATCACAGAGCGTGGAACAGCTAATAGTAACATCGCTGATATCATGAAATACGAAGTTCAGAGAGAGCTTGGAGTATCTACAAGAATTGGTCGTTACTTTGGTTCATGGACCATTACTGACTAATCTAAGTAATAAAAATATATTAGAGGAGTAGTTTAACCGCTACTCTTCTATTTTTTAATGGAGGGAAAGCCATGCCGACAGCACGAGCAAAAAAGGAAACCGCTACTGCAACTAGAAAAGTAGCTACTAAAGTTGAGACAAAAACAACCGTAGAAGAACCAATTGAAGAAAAAATCGAAAAAGAGAAAAAGGTATTTACAGATTCAGATTATATTCTGTGTCGATCAGTATGTTATGGTGGATTAAACATCACGTCTCAATCTGGAAATGTTTATGAATTCAAAGATTATGGATATGATTGCGAAATCAATTATCGTGACCTGGTTTCTTTGATTAGAAAAGGTTCAGACCATGTATTCTTACCAAGATTTGTTATCCTGGATGACGATTTACTGGAAGATTTTCCTACTGTAAAAAAAGTATATGAGAAAATGTATACAAGAAATGATTTGCTCAAAATTCTTGATATGTCTACAAGACAGATGGAAATGGAAATCAAAGAGCTGCCAGAAGCTACAAGAACCATCCTGGAACAGATGATTGCTACAGAGATTGCTAATGGTCATCTTGACAGTATTGCAAAAGTAAGAAAACTCAGTGAAATCTTTGATTCGGATTTTAATCTTCTAAGTGAATTATTTGTTAAATAAAGGAGGTTAAGATGATACTTCCTTATGAAACTATCTTTTCAAGGGCATTGGGAAAAATTGATGATCCGAAAGAATTAGCATTAAACTCTAATGATTTTTATGAGATTTACACCGAAAGACTACACAATGTACTTGGAGATGCAAGAATCAGAAGACTCTTCTCTTCTATTGTATTGGACGATGAATTTCAAGAAGTTTCTTTTAATCTTGTAAATACAATAGATGAAAGTTCTGATATTGAATATGTGTGCAAATTATTTGTTTTAGGGATTACAATTGAATGGCTCAGTCCAAGAGTCGATTCTTTGAATTATACCATTATGATGGTTGGTGGAAAAGAAGAAAAAATGCTAAACAATCCATACAGATTGCTTCAGACAAGATTAGAAAATGTACAGAAGGAATTAAGTAAGACTATTAGAGATCATGGTTATCTTTATAACTCTTATATTAATAAGGGTACATAATATGGATTATTTATATGGAACTTTTTCTGACGAACAAATAAAAAACGCAGCATGTTTAATGCACAAAAATATTCATAGATTACTTTTATATAAAGATAAGCTAGTGACAGACAGAATTTTTAATTCAGATGATGATTTCAAAAAATACTTTGAAGATATTCTATTTAAATTCGGTGGACTTAATACATTATTAGGTTATCCAAATGATATGCTGCTTTTAATTTCGACATTACAGGCGGCATACGATCTAATAGATAGTCCAAAATATAGTTATAGAATATTTAGAAAAGCTATTCTAGATTCTCATGGATATATTAAAGCTATGTTAGAGGAGGTAAATAGTCATGCCAAACCTATCAACAGCTAGACGTATATCAAGCATACGATCAAATGATGCAAAAACAATTGGTGAAATAACAAAAGAAAACTCAGATTTTCTTATGGAACAAACATTTGATCATGACATCCAGGCAAAAAAGTGTTATATATATGATTTTTACCATGATGATCAGCCAGATAAAAATCAGAATATGACTTATGACAATACAACCAAAACTCCAATTGATGCAAAGTTTATTATTAATTCTTATCAGTCTATAGATAAGGATCAGGTTCCTTATTATCTACAATTTCGTCCGTCTCAAAAATATTCTTTTTCCGAGAATGATGATTTGTATTATTATGAAACAGATTATCACGAACGGTATCTAGCCGATTTTCCGATTGGGTTATTCGTCGATATCCCAGATGATAATAAAATTTATCATAAATGGTTAATTGTTGGAAGAGAAATTGCAAACCAATTTCGAAAGTATTTAATTCTTCCATGTGATTATAATTTGACATGGATTGAAAAAACTGGTCAAAACAGAATTAAGCGGAAAATGTGGGGTGTGCTTCGAAACCAGAATTCGTACACAACTGGAAAATACAGAGACCACTACTTTGCCCACCCAGACAACCAGGATAAAATTTGGTTCCCATTAAATCCGATCACAGAAAAGTTTTGGTACAACGATGACGTTAGTAAAACAATGCGTCTTATTATTAGCGCGCCAACAGAACATCCTTTGGCATGGTCTGTAACAAAAATAGAAAACACAAAACCTGTCGGAATCCAAAAACTTACAATTTATCAAGATTTTTGGGATGAACATAGAGATTATATTGAACGTGACGAAAATGGCAAGATTATTGGTATGTATGCTGATTATTATGATTCGTCTGTTATCCCAGTCGAACCATCAACACCTGGAGAAATTGCCGGTATAAATAAAAAAATTATAGCATCTTCTACCAATGTAAAAGTTGGTGGCAGTTATAAATTGTTTACTATAAAAATACTAGACGAGGATCACAATGACATATCTGATCAATATAAAGGCGGAGAATTTACTTGGAAATGCTCCGTAGAAAATAATGAATTATCTGATTATGTATCGTGGTCAAAATCTGGTTGTAAATATAATCAAATTAAAATGAAATTTATCAACGATCGAAATTATTTAGGGAAATTATTATTAATATCATGTGATGTTTCTTTAAATAATAACATTATTCGAGTAGCTGAAAATTTTGAAATTACTGTATAGGGGGTATCTGAATGAATAAAATAAATGAATACTCCTTTCATACAAAAGATGATATGCTTAATAAATTACGCGCATATACACATAATCCAGATGATGATAATATTCGTATCAAAAATCAAGTATATCAAATATTATTACACTGTCCAGAATTACTGTATGCAATTCATGATGCAGAGTTGGAATCCGAATTATTTGACGATGATGGAAATTTAAACGTTGATGCAGATGGAGAACCATTGGGTGAGTGGGATCGTTATTTTGGTGAAAATGCCCATATCCGTCCATACATATTTTTCCCAGAAACAGAAACAGATTCTAGGAATTATGTATGTTATCAAACAAGTTTTAGTGACTTAGCAAGATATAATAATTCTGTAAAAACACTTCTTCTTACTTTTACAATATTTATCCATGAAAAAGATGTTATAGATGATCTTACTGGTTTACCAAGACATGATCTAATTGCTGCAATATTGCGAGATAGATTTGCATGGATTGGAACTGAGGTTGAAAATCCGATTCCATCTTTGGATAAAGAATCAACGATGGATAATAATTATCTTGTGCGTACTTTGCAATATCAAATTATTACACCAAACAATATTACAAAAACAGAGAATGGTAAATCCTTCTATAGTAATAAAAGGTGGTAAATTATGGGGTTTGCGAATAATGATCTTGTACAAAGTGCAATTGAAGCACAGATAGCAAATGAAGAAAATAAAGAAGAAGAATATTTAGATTTTAATCCTCTTCAACTATATTTTGGAGATGATTATGTAGTGAATGATAAAATCACAATTCATCAGCCATCAATTCAAGACTATATAACATACGGAGAAGAAAATATACAATCTGTTATTTATCCATTTATTTCAAATACAACAAAATGTCGTTTACAACTTTGGAACAATGGAATTGACTGGAATGATATCACAAATCAGCAATTGTTTTCCATTTTAATCAAAAGTATTGATTTGGAATATTCAAAACTGATGTTTGGTGACATTGATTTTCATGGTTTTTCTTTCTTTACCGAGGAAAAAGATGGAAAAGAAAGTGTTATTTTATATAATCCTATTCAAGACATAAAGATTGACGAACCAACACGAATTAAAATGTGTAAATATATTCAATATATGTTTCATACATTTCCGCCAGAAGAGGAATTTACTTCTAGTAAGACTCTCAAAAGAGATCTCATTAATAGAGACAAACAGAATTTGCTGGCGATGAAAAGAGACAGTTCTTTAAAACCACCAAGTCTATTATCCATGATTTCTTTCTATCTGAATCACCCTGGATCGAAATATAAAAAGAATGAACTACGCAATGTTGGAATTGTGGAATTCTATGATAGTGTACAAAGACTTCAAATTTATGAATCAACACATGCTGTCATTAATGGCAGTTATTCTGGATTTGTTGATACATCAAAAATTCCAAAAAATGAATTTAATTTCATGCGAGATCTTAAAGGATCTGCATGATTTTTTTATACAAAATTTTAAGGAGGAAAAACAAATGAGTTTTAAATTAGGTGACAAAATCTATAAAGAGATTCTATACTTTTATGCAGAAGATAAAGGTACTGGTATTCCACAATATGTACTCACTCAATTAAGTGATGCAAATATTGAAATCACTGCTGAATCTACAGATGTTACCGATAAAAATGGTAATCTTGTAAAGAAGATTTGGAAGTCTAAAGCAGGTACTTTTTCTGCAACAAATGCTTTTGTTAACACCAATATCATTGCTGCATCTTCTGGATCTCAGCCAATCTTCGCATCCAAAAGTGGTAAAGTTAAAATGCCAAGACTGATGCATGTTAAAAATGGTGTTAAAACCGTTACGATTACCGGATATGTAGAAGGTTCTGTAAAAGTAGCTCAGTATTTTGGCGATGGTTCTATTGGAAAAACATATACTATGGATACGACTGCTGCTGCAGATAAATTTTCTATTGCGAAAGAAGATGCTGTACTAACTCTTCCACTAGATGAAGACGCAGAAATGTTCTTTATTCGTTATGATCGTGAAGTAGAGACAGGTGCCGTAATCCACAATAGAGCAGATAAATTCCCAACATCTGTATACGCAATTATGAAAGCTACATACTACAATCCATGTAAGAAAAATGATCTAAAAGCAGATTATATTGTAATGCCATCATTCCAGGTATCCCCGGAAACCACTGTTCCAGTTAGTGCTGACACTGCAACCATGGATTTCAAAGGCGATCTAGAGATCGAATATTGTGGAGATGACAAGATTCTGTATAGCGTTTACGATGCTGATGAGGTCGACGAAGACTGATTCTAATCAGAAGGGAGAAACAAATGGCAAATAACAGAGTATGCCTTACTTGTGGTAAGGCTTATGAGTATTGCGGATATTGTCCTACGAGCAAGAATCTCCCGATGTGGATGAATCTGTTTGATACAGAAAATTGCAAAAATGTTTTTGAAACTGTAAGCGATTACGCTCAAGGTGCAATAAGTAAAGAAATAGCAGCTACAAATCTATCATTGTGTGATTTATCAAAAGTTTCTACCTACAAGGAAAATATCAAAAAACTTGTATCAGAAATTATTGATAATAAGAATGATAAAAAAGTTACTGCGACTAAAAAAAGAGAACAAGCTGTAAAGATTGTTCCAAAATCTAAAGTGAATAAAAATAGTGTTGATTGATATATGAGAATTATAGGGGTACGTATATATCAATTATACGCACCCCTATTTTTTACGCTTATATATCAGGAAGGAATAAAAGGAAAAAATGAAGTTTGACAAAGAATACGCGACTTCTTTTGTTGACGAGTATAAATATCTAAAAGAATACGGTATTCGTTATGAATTCGTAAAGGTCGATGATACCGGAAAAACTGTTTGGAAATATAAAAAGACACCGGAATTATTTGAAGCATTGAAAAATTTTTACATCAACAATGAATATTATGATTAGCAGGTGTGACTATGAAAATTTATTTAGATAATGCTGCCACTACTCCATTAAATCAAGAGACAAAAGATTATATTATATCTATTTTAGACGATTATTATAATCCATCCAGTGCTTATCAGGAAGGAAGAAATATTCGAAACAAGATTAACGAAGCAAGAAAAAATATTGCTGATTTTATTCATGCAGATGAAAGTAATATTTTGTTTACTTCTGGAGGATCGGCTTCTAATGCGTTAGCAGTCAAAGGATATAAAGACCAAAATGACTGTGTTATTCTGTACTCTCCTATTGCACATAAATCAATTTTAAATTATGTAAAAACAGTTAGAAATGCTATTCCATTAAAAGTAGATACGCATGGATTTATTGATCTTATGGATTTGAAAGAATTGTTAGCTATATATAATAAAAGAAGTTTTGTAGTTATTGACTATGCCAATAGCGAGATAGGAACAATTCAATATGTAAAAAAGATAATTGATTTAGTCCATTTTTATAACGGGACAATTTATGTTGATTGTACTGGATCTATTAGTCAAATTCCACTGGATGTCAAGAAATTGGATATTGATATTGCAGGGTTTTCTGCGCATAAATTAGGATCTTTAAAAGGGTGTGGGGTTTTATATAAAAAGGATAATATTCAATTGTCTCCTATTATATATGGTTCACAAGAACATGGACTTTTTGGTGGAACAGAGAACACACTTGGCATCTTAACTCTAGGATACGTTGTAAAGCATTATAATTATGATCACTGTACATCAGAAAAACGAAATTATCTCGTGCAAACACTATCAGGATTAGTTCCAAATTTTTTTGTTGTTGGCTCTTATAATAATAGACTACCATATAATTTATTTTTGTGTTTTGAAGGAGTATCTGGCGAAGCATTAATGACCTTACTTCATGAATATGGTGTAATTGTATCTACTGGGTCTGCTTGTAATTCCGGAAGTTTGAAATCATCTGATACCTTACTTGCCATCGGAATGAAAGAAAAATATATTCATAATGGTATCCGTTTAACTTTGTGCGGATCAGAAACAAAAGAAGAATTAGATTACATATGTAACCAAATAAAAAATTGTGTCATGACATTGAGGAACTTAACGTAGGTTGCTCATGGTTATGGGCGTAAAAGTGTATTATCACTCTCCTATCATATCAAAATTATGGAGGGTAAAACTATGAGAAATATTAATTGGCTCGTTAGAGTAAAAAATAAAATGTTCTGGATTTCATTAATTCCAGCGGTAATCGTACTTATTCAAACTATTGCTGCAGTATTTGGTTTCACAATTGACTTGAGCGAGTTTGGAGACAATTTAGTTAACGTTGTTAATGCAGTGTTCGTAGTATTGGCAATTTTAGGTATTGTAATTGATCCTACGACAGCAGGTGCTGGTGATTCAGAGAATGCTATGACTTATACAGAGCCAAAGGCTTAGAAAGTGTAGGTGTAACGTGGAACCTATACGTGATTTTTTTGGCATAGACTGGAAGGCGTTCGGAATAACAATCTTTGTAGCGTTGCTAGGATTCCAGGCAATTATTCAAGTATTACATTGGTTTTTATTTGAATTCTTGGGCATTGAAACAAAAGCAATGCGCGAGAAAAAAGAAGAACATGAATTGCTTATAAATACAGCAAAAGAGGTAAAAGAACTTTCAAAACAACGTGAAGAAGATGTTGGACAGTCAATAAAACATGATAAAAAAATACAAGAAAATTTAGATCAATATATGGAAGAGATCCGTAAAGCTATCACGGATACACAAAATATTGTGAATACATATTCTGAGAATAGAATCCATGATAGAAAGCAAAGTATACAAATCCAGCAGGAATTAAAAGATAACATATCTCAAATTGTTAAGTCAGACGAAGAAGAACAAGAGCAAATAAAAAATTTAATTCAGGCCCAAAAAGAATCTTTAGCGAATCACATTAATCAAAAATATAAATCCTATCTTTCTAATAATGGAATACCAGAAGATGAGGTTGAAGAATTTATTAGCCTTCATGCGACATATAACGCCATAGGCGGAAACCATACGGGAGATGCAAAGTTTAATTATTGTATGGAACATCTTCCTGTTGTACCAGTTGAGGTAAAATTAAGATTTAACGAAAAGAAATAATTTGAAAGATGAATTTCATCGAAAGTAAAAAGTGACCGTGAACTATTAAAATGCTCACGGTCATTAAAAGAAAGAAGGTCTTATATGTTTCGAAAATTATACAACAAATTTATAAACATGATTGTTGAAAAAATAAAACAATCAATATATAAAGACATGAAAAGTGATTATGATAAGTTGTTAATCAAAGATTAATCACCGTTTGTTTGAGAGGTGAAACAATATATTTGGATTTATAATATGCTTAAAATTTGGAGAAAAAGCAAAAACATTAGGATTTGGAAAAATCCTTAGATATACTAACGCTTGCATCCGTAATATGTAAATTAACAGCGGAGAAGATTTCTATAAAAAAAGAATATGTCATATGAAAAAGCTGTAAATTTTATAACAGATAGTATCAATGAAGTAAATCTTAAAATAAAAGAATAATTATAATATTTAAAAGGAAGTGATTACAATCGCTAGATCTAAATTTAACGTAGATAAGGACACAAGCAAACGTACTTATAATAACATAACTTTTGATTCAATTTTAGAAATGAAATATTATCGAGATGTGCTTTGCCCATTAGTGGAGAGTGGCGATGTGGTGGATTATGAATTACAGAAGCCATATGAGCTACAACCAAAGTTCAAACACGACGGAAAAACTGTTCAGCCAATAAAATATGTGGCTGATTTTTTTATTGTCTATAAGGATGGACATGAAGAAGTTATTGACACTAAGGGATGCCCTGACAGTGTTGCACTGATTAAAAGAAAACTATTCTGGTACTGCTATCCAGATGTTAACTATAAATGGATTTGTTATTCCAAGATCGACGGAGGATGGCAGGAATACGAGATCGTGAAAAAGAATCGGGCAGAAAGGAAACGTAAGAAAAAAGAAACTCAAGAGGTAAACAATGTACTCCAGTGAAATAGATGATATTTTAAAAAAGAGAAATTATTGTTTGCCGTCACACTTGTATTTCAAAATAGTAGATAATTCTTCTCAAATTTGTCAGGTGAAGTATGATGCTTATTCTGATAAATATAGTATTCATACAGATGACGGATATCATTGGGAAGTTAGAGTTTATCAGGAATAAAAAGGAGAAAATAAATGATTACAAAATATGTAAAAATTAAACCGGTTATTACACTTGCAGATGAGAAAAAAGCAATTGACTTCATTGTAGATTATATGTTTGAAGGCGGTGAGTATACACCGTGGAATAAGGAAGCTGCACTTATTACTGCTATTGCTGTTTATTTTATTGACGGTGTTGAATTTGAAAAAGACGATGTAATCTATGATTGTGTTATGCAAGATCAAAATCTTCATGCGCATGTAAATAAATTTTTCTATAATGTAGATAAATCAGATAAGAAAAATGATATTAATTTTACGTATATCAATACCAAAAACCATGTGATGGAAAGTGTACAAAAGATTGTAGATTTTAAACTACAAAAAATGATTCATTGTACGGATGAAAAACATGAAATGTATACGGAAATTGCAGAAATGGCAAATGCTGTAGCAAATATTGGACGAAATGTTCAGATTGCTGCAAAACCTGTTCTTGAAAATCCAGAAAGCATTGGAATGATTATGAATATTCTTAAAAAAATGAATGAAAGTAAAATGCTTAACGCAAAAGCAATTCGAGATGTGATGGTTGATACCGTAATGGATGTACAGAAAAGAATGACAGGAAAATAATAAATAAAGCAAGAATACATTAAATCTTCTGGCAGTCAAATGCCAGGAGATTTTTTAATTTATCAATATGGAGGTGGTGGTAAAAATGGGTAATATAACAAAGGAACTACAAAAGCTACTGAAAGATTACAATAAAAAAGTATTACAATCTGTTCCTACAATGGCACGTCAAATTGCAACTGATACAGAACCAGAATATAGAAAAATTATTAATGAATCAATTAATCAATATTATGCAACACACAAAGGAGACTTTAGTGAGGGTAGATTAGAAAACATGACTGGCAATATAAGTGCTGAAGGTTCATCTATAATTTTTGAAGATACAGAAGAAAACGTTCCAAATTATCACGGATTCTGGGGACAAGAACTAACAAACGAAGGTGTGTTTGATTTGATGTATTTAAAGGGTGAACATGGTAATGGTAAGTGGCATCTTGTAGATACTACTCCTCCACCATTTGATTATGTTGAGCAAGAACTGGTCAATGGTAGATTAGATAAAATCATTGATAATTCAGTACATAAAGTGCTTGATAATATAGAATTATAAAGGTGGTGAAAAAATGCCAAAACAACATACAATTAACCTCGAAGCTGTTATAAAAGCTGCACTGGATAAAAATAGCGAAAAAATAATCGATGATTTTGAGAAGAAAATCACTGAACCAAAAGAGATTAATATCAAAACAGATAAAGCATCTAAACAGGTTAAGAAGCTGTCTGATGAGATTGAAAAAGAACAAAAGAAACATACTCAAACGTCTAGAAAAAGAAATAAAACTAAAACAGCTACTGAACAAAGTACTCCAAAAAACGCAGATAAGTATGTACAATCAACAATATATGATAAAAAAGGACGTCCATCTACTTCTCATTCGTATACGTATGCTGATGGAAAACAACAATCTTATAACAAGAATGGTAAGTTAACATCTGAGAAGCAGACCGTTGTTGATCTTCAAAAAGCATATTCTCAGTTAAATAAAGACGTAACAGAATATTATTCATTAAAGACAAAAGAAGCAAAAGGCAAAGTAGCCACAGAGGATAAACAGTATGTTAAAGGTCGGATTTCTGATTTAGTTAATGAAATGTCTGCAAACCGAAAATATATTGCAGATGTAAAAAAGCAAGGTTTTTACAATGATGAATTGGAGCAAAAAGCTTTTAATCATTTTCGTAGAAAAGCTAATGGCTACAACACGTATGTCGATGAGAAAAATGCTACAATCAAAGCTTATGGAAATGATGACAATACTGCTATTCGTCAGGGACAGCGTTCGAAACAACTAAGTAATTATGCTGGACAATCCACAGATGCAATTGAAAGAGCAAGAACGCTTGATACAACTATAACAGGTTTGGAAAAAGAATTATCAAACCTTGTTTCTTCTGGCGCATCAATGGATCAAATTAAGTCAAAATTTGATGAATGCACTTCTGCTGGTAAAGAATTTAAAAATGTCATGACCCTAGTCAATAGCACTATGGAGAAAACATCTAAAAAAGATACCGTTGTTGGAGATTCAAATGCCGCAAAGCTTCAAAATGCCATTGATAAAAAAGTAGCTCAAGCAAAAACACTTGTATCAGATAGTTCTATAAAACAATTTGACGCAAAAATTGAAAAGATTAAATCTCAGTACGCTGGACAAGATGGTTCTGCAGACGTTTTATCATCTTTAGAAAAAACAGTGAATACCATACATGACAAACAGGCTAGTATAAAAGCAGAATTAGCAAAAGGATCTTCTGGAAATTTAACACAAATTGCTTCGGATGCTGATATTTTGAATGCAAAGCTTAATGAAGTTGAAACTACCGCGAAAACGCTTGGAACTTCACTTTCAAAAAATCTAGATGGTACCACACTTCAGAGAACTATTGATAAAATTGATAATCTTGTAAAAAATTCCGACGGTTTTGCAAGCAAATCGCAATTAGAAAAATTAAAAACTCTACGAGATTCTTATACTAATAGTGATTCTGGAATTACAAAAGCTGTCAACTATGATAATTCTAAAATTATTTCTGGCATCGAGCAGGAAATTAATGCTCGTAAAAAATTAGCAGAAGCTCAGAAAGAATTGCAAACTGGTACATATTCTGCGAATGAAGCCAATTATAAAAATGCTCTTTCCAAATATGAAGGGCAAACTTCTGAATCTCTAACTCGTGCAAGAGAAAGTTTAAAACAATTCAAAGAGATCCGTGAAGACTTTGAAAAGTCTATGAAAGACATTAAGGTTTCTGATCTTAGTGACGAAGAGTTTGAACGTTTAAGTAAGAATCTTCAGAATATGACTGAAGAGGAAGAAAAATATAAGACAGCGATGAAACAGGTCAAGGCAGAGGAAACTGCTACTCTAGCACCTGGTGTCGCCCTTCGTGCGTCAAACGAGATGCAGTCTTATATTAACAACAACAGCAAGGCATGGAAGAAATATAAGGCACAACTCGAAGAAGTTCGTGATGCCTATAAAAATGTAACAACAGAAGGACAAAAGTTAGAAGTTGACGCTAAAGCTAGGGATTTGAAAGCAAAAATTTCTGCTGATGGATTAACAGGTGCAAGTTTTTGGCAAGATACAAAACGTGCTGTTAATCAAATTGCTCAATTCACTGGAATTTACGGCATGTTGCAGAATGTCGTTATGGAAATTCCATCAAAGGTTGTTTCTAATGTAAAGGAAATTAATGATGCTCAAATTGAATTAGCAAAAGTTGCAAGTGATGCATCGGAGAGTCAATTAAGTCAGTACTGGGATAAGGCTGCTGAAAGTGCCAAGAAATATGGTGCTACAGTTAGTGATGTAATTAGCAGTACTGCGGATTGGAAACGTCTCGGAGCTTCTCTTGATGACGCAAAAGAATTGTCTGACATGACTACTCTTCTGCAACGTGTCGGAGATAACATGACCCAGGAAACATCCTCTTCTGGTCTAATTAGTGCATTGAAAGGTTTTCAACTAAAAGCAGATCAAGCACAACATATCGTAGATGTGGCAAATGAGGTAGCCAATACGCAGCCTATTGATACAGCAGGTATTTTTGAAGCAATTGAAAGATCTGCATCATCTCTAAAAGCCGCTGGCAATACGTATGAACAGGGTGTTGCGCTTGCCAGTGCAGCGAATAGTGTAATTCAAAATCCGGAAAAAATCGGGACAGCACTAAAAACGATCTCAATGCGCATAAGAAGCGCCGAAACAGATCTTGAAGAAGCCGGTCTTGACACTGAAGGAATGGTAACTTCTACTGCCAAGCTTCGAAAAGAAATGCTTGCACTTAGTGGCGTAGATATTCTGAAAGACAAAGATACTTTTAAGTCTACTTATCAAATTCTTGATGAGTTAGCAAATAAATGGTCTGATTTAACAGACATCCAGCAGGCAGACTACACTTGCCTGTATGTACAGAAATGTGCATAAGAGAACACATCTAAAACCAGTAAAACCTAATGCTCTATCACTACAATATGGATGAAACATGCTGATATGAATGTAACGAAAGTAAAACAACGATAGAGATTCTATATGGTCAAAAGCCTAAGTAGAAATTTTGCTAATTATTTTAAATTAGAAATGGTAGCTTGGTCGCAAAGTCCCGAATAGGGATGTGTCAAACGAGTACCCCAACGTCAGGGGGGAGAAATCCTTAATGTAGGGCTTAATCGCTAAATGAAGTCTGAAATGGTGTGACTGCTATTATTCTTAAGATGAATAATGTGGTTAAAAAGTACTCTGATCTTATATGCGAGTATAAGAATTATTATTGAAAAGAGAATTTTATTTTATGAAAAAATTTGATAAAGAATACAGTACTCAATACGTACCTGAGATGAAATATCTTCAATCAAAAGGTATTGAATATTC